TACCCAACAATCACATATACTACTGGTATGATGAATAAAGAAATTACTTACGAGATGTACGATGATAATGCAGGTGAGTGGCGTCAAGTAACTGAGCCCGCTGTAGGTGGTATCAAGTGGCAGAAGCGTGAATCATTGGGTGGTGAGACACAGTCTGCCTACTACGATCACTCCTTCTACAAAGTGCCCTTCTATGGACCTTACGATCAGGGTCGTATCCACAGAGCGCTCAACAGGTTATATCCTGCTCGCTTCAACAAGTTCGGTGGCTATTCAACGGTGAGTGCTGTTGAAAAGCTTGATGATCAACATATTAAGGTAGAGATGTGCTACCACATAGGAGACTAACATGACAAGTAAGCTAAGAGCATTCGAAGACACCGTATTATCCGTGCGAGAACCTAGGGAGCTTAAGGGATCGCTCATTTGTTCTATACAGGACAGTGATATACCCATCATAGATAAACGTAAGCTCATCATAGCCATTGATAGGTGTAACACTATCAACGACTTACAGCGCTTGTTCTACAACGCTTTACTCAAGTTTGAAGGCATGGGAGTCATCTAATGGATAAGTTTATACAGTTCATATTGAACGTGTTAGCTAACCTCATAGCATTAGCTATCTATGCTAGCATCACATATTTCATTTGGAAGGCCATTTGGTAGTTGCTTTAAACCCAACTTCCCGTATAATAGTAGTATGATGAATGAAGTAGCAGCAACAAGTGAAGAGACCACCGCGTACGCCTTAGGGTCTACGATTGGTACTCTTCTTAACTTAAAGCGAATGGTCGAGCAGAACATGACCGACTATTCCAATAACCTAGAAGGTATGCGTGGGTTGCATCCCATGTGGTCTAAGAGTGAGTTGATGGATCAGTTTGATCGAGCCATCAATAAGCTCAATACCATTACATACCCTTACAAATATTAAAGGAGATACAATTATGAGTACAACAGAAGAGACAACAGGCCATGAAGCACCCTACAACGCTGACCTGCATTGCAAGAAGATTGCATGGATGGTTAAGCACAGTCCTGACTGGGACTATGAGACACAAACCCTTGAACAGTATCTGGAGACCGTACCTGAGTATCCCACTGATGAACAGGTCAAGGACTTCAATCATCTGTACGTGGCACCTTTCGTGCCTTTTAAGAAAGAGATCCCATTCAAAGGAGATGAAGTAAATGAAGCATCGTAATCACTTTGATCAAAACGGAGACCTACGAGACATCTTTGCAGCACTTGCCATGCAGAGCTTAATGAACCAAGGCACACCTGTACCCAAGTGGGTGGCAGCACAAGCATACCGATACGCTGACGCTATGCTTGATGTAAGAGATGAAGTCAGCCATAATGATAACAACAAGGAGACATTGATCAATGAGTAACACAACTAACATCACAGGAGAGGTGACCAATCACCTGGTAACAGCATTTGAATTCTTTAACAAGGCATTGGGTACAAATTTAGATACCCCAGTCTTTACCCTGATCCCCAACCGTGGTCGTCAAAGCTACTATGGATGGTATTGGCAGGGACGATGGAAGGATGGTAAGAAGACTCTACCTGAGATTAATATTACCGCTGATACATTGAAGCGCTCGGTAGAGGACATCTGTGAGACTATCATCCACGAGATGGTGCATTACAAGAACAACGTACTGGACATTGTAGATTGTAATGCTAACCAATACCACAACAAAGCGTTTAAAAAGCGTGCAGAAGAGTTTGGCTTGAAGGTAGAGAAGGTTAAGAACAAAGGCTATGCTCGTACCGCTTTGGATGAGAAAGCATCTGAGTTGGTTAAGAAGTACAAGAAGACGGTACTCAAGTCAGAGAAGAATCCCTTCCATGCATACAGGGTAACCGAGGAGCGTATTAGCATTGTGAAGAAGAATGGCAAGCGCTTCATTGCCATTGATGCTACATTGGCTGAACAAGCCGAGGATCAATATGATGGTGGTACATTGCGTGAGCTAGTGGAGCACCTGCTACAGAGTTATGTGTCAGAGGGCATGGTGCTACCACATGGTAGTGATGCCCGTCACCCTGTAGACGAGATCGCCTAACATTGATATTGACTGCACGTTACTAACCATATACAATAGGAGTATGATGAATGCAACGAATGATTACAAGACAATACCTTCTGTCTTTAAGAAGAAGGGCTTTACTTATACACAACTCAAGCGTGAAGGTAACAGGGCCATCTTCCAACAGACCAGAGAAGGATCTAGTTTAAACAACTATGAGGTGGTGAAGATTGGAAAGCATAATGGCTACTTGATGGGTGGGGTGATGATTGAGCCAGCTGAGACCTATCCAGGAAGTTCGTTGTGGGGTATTACAGGATGGACTTGTACGAGTATTGATGATGCGATGAAGAGGTATGATGACCTTGTCAGCTGAACAATACTTCGAGACCAGACGTAAAGAGATAGACAAGTATGTGGAAGGTGAGCATGCATGGTTTGGTTGCACAGATACAACATGGCCTAACCTATCTGCATACCCTAATGCTGCACCTTGGTACCTAAACAATGACAACAATTAAGATGCTATTGATAGTAATTGTATCGGCTGTGTTACTTGTAAGCATACTCATGTGCACATGGCAGTTGTTCTGGTATGTATTGGAGATGGCCATTCAACATCCATTGCCTGTTCTGATTGTATCGGCCATGCTTCTGTACTGCATGCATTGTTTGAAATAAGAGGTGGTGTTTTAAAAATGCACGGTTGTTCTAGAAACACAGTGTGTTCTATAGAATGCCGTTAATAGATAACAAGCACGGGAATTTGCATATACAGAGGTTTTGGGAACATGTTTCTATAGGTGCATGCTAAAATTTTTTTGCAAAATTTTTGTGAATTCCTATAAGGGCTTGCATCTGTTAACGTTCCCCGTATAATAGTACATATGGCAAACATAATCAGACATGCAAATAACCATGGCAACAAGACCCTGGCCCGTCAGTTCCGCGAGGCTACCATTCGTCCTATTAAGTCTATAGGAGCACGGCACAAACCTGCATATCGTGCGCAACGGTCCGATTTTGGCAAGAAGCGCACATGAAAACCTGGGTTGTTACTGTATGTACTGTTGCAACAGTGTTACTAGCATTTAACATATGGTCTTACTATAGAATGGATACAAGTAAATCTAACATGTCTTACTCTCATACTGATGTTACTAATAAAACTGTGATTACTGTGATGCATAGCAATACCCATGCATTAATGCATAGTAATACTGTACATGGTAGTGATAATCATCCCCATCTATGCGACGAAGAACCCTATTACTTTGGCATCACCACTGGACACAGTTGGAAAAGCCGGTAATACTGTAGATACTGTAGGTTATTGTAGAAAATTTGCAGGCCGAGCCGGCCGAACAAATGGTGGGGTGGATTCTTAAATATTGGCATGATTGTGCCTGCTCAAAACCTGTTATCTCCCTTTGCCTCACGCAACAAGCTGCCTCGTAATTTTGTTCTGTCTGATGCCAATTATTACTGTCCTGCGCAGACCATGGTGGATAATCTGATTGTGCCTGCCTACAAATGGTGGATGCGATCTCTCAAATGGACCAATTGGACTCACAAGTGGGATTGTGATAACTTCGCTGATGCTTTTAAACTGTTTGCTTGTGGCTATCATGCACAGAACACACAAGATGATGCAGAGGGTATATCCATTGGGGTGATTAACTACATGGCCAATTCTAGGGCGGAGGATGGACTCAAGGGCGGCCATGCCATCAACATCATCTACACTGATGCAGGCAAGGACGACCATGGAGAAGATATTGTACAGCCTTTGTTTTTTGAGCCGCAGACCGGTGGTTACTACAATCTTTCTGAAGAAGAGTTCCATAGCATTTGGACTGTGTACATTTAGTTGCTATTGCCATTTGCACCAGTAAATAGCTACATGAAATTAGTCATTGAAACAGTTATTAAGACGGTGGATAACAGAGAACTTGAAACCTTCTCCACGCTCATTGATTCTGCTGATATTCAGAAGATCATCAACAAGCAGGGTGTTGCAGCTGCCAACAAAGCTATTGAGAGTTTCTCCAATACCTATCACAAGCAGTTCAACAAGAAGCTTTCTGCCTCTCTGAACAAGCTATAATATATTGTAGTTTTTGGCCATAAATAATATTATGGCCACACGCAAGGGTAAGAAGACATCATGTCTGTCCAAGACAGAGTGTGAAACCATATTGTTCAAATTGGATGCTCAGAAGACCAGCAAATACTATGCAGATGTGCTCAAGCAGTTAGAGAAGCTCAATTCAAAACGCAACAAATAATTTTGCAATTTTATATGCCCCACTTGCTGGACAAGTACAAGGTGGCAGTAGTTAATTCCTCTGGTGTCAGCAGTCTATCATATGCAACAAATTCACCCATAACACCATTATGGTAATACGGTGTACTCAGAACAAATCTGCGTCCAATGCCAGCTTTTGCAGCATCTGTAGCATTTATATTGCCCGCAGTTTGAAATGCTGGATCATAACCGGCAGTGATGTTGTTGAAGAACAATGACACTGTGCCTGCCACTGGTGGCAATGTGGTGCTGCGTGCACCTGCATAATCAATGGCAGCTGTGAAGATGCCTGGTGCAAGGAAATTTTTCTCTGTGGCTGTGTCCAGTGACAGTGGTGCACCACCGTCATTTGTATCTGAATCAAGTCTTCTGCCACCGGCAGAGAAGTATACACCACGGTCATTTAATACGGGGCTTATGGGTGCAGGGTTGGACATGAACTTGATTCTGGAGCTCAATGTGTTGCCTGGGGGTGGCACAGCGTTTGCAAAAATAGTTTCAGCACTAAGAGTTGTGAAACCAACATTAGGATTACCAAATTGTGAAACAGAGATGAGTGTAATGCCAGACGATCCATTGGAGAAGGTGAGAGCATTGCCTGTGCCAGTGAGAGCAGTAGAATTTGCAGATGTAAATTTAATATATTTTCTATCGCGATAGCTTGACAACACTGGCCTGTTGCTGCTAATGTTTTGTGAGAAATCTCTTTTGTTTGAAGTTTTGTCACGCCAAGTTGAAACTGGTGTATTTAATGTGCAAGGATTGCCAGTAGAATCTATTACTGTTGCACTGTTATCTGAATCCAACCATATGGCTGGATCAGGAGGCATGGCAGGTGCAGAGTCTTCAACATTAACAAGCCATGATGAGTTTGCAAGTGGTGCAATCACACACAATGTGACATACCAGGTGTCCAGGCCAGATGGCAGTGTGTATGCATTTGATAGATTGAAGAAGAAATCCTCACCTACAGCTGGTCCAACTACCACGCTGTACCCTAGTGCAGTGAGTGCAGCATTGTATGCAGAATTGCCTCTGAATCCTGTGTCTAATAATGCCTTCTTATTTCTGTTGTCATACCAAATGTACCTGTCAGGAATGTCAAAATTATCAAATGAGAAAGTGATTTTATTTGGTATGGGACTGCCTGTGTTTATGGGTATTTCAAATATGCCCTGTTCACCCAGTATTGTGATGGGGCTGAATGCATCTTGTGGCGTCACAGTGGGTGTGGGTGTCATGGTGGGTGTGGGGGTGGGTGATAGGCCAGATGTTTGTGTCACCGTGGGTGTCACAGTAGGCGTCACTGTGGGTGTTGCAGTGCGTGTCACAGTAGGTGTCACAGTGGGTGTGGGGGTGATTGTAGGTGTCAGGGTGATGGTGGGAGTCACAGTAGGTGTCACAGTGGGTGTGGGTGTGGGTGTCGGGGTGATTGTGGGTGGTAATAGAGTACCCCACTTGCTGGCCAGATAGAAATTAACTGCATACAATTCTGCAGGTGTGAGTATTCTTTCATATGCTATGAACTCACCAATGACACCATTGTGATAAGCGGCATCTGCAACAAATCTGCGTCCAATGCCAGCTCTGGCTGCATTGGTAGGTGAGGTGTTGCCAGCAGTTTGAAAAGCAGGATCTGATCCTGCAGCATTACCGTTGAAGAATATGTTCACATTGGCAGCGGCATAATTAATGGTAGTTGTTATCACACCTGGCGCGCTAAGATTCTTCACAGTGGCAGTGGATATATCCAATGGTGCACCTTGATCGTTTGCATCAGAATCCAACCTTCTACCACCAGCTGCAAAATAGAACCCTTCATCAGCACCAGTTTGCACACGCGATGGGTTGGTCATCAATCTGACTCTGGTACTAGCACCACCACCTGGTGATGGTCTGGTATTTGCAAAGATAGTTTCAGCCGCTGTGGCGCCAAGCACGTTTGGATTGCCAAATTGTGCAACACTTGCCAATGTGATGCCTGCAACATTATTGGAGAAGGTGAGAGAATTAGCATTGCCAAGTAGAGCAGTGGCATTTGCAGCATTGAATTTGATGTATTTGTTATTGTTGTAACTGGACAGCACAGGTCTAGCACTGCTGGTAGGTTGTTCAAAGTGTCTGTTGTTTATGGTTAAGTCCCGCCATGTGGCCACAGGTGTATTGAGTGCACAAGGGTTGCCAGATGCATCCAGCACGCTGGCACTGTTGCTTGAATCCAGCCATATGGCTGGGTTGCGAGGTATGCCGCTAAATAACACGGAGTCTTCAACATTAACAAGCCATGATGAGTTTGCAAGTGGTGCAATCACACACAATGTGACATACCAGGTGTCCAGATTGGACGGCAATGTGTATATGTTTGATAGGTTGAGAAAGGACTCTTGACCTGTAGTTGGTCCCACCACTGCATCATAACCCAATGCATTGAGTGCAGCATTGTATGCAGAATTGCCTCTGAATCCTGTATCATACAATACTCTTTTGTTTCTGTTATCATACCAAATGTACCTGTCAGGCACATCATAATTATCGAACGAGAAAGTAATTATATTTGGTATGGGGCTTCCCGTGTTTACGGGTATTTCAAATATGCCTTGATTGCCAAATATTGTAATGGGACTGAATGCATCTTGTGGCGTCACAGTGGGTGTTACTGTTGGTGTGTGAGTCACAGTTGGTGTCACTGTTGTAGTTGGTGTAACTGTTACAGTTGGTGTTACTGTTGGCGTCGGTGTTGGTTGATAATAGATGTTATTTAATTTAAAATTCCAAGTACTATATTCCAATGGTGAAATTACACATAACTTCACGAAAGTTGTAACAGTGCTTGGTTTGTAGAATGTGAATGAAGTTGTTTGTGCATTAGTTGTAACATTAGGATAACCGAGTGCATTAAGAGCAGAATTATAAGAAGAGCTTCCCATGAAACCTGTGTCAAATAATATTGTTGCATTGTCTCTTATTGCAATATATCGATCAGGTATTTCAAAGGATTCAAGTGTTACATCAACCCATGCTTGGTTAGTTGTCTGTGTATCGATGAGGTATTTGTATATACCAGTTGCACCTTCAATCTGTGTTGCAGGTGGGTAGGTTACAATTTGTGGTAATGTTACTGTTGGTGTAACAGTGGGTGTTACTGTGGGTGTGAGAGTTACAGTTGGTGTGACCGTTGCAGTTGGCGTAACAGTAGCTGTTGGTGTGACCGTTGCTGTGGGTGTAACAGTAGTTGTAGGTGTAACTGTAGATGTTACTGTGGGTGTTACTGTTGGGGTAACAGTCGGTGTGACTGTTGCAGTAGGCGTTACTGTTGGCGTGACTGTTGGGGTAACTGTTGGGGTAACTGTTGGAGTCACTGTTGGAGTCACTGTTGCTGTGGGTGTAACAGTAGATGTTGGTGTTACCGTTGGTGTAACAGTATTCGTTGGCGTGAGAGAAATGGTTGGTGTAACAGTTGGTGTAATAGAAGGTGTGAGCGAGACAGTAGGTGTTGGTGTTGCTGTTACCAGGTTAATGCCTGCAGCATCATAACCACCACGATCCTTTACAACAACGTTAAGTTCTGCATTCGCTGTAAACGGTGGTAGTATGAGCGAAAGTTTATTATCGCTGTATATATCGTAATTAATAAATTGATAGCCTGAGAACGTAGGGAATGAGGTTGAAAGACTTGCAGTGTTCGTAAAATCAGTGATTTCTACAAAGTTGCTGAGATAGTCAGTCAAGACGACACCACTTGAAATTTTATCAAAAAACGACCCACTCAAATAAACACCATTTGTAAAATAAAATCTGTAACCTAATAATGTAAGGTCTGCTTCTGTGCCGAGGGGCAATGTATATGCATCTAGTGTTGTACCGGTGTAATAAACATTCGTTATATAGAGTGGTGCGCCAGATAAAAGAATAGGTGCTTCTGTATTCGAAGTAAGGGATGTAAAGTTAACAGTAAGAGTGGAGAGATTATTGAAAAACGTTTGACTAACTGAAACATTTGTTACTGGTATGGGTGCACCTGATATCCGCACACTTTCGGTATTACTATTATTATTAGTAATGATTTTATAAGTAGAACTGCGTTTCACTTGTTATTATTTAACGGAAAAAACAAATATTATCTAATAAGAATGCCTGTTTAACTGTATGTTTTAAGTATTAAGTCAACTGCGTTAGAAGCAACTGGCATATCCTGTATTTCACTATAATCACCATAAGGGTCGTTATGATCTGCTTTTGTTGTTATGATGGTGTTTTTTGGACACGTCTCAATTATTAAATTAAGCAGCAATTTAGATGCTGCATTTGTTTTGGATCTTTCAAGTAAATCTTTAACATTTTCTGTATTGAATTTACCCTTCAAGGCTTGTATGGGGTTAGTATATTTTAGAAATATTTCTATTGGTAAAAAGATGAGCGTGGTTTCAGCGCAGTCTCTTATTACTCTTGCTGCACCTTGCTTAATGATTGTAATTCCTGTTTCAGGATTTGTGAAAGCTTTTTGCGCTGGTCCATATAATTTTGCTTTAGGTTCCAACGAATTTTCAAGTATGATGGTTTCAATATTTGTCATTTTTTGTCTAAATACTTATAGGGTGAATCTCATCATTAATGCAGATTTATCAAACCCACCGACAAGCAAGTTATCTTTTCGGGAGCTAACCTTTTACGCACATGAATTCTGTAATTATTCTGTTATTCTGGAAACAGACAACAACAAAGACATCTACTACAAATACCTCAAAGGATGGCCAATGGAGTTTATTGAAGACATCTTACCGGTAGGTGAAGAGGATGGCTTGCGTATTGATATTGAATCAAACTACGCACCTACAGTTCTTGTAGACAGAATTACATCAAGTAATCTTGTCTATTTATTGGAGTGTATAGGTTTTAGGCTTTTTTAGCTTTGCGTGCATTACGGACTTCCGTAATGTTCTTACGCTCTGCTTTGCAGACGTCTGCAATGGCCTTGAGGCCTTTGCGAAGTCTTGAGGAAGCAGCATTCTGTTCCTTGACAAAGAACTTTTCGCAATCTGCGGTTAAAGCTGCGGCCAACTGTGTGATAGTTTCAATGAAGTTTGTTTGCATACGTTAATTTATACGATTCTATTATATTTCAACTGGGTTTTTCAACACCGGGTATATTGCCTTTGTATTTTGGAAATTCTTTGAGTTTCTTTTTTTGCTTTTTACTTTTAACTTTTTTTGCCATATACTGTTTAAAATTCACAAATATATTTATCAAATAAAAGAAAAATGCTTGAATATAACATAAAATCACTTAATATATGAATGTTGGTGGTTCGTGTAAGTGTTGTGTAAATTAACCCCTATGTGAAAGCATAGGGGTTTTTTTATGTTTTCTTTATAAATAATATAAATGCCTATCAAAAAATACGTTAGCCTTGAGTCCAAACTCAATGAGGTTTTGAAATTGTCTAATACAAGAGTGCTGTTTGTAAGAGAAGACGCTACTGTTTTGATTCAAAAAGATCAAGCAAAAAACGTGGACGAATTTAGAGTACCAGATGCTACAGCAGATAAATTAAAAAAAGAAATACGTGATTCTACATATGAAGGTCAAATACAGACCTTTCTTGCAAGTAAAAATTACACCGCAAAAGCTTTTCAAGGCAAAGGATTCAATTTACTATTAGCAACAATTTTTGAAAGCAGTGATGAAGATCTCAAAAAATTTGTTGAATTTATTGATTCAAATAATGATTTAAAATTTGCCGAACACCCTGCTGATAATGTTGCAACATTGGCTCGTAGCAAAGGATTACCAGACACATTAATAAACAATTTATCCAACCTAAATGAATTGAGAGATGCAGGTGGCAATAGCGTTGGTCCAGGCGAAATTTTATTCGCAATTGTGTTTAGCGATATTTTAAACAGTGTTACTGGTGGTGACTTGCAGTATGGTGACAAGAAGGTTGAAGTAAAAAAGAACGGTGGACATTTTGGACAGCAAGCAGGTCGCGGTGGAATGAAGTTGCTTAAGACTCTTTTTGTGGAGCCTTTCATACGTAACCCTGACAAATTAAAGCAAATTGATAAGAGTTTAAATATTAGATTGGGTGATATTTTACTTGCTAGCTATAGAGCTGTTGATAACAAACAAGAGTTTGTTAATTTTGCAATCAAGACATTAAACAGCATTTATGCAAATAATGCTCCGCTAGCTGAAAAATACTTTAATGAAGAGTTGTTTCGTTCTGGTGATGCAAAGCAAATAACTAACGCGTTATTAAAACTAAACACAGATGGTTATCTGAAGAGCGATTTTGTAATGTTCATTGATAAGAACTATAACTATGTTGTTTCAACAAAAGAAGATTTAATTAAACCGGACGGCTACATTGATGCAGGCAAAGTTAAAACAATGGGCAATTTTACAATCAATGATCTGTATCCCAAGATCGGTATAAAATGATTACCTTTAAGAATTTTATTATTGTACAGGAGGGCGGTGCTGGTGGTCACATGGCTCATCCTTTTGATTTACCTTCCGTAAACAGAGGCAATGATTTGTTAAATTTTTTTAAAAGAGCTTTAATCAGCTTGAAGCAAAAGAAAGGCAGCGTAAAGTTTGATGGGCTCAATACAAGTATCAAGCTAGTTCGAACTGAAGATAGTAAGTTTCGTTTTGCATTAGACAGAGGAAGCAACAAGGAGATAGACATACAAGGCATTACTGTTGATAATATTGATCAGAGATTTGATTCTTCTACAGGCGGTGGACAGAAAATGATTGAGGTTGGTAAATTCTTACTTCCTATCCTTGATAGTGCAATCGATTTAATAATGCCGGAATTAAAGAAATTAAAAATGACATCAAACAGCAATAGATTTCTCAATACAGAGTATATTACTGGTACCACAAATGTTACACAATACGATCGCAACATGATAGTGTTCCATGGTATTAAAGAATTTTATCTTGCTAAAAGTCCCAAGCTGGCTCGTATAGGGAGAGTCTCGCGTGAGACAGCGTATGATGGTGCAGCATTAGATACATTAATTGCTAAACTCAAACCTGTGTTTCATCAGCATAGTTTTGAGGTCTTTGGTCCTACTCGAGTTGATCTCGCACAAACAGCAGATTTTACTGAAGCTCTCAATCAACCCATCACAGTTGTTTATGCAGCTAATAACAGCGTTACACAACCATTATCCACTTGGCTCAAAAAAGCAGTAAACCCGCGCAATGCACAAATAGTTAATGTTGCTGGCAAAAAAGTACCTGCAATGACAAAGAGCAATTACATGTATGTTATGGCAGGTAACCCCATTGATGCTATAACAACAGATCCCAAATCACAAAAATTAATTGTTGATGGAGCAATTTTGTATCATGCAACAAGAGTACTCGGCAATAGCGTATTGCAAGGGTTAGGATCCTCGGCTGGTGAACTCACCAAGCATGAAGGTGTTGTTTTAAGAGATCCAAAAATATCTTCTAACCCGGTTAAGATAACTGGTGAGTTTATTGTTAAGGGCATGGAGAGTTCTTTTCGCAAATGAAACCTTTTAAAAAATTTATTGAAGATACGGCCAGCTTGAATCACACAACAACCAAGCAAGTTAGTTACAGATATACACCAAAAGAAGATGCACACAGCACAGGTAATATTGAAGCTAATATTGTTGGTACAGAATCAGAAGAAAACATTAAAAAGAAGAAAAAAATAAAAGATTTAAAGTCAAAGAAACCGGTATAAATACTGGTAATGGACTCTTTAAATTTACTGCTTGAAAAGACTGTAGCGGTACCCGCAGTCCACAGCTTACAAGAAAAAAATATCTTATATGTGAACAGGATAGATAACCTCTTTGTTCCAAATGTTGAAATGGAGAAGCCTTTACTTTCAATAACAGTTAATGGTGTTGAAAAAATATTTGAAAATATTGGAACAGTAAACGCCCCTGCAATCAACCTTACAGTGTCATGTGGCAGCAAAGCAGTGAATCTTGCCGTGCAGGTTAAGATGGGTCATAGAAAATTAGAATTAAGTCGCAAGTCTCTTCATTTAGTTGATGAAAATTATAATGTAAATGAAATTATTCATAAGAAAAAAGAAGTTAAAAAAACATTTTCACAAGAAGACATTAAAGCAGCATTTAGAGAGAAAAAACCAACAATTGGTATTGTTGCAGAAAAAAATCTTAAAAATAGCGCAAGAAGAGAAATACCCGAAATTGTTAATCTTAAAATTAATCCTATCAAACTTAATCCAATTATTATTAATAATACAGATTCAAGTGATTATGTAAAAGAAACATATGTTGATGTAGCTGTTGATCCTGTTGATAAAAATAGTTTCTATGACCCAGAGTATATCGTTAACGAAGCGCTTAATGCAGAGAAACCTGCAAGCTGGTACATACGCCCTTTACTTGAAACACCTAGAGATATTAATTTTGTTGAAATATTTAAAAAAGAACTTTTATTAAAAGAATGCTTGAAGAATAGAATTGCTTTAAGAGTAGAAGCATTAAAGCAGATTTTTACAAAGAAAAACCACGTGAGTATTTTTGTAGATACAAAAAACAATATTTTAGAAATTAAAAACGACAATAACAACCCAGTTTTATTTTCTTATAAAGGTCAATTAGTCGGTTACCCTGTAGTAGAGGGAGTTAATGTTGCTGTTGTTACAGAGCAGCTAACTGGTGTTGTACTTAATAATAGAGAAAAAATTAATCTCATAAAACAACTGATTAGCTCAGAAGATGGCTCAGTTTTAGAAGAAGATACACTCTCTACATATTCTTCATCATTGCTTAATTTTCCGCTCCCAACTCAAGAGATGTATTTTAGTGCCCCTTCTATTACCAAGAGGTACAATTATACAGTAAATTCAAAGCAAAGAAATATTGAAATCGTTGATGTTATGACAGGTAATGTCGAGCATATCGAATTGGCAGCAAACGAATCATTTTCATATACTCCATTTTTCCAGGGTGATAATTTAATTGTTAATACTATAGAGCTAAAAGACTATTCTGATGCTGTAGCTCAAGTTGGTTATGTGTATAAAACAAGAAAGTATATGGGACCGTCTTTTAGGGAAGTACAGGAAAACACCACAACTCGAATTGAGCAGTATAATTATATTCTTGAGGATGTAAAGAAGAGAGAAGAAGAATTATTAACACATCAACATGGTGTTGGAGATGGGGCCCGGTCTGGTGATTCTGATAATCCTAATTTTAATGCGTACCCGCTATTAGCACTAATTAATGATAGTACAACTTACTTAAAATTAATTGCTCCGCCTCTTACAACACCTATTACACGAATATTACCTGTACAAGATGCGGCAGACGCTAATACATTGAATCCCCCACATAATCCATTTCAGATAACAGCATAGAGATCTACACAATAAAACAATAAATAACCTATATGGCATGGATTAATTTTACCGATTTTACAGGCAATTCTGCCACATTTCCAGGTGATTATCTCGTTGGCTATATTGGCGTTCAAGAGCAAAAATACCCTGTTGTTGCATTAAAAAATGGGTTAAGCGCCGGTTTATTTACTGCGCAAAACCTCCTTGTTACTGAAAACACCACAATTCGTGGCAACCTATCCGTCTTAGGCTCACAGAGTGTTTTTGAAACCATTGTTTCAGTTACATCAGCATTGAGTGTTGTTAACACTGGTACAGGACCTGCATTAACAGTTAAACAAACAGGTACTGAACCTATTGCACTTTTCTTAGATGACAACAACAACACATTTCGCATAGATGATAATTTCAAAGTTAGTTTTTTTAACAGTCAAGCTACTGGCACATATTCCGTTGCCGAAGGTAACAACACAGTAGCTATAGGTACTGCCAGCCATGCAGAAGGCGTCATCACCACAGCTTCAGGCAACTACAGCCATGCAGAAGGCAATAGTACCGCCACTGGCCGTCGCAATAACTATATCGCGTACTCTTCAGGAAGCAAAACATTCACTTTTGCTCCTACCATATCAGCTAATTTTGCATATGTTGTACCTGGTACCACATTGCGTGGGTTTGACAATGGAGGTGAAGGGTTTGATGCAAAGTATTTTACTATCACGGTGGCCAGCAGAAGTACCATCACAGGGGCCATTGTGGCCACTGCAGATGCTATTGGTTGGGATTCAAACAATAACGGATTTTTGATTGACAATTCAGGTACATACGGTCATGCTGAAGGCAGCAACAATGTTGCATCTGGTATGGGCAGTCATGTAGAAAATGGTGGTAATGTAGCTTCAGGTGAGTGGAGCCATGCAGAAGGCGTTGGCACCATAGCTTCAGGCAATACATCACATGCAGAAGGCGCTGGAACAATAGCTCGTGGTGCATATTCACATGCTGCAGGTGGTAGTGCAGAAGCAGCACACGACAGAACTTGGATATGGAAAGGATCAACAAATGCCAGTTACCTATCCACTACCAGAACTGATCAGTTTGTAGTGAGCGCAGCAGGTGGTCTTTTCTTGAACAATGCAGTAGGCATAAACACTGACAGCATTGACAATGCTTTGACAGTTGTAGGTAACATTTCTGGTAACAGTGGCTTGTCAGTCAATACACTTACAGGTAGAAACATTTCGCTCGTTCATAACCCTGCTAATGATGGTGTGAATTCATACATACAGCTAGGTGAATTTACAACTGGTAGTACCACTGCATCTGCATTTTCAGGATTTAGATTTGAATATAATGAGGCTACCAATTTTTTAACTCTAAGCAGCATAATTGGCAATACAATTACAAATGTGTTGAATGTGGAACCAAATAGAAGTGTTACACCTTACACTGCTACCTTTACACCCTTCACCTCTGGCGGCGTTGGCATAGGTCCAGGTGGCACAATATTCTTTCCCCCTGCACTGTCTGGTACCATACCCAGCAGTGAATTGTCATCCAGGTTGCTAAACAACCGAGGAACAATTGAAGGTGTGTTGTTTTTTGCCAATGATGGTGCATTTAATCTAAAGCAATACACACTGGAATTTGCAAAAGATGCAGCATTCACTGTGCAAAAAACACCCATATATCTTAAAACTTCTGGTGAAACAGGCTCTTCAATCGTGAGACCAGTGAATGGTGCTTTTGTCAATGACCGCATTGTAATGCCTGCTGCAAATGCTACTCAACCATGGGGTGCCAGCGGCACATTGATTCAATACCCATATGTGGCTGGTGATTCCATATACTACAGAATTGGCTTTGTGTATCCAACTGCATTTGAATGCATGGGATTGTCTGCAGGGTACATCAGAATTATACCTTAACTCTTGAACTTTACATCTCTTGGTTTATCATAAAATGGTGAAACATTTTATAACTTGGGATATATTTGATGGCTATATTGATCAACTCTCGCAAAAAATAAAAGAAAATATAGACACCGCAGATTACGATATTGTTGGTATCTCACGAGGTGGTTTGATTCTTGCTGCAGCACTTGGCTATGCATTAAAAATAAAAAATGTTTATAGTGTTGGTGTAAGAAGCTATTCAAATAATGACGTTCAAGATGAAATAGAGGTGTATCAGCATCTGAATCTTGGAAATTTAAAGCGTAATTTATTAGTAGTTGACGATGTATCGGATACAGGCAATACATTTTTATATCTACAGAAACTGTTGTCAGATAAAGAATTTATAACTGTAAGTCTTGCTGTGAAGGATAAAACAAAGTGTGTTTCCGATTACAGTGCATTGCGACTAAATTCTGATATTTGGATAGTATTTCCGTGGGATAAGTAGTTCATTATCAAGCATATAAAAGTGCTTGACGCATGTGGAAGTTCCTTTATAATAGATTAAATATTAATGAAGCAATTTCTTCCGTTATCTTTATCTTTTTAAGTTAAAAAGTTTTTACCCTCTATGAAAATAACAACAAAAATAAAAAAACTAAACACTATGTTGATTTGCTTATTTGTAACAACAGTGCCAATAAGCTATTCTACATTTAATGAAAAACAAAAGTTAAGTATTAAAGATATCAAGACTGAGCTAAAATCAGCCAAACCATCTGTTGAGAAGCAAATTGCCAAAACAATTAATATCAAGAATGATGGTATTACATACAAAAATGAGTTTGTACCCAAGACAAATAGCTTCAAAGTAATGACAGTTAGACTTACAGTATATTGGGCCAATGGTGGTAATACAGACAGCGATAGCAGAAAGTGTCGAAGCTCTACCGGTTACACGTTAAAACAAGGCGATTCAATTGCAGTGGATCCAAAGATTATACCATATGAGAAAGATGTTATCATACCAAATGTGGGCTTAGTTAAAGCAGTAGATACAGGCACTGATGTTGTAAGAAAGAAAGCATCTGGTGGTAAGATGCCTGTTATTGATGTGTTTTTTATTAATAAAAAAGATGCTGAACATTTCGCAAACAATTACCCAAAAGTAGTTAAGGTAGCTGTTTTAAACTAAATAATTAGGTGCGATTTGACGATACAGTAAAGAGTATATTAGAAGGTGCTGAGCTACCACCACCACCACCTGCTATAATTCAAAAAGCACCCGCTAATTCGCTTAGCTACCAAGAGATTTACGAGATTATTAAAGATCACGAAGGTTATAGACATCAAGTATATAAAGATACTGTTGGCAAGCCAACTATTGGTATTGGGTTCAATTTAACGCGACCTGATGCACGTGCGTTAATCAAGCAAATAGGTGCAGATTATAGTAAGATCATAACAGGCAAGCAGATGCTTGATGATAAACAAATCAATACATTGTTTGAATTATCATTAAGAACAGCTTATAAAGATGCAGAAAAATTTATGCCCGATCTCTACAATCAACCCAGAAACGTTAAACTTGCGTTAATTGATTTAGCTTTTAATCTTGGTTATGAGCGGTTGAGCAAATTTAAGAATACAAAAGCACACTTACTCGCCGGAGACTATAATAAAGCTGCAAATGAGCTTATGAATAGCAAATGGGCAGGTCAAGTGAAGAGAAGAGCATCTAATCTTGCTAAGCTATTAGTTACTGCTTAGTTTTTGTTTTTTTCTTTTTTCGGAGCGTATCTTTTGGAAATCTTAGGACTGCTGTTTTGTCTGTAGCTGGAAAAGTTTTACTTGGATCAACTTGTGTCATGCCAATATCAGTTCCCCGTACTGCATTTTTTGTAGGGTAGTAGAGCGTGTCTGTACTTACTGGATAATAAGGAAATTTTTCCAAAAGACTACTGACAAGATCGTCAAACTTTTTTGATTTCATCTTTTAATTGATTTACTTCTTGTTTGAGCTCTTTAATACAATTGATCAGTAGTGGAATTATCTTATCATAATTTACACCTAGGAACCCGTCTGTTCTTAATGATGTTGCTTCGGGAATTACCTTCTGTACATCTTGTGCAATCACCCCTACATCATGTACATTGTCTTTCTTCCAATCAAATTCTACCCCGCGAAGTGTATCTATCTTTGTGAGTGAATCTTTTATTTCTTCAATATTTGTTTTCGCGCGTTCATCAGAAGTGTAGAAAGCAATAATATCACCTTGTACTCGTAATAGCTGTGAAACATCACAATTGCCATATATTGTTGTGCTGCGCTTCAATTGAATACTAGTAGGGATGGTTGTATCAATAATGTCGGTATCATAACCAATATTAATTATCGATGGGGTACCCAGGGTAATTGAACCTGTAATACCGTTGGTAGGGTTAATCAAGCCAATGCCACCACCAGATGATACTATTGTTGAGAAATCAATTGGACCGAGAACACCACTATACCTGCCAAGCACCTGACCGTTGCCGACAAAAATTTGTTCAATAGGAGCATTAAAATTATTTGTATTGCCTAAAATTGTAAATGGTGATATGGACCCAAGATAGCTAATAGGCACAGAGCCTGGCTTTAATCGCACTTGATTGTTATCAATATCGATTGTACTGTTATCAGGGTTAACACGAATACTTGTACCTGCACCACCAACCAACCCATTGCCAACATTACTCGAATTAATATGAACAGGCATTATACCGTAATTTTTAACCTGCAATGCTGATGATGTATTGAATTCTACAGTACTGTTATCAACTTTAACTACAAAATCTATCTCAGCCCATCCACTTTGTAAGGCACCATTTGTACCTGTTAGGAAGTACATGAGGTTGCTATAATCGTCATAAAGGAAATCGCCTGTCTCAGCCCCTGAAAGTAAATTAAAATTTAAAGTAGCAAAATTTCTTATTCCGTAGTTTTTTGCACCAACGGAGATGCCACCCACAGTAGTGCCATCACCAACATATAAGCGTTGTGTGTCGGTGTACCAACCAGGTTCACCCGCATTTAATATAACAGTTTTTGCTGTTTGTCTAAGTCCGCGTCTAAAAACTAGCTTTGTGATCTGATTGGCCATAGTATTATTTATCTAAACCCCAGCTTTGCAATTTGCATAATAATATTTATAATGTATTATTAAAAATGCATGAAAACTATACCTGTTACTTGTGTTATATCTGGAAAAAAAAATCTATTCAATATTGAGTATTTCAATAGTAAAGCTGTTAAATTTAACGGTAAAGACAATCTTCTCAAGTATTACATAACCTCGGATGTAAAGAAGTTGGTTGAAAAAGGTCTAAATGTTGCGGAGATTCGTAAGATACTAGGGTCTTCTTCAGACATAGATGTGGATATTACATATTATAGCGATATCAAAAAACATAATAATATTGAAAATAGAATAAATAATTTCGTGCCTCTTTCAGTGTTTTCATGCTTTGAGACAGATGAAGAGGTAAAGAAATTTTTAAGCCTTATATGACCAAAATTAAACAATATCTTGCTGTATTAGATAGCGCTACAAAGCTGGCTATTATTGATGCAGAGAGCGGTATCAAGATCAATTACATTAATGTAGGTTATAATATTGTAAATGGCCCAATTATTACAGGTGATAGATGCACTATTATTATGCAAAAAACAGGCGGCACTAAGTTTGGTAGAATCTATAAATTGCCGTCCGGAGCATTACAGAATCAATTCCAGATATAATAAATAAATATGTGGATAATATTCAGGGTTCTATAGATCCCCTTCGAAACGATATAAGAAGGATCGAGATGGAGGTAAACGAGTTATACAAAACAGTTTACAAAGGTAACGGTACCCCATCGCTTATTTCACAAGCTCTAAGCTTAGAAGGCAGAATTAAGAGTGTAGAAAATAATTTAAATCAAAAGCTTGACAGCATGCATAAGGAGATGAACCTACAGTTAATAAACATAACTTCAGTCGTGAACGAAAAATTTACAAATTTATCACATCAAATTACTAATGAATTTGAGCATAAAAAAATTAAAATGGAAGGGTCGTGGAAGATAAAAGTAGCAATTATTTCTTCTGTGTGCGCCTTGTTGGCGTCTTTCCTACCAGCAGTGTTAAGTTTTTTATCAAAACTGCCTAGATAACCTGTTGATATATCTTATCCGTAACTATAATAGGGTTATGGTAAATGTACTTGAAAGTGCGAGCAAAGCTTTATCGATAGATAAATTTGTTGCTCTGGATAAAGTTGATACCGGTTCTTTGTTTTATGGTATCATACTCCGGAGCGAGTTCGATATCGAGCGTATTGACATAAACAAAAAATATTTACCTAAACAATTTTATGCTATTGCTAAAACCGAAAAAGATTATGGCATAGTTTATCTATATGGATCTTTTTTAAAAATTAAAAACAAATATAAAGACCTTCTTACTAATTTAGATTCTTTTTATCATTTGCCGAAAACTCATACAGAAGCAAATTACAAAAAAATACTTTCTATTTATGGCTTGAGTTGTGATGAAACATATAGATTTTTTTCGCAAGGAATTTATCCGATGGATTCGGAATGTAGAGAAAATATTTTTCATGAAAAAATTAACTTTAATGACTATTTTAAAGGTAATAGTGAATATCCTTTTTTTCTCACCATTGTTTCACCGGTTATTTTTTATTTTTCGAACGTAGAACAAAATATTTTAGATTTTAAAAATTATCTTCAGTCAAACACAAGACTGTAAGCTTACATCTATTAAATACTTTATTATATGAAAGTAGTAAAACGTGATGGGTCTCTTGCAAATTTTGACATAGAAAAAATTAATAAAGTAATAAGTTGGGCGGTAGAAGATATTCAAGGGGTAAGTCTTTCGGAAGTTGAGATCAACGCAAAATTAAATTTAATTGAAAATATTCCTACAAAAGAAATTCATAAAGTATTAATTGAATCAGCTGCAAACTTAATTTCGCTCGACAAACCAAACTACCAATATGTTGCAAGCCGACTTTTGAACTATAGTTTAAGAAAAGATGTTTGGGGCGGCAGACATGCTCCAAGATTACTCGATGTTATCAAGAATGGGATCAAGAATAAGATCTATGACGCTGTCATTCTCGAGAAATATACTGAAGAAGAGTTAAACAAAATTGGTGAGCATATTGATCACGACAGAGATTTTATATTTACGTATGCGGGTATTAAGCAGCTTTGTGACAAGTATCTTATTAAAAATAGAGTTACAGATGTAATTTACGAGACACCACAATTTGCATACATTTTAATCGCAGCATATTCTTTTATTAATTATTCAAAAGATATTAGACTCGAATATGTGAGACGTTTTTACAATGCTATATCAAAGCATAAAATAAATCTACCTACACCAATTATGGCTGGTGTTCGAACTAATTCGCGAAGTTATGCTAGCTGTTGTTTGATTGGTGTTGATGATAATAAGGAGTCTATCACTGCATCTGGAACGGCTATTTCTATTGCTACAGCAAGTCGTTGTGGCATTGGCATTGATGTATCTAGAATCCGTGCCATTGGTGCACCGGTTAAAAACGGTGAAGTAGTTCATACAGGTGTTATCCCATTCTTGAAAATTTACGAGGCATCTGTTAAAGCGTGGCAACAGAACGGACTTCGAGGTGGTTCTGCTACTACGAATGTTCAGTGGTGGCATTATGAAATAGAGGATATTGTTGTTCTTAAGAACAACGCAGGGACCGATGATAATAGAGTGAGAAAACTTGATTACACAGTAGGTATGTCGAAGTTATTCTACGATAGAGTTATTAGGAATGAGAATGTAACGCTTTTTAGTCCTCATGAAGTACCGCATCTATTTGAAGCATGGGGCACTTCAAAATTTAACAAGGTATATGAAGAGTGTGAGAATGATAGGAAAATAAAGATGAAGAAGCGAGTATCGGCTCGTAAATTGTTTTCACTTATTGTTAAGGAGCGCGTAGAGACAGGCCGAATCTATATTCTTAATGTTGATAGTGCAAATGATCATGGTGCCTGGTTAGATAAGGTTACAATGAGTAATCTTTGTACTGAAGTAATTCACCCCACAGTCCCTTTGAAAGATTTCCATGATTCAGAAGCTGAGATTGGCATGTGTATTCTCTCTGCTATTAATATGCTAGAGATTAAAGACTGGAAAGACCTAGAAAAAACATGTGACCTTATAGTTCGCTTCCTCGACGAGATTATTGATGTCCAAGATTACTTTAATAAAGCGGCAGAAAACTTTGCTAAGAAGCGTAGAAGTCTTGGCATTGGTATCACCAATCTAGCTGCATTTTTAGCAAAGAACGAAGTCTCGTATAATTCAAAAGCTGCGCTTAGTTTGCTCGATGAATGGATGGAATATTTTCAATACTATCTCTTGAAGTCTAGCTTAAATCTCGCAAAAGAAAAAGGTAAATGTGAGAAATTTGATTGCACAAAATACTCGAAGGGTATTTTGCCTATTGATACATATAAAGATAAAGTTGATGAGCTTGTCAAGCGTAAGCTTGCTCTTGACTGGGAGAGCTTAAGAGAAGAGATAAAAAAGCATGGACTCAGACACTCTACATTGTCGAGTTGTATGCCTTGTGAATCAAGCTCTGTTATACAATCATCTACAAACGGTGTTGAGCCTATTAGATCATTAATAACATATAAAACATCTAAAATGGGTAAACTACCTGTGCTTGTCCCTGGCGCTGGTAAATATAGCAGTTATTATGAATTAGCATATAACTTTCAAGATAATACAGGAATTATTAATGTTAATGCTGTTATTCAGAAATATATTGATATGGCTATCTCGACCAATCTTTATTATAACTATAGCCATTACCCGAATAACATTTTACCGGATAGTAAAGTAATGAAAGAGTTAATGTACGCATATAGTGTTGGGTTGATTAGTCTCTATTATAATAATACAGATGATGGTGATAAAGAACAATCGATGACTAAGGAGAAAGAGATGGATTGTTCTAGTGGAGCCTGCAAGTTATAAATATATAATATACCCTATGAAATCTGTTCTTAATATTAAGAATATAGACCATACCAAACAGCCGTTGTTTTTTGGTGAGGATCTAAATTTACAGCGTTATGATAAATTTAAGTATCCAGTCTTTTTTGAATTATTTAAAAAACAAGAAGAATTTTTTTGGTGGCCACACGAAATAAGCCTTCAGAAAGACAGAAGTGATTATAAAGAGCTCACAAAAGAAGAGCGTTTTGTTTTTGATACTAATCTAAGATTTCAAACGCTTGGTGATAGTATGCTATCAAGATCAATTCACTCTTTGAGAGAGTACGTGACAAATCCTGAACTTGAAATTTGCATGAATACCTGGGCAAGATTTGAAGGCATTCACAGTTATTCGTACTCATATCTTCTTAATAATGTACACCCGGATGCATCAGGATTTTTTGATAGTATAATGGAGGATAAAGAGATTGTAAGCAGAGCTGAATTTATTAGAGGGCGATTTGATAAAATTTTAGGCAGCGACGAGAAAAAGGACTTAAAAGAAAAAGTATTTGATTGTATACTCTCTATAAACTGTATGGAAGGGTTAATATTTTATGTTTCCTTTGCGTGTTCTTTTTATTTCGGATACAGAGGTAAAATGGAAGGCAATTCTAAGATTATTAAGTTTATTCAAAGAGATGAAGCGCTGCATTTTGCAATTACTCAAAATTTAATTAAGACTCTTCGTGATGATGATAGGGAAGGGTTTACTACATTAGTAAAGAAAAGTGAAGACAAGATATATGCATTTTATGAGCAAGCTGCAAAGAATGAGATAGAATGGGCTCAGTACTTGTTCAGTAAAGGGTCTCTGCTCGGGCTAAATGCTGATGTACTCGGTGGGTATGCGCGGTGGTTATGCGACACGAGACTTCGTTCGCTTGGTTATAAGAAAATCTTTAATGAGAAGAGCAATCCAATTGCAGGTTGGTTAGATAGTTATTTAGATAGTAGCAAAGTTCAGGTTGCTCCCCAAGAGACAGAAATTAGTGCTTATAAGATTGGTGCACGTGATACAAACTTATCTGAAGATACATTTGAAGATATTAAGCTATAATGTTTTATAATTATTTTCTCAAGACGTTAACTGAAGAAGAGTATAGCGTACTGTATCTTATCGCTTTCAACGCAATTGTAAGGGCTAGCAATTATGAGCCCGGACCTGAAGCAGTTCCAATGCTACGGGTTAACGAAACACTCAAACAAATTGACAAGCTCAAAAAGAAAGCAACAGAAGAGGGGTCGCTTATTCTGGAATCATTAATAAAAAAAATTCAGGAATACAATGCCTAGTCAATTAAAATTGGATCAAAAGTATCTTGACATAGCTAAAAGCTGGAGCGAGCTTAGTAAAGCCAAGAGAATGAAGGTTGGGTGTATTATTGTTAGAGACAATCAAATCATCAGTGATGGTTACAACGGTACACCCAGTGGGTTTGATAATAGTTGTGAAGATGAAGAATTTCTCACAAAACCAGAAGTACTGCATGCTGAGAGCAATGCACTTATGAAGCTGGCTGTAGGTACACAGTCAAGTAAAAATGCTACTGTGTATATTACACTATCACCATGCTTTGAATGTTCTAAGTTAATTATTCAAGCTCAAGTCAAAAGAGTAGTTTTTTCAGAATTGTATCGTCTAAATTCAGGCATTAAGCTTTTGAGAAAAGCGGGCATTGCTGTGGATCAAATATAAATAAAGATATGATAAGTGTTATCTCGCCACTTTTGAGAATACAGAATCAACTCCGTATTTTTCATTGGCAAACAACTAGCTACGCTGAGCACAAGGCTTTTGGCAAAGCATATGAAAATCTAGATGGGTTAATTGATAGTTTTGTAGAAGCTTTTTTTGGTAAGTATGGCAGAAACAAAGCAAAGTTGTCGTATAGTATTGAGCTTAAGAACTATGAAGGTGATGCCATTTCTTTTATAGATAATAGTTATGATTTTTTAAGAAATTTTAATTCTGAATTTAGCCCTGAAAGTGATTCTGAATTACTTAATATTCGCGATGAGATGCTCTCAGAGCTCGATACGCTCAAATATTTATTGACCTTAAAATAATGACACACGAACAATTATTAAAAATTGTTAAAACATTTCCTGAGGATTACTCACCTTGGGGCAATTTAGACCGCTTTAAGAACGAGGATGTATACTACCCAGACTGTTCTTGTGGTTGCAAGCATTTTAAACCGTTGGCGGGTAAATTAGGATGTGATTGGGGTGTTTGTGGTAACCCTGAGAGCCATCGATGCGGTCTTCTTACCTTTGAGCATCAAGGTTGTCGGGAATTTGTAGTTGATGATTCGCCAGAAGCCCCTACAATATAACTCAAGCCGGAGTAGCTCAGAGGTAGAGCAGCGGTTTTGTAAACCGCTGGTCGTCGGTTCGATTCCGACCTTCGGCTCGTAAAAAAATGAACTATCTTGAAACACACTGTGTATTGAAGTTAAACAAAAATTGGCAACCGTTTATTATTGATACAGGTATTGAAGCTTTGGTTAACCTGTTCAAAGGTACAGTTAAAGCAGTGAACATTGAATATGATAAAGACGGTAACCCCAATAATTTTGAACCCATGGAATGGAGCAAATGGATTAAACTGCCTGTTACAAGTGAGCATTTTTCTGTGAATACTGTAAAAGGTAAGATTCGAGTTCCGAGTGTTGTTGTTTGTGAGAACTACAACAAAATACCTGTTAAAAAGAAGAAACTTAGCAAACAAACTCTTTTTGAACGCGATAGAGGCATATGTCAGTATTCAGGCAAGAAGCTTACATACAGAACTGCTACTATTGATCATGTTATGCCTAAATCTAAAGGTGGTGCTCATGCATGGGAAAATGTAGTATTAGCACACCATGAAGTGAATCATAAGAAGGGCAACTTGACTCTTGAAGAAGCAGGTCTCAAGTTACTCAAGAAACCTTTTGAACCAAGACCAGTACCCACACCGTTTCTTATTAAAAACGAAAGAAAAATTAAAGATTGGAACTATTTTTTAGTGTCCAATTCTAATGTGGTGCTAGAATAAATAATTTAATGGCTATACAATTTGTAACTGTAGATAATATACAGACTAGAATAATGCAGTCTTTTGTTAATTTAACAAAAGCAGAACCCACAAAATACCCCGCTTTATCTACTATTCAAGTATCAACACCTGAAAATTTACAACCTTTTCCAGTTGGTAATACTAATGTACCGCCATTGACAGTTGTTCAAATTTACGATCAATTTGCATTCAGAGTTGCAAGTCTTTCTGCTGGTAGCCTTCAATCGGTGTTATTAGGCGCTTAATACAATTGCATTATTCTTAATATCTTTTAATATACTTGACGTGTAGTTCTTTATCATTTTAGCGGTATTAGTTTAGTGGTAGAACTGGTGCTTGCCAAGCATCGAGTGACAGTTCGATTCTGTCATACCGCAGTGGGACAGGTGGCAGAGTTGGTCTATTGCATCTGACTTGAAATCAGAAGTACCAGCAATGGTACCGTGGGTTCGAATCCTACCCTGTCCGAGTTTTTAGGTCTGTTAGCTCAATTGGTCAGAGCACCGCCCTGTCACGGCGGGGGTTGTGGGTTCGAGCCCCATACGGACCGTTTTGCCAGGTGGTGCAATTGGTAGCACAGCAGACTTTGGATCTGCGTGTTCTAGGTTCGAGTCCTAGCCTGGCAGTTTTTTCTTGTTATTGTAAGAAGTTCTTGTATAATTATACAATAGGCGATTAGCTCAGTGGTAGAGCTTCTCCTTTACACGGAGGGGGTCGGGGGTTCGAATCCCTCATCGCCTACCATTTTTTTTATTGGCCTTGTCGTCTAAGGGTTAGGATAAGCGACTTTCACTCGCTTGATACGGGTTCGAATCCCGTCGGGGCTATTATTTCTTAGTTTTTAGCTCTTCAACTGGAGTTCTAAGTTCACCAATTTGTTTGAAGTTCAATTCACGCCCATTTGTATCACAGACTGCTTGTCCATCTACATACCCAATCATGCGATTTCCTTGTTGAACTGGCATTACTCTCTTATCACCAAGATAGCGGTAGCGATGAATACAATTTTTATGACCCGGTTTAGATGATACTTTAGCAGCTCCCATATACAATATATATTTGTAATAATTTAAATTCCACTTGAAATGTTTAATAAATCCTATATCATTGTAAATAATTGCTCGGTAGCTCAGCGGTAGAGCGGTGCACTGTTAATGCATTGGTCGTAGGTTCGATCCCTACTCGAGCAGCCAATTTTTTAACTGGTTATATAGGGTTTGTTTTTAAGATCTAAAACATAATCACTACAAATACCTAGACAATCTGAAATAACGTGAGGGTACTTTTCAGGCAACACATCAATGCTTTGTTTAATTTTATCTTCGCTTGGAAAAGCCCATATATAGTTTTTACTTGTTAGTGTTAACTTGTCTTGTTCATGCCAGAAATAGTGTATATCTTTATTCTGTAACTCAACCACAGCTTGAGTGTTTTTGCAGTGAACCCAAAGCCGTCCTCTTCTCTCATATAACCAATTGTAGTTTATTATGTATTGAGGGTAATCGTGTCCTAGGAACCATTGTGCCTCTTTAAACCATAAATCTATTTCAGCATCAAAACCTAAACTTAGTGCACTATCAATATAGTTGGGAGAATTTTCCTGAGCAACATTTACCCCGTTAATATTGCCTCTATGTGATATTACTATCATTTTTTATAAAAATCAGCTTCTGATATATATGAACCATAATATTTATCCCAAAGATATTTGTGGTAATTTTCATTAAGATTGCTTGTGCTTATCTCTTGTAAATTAGATGGAGTTACAAACATCCACTTTAAACTATCATTTGATCGATATGAAAAGAAATCTTGCACCGTACTGTTATATTTTTTATCAAAAATATTTTTTAGATTTATCATTCCATCATAATTATATACCCAGTCTTTACTTTCCCATATAGAAATTAAAAAATCAACATCACCATACATAAACAGATCACCAATTAAATGGTTTAAATTTGTTTGAGCTGTAATTAGACATTTCTTATTTTCTTTATTAATTATATTTTCACAATATTCAAATATATTATCATGTGACGAGAATGAGTCTAAGCGCATTTTTAGAATATTTTTTGCACCTAATTCTTTTGCGAGAATTAAACTATTTCTTACACATACAGGGTGACCAAAACCTATTTCAGAGGGCATAAACGGATACCACAGTATCCTATCAGCTTTTATAGAATCTTTAATACTATCAATACCGTGTCCAGCAACGATAACTGTTAAATCACTATATTTTTGTTTAAAGTAGTCTACAACAAAATTAAAGATATTAACTTTGTCTTTCTCAGATTCATCTCTAACAAAACAATGACTTAATATCAGGTATTTCATAGTTAAATAATTCAAAATCTTTTTTATAAAAATCTATAATAATTTCTAACGACAACGGTGTAAACCATTTTTTTAAATTCTTATCTGTATTAGTTTGCCTCATGCGCATAGTATAGTCCAATTTCAAATCCAATTTTTCATTTATTTTTTGACAAGATTCGTTAAAGTTTTCATATCTATATATACAGTCAGCGATGCATGCATCATTTTCATAAAAAAAGCTATATTGGGGTACAAAATGAATTTCTGCGCATAAAGAAGTTTTATTGAAATTTAAACAAAATAATTCAATATCTGAAAACTGCAAAGCTTCTTTTGACCATGTTATAATATGCCCGGGATCTGTTATAGCATCAACATATGTAGAAATAAATCTATCTAATGGATTTCTTGTAAAGCCAAATTTAAAATAATCTTTATGTGTTTTTGTCTCAGGAATTTTCGAAAGTGGTGCGTGGTAAATATTTGGTAACTGCCCTAGTGTGGAATGATCTAGCTGCGTCATTATTGTAGTTGAACCAGTTTTTGGAACAGAAGTGAATATAAATTTTTTGTCGTGATTAACAATCATATATCAGAGATACGTGTATAATGTCTACCACCATCAAACTTATTGTTAGTAATTATCTCTATATATTTCTTAAATTGTTCTTTGCTTAAGTTCTTAGAAGGGAAAGAAAAGAAATTGCAGCAATTGTGCTTGATTGCATACTCACAAGAATAGTCATCGTACACAAGGCATGATCTTATGCCTTCTACTTTATTGGCACAAATATTAACTCCTTGCCCGGTTCTACAAAACGCAAGAACTAGATCAACATTTTTTTTAAGCAGTTGCTTGGCTGATTCTTTGACGTATATATTGTAATCACAATCTTTGCCTGAGAATGTTCCGTAATCAATATAATCAATCTTATATTCATTCAACAACTCTATTGCGAGTTCCTTAGCCTCATAACCAGAATGATCAGAGCATAAACCTATACGCAATGTATCATACAATACATTTTTTTCATAGAATTCTAATTCTAACGGTGTTCCTAATACATAGAATTTATCTGTTAAGATTGCATTAACCTTTAAATTATTTTTTATGTAGTGATTATAAATAGGACATATATAATATTCATTTTTTACTGTTTCTTTATTTTCAATCATTATTGATGCATACTTAAAAAACAATTCTGGTTTTTTAAAGAAATATAAACCTGCTGCAGCGTTATCGCTTATAACTTCTTTTTCTTTTGTTTCAACAACAAATCCATCTTCACCCAACCTTGCATAGCTATGATCGGGGCTATTCGCTTTAAAGGTAAGCAGTGATGCATCGTATTTAATAAACAAGTCTAGATCAAAATTTGGCGCAAAAGTAACATCCGGAGTATAGACAACAAGCGGCAGGGCGTTGTCAATATATTCACGAGAATACAAACAAGTACATAATGCACCGCCTGTTAATTCATTTAATTCTATAATCGTTATATTATTGCCAAATTTTTTCTTTAAAAAACTATCGATTGAAAAATTTAAAACGTGTTGCTTCTGAACAATAAAAATTATATTTGCGTCACTCAAGTTAAAGGGTGTCAATGCATGCTCTAATATTGTCTTCTTATTACAAGGTATCATTGGCTTGGGCATCAAATAACCTGCTTCTTTAAAGCGGTTTGCAGAGCCAGCTATAGGTAATACTAAGTTATATTTTTTTGAGCTCATATGTTATTAAATCGTGTGACGGCTTTATTGATTTATGCACATTTAGTTTATTTTCAATTAAATTACATAAAACGTATGCTGCAAATTTATCACCCAACCCTAATACATTCACATTATCAACAATCTCAGCATTAAAATCGGTAGAACCATCTCTTGTGTAAAGAGTGCTGCCCGTCTTCTTATGCAGAATTATGTTTGGGATTTTTCTTGATAATTCCTCCATACTAATAAAACAATCTTCATCAGAAATAAACAACAAATCTATCTTGTTTAAGAATTCAGAAGTTCCATCTAGATGTCTACCATTACAAACATCTGCGGTAACGAAACCGTTTAAATTTTCAATAAACGAGATATCTTCTAATTCATTAATATACATTATATGATGTATTGAAGAAGACTGCACTATAGCGGGTGAGCTATAGAGATTGAGACATGATTTGCTAGTTCTCTTTGATTCCTTTTGATTTATCATTACAAGGGATTCACCTATTGCAGTAGGTTGTAAAGAAATTTTGAGGTGAGGTTTATATTCTTTTATGCTCTTCCACACATTACCCATGCAACCGACCGAAGTCGTATTTTCAAAACCGTTAAATATGTTATCGAAGCTCAGATGGCCGTAGAGAGAGATATCAAAACTTTTCATGTTGATCTATTGCGTATATGTTTTCTATGCTGTAGTTAGAAATAAGATCTCTCTCTAATAACCATTCGTACAGTTCTAATACACAATTGTCACCTCCTTTATTCTTTAAAACGTGGGAAATTTTTTTAATTTCTTTTGGAGCATCGCTCGGGCAAAAAGCATATTTTACTTTTTTCATAATTTCTAAATCAAACGTATCATCTCCCATAAACACTGCTTCATCTGATAAGCAATTATATTTTTCTAATAATGTATGCAAAAACTCACTCTTGCACATACCCCGGGTATAATAAAAAGGTATATTTCTATTTTTAGCTATAGCCTCATTTATCTTGTTATCTCCTGATAAAAAAACAACTTCAATATTTACAGATTTAAATTTTTTAATAGCAGTAAAGTCTTTATCGCAGAATGTTTTGTACGCTGCAGTGCCGCTGCTGTCGTAGTATTTTTTACCATCTGTTAAAATACCATCTACATCTAATATTATTAATTTTATCAAAATATTATTCTCCAATTATCTTATCAAATTAACATCTACATCTACACGTTCTTCACTTATACTGTTTGTTGTGCAATGATGTTTTAATAAAGTCTCGGGATGAAAAATTATATTATTATCGATATAATCATTTATTCTTAGGTATATCTCTGATATTTTATCCATGGTTTTTGAGTCAGAAAACCAGAATTGGTCACAATACCCGCCAAGATAATCTTTTTCTCTGTTGCCAATCAATACAATAGCATTATTCGTTGTTCTCAATTTGACCTTATTTGTAAATGTACAATCTGGTCTCAATCTCACTACTACATCAAAATCTTCACCAGTTTCAACTTCATAATCGCGTTTCAATTGAACACATTTGTAAACTTTATACATCCACTTTAAAATATTTGTTATGTTAGGGTTAGTTCCGCTCGATTTTGCTGTAAATTTTGCAAGTTTATTTTTGTAAAGATCAAGCTCTGGTACATACAAGGATCTCTCTGCAATAAGCCCTGGTAAAGGAACATCTGTTACAGTAAATATCTTATGATCGCAGTCAAATAAATTTGAAATTATGTTATCTTTGTTCTGTTCCCAGGTTCTTGTTTGGCCTGAAATACATATAGCAACTTTCATACAACATTATATTACAGGAGTTGATTAGTTTTTCAACCATAATATAATATGTAGTTCTTTTACATTTTATTCGGGCATTAGCACAGCCTGGTAGTGCACTTGCTTTGGGAGCAAGATGTCGCAGGTTCAAATCCTGCATGCCCGAAGTTTTTTGTTGGGTGGACGTTTTAGCGTTTTCCCTGTCCTTTAAAACAACTGAAGAGAGAAACGCGACAAGTTGTTTACCAGCATTGGGTAGATACCGAAGTGGCCAAACGGGGGAGACTGTAAATCTCTTGGCTTACGCCTTCAGTGGTTCGAATCCACTTCTGCCCAAATTTCCGTCGCATGGCGAAATGGCAGACGCGCTAGCCTTAGGAGCTAGTACCGCAAGGTGTGTAGGTTCAAGTCCTACTGTGACGACCATTATAATGGGGGTGTAGCTCATCTGGTAGAGCGGGACCTTTGCAAGGTCTAGGTAGCGGGTTCGAGTCCTGTCACCTCCATGTTATTAAAGTAAGATCCAAGGACTAAGTAATTATATGCCTAGTCTACGCAACTGTGTTACTATAAAAGCTATACTGTATATTGGAATTGCTTCACTCACAACATTGATGTCGGATTTAGGCGACTTCAAGTCTTTTGAAGAAATTAACCCGGTTAAAGCTACCTTGTTTGGTATTAATTTCATTCTGCAAGGTTTAATTGCCTGGAGAGCATTCTTGGATCAATCTGTGGGCCGTGCTCGTATTGATGCAGCCATGAAGAAGAAAGAGGAAAAACAGTTGGAACTAATAGTTGAAGGTCCTAAATAATTGCATGAAAACTATTCTTCCTTTTATTCTTATTCCTTTGCTTGTTGCAGGCTGTGCAACAACTGGTACCGATGGTAAAATTGATCCAGCACAAACAGTGGAAAATGCTCTGCCCTACATTGCACCAGCAGTTACTTTAACTTGCACTGTTGTTCTGGATCAAGCATTGAGTGAAAGTGATCGCATTGAAAAAGCAAAAATGATTAACAACGTTGCAACAATTGTGGAGAGTTTGACACGTGGTGCAACACCCACACCTGATCAACTGCAAAAAGCACTCACTGATTATCTTCCTGTGGAAAAGACACATTGGTCAAAATACGTTGTAGCCATCAAAGATTTGTATGCTACACAGTTTAATAAAGTTGGTGGTAACGGCAAGCTCGCAGTGGATGTTCTCAATGCAATCGCCAAAGGTTGCAAAGATGCAACTGAAAGCTACGTTAATAACTAATGCCTGCAGGAATCTTACAAGCACTATTAAGCGCCATTTCTGGGATCTTTGGAGCTATCAATAATGTGTTTGGAGCAAAGAACACCCCTGAAATGAAAAAAGCTCAAGAACAACAAAAAGAAGTTGACTTTAACAATGAAGTAGAAAAAGCAATAAAAGGTAAAGATGTTAAAAAAATTCGCGATATTCTCTCTGAGTAGTTTTTTATTATGCTCGTGTACCACAGTTACACCCAACAAAGTGACAGATGAAATAGCTTCTTATGATGCCACAACACCCAATGGATATGATATACAAAACTCTGGCTTTATTGGCTTTACTGATGATGGGCGGGGTCTTATTACTCAGTTTGGTCTTCTCCGGTACAACACCCTCATCAAAGCGTATAAGATAAGATTCAAGTCATTCAAAGGTGTAGAACTAAACGAAAACGATGGCATAACAGAGTACACTGATAAACGCAACAACAAGCTTTATATCATGGATCAACAGCACTTGGTGTATTACGCCATTCTGAACAGCTGGCGCAAAGATGGCAAAGAACCAGATTCCATCTGGGACAAGGCCAAAGACCTGGTCAAATAACATGATGAGAACTGTTGCAGTTGTATTTGCAAGCGTCATGTTAACCAGTTGCTCTCCTGTGCAACAACCTGCACCATACCAAACCAAGTACCCAGATGCACCCACCATGCAGAGTGCTGCAGATGCCAATACCAAGACATTCAACGAACATTCATTTGATAGATAATTATTATGAATCAAAACGATTTTCAAAAATCTATGAAGTTTGTATTGGATGCAGAAGGTGGTTACACCAACGACCCAGCTGATCCAGGTGGTGAGACCAATTATGGCATTGACAAGAGAAGTCATGCAGATGTGGATATCAAAGCATTAACTGTGGAACAAGCCACAGACATATATTTCACTGAGTATTGGGTTCGGTTCAATTGTGAACAATTTGCATGGCCCCTTAATTGTGTTTATTTTGACAGCTGTGTGAACACTGGCAACAAACAAAGCAACAAATTCTTGCAACGAGCAGTGGGCACTGAGGCTGATGGTGTGTTGGGACCCAAAACATTGGGTGCCATTAACAGCAAGCGCGCAGACACAGTTGCCAATGCTACCATTGATCAACGCCAACGATTTTATGAAACATTGGCACAGAACAAGCCTGCGCTCAAAAAGTTTCTCAAGGGCTGGACCAACAGAAACAACAATCTTAGAAAATTTATTGCTTAGAGGTTTTAGTAAATACCTATTGTCATGGCTGTCCACAAATCTAATTTAGTTGAACTATCCAATCTTTGCACACACATGGTTAAAGTCTTTCCATTTGCAGTCAATGGTATGTTGCTCAATGTAGTTTCAGCTTCAGAGTTTTTACCAATCACAATGCCGCTGTGTCTTTTTGTTCCACCTGTAAAGCCGTTGGGAGTATTGCTTCCAAATGCATCTGTGTAGAATCGGTATTCAGCATCTGCATTTACAGAAGAAAAAGCTGGTACGGTGCCTGTTATTGTTGCATCCTCATACCACACATACCCTATAGTGCTTGAATTAGCATTGTTATTGCCCAGTTCATATTCTAATATTTTCACAGTTTGTGATGCAGTACTTTTGGCCCTTATTGTAATCATAGGAATTAAATTGTCAGACATGGTCCAACCACGGTGAGTAAAAATACCAAAATTATGAAATGTATAAATTTCAGGCACTTGTTCTAATACAGTCACATTTCCTGATACTGGTGTTGTGCCCCATGGCAACACTCTCAAAGCACCCACTTCAATGCCATTGACTGTGGCCACACGTATCACATTGCCATACACATCTGTACCTGTGGAATGATCCACAAGCCCCACATCACCAATGTTCACATTGCTAGCAGATAAAATTAATTGTATGTCTTGTGGGTTTGTAATGTATGTCATTACAGCTGTCTTGGGATACACATCAACTGAGCTAACTGGTGGTGCAGAATCTCTGTAGCTGTAACGGGTTACAGAGACTGCAGGGTATCGTGTATCATTGTCAAACTGTACAAATTTCTGGTATTCAACTTGTTCTTGTTGACCGAATACATTAAAATTATAAGACATAGTATTATGAATATTTAAGGTTGCATGTAGTAATATTGCCTATATACTAATAGTGTTCTTTAACAACGATGGGGGTGAATGGAATCGATTGAATGGTAGATTTCATGAGTGCAAGTACCGGGGCATGCCGGTTACCAATAGCAATCATATTAAATGCCGAAGATAACTTCGACATGGCTATGAGTCTTGAAGAGGCTGACGCAATTCTTGCAACAGCAGGCTTCGTGGATTCAGAAGCTGAACTCGAACTAGTTTAGTTCGATCGTTCTACTGTAGAGTGAAGCTTGTAAAGTAGAGCGTGTTACTGGCTTTCGTATGGTCTGGGTTTTAACAATTAATAGATCATACGTACAAAATTGTTATCAGTAAGGGCTTTTTGCTTAGTTTAATCCTTATGAAAATTCAACTAAAATAAACTTGTAGTGCTTATGAGAGAAGCTTTTCAAGACCTGGGTTCAAATCCCAGCACCTCCATTTTTTATAAAAAAAGATTAAATAATAATGTGGGTAGTTTAACAGTAAGCTTGACAGGTTCGTGCTTGTATCAGCGCTTTCATGAAGAACGCAATCGTATTTTAGAGAACAAATGGTACATGTCTGAACGTGAAGGCAAAGATGTTGGTTTTGAGAGAGCTTTACTGGATTGGGTTTTTAATCACAGAGACAAGTGGATAAAAGGAAAGTAATTATTTCTTTGTGTTAATTGTAGGTTGTGGTGCAACTCTGTTACCCGATTCATTATTCAAGTCCATTGCAATGGTTCTTACTGCATCATTATCTCTTTTCAACGTTAATGGTAGATTCTTAAACGTGTGACTATGACCATACACAATGACGCTATCTGGATCTGGAATTTGACCTGCAGTAGTAGTGGTAAATACCGGTGCAGGGTTACCACCCGCTTGACCTGTCATAGAAGCACACACAGGTAGATCTTTAGTCGCAAAAACTTCAACTGTCCCACCTTGTGGATCAACACCTGTACCAACTAAAGTACCTGTAGGTACATACCCAATTATTGCACCTGTAACTAATGCATTATAACCGATAATTTTTGGTAACGCATTATTTGTTTGACCGGTAACAATTGTGCGGTTTGTTTCTTGAATTTCAGTAGGTGCAGTAATATGATTAACAGTTAGTTCACCTTCTATGTGTGCACCACCACCCACAACCATGTTACGAGCGACCCCTAAATTACTATCAATAACAACTTGCTGATTGTAGCGTTGCTTGATATTAACAATATCAGCAATTAATTGTAATTTTTGACCGCCATCAATACACACTTCATTTTCACTGGCTATATTAACTTGCTGACCTGCAATGTTTGTAATAGTGCCACTTACATTTACCGGTCCATAACTCTTGAAGTTTATACCACCAGCACCCACCATTAAATTGTATCTGTTACCAATTGTTTGTGTGTAAGTACCGCCTGGGAGATCATCCACGTGCACATATTCAACTACCGGGCTTGGTTGCTGGCAGTTGAAAACACCTTGTGGGTGAACAATGACAGCATTAACACTAATTTTACCAACCTTATCAATTCTTGTTGAAGGTAAATCATTAATATCCATACCAATTGTTTCAATTTTATTTTTTGTAATATTGATAATTTCGCTACCACCCACACCCATTTGCTTCTCCAGATTTGTAAAATTGTCCATGTTATCAGAAATGTATTTTGCTATTTGCTGCTTACGAGGGTCTTCAAGAAAATCACCATCTTGTGAGCTAGGGCTCAATCCTGAGCCTTTGCATGCTGGGCATGTTTGACCGAAAATTGTTCCAACACCGGGAAATTTGCCACTAGTGGCAGGTATGCCTATACCAAAAGGTATAACTGCAGGGAGCCCCATGTTTGACCATGGTGAATTGATAAGAGAAGTTGTTTCACCAGTACCTGCATAAACAAAGATGTTATTAATTTTCCAATAAAAATCTTGACTGTCTGCGCAAACTGGACATGCAGCGTTTTTACCGCTTTTTGATTGAAAGGGTGATGTGAGATTTATGAACCCTTTTTTAAGAGCAGTTGTTCTTTTTGTTTCAAATAATTGCTTGAGATCAGCTAGGCCGCGTAACAGCTCTTTGTATTGTAAATGTGGTGTGTAGTTTAAATTGCCTATTTTTCTGTATAAATCACCTCTTATAACATTATCATAATCTCTACCTACGTAAAGATTTTTAAAGCCATTAACAGTTAGGAACTGGTCTTGCATAACCAACTTTTGGTCTGATTGAGTTGCAAGTTCTATATTTGTAAAATTATTAAATTCTTTAAATGAACCGGAGAAGTGAGTCATTTTTAGTGACTCACGGTTATCTGTATTGATAAACTCTAGTGTGCCGCCTTTTTGATTTATAACGTATTTGTTCCGGTAAGTATCAACATTTATATCAAATACATCTTTTCCAGATAGAGAATAATTTTCATAATAACCAGGATAGTCTTGACCTGGTGAACTATCACCAACATTATCTAAACTATCATATATGCCTTTCCAATCTTCTTTGCCGTACGCAACAGCAAAATAAACTGGATGCATAATATCACCATCAGTAAAAAAGACATAGACGTGTGAACCAACGTTGGGCACACCAAACGTACCCTTGGCTCGATTTGAATAGCTATTGGGTACATAATTATAGCTATATTTGTTTGTTATGTTTGTATTGTACTTTGCAGGGTCATTAAATGCATCGTTTAGCTTGTATTCAACAGACTCATAAACATTTGCTGGCTTCTCTCCAATGTTATCAATATTCTGATTACCGACATCAGTATTTTTTTCTCGTGTTGGTTCGAAAGTGCTTAATCTTGCAGTATCAGAAATAGATCCTACAGTTTTAAAGAAATTAAATCTACCACTTGCAGCTTCACCACTCACAGGAGCCGCACATTCAGCCCATGGTAATTGGAGCTTCAAATCCTCCAATATTGTATTCATGCTGCTATTAATATTGTCACCTAGGAACTTGAATTTTTTATCGTTCAGTGTATCAACCCAGCCGCGATAAGTTGTAGGCATTAAATGCGGTACCCATACTTTAACGCGTCCTCTTTTCTGTGGATCGTTATTCTGAACTACCATTCCCATGTAGTTGCCGTAGAATTTCTGTCTTTTAGCCATTGAATTATTAATATTTAATAATATAATTTATATATGCTAATGAAAGTATCACACGAGTCTCCTGTATCTATACTTGATCTTTCTAAAGAATATAACGATTTTGATTACTGTCTTGTACATCTTCTAGATCAGTATCCTTTATATAAAGATTTCTTTAAATCCGCTAGACAAATTTATAATAGAGAAGTATTACTTGACAATTCTATTTTTGAATTGGGCAAGGCTTTTGATGGCCATGAGTTCTGGGTAAAGGCTAAAGAAATTATGCCAAATATGTTTATTGTACCAGATGTACTTGAGGATACAAAAGGTACAATAGAAAGCTTTAAAGCTTTTGAAGAATCCACAAGTGATATCAAGAGTAGCTTTCTTACAAAAGCCATTGGTGCAGTACAGGGTAAAAATTGGCACGAGCTAAGAGAATGTTACAAATTTATGGCAGATAATGCCGATATGATTGCCATAAGCTTCGACTTTAGTTACTATCAAGTTACAGGTGAAGGCACAACGCATTTAGAAAAATGGTGCTCTGGTCGTCAAAGGTTTATTTTGGATTTAATAAATACCGGTGTATGGAATTGGAGCAAGCCACATCACTTACTTGGCTGCTCTCTAGCAAAGGAATTTAGGTATTATGTTGATAGAGATATTCACAATATTGTTAGTTGTGATACCAGCAATCCCGTTGTTGCTGCTATACATGGATTAAAATACGATGCAGATTATGGTTTGCAATCCAAGCCTTCAACAAAGTTAGCTGATTTAATTGAGCATAATTTTACTGATGATCAGCTTGAACTTGTAAAATATAACACTACAATGTTCAAGAAGATTATTCGCAGATGAGACCTTGGGTAACATTTTTTTCACAAACCGGTACCGAGATATACGATCTCAGTAATATTATCAATACATACCCAGATTGTATTGCTACAAATAAACAAGATCATAAAACTACTAATATAGGGTTACGGGCAGTAACTGAATTTAGATCACAAAAACTTAATGAAAACATTTGGGTTCAATTGCCACAAAAGCCAACAGTAAGTGATTATGAAAATGCTTTGAAAAATTATAATAAACCTGTTGTAACGTTACATGGATACTTGAGAATTATTCCAAAAGAAATTTGCGAGAAATATGAAATATACAATCTACATCCAGGTCTTATTAATAAATTTCCAGCATTAAAAGGTTTTAATCCGCAGGAAAGAGCTTTTGCAGGAGGCTATAGGTTAGCAGGATGTGTAATACACAGAGTAACGCCTGGAGTAGATGAAGGTGAAATATTAATGAGCCAAGGTGTGAGTATTGAAGGCATGAATCTTGATGGTGTTTATGGTGCTTTACGAGACACTGCACTTGATCTCTGGAAAAGCTTCTTTACATCGTATAATATACTAAAACGTTAATATGGATATTTCGTTGCATTACGAGAACGTATTTCTCAAGCCTAACTTTAATACTGTACAAACAAGATCACAAATAGACACAGAAGTTATGTTTTGTGGCAAGACATTCATGCTGCCTGTGATACCTGCAAATATGAAATGCTGTGTTGATAGTGATGTTTGTAAGCTTTTAGATTCTAAGCAATGCTTTTATATCATGCATAGATTTGATGAAGACATACAAAATTTTGTACGATATGCAAATTTACAAAATTTTAATACTGTATCCATCAGTGTAGGTATACAGCAAAAAGATAGAAACCTTGTAACTGCTATTGGTCAAAGCTTGATGCGAGTAGATTTTATTACAATTGACGTTGCACATGGACATCATTCAAAAGTTGCAGATCAAATTAAACACATTAAACAAACATTGCCTGGCACAAAAGTTATAGCAGGTAATATCGCTACGTTCGAAGGTGTTGAATATCTGCATAGAGCTGGTGCTGATGCAGTTAAAGTTGGTATTGGTGGTGGTTATGCGTGTACTACAAAAGATAAGACAGGATTTACTTTTCCTATGTTTAGCTGTATTATAGAGTGTGCAAAGGACAGAGATGTGCCTATTATTGCAGATGGCGGTGTTCGTAGCAACGGTGATATTGCTAAAGCACTAGTAGCAGGTGCAAAGATGGTGATGTGTGGTTCTATTTTTGCAGCATGCTCAGATAGTCCTGCACCTGCTGTAAAAGATGCTTCTGGTAGACGATACAAACAATACTACGGGTCTGCTAGTATACACAATAAACTTGATAAGAAAAATATTGAGGGTACTATGAAGCTTATGGATACAGATTCGTTTACTTACGAAGAAAAATTGCAAGAAATAAAACAAGACTTACAAAGTGCAATTAGTTATGCAGGTGGTTGCAATCTTGGTATATTAAATTTAAATAGAGTGGCCTACGGGGTAAGATTATGAACAAAGAAGATGTAATAAAATATGTTGAAAAGAACTTCCCTGTAACATGCAAGGAATTTCAAAGAATTCAAGCCGAACTATATGAGACTTTTTGTAAGAAGCAATTTGATTACGGTCCAGGTAATATTTCCCTTGGTTCAGACTTAGTTAAAGAAGAAGATAAATTTGCAGCTGTATCTGCTATTGTTGTTAGATTAAACGATAAAATTCAACGACTAATTAATTTGGTACTGAAAAAGAAAGCAATGAATTCTGTCAATGAACCAGTTATGGATGCTTTTAGAGACTCTGCTGTGTATTGTGTTATAGCTGAAATAGTTAACAACAATAAATGGGGTAAATAATTGTAGTTGATTACATCTTTAAAATATATTATAATATATAATGTTTAAAAAACTTTTACCTAATTTCTTAACACGTGACAAAGAGATAGTAGTTAAATTCAAAGAAATTGAAGAAGAGAATAAAATTCTTCTCGAAGAGATCAGACAGTTGAAGAAGCTTCTTTATGATATAGAATTAGATTTTGCTGCAAGAGTAAAAAACAAATGATCTTATCGTTTACTGGTCCACAAAGTTCAGGTAAGACTACTCTTCTAAAGAAGTGTAAAGAGTATTATGGTTCGAAGTTATGTTATATTGATGAAGTTACTAGACTAATTAAACGTTGGCATAATTGTGATATAAATGAAGAAGGTGCAAGTGATGTTACGCAGACATTAATTCTAAATAAAGAATTTGAGAATTTGTTTTATAATTACAAAGGATTTGGATTTCAAGGCATATTGCATGATCGTTGCTTGATGGATGGCATGGTTTATACAAGTTATTTTGCTGGTAGTAGACTAAATGATTTTCCTGTATCTAATAGCTTAGGTTTGTTATACTATACAAATTATATTAAAAAGTATGATCATATCTTTTATCCAAGTCCTCATGATGTTCCGCTGGTTGATGATGGTGAGAGAAGCATTAATAAAGAATTTAGGGATGCTATTATTGATAAGTATGAAAATTTTTGGCTAAAAGATGAGAGATTGAAAGATAAAGTTACTATTTTAAGAGGGACTGTTGACGAGCGAATGGAACAGATTAAGTCAAAGATATGTCAGTTGATGCCAAGCCTTTCTGTTTAGCTCCTTGGGCAGGCATTCACGCACTACCAGATGGGTTGGTGTACCCATGTTGCATGTCTACATTCGATCCCGAAAATTCGTTCGGTGATCTCAATAAAAATACAATTGAAGATATTTTAAATTCAGAAAAAGCAAAGCAATTTAGATGCAAGATGATGGCAAATAAGCCGGATGAGAGAGCTTGTAGTCATTGCATAAGTGAAGAAAAAACAGGAACAAAAAGTTTCCGTAATCACTGGAATACTAAGTATGAACATACTCTTCCTTTTGTTAAAGAAACAGATAAAGATGGTTATTATCGATTTAAAAATTTTCCATATATTGATATAAGACTATCAAGCTTGTGTAATTTTAAATGTAGAATGTGTCATAGTGGCTTGAGCTCTGCTTGGTTATTAGAAGACATAAAGTATGAATCAAATTATCAAAATTCTTTTAATCTTAAAACCGGTGTTATTGAGATACCACAAAAAGAAAAACTTATTAAATTTATTATTGATAGGATTGAGCATGTGGAGGAGATTGAGTTTGCAGGTGGTGAACCTTTTCTAATAGCAGATTATTTTACTCTAATTAAAGAATTTAAAAGAGCAAAAAATTTTAACGTTAGGATAAGATTTCATACAAATGCATCTTCTTTGTATTGTAAGGGTGAATATATACCAAACTTGCTCAAGGAGTTTAAAAATGTTTTTATAATGTTGAGTATTGACGGTTACAGTGAAGTTAATGACTACATGAGAAAAGGTAGTGTATATAATAAAATTGTTACAAATATAACTTTACTTAAACAAATAGTACCACAAGCATTCTTGAGATTGGTACCGACAATTAGCATACCAACTGTATATAGTGTGCCTTTCTTGTATGTAGATTTCTTACGCAAAGGTTTAATTCGGCATGAGGATATTGCATGCAGACCTCTTTACGGGCCTGAATATCTTAACATACAGACACTACCATTAGAAGATAAATTAAAAATTTTAAAGTTCTATAATTACTTTATTGATAACATAACAGCTAAACTTCTACAACACTTTCCAGATGAAAGCGTCACATATGTTAAGCAAGAATTTTCATCAATTATGAATTTCATGTTGCTTAAAAATCAAATTGTGCAATTTAATAGCAATAGGTTTAAGGAGAGTATTAAGCGGCTTGATATTCGACGAGACGAAAGTTACGAAGATATTTCACCAGAAACTGCTCATCTTTTATCAGGCAGTGTTTCAATATACAATCTAGATAACAAATATAATGAGTTGAAGACTTTCATAGATAGCATATAATATTGTACAATGAATACAGAATTAGATAATAGTAATATTTCAAAGCATTTAGGCAAAATTACCGGGTACAAGTGTACATATGATCCTTCACTTCTGGTTCGCGAGCCAAGACAAAATAATAGAAAGCATTTGAAAATTTCTGATGAAAATCCGCCTTTCTGTGGCTATGATGTTTGGAATGCTTATGAAGTGTCTTGCTTGACTCAAGAGGGCATGCCCATTGCTGCTATTGCTAAAGTTGTTTACCCTGCTACTAACAAATATATTGTTGAATCAAAGTCCATTAAACTGTACATGAATTCGTTTAATATGGAGACATATCAAGGCAATATTATTAGTGTACTGCAGCAGCTTGAAGCTGTAATGGAGAATGATCTTTCTAAATTGCTTGAAACTGAAGTTAGAGTATGTGTCAGGCTTACTAAGGCCATTGATGATGCAATGTATTACCCAGCATTGTTTCCTTCTGCGTTGTATCCAACGCTTGAGAATAATATTGATGTAACGACTATTAAATCGCGTGGCTACAAAGAAGATCCTAAATTACTTGGTTGGTTGGAAGGTGACAGTAGCAAAGTGCAGCGCTTTCATTCAGCTCTATTAAAGAGTAATTGCAGGGTCACATCTCAACCGGACTGGGGGGATGTTTATATTCATTACAAAGGACCTTATGAACTCAATCAAACATCTCTATTGCAGTACATTGTTTCGTTTAGAGATGAATGTCATTTTCATGAAGAGATTTGTGAAACGATTTACAAGCGTCTTTATGATTTGACCAAGCCTGAAGAACTGATGGTATCTTGCTTATATGTAAGACGGGGTGGTATTGATATTAATCCTATTAGAGCTAATAGTCAGGAACTACTCAAGCAGAACGGTGCCATGTGGGACAAGTGGAAGTACTTTACTAAGACAGTAAGACAGTAATTAGCCGTTAAGATTCCAGAGTCTGCGAGCTTCTGGGCTTACGCTATTAAAACCGTTATTAACCAATGTCTGTGCTGCTGTACCTGTTGCGCAAGTAAAGATTGAGCTTGATCTATCTGCTCTTTGTAGTGCAAATTGCGCACCATTATAGGCTTTGTCAACTCTAAAAGATGTATTAACACCATCAAGAGAACCAGAAAGAACAGCATATGTACTTGTTAAGCTACCGGTAGCAGCTTGAAATAACAATGATTGTGCGGTGCTGCCCAAAGTAATTAGGTTAACCCCAAGAAAACTACCTGCAGCATCAAAAGCCGACTTGGATAGATTTAAAGATGTTGGGTTTGAAGCAGCTGGATCTGCAACTTGATATGAAAATGATATTGATGCCATATAATTATTTATTCTGCTATAGTTTATTTTTTTGCAAAAAAAAGGGCCCCGCAAGAGGCCCTTTTTTAACTATCCTAGGACGTACTAGGTGAAATGTTTTTCTTTCTACAACTCTATCACTTCCAATTTTAGAAGTAGACTGATTGTGTTCCAGGGGTAAAGGCAACGCCTAGACCCGAGATGATGATAACGTGGTAGTACAAGTTAGCACCAAATATATTGTCGACTACACCGTAGCGGGTCATGAGACCAACACGAGGAGCGAAATCATTTGGACCAATTGTACGCTGTACCATAACAGGGATGTATGGGCAGTAGATAATACCGGTATCATAAAACTCTGGACCCTTGTAGCCCAATAGGGCGTACTCGAGAGGAGTTTGACGAGAACCAGATTGAAACTGTGCCTCAGTACGTGTGTCACGATACACATTAAAACGTCCACCAAGTGAACCTACCTTAGCTACGCCTACTGGTTGTGTGTTTACATTACCCTGTACAGGTACCCACTGGAATTCAGGGAGCATCTCAAGGATAGCGCAAACGCGAGGTGTTGCAACAACAAAGTTGGCTGCACCACGACGATTACGAACAGCAATACGGTTAGCTTCGATAATTAGTCTCTGATAGAAATCGCGATTACGTTCAACGAGCCAACGACCGTCTGCTGAAGCTGGGCTCCAAACAGAGTAGCCGGTGCCTGCGCCAGCGTTTAGAGCAACCTGGATCATGCGGATGATCATTTCACGATCGATTTCTGCCTGTAGCTCATAGCTCATAGCATTTGTCAATTCAGTGTCAATGTCAATACCGTTCATGTTCTTAAGATCTTGCTCCAATTCTACTGACCAGCGAGCGCCTAGTCTACGTGTACCGGCTTCAACTGCTGTCTTCTCGAAGGAAACTACGACCTGAGGGATTGCTCCTGTCAATTCGTAATCCTTGAGAATACGTGCTACACCTGCATCTGATCCGAGGATCGAGAAAGCAGAGTTACCGGACAAGCCGGCAGATGATGTACCAGTGAAACGTGTATCTAGGAACTGATAACCCAATTCTTGACCGTCTGTACCTGCAGCGGTAGGACCGCCGTAGTTTGTACCTACAGTTGTACCGGTAGCTGATGGTTGACCATCAACACCGTTACCAAGGGCTTCGTTATCGTAACGATAGCGCAAAGCAAATGCCAAACCAACTGGGCCTGACATTGGCTGAACGCCAACGATTTCATTAGAAATAAGTTCTGGGAACGTTCTACGAATCATCGGAATCAAGATCTTTGGAAGACGATAATCACCTGCTGCATAGGTATCAGTACCAGGAGTACCAGCTGGGTTATTAACCCAATTGGATGTCTGGAATGTACCTAGAGAACCACCGGCATTGCCAGCGGCATTTGAACCGGCCTGATCAGGATATGAAGGGTTATAATTAGGCCCTGCTTCCCTCAAGCACCATTGTTCTTGGTTTTCCAAGAGAATGGCTGTGTTCAAACGGGTATGATCATCTTCGATTGCTGCAACATTCTTGGAAGAGTAATCCAATACTGGACTCCACTTTTCAAGAAGAGCTGCGGCTCTTGATTCGTCAATATATGACTGCGAAGGACGAACAACTTTTTTCATAATATGAATAAATTTCTCCGTAACATAGTCGACCGTTTTTTCCTATTAAGGCTTAAGCCTCAACGAAACTGCAAAAATTAGTATTTGCTGAGCTCTTTGAGGTAGTATTTGGATGAATCATCATCGGCAGGTAGATTTGTATTCTCACCTATTAATTGTTCTTCAATAATAGGACGATCTACCTGAGATGAAGATGAATCTTCAACTGCTTCAGTGGCTAGAGTTTCGAGCCGTTCTGTCTCAGACTTTTCAAACATTTTAACAGTGTAGTCAAAGTTTTCTTTTACAAACTCAGGATTTTTTCCTTCAAAAAGTCTAACTACTTGTTCGACTTTCTTAGGATCCATGTCCTTTGTCTTTTCAGCAAAAAGATTTTTCGATTCAATCTCTTTGAGCTTTGACTTCAATGCTGCATTCTCTGAGAGAACAGCTTCAAGCTTTTTATTAGCTTCATTAATTTGATTCTTACCATCAATTACAGCATCGCGAATAGAATTATTTGCGAGAGCCTCGTCAACGGCGAGAGTCTTTTTGATACCTTCAAGAACGGCGACTGCGCGCTTGTTCTTTACTGCTTCATTGATTGATGCAGCTGGGATTGCTTCATCAATATAAAGTTCAAGATAATTTGATATATTTTCAACCAAATTATTTTTGAAATTCTTTGCATCATTGTTTGACATGCCTTCATATCTCTCAATAACATTCTTAAGCTTGTTGGTATGATCAGCAACAACTGCTTCGTAAACTTTATTCAACTTTGCTGTATGATCTGTGTCAATAGCAGAAACAAGCTTCTCGAGCTTGTTTGAATAATCTTCATCTTGCTCAATTAGAGCTTTTTCAACGTGAAGCTTAACCTTGGTGTTGACAGCTTCATTAAAAATGTTCTGCAGTTCATTAAGAGTCTCCTCAGAGAGGATATCTTTGGTTGCTTCTTTTAATACGTCTTTTACTTCTTTCATAAATTCTTATTTTACAACCTCTGAGATTTTTTGTTTAATCTTCTCTTCGATTGCGTTCTTTAAATATTTATTGGCCGCGGCAAAATTTTTCTCAGAAATTGCTTGAATAAATTGACTAATTTCAAGCTTGATGTCGTTCTTGGCTAAATCTTTCTGCATAAAAATATTTATCCTACGAGAGTCATTTTTTTGAAGAAATTTGATATTTGTTCCTTCAGATATGACTCCACATCCACTTTGGGTAGTTTGTTTAGTTTGTTAGAGAACGTTTCATATACTTCAGCATACTTGCCATCTGCTTCCAGAACAAACTGTTTGGATTCAAGAATACCATTGACAAAAGCCTTGGGAAACGATGGATCTGCAACACAATCAATTGCGACTAAACGCATTTCTGTAACACGTTGCACACCACTATCTTGTTCTTCTAATTTGCCAAGAGCACGTGATGACATGCCAACTTTAACACCATCATTCACAAGAGAACGCACAATCATTCCCATGGGTGTGGTTAAAACTTTTGACTTGCCGTAAAATACATTACCATCTTGTCTGAGTTCAGTGACAAGGTGGCATGCTCTCTCCAGATCAACATCAGCAGTTGTTGGGTGATTCAATTCTCCCATTGCACGGTTATTCTTAATAAGCTCGTTACTGTAACGGGTTACTTCACGTGCCATCTCATTTACATCATATACTCTGTTGTTTTTATTAACACCTTCTGCCATCATGTATGGGCCGTTAATATACAGGGTAGCAGGTCCTTTGGAATTTTTCTCCTCTAAAACATACTCAAATTGTTCTTCAGGAGCAGGTTTTTCTACCAATAGTTTTAGAGCCATAATATTATTTATACTTTTATCGGTATAATTTTAGTGTGTTATGTGTACAAAATACCTGAAACAATCGCTTTACCACTTAGAGAAGTCATATTGCCAGTGCCTATTGCATATGCTGTTTCCACGCGCAAATACAACGTTGATGATGCTGCAGTAGTAGATTGTCGACTTACCGTTGTTTGCGGCCGGGCATATTGATTGACGGCACTCGGAGTGCTGGCTAGAGAGAAAGGTGTAACTGAACCACACATTTGATTGGCAAGAGCTGTCGCACTGTTTGAATTGTAAACTCGATAAGCAGGCACCGTATCACCAGTATTAAATGCGCCGGTAATTGCATCAATTGTAAAAATAAGATCATTCATTACAAATCGCGCGCCAGCGGGTGTAGTGCCAATATTAGTGTATGTTGCTGCTGCTGCCAAATAATTTATAGTGTCACTTACAAATATTATTGGTCTAGGCACTGATAAGCTAAGAGCGGGATTTGCTGCTACACCATCACCGTCACTTACTGAAACACCATTAGATGCAGTTATTGTGCGTGCTGCTACTGTGCCTGCTGCAGTTCTAGTTATGAGACCGTTTGTACCAAGATTGTGCAGTGCTAGTGCTTGACCGGATAAAGCTATAGAGGGGCTAGTGGCCACACCGTCACCGTTAGTTACTGCGACACCAGTGCCGCTTGATATGGTTCTGCCCGCTACTGTGCCAGCGCCAGTTCTAGTTATGATACCGTTTGTGCCTAGATTGTGTAATGCTAACGCTTGACCTGTTAATGATATTTGACCCATATAGTTATTTATCTATTATATGATTCTATCAATAAAGTATTTTGGTAATCTATCTTTGTGTGTTTTTATAACGTCGACTATATTTCCGTCCAGAATATATGTCACAGAATAATCGTTCTTACTTCTTGTGGCTCTTCCTGTTGCTTGAACCATGGCATTTAACATCTTATCAATGTACCAGTTCTTATCCAATTCAAACAACTTCTTAACTCTCTTGGAAGATAATGGTAGGTATGGTAATTTAACTATAATTTGAAATCTTGCTAATTCATCCTTAAGATCTATGCCAAAAGATAGTGATGGTGACACAAGAACAGTAGGTTTACTGCTTGAGGAATGCTCTTTGAGAATATCTTCATTTTTTGAAGCAAGCTCTCGAAAGAGAAATCTTTCCCCATTCAATCTGGTCTTTATATATTCTGTGATCTCCATGGTGTGGGTATGTATAACGCCTTTTGCATCTTTATGGAAATCACAAATTTGCTTAATCTTATTAACTATTTCCGGCAATTCTGTTTTTATAGTTTTATAGTTTAACTTGTTTTTAGATGTTACATATATGGGTGACTTGGATGATTCAAAAGTAGAGTCAACTTCCACATACTCGTAATCTTTTATACCTAGCGTTTTTGCAAAATTCTTGTGATCAATAATTGTAGCGGACATTAATAAAATATTTTCACCATAATCAAAAATATATTTTGACAATTTATCTACCTTTAATGGTGTAAATGATGCGCGTTGCGAATCTTTCTCTACAACAAATTCACACTCATCCCATAATGATTCGATAATTACTAAGTTGTTGTAAAGGTTTTTCAAATAACGAATTTTAATTTTATCTATTGGTGATAAATTAGTAATTTTTTTTGTTTGTCTATTTTGTAAAGTGTTTATTATCTCGCTAAGATGAAAAATGAGATCATACAGCCACACACGAACCTTTTGTGTACTATCTGTAACAAGCGGTACAACACTTACATCATAATTCTTTAATTTATCATATTCTATAAATGCAGAAAATCGTCTTACTAGCTCGTCTTCTAATTCAGATGCCTCATCACATATAATAAAGTTTTTTCTTTTTACATGATCCGGGAGCGACAAAAACATTTTATAATTTAAAATAGAAAATTTATCTGTAAGTGCAGTATTTCTTGCGGTATAATACGGGCATATATTCTTTGACCAACAATCTTCTTTAAGCTTATTGACCAACACACATGGGGCTGATTCTACATCAAAATTTGTATCGACTTGACACTGATAGTTTGTCTTGCCTTTCAAAAGTTTACCATCTTCAAAAAGCTTCACATATTGATCTTGTAAAGATTTTGTTATAGTAAGTGTGAAGGTTCCAAAAGCTGGCTCTTTTCTTGCATCAGCTTCATGTGTATAATTGCCACTATAATCTTGTCTAAATGCATCGTAACTGTTAATTAAATTAACATATGCAGATGTAGGCGGTGAACTTAAGTTGGCTAATGTTTTGCCGAGAAAGCTTTTTCCAGTACCTGTAGGTGCACAACAAATTACAAATTTTTTTCCTCTCGCAAAAGCTTTCTCAACACCATTAATGAGCTGTATCTGGCTCTTGCTTGGTGTGTAGTCTTGAGGGAAATATGAAACTAGTTTCTTCTGCACGTACTAATTGTAGTTATAAGAACTCAATGATCAAGGTATTATCGTAAAATTTTGAAAATTTCTGTCTCTTTAACAGCTTAATAATAGTTTCCAACTCTTTGTCTTTTTTTGTGAGTGTGCTATTCGTGTAGTCAAAAAATAGTTTATTCTCTTCAAATCTATATGTATAGGGGTAAGGTATTTCAATATACTTGTATGCATTGTGTCCTACACAGAGTTTAAAATGAAGATAGAATTCTTTGAACGAAAAGAGTATTAGCTTTCCCTCTCTCAATGTCTTGTTATTAACCCTAAATCTAAGATTTTTTTGAAAGATTGAAGAGACGTCTTTTTCTAAATTTAAAATGCTCATGTGTTCATAAATGTTTCTTTTTCGGCAACAGACATAAAACGTAATTTTTCGTTAAAATATTTCCAAAACTCATCATTAGCGACAGGAATTGTTTTTATGAGCTCACAGCTTTCCATGTTAATACATCGAAAATCTTGCATAAAAATATCCCATGTTATGATAATATTTTTATTTGTTGGGTTAAATTTTGGACTTCTTTTGGGTTGCTTGTAGTTTAATAAAATTTTACCGTTCACACTGCTAAGAAGAATAACACTGTTTGTGCATAGCATTCTACGAGTAAGCGATTCACCGGCTACAGGTCGCTTTCTAGAAAACTTTACTTCACAGACATTATTTTCTAGAAGATTTTTTAACGATCCTAGGGCTACTTTCATTGTCCTCGCGTGTAGAGCAAATACCGAATATACGTTGTTCGTTAATAAAGATACCTTTATTAATTTTGCCGTAACCATCTACATCGATATTTGAAATAGGCACACCCATATTATTCGGAAAACAAATTACATCGCCTGGCTTTGCATATCTTACACTTGGTCCTGCAAGAACAACTCTACCCAATCGCCATGCTTTTGTCTCGGCATTTACTGGTACCAGGATACCATTTCGAACAATCTCTTTGCCGTTATCTGATTCATCAATAAAGATAGCGAGAATAACATCATCGAGAACTTGCTTGAGATTGTGACCCAAAAACACTGAATCAAACGTATTTTTAGGTAGATCAGCAAAATCAATTAAACTCTTTGGAACTGGTCCGAGTGCGTCTACAGATATTTTTGACATATGATATAATGATTTATCTCTCTTTTAGAGAGTTCAAGGTTTTGAGCTAACATAGTTAACTCTTTATTTTCTTCCTCTTCCTTTGTATTTTTCTTTTTAACGTAGTCTATTTTCTTAAAATTGTATTTAGGGAGAAAATTTTTTAAAAAATAAAAATGTTCTTGTTTTGAAAAATTAGTAAAACGGTTTGTAGTGATGTTAATAATATTAGCTAACTCTTTATTATAAAAAGAGCACCATCGATTTATCATAAACGGTGTATAAGAATTGTTATTATCGTGATTTATCTCTCTACTTTTCTTTGAATAAAGAATGGAGTTGAGAAAGTCAAAAATTGTATCCATTAACTAATAACTTTAGTTGTAGCAATAAAGATATCGTCGTTAAGATTATAAAACAGATTAATAATTTCTGCCATGAAGTTATTGGCTTGCTCGTCGGTAAGATTTGTTGAGTAAGCAAAAGCGGGTGCCTTCTTACCTGCTGCAATATTAATACCGGTATGACCAAGCGCAACATTATTCTTTGTGTATGTGATGCTTACGCTACATTTACCTTTTGGTTGTGCAATACCACCTTGTGTATGTTCTTTATGCACAATTAAATCGTCGCCTTTCATTTCAATAGGAGCTTTGAGATATTGTGTAGAGAGAATATTAGCAATCTGAGTATTTAAAAGTCTTTGATAAGCTACAGCACCAAACGCATCAAGGTTAGGAATTTCCCAAAGAAAATTAATTGCATCATCACTGTAGATATAATCTGCATTGAGAATATCCTCACTATCAATCATACCTTCTGCTTCAACTTTCATGGGCGATCTGAATGCAATGATATTACCGATCGGTAATGTTTTTTCTCGGAAAAACTTATATGCAAATCGTGAATGCAGCAATGACCCGTCGTATATTTTTTGATTAATAATCATTAGCTTATAATACTATCTCAAACTTGAATATCAACTCTTTTCTATTTGCGATTTAATCCAAGAATAAGTCTTTTTTAACCCTTCTGCGAGAGGGTAATTTGGCTGCCAATTTAACTTTTCGCCAATTAATTTATTGCAAGAATTTCTGCCCCTTACACCAGTAGGACCATCTAATTTATAATTTTTTGTAATTTTCTTGTTTTCAATGGAGCATGCTAAATCAACTAATTGGTTAATTGTCACGCGCTCTTCTGAGCCAATATTGACTGGTCCGAGAAAGTTTGATTCCATCAACCGACGGATACCTTCAACACATTCATCTATATATAGAAATGATCTGGTCTGCTCACCGTCACCCCAAATTTCAATATCACCAGTTGATTCTAAGACTTTGCGACAAATTGCAGCAGGCGCTTTCTCCTTGCCACCCTTCCATGTTCCTTGAGGACCAAAAATATTATGAAAGCGTGCAATACGCACATCAATGTTATAATTTCTGTTGTAAGCAAGGTAAAGCCGTTCGCTAAAGAGTTTTTCCCACCCATATTCGCTGTCGGGGTTTGCTGGGTAGGCGCTGCTTTCCTCACAATTGGGATTATTTGGATCAAGTTGATTGTGTTCAGGATACATGCAAGCGCTACTGCTATAAAATATTTTCTTTAAACCCACATCAACAGCTTCATCTAGAACGTTTAAATTAATTGTTGCAGAATTATGCATCACATCAGCATCATGTGCACCAGTAAAGATGTAACCTGCTCCGCCCATATCTGCTGCAAGCTGATACACTTCATCAAACGATGTATGGTGCGTGTGCGTGTAATAGTGCCAAGATTTATCCATTGCTTTGCGTACGTTGTCACGCTCTCTTAAATCCAAAATAAAGAATTGATCTGCTTGTGTGGAAGAATATTCAGGATATTTTAAATCTACACCACGTACAAAATATCCCTCGCTTTTTAATCTTGTAACTAAATGGTTACCAATAAAACCACCTGCGCCTAAAACTAATGCACTTTTTTTCATATTTTTGTTATTAAGGAGATTTCTTTATTACCGTCATGGTTTGAGATGTGAGCCTTCTTTTTAATGTTGTATTTTTTTAACGGAAAGAAGTCACATGAGAGTGGTCTGCTACGCAATGGCATGTCTTGCCAATCGTCCTTCTGATCGCAACTATTGGTTATAAGAATGTAGTTAAAATTAGCAATAGCACGATCTAGAAAATAAACAATTTCGTCACATAACCAATGCTGTATTACATCTTTTAGTAAAAGTAAATCACCTGTATAGTTAAAAAAGTTTTCAATTTGCTCAATATATTCAAAGCGAATATTAGGTGCACTGTAAGTTGAATTGTGGTGGTCGATCAAGCTCTTTACACAGTCGATGCCTAGATAATTTACACTGGACCAGTCAATAAGGCGTGAAAACTGCCAATCACCACACCCATAATCAGTTACAGTTTTAATATTATTTTTTTGTATAAAATCTGTAATAAATTTTCTATAACCTACAGTATGTTCTGGATAAGAGCCAGAACCTGAACCATTCCACTCGTTTGTGTCGTAAATCCTTGTAAAATGGTTAATATGTGATTTGTGATCGAGCATTATGATATGTTATAATATATTTGTTATTAATCAATAGATATTAAATTGGCGTAATAATTGAACATGGCCTTTTCTCTTGAGTTTTTAATTAAAGTGTCGTATTTTGTTTCTAAAAACTCTTCTGTTATTTCTTCAAAAGAATTTACAAACAAAATAGGCAGGTCAGTAAAATAATCTAAAGCGGTGTGATTCTCTACTATAGGAATCACATTTAAATATATTGCTTCCCAAATTCGATGACAGTCAATACTGTTGCCTGGTGGCGACACAACATACTTATATGCTTTAAGCTTAGTAAGATAATCTTTATATTGATGAATTTCTGTATCTATATTAATAAATGTCTTAGTTTTTAAAATATTGAGAATATTTTGTCGCTTAAGCAGGTTAGTTGAAATATTAAAATTACTATAAACGAGTTTTGTTTTTTTAATAGGTGTATTGATCACATCTAATAAAGCATTCTTGTCACCGTGCGGCCACTTCTCATTAGCTATGCCGATGGGTATTGGTTGCAATTTATCGTGCTTAATGTGGCAATTCATGGCATGCCATTTAATGAGGTTATTGCTGTTTAAGATGTTTAGGTATTCTTCTGTAATCCAAAGATCGGAATTATGTGTAATAAGTTTAAAGGTATAGTCAATTCGGGGTAGTACTTTTTCGGCAAAAATTTTTAACCAATCTGTATATAAAAATATAATTTTGGGTTTGTTTGCAAGATTTACAAGCGGCTTGCTCTCATCTATATATTCTGAAGCTAGAGCTTTAAAACTATTACCTGATATAATATCTTCTATACTGATAGGTGTTACTAACATAGTGCGTCAAGTTTTTTACAATGTACATGAAGATTCATAATAGGTATATGTGTATTATTATATACAATATAGGGCGTTTCTTCAACCTTAACATCAATTTTTTTATCCTGAATAGCAGCCCCTATGTAGTGATGTCTACCGGTCCAGCCTCTATCGTGTCCGTTATTCGTTCCACCAAGATATTGGCCATATGATGCACCATCAAACAATACGTTTAACTTATCAAAATTATCACTACCAACACCTTCCGGTAAAATAGGTAAGTAATCCATAATGCCTTTTGTGTGTGTGTATACCAAGTCAATAATTATCATTTCTGATAAATGGTCATATGGTGTAAACTGTTTAACAAAATTTTCACCTTTCATAATAAGTTGTTTTGTTTTTTCAATAAATTTTTTATAATGATCTAAGCTGTTACAAAAAACAAATCCTGCAGAGCTACAATATGGTCCTACTCGAGTAAAGTATATTGAAGGGGGGAGCACTTCTAATACGCTTAAATCTGAATATATAAGGTTATCATATTCAAGATGTACAAACTTGTTTATATTATTTTCTTCACAATACAGATAAACAGCATAGAGTCGAATTAGTGTCAATAACCAAAACGGGTCGTTGCAGAAAGAAGGAAAATGCTGCTTACATAAGTAATAAAATTCATTTATTTTTTCATGACTAGATTCACTAATATTTTCGTTGGTTAAAACAATGGATTTTTGTTGTAAAAATCTTTCACTTTGTGCAAAACTATATTTTGCATATTCAGGTAAATCTGAAAATGTAAAGGTCGATAATTTAAGGTCGCTTGAAAATTTAAATTTATCTGGACTTAAATGTACGTAAATTGCTTTTAAATTTTCCATGAATGTATCGATAATATTGATTTATCAGTTTTAAGGGCTCTCTCAATAGTTGCAACAACATCGTTTTCAGACCAATTTTGTCCTTGATTTAAATCTCTGCCTTCATTCATTTGACTCAATGGTTCAAATGTATACAGGCCAGGATAATACTGATTAACAATATTAGCATAGGTTTCATATTCAGAGAAATGAAATACCTGATTCATGCTAGGCCCGATATCCTTTAGAAGTAGTTCAGGAGTACTGTAGCCGGTACTATCAAGAAACGATTGAATAATATTTTTATTAAAGAGACCTAAATCACCAATACCTGTATGATTTAAAGATTTTTTAAGATTAAAATGTCTTCTATTAAAGAGAAAGTACGGAAAGTGATTTTGCTTCCACCCGTAATACCAGACTGGCTTGTTTTCCTTGAACAGGGGTAATTGTTTTAAAATAATTGTATCACAATCTAAAGCAAAATAATATTGAGAATGACTCTTAAAGAAAAGTTTTAAAAATTGTTGATAAGTCCAATTAGGTCTAAATCCTATAAAGCTTTTATCCGTTAAATTTACAACATCTAAATCATTGATATATTCAATGCCTTGAATCTTACTATTAATCTTATGTGGTGAACACACAAAAACATTTTTTGGTGCTAAGTGTTTTAAGGCATATTCATAAACATACTTTAATTTTATCTCATCTTTTTCAATTAAAGGTATAAACAAATCATAGTCAGTATTTGTATCCACCGGTAATGGTGTAAATGGTTTACATTTTACAGGTGTATTAAAAATTCTAAAATGCTTCTTTTCAATCTCTTCTTCGTTTGGAAAAGGCTGGTACCACTTGCAGCCATTGATAACGGGTCTCTTCATGGGTACATTTTGTACGTAGGAAAACCAAAGATGGCCGACAAGTAAATTACGCTTGAATACATCTTCATTATAATAATTTTCAATATGGCCTTGTGTTGAAGTGCTTCCGTGCTCAATATGAAAACAAACAGGTGGAAGTTTGTTAACAAATTTAGTATTTACAAGTATTGCTAGCATTGTAGCCGAATATGTATCCCAATACATACGTCCGAGAACTAGATCTTCAAAGTGGTTTCTTATTTGTAACCAGATATCTTTTTTAATAAGAAAAGCATCAAAGCCATGCACAGAATAAGATTCTAATTTTGGAATATCATCCAACGATTCAATGTCGTAAATGTGCATGCGACTGATGGCATATGCATCCGAGCCATCTATTTCTTTTAAGAATCTGTTCGAAAGAATAATATCATTATTTAAAAAAAGAAAATAATCACAATCAGTACTAGCTAATACATCAAATATTTCTTTAACAGAAGGTAGTTCCTTTTTATTGCTATCTATTTCTTCTTTTCTAATAATATATTCATTGGTTAAACCATCATGTTGAAAATAATCATGGATGAGTTCATTAGAACGAACAGTTAAATTGTTGAGTGTTGTGAAATGATCATACTTAATATTTTCATTTGTAAAACAAACATTATATAAATCAATATTAGTATTCTTATTTTTAATTTTAACTAAACTATCAATACAAAATTTCTCTCTTTTTTCTAGAGAGTCATAAGTTTTAAACCCGTTTATACCAATTGCAATTTTCATGGCTTTATTTGTTTTAAGAAGCTAACAACTTCTTGCTTTGTTTTGTTTGGTATCTGTGTTACAGCAACATTATGTTTTTTTATAAAAAATTCCCACTCTTTATGTATTTTCTGGGTACGAGAACCATCAGGATTATCTGGTGCGTCAATGCGACTGCTCGTCTCGGGGTTATTCATGATATAATTATCCGAATTTGTTAAATCTGCAAACCACCAGAACGGTGCAGCATAATCCCCGCGGATGGACTCCCTGTACGTGAGATCAACATCCCATGCAAATCTGTAGCTTGTATCATACAGACCGTTCTTACTGTAACACGATGCATGATGATATGTAAATTCGTTGCACATATTTGGATAAAATGAAATGCTTGCGTCCTTATTATACTGTACAGTTAATTTGGGGGTTCGTTTTTCAGGAGTACCAGATTCCCAGGATGTGCTTACAAATGAAAAGTACTTTAACCCGCTTGCTTTGGACGCATCTATATATTTGTAAAATATATCTTTATCCTTAATAACCATATCATCTTCAATAATAAAAATGTGATCGCATTTTTTTTCTAAAAGAAAATTAATACAATCATTTCTGCATACACTTGGATATCTGTTTTTACGGTGCTGGATCCAATCTGAATCATATTTCTTAGAATATTCTTTACCACCATTTACTGTTACGAATTCATCAATTACATCTCGTGGCAAAGAGCTGTACAATGCATCATAATAATGCTCTGTATTGTATGTGGTAATTCCTACGCCAATTTTTTCTGTACTCATAATGATTTAAAATATTCAATGACCTTTTCAAGGCCATCATAACTCTGGCTAGGGTTTGTAACATCAACGTTATGTTTTTGCTTAAATCTCTCTACACCTTTTCTAAAATTTTCCACCCAATTACCTTTTCTTATAGTAGATTTATCGTGATGGTAGTCTTGATCAACAATGTATTGATTGCTATTCTCTAGGTCAATAAACCATCGAAAGGGCGGGTGATATTTGTGGTTTATAGCAATCATTGTATGATCGACATGTTCCATAGCATTAATATACTCTTCATCTAGTAATCCGATCTCTTCAAAAACTGATCTATGATAGTAACTACATGCACCGTATACATTGAAGTATAGTGCAACTCTCTGGCCTCTTATTTCAAAAATTTTACGAGGATTAGGTGTGTTATTTTGTTTGTTGTCTTGACCGTGTAAACAGTAGTTGAAATGCTTCACTTTAGTTTTTTTGCTAGCTTCTATGTATGCTTCAAATGCATTCTGAAGAAAAATAACATCATCTTCAACAAGGAAGATATGTTCACAGCCTCTCTCTAAGAGAAATTTTATTGCTTTATTCTTTGACTTGCCAACACCTTGATTTACTTCATTATTAATAATATTCATCCCAGACTGTTCAATTCTCTGAATCCCGTCATTTATAATAACCAATTCATCATACCAGTCCTTATTGAGACTTTTAATACATTTCTTAAGAAAAGCAGGCCGATCACAGGTTACAATGCCTACACCTATTTTCTCTTTCATCTTTGATATTATATATTAAATAATTGAAATGTCAAACGATAGTAATTATATCAATATATCGGATCTACCGGTAATACCAGAAATCGCGCCTGGTGATTATTTTGTTGTAAAGACGCCGCAAGGTCAAGCACTTATAGATTTTGTCGATCTTCCGTTTACAGCTGTATCGGGCAATAATGTTACTATTTTTGGATCACTTTCTTCTGATTCCTTAACAGTTTCAACTGCAGTTTCAGCAGGATCAGCATATATTACACAATTGTATGTTAATGGTGCATCAGGTATAACCATAACTGGCAATTATAACACATTTGACATACGCTCCGGTGTCATAGTTGATATTGGCAATACAACATCTGATTATATTGTTTCGTTGAGTGCAGAAACAGACACAAAATTAAATGCAGTTTCTGCTGCAGTGCCTCTAATATTTACAGATAGTGGAATTATATATGTTGCTGCTTCAAATTCTGCGCCTTCCTATTCTGAGGTTGTTATTGGAAATAATAATGTACCGCAAAATTTGTTTATACAGCCCAGTGATATTAACGTGCAATATCTTTTTAATACAGAATTAAATAGCTTCCTCACAACAAATTATCTTTCCTCAATACCCATGATATTTGTTGAAGAAAATGTCAGTAATAGTTATGTAAATAGCAACAGCAAGGTGCAATTTAGAGCTGTCTTTAGACCACCGCTCAAGGCTGGTGCAAGAATAGCCTGGAATATAACAAAAGTATATTATAGTTAATGGACACTGTAGTTACATCATTACTGTCGTCAGATTTATTTCTTGTTGAAACACCAAACTATACCGGTGCAATAAGTGCACAGGACATCAACTACATTTCAACTCAATTTCCAAAAATTTATTCTGTTATTGGTTCATATTCTATCAATGCAAAAAACGTTACAAGCGAAACACTGACTGTTAGCAGCATAACACCTTTTACAGCAAAAACTGCTACGCTAACAGGTAATTTTAATACTTTTATTTTGAGCTCCGGCTTGATTCTTTCTGCATATAATACAGTTAGCTCCGAGATAACAGCTTTTAGCGCTACCTTTACAACAAACTTAAGTATACTCTCTGCATCCGTGTTTAATGTATTTTTTGAATCTGGCACAGCGAGACTCTCACAATATATACATATCAAAAATACCAATGGAGCTACTGAATTAATTCTCACGGGCAGTAAAATTGCACCAACAGGACTTACAATAGGTGCACAAAATATACAATTAAAAGTTATGTTTGATGGGTTTACAGATATTGAGTCTAATGTTACATATCTCACATACAATACGAGCTTTCCGTTTATAAATCTAAAGGATTTTGATTACTCTCTTACCAATGCTTTCGACGGTCGACCTGATGATGATGGTAATGATTATGTAGACCCAACAACACGGAAAGTAGTTATACCGGTGGCAATCTCAAATATGCCTGGTAACGATATTTTGCTTACCTGGAAAGTACAGAAATTCTATTAATTATTTTTTGAGTGGAAGTGTAAAGCTTTAGAAATTTTATCTAAAATAATTTTTGGACTATGACCTTCCCCGAGAAGTCTGTTGAATTCAAGCTTAAAAGCTTTTATGAATTCATTTGATAGCTGCAGGTTGCGCGGATAAAAAAGGCGCCTCTTAAATGTAATGGAGCCGTAGCCTTCAAGTAATGACTTGAACTTTTTATTAAAATTACTCACATATATATTTATCTATCTGGTAAGATTAGATTATTATATAATGACTTTTCAAATTTCTCTTTTTCAGCGATCTGCTCTTGTGTTTTAAGTAGATCTTCTACTTGTGTAGACGTCTGCAAATCACTTATTACACTTTGTTCTTCACCAATAAGATCACCATCCACATTCAAATAATATCTTACTAACTGAATTCTTTCTTCTGGTTTGCCAAATATTTCCACAATACCAGGGGAATCATCTTTTGGAAAAAAAGTAGAAACACCTGTTTTTTGAATTTGATGCACAATTGTTTTGAAGATATTATCAATTTCTTTGATATAAGACTCATCTACTTCACGCTTATCATCACTAACAACAGGTACCGGAGCAACACGTGTAATGGGTGTGAAGAAAATAATATCTAAATAACGCATCGACTCACGGACGAGTGGTAAACATTTTTCAATGAATTTGTCATCAAATTTATCAGGAGTTTTAGTATTGCCCCAAAGAGAATAAACAATATTATCAAGCGGGCAACGGTCAAATATGACTTTATTGCCTTTATCACAATTTTTTTGCATATCTTCAATCATGCAATTGAGAATCTTCCATTGCAAATCCTTGGTAGTCTCCTTGCTATGACGAGCCTTCTCTTCTTTTATTGCTTTTCTGTAGCTTGATTCAACCAATCTATATGTTGGCCATTCCTTAAGAAAGTCATTTGTAAATGTTGTCTTACCTTGACATGCAGATCCAGAAACAGCAATTCTCATATTATACTTTAAGAGCTTTATCCCAGATTACAAGCTGCAAGCGTGGGCTAAAATTAAACATATGTTTCTTGCACAACTCTGCAACCATTGGTGCTTTTTCAGCTAATTCAGCTCTACTGCCGCAGCAAGGCATCAACCATACACGGTTTTTCGGTACATTAATATCCGGATTGTGTATATATTTCTCGAGAATTTCATCCACATCAGCTTCATTACTAACAACAAATTTAAACCCTGAACCATTCTCCGCATGCCACTTTAAAACAGCTGGCTTGTATCTCTTTTCAACAGGATCCCCGTTATTAGCCAATTTTGGTGATGTAGTGAATGTTGCTTTAAATTCGTTACCCCACGCTTCATCAGGAAGAATTGTTGCGTTAGTTTCAAAATCAATAACAGGTACATAACCAAAGCGCTCTGCATATGCACGCACAAGCTTAAGCAATTGTTTTTGCTGTATGAGTGGTTCACCACCAGTAATCTTCCATATTGCACCATCATGCAGCTTACAATTGTAAGCATTCTGAGCCATAAATTCAAAAATTTCGTCAAATGTCATTCTGTTCTTTACAGACCAACTGACAAAACTATCACAACCATGAGGTGCATCTGCTGATTTGAATCCTTGACATGTTAAGTTACACATTGAAAGACGCATAAAAACAGAAGGTATACCTGCATATTCACCTTCTCCTTCTACAGTATAAAAGATTTTATCATCACTTAAAAAGATTGTATTTTCGTTATCCATTTCAATATTATATCATACTTCTTGCAGAAATAAAGCATAAATAATTATAGATGTCGAAAAAAGACAGACAGCTTAAAAAAGCTGCAAAACAGGCAAAAGACGAAAACGGAATCATTAAAAACGATATCTTTCTTAATTTTAAGATTGATCAGAAGTTTCATTTTAATGAACATCATAAGAGTTTTGTAGATAAAGGCCTAGCGGACGAATCACACATACTATTTTGCGACGGTCCTGCAGGATCTGCAAAAACATACTGTGCAGTGTATGTGGCACTAACGCTTTTAAAAGAAAAGAAGATAGATGAAATTGTTTATATCCGTAGCATAGTAGAGTCTGCTACCAGAAAATTGGGTAGTTTGCCAGGTGAAGCTGATGAAAAATTTAAACCATGGAGCATACCGTTAGTAGAGAAATGTGATGAGCTTGTTGGCAAACAAATAACAAATATGCTGTTTGACAGTGATTATCTTAAATGTACACCAGTAAATTTTCTAAGAGGATCAACATTCTCAAACAGTGTGGTAATAGTTGATGAAGCTCAAAATCTCGAACATAGTGAGCTTGTGACAATATTAACAAGATATGGTAAAAACTGTAAATTGTTTGTAATTGGAGATTCTTTACAATCTGATATTCAGAAATCAGGTTTTGAGAAGATAATGAAAGCTTTTGATACCAATGAAAGTGGTAATAATGGTATTCATGCCTTTCATCTAACAGAAGAAGATATCACACGCAGTAAATTGCTCAAGTTTATTGTTAAAGTAATTGCAAATATCAAGTCAAAATAATTATTCGAGCTGTTTTAGCTCTTCAAGTGCCTTGCGAATATTTTCTCGCGCCTCTGTACTGTAGCCAGTTTGTTGATTATTGATATTTAATATTGGTGTTGTAAGAGGTTTTTTTCCACCATCAACAATTTCACTCATTTTGCCAAAAACATCCGATTTTAATTTTTGTAGAACTGGATCTTTCTCTTTATGTACCATTTAAACACTCCAAGATGTACCTGCAAAAGGATTGCTCATGCCTTTGGTAACTTTGGTACCAAGAGGTGCACCCATCTCAACGTTAATGCCTGCATTAACTACATTTACCTGCTCAAGTGATGGTTGTAATGTTGTTGCAATTGTATTGTTTGTAACCACATGCTTATCAGAAGCATATGGGTTATGATCCGGTACATGTTGATAGCCTGAACTAACAATTGCAGAATTTTTATCATGCTCCCATACTTCAACCCTACTAACCCAACATCTATTATTAGTTATGCCTCTTACATGCGCATCAGCTACATCATAACACCAGTCTGCTGTTCTCTCAATACCAACACCTTTGTCCATAACTCTTAGATCTGCAGCACCTAAGGTGTGTAAATTTTTAAAATGATCTAGCAAAGGATCATCAGCTGAAATGCATAATGTATGATCAAATTGATTTTCTAAGACTTGCTTAAGTTCCTTTAAACCACCAAAATCTACAACCCAGTTCTTTTCATCTAGATAATTACATTCAAACCAAAATTTTGCTATCAACCTGTATCCATGGATATATTTGCAATGGCTGTCTGCTTTCCACTGTCTAAATGCACAACTTCCTAATTCAATTATCTTTGTACTTTCGTATTTCATGCTCTTATTATAACTACACTTTTATATGAATCAACTCTCAACATACCAACTCTTTATATTACTGTATTATTATAACCGAATTCCAAAAAAAATCAACTGTGTTTTTTAATAATTCTTACGACTGCAGCTTCGAACGACTCTTTGACATTAATGTGAAGTGCTGTAACCTGTCTTTTAGCTTTCTCTTTGGACATCGGTTTTTTTGAAAATGTACGATTAGTCTTTTTATTGACGACCTTAAACCCACTACCACTTTTGCGTATTGAATAAGGCATATCTCTATTTGATTCTTTGAGCATTTTGTTGCATTGTATTTATTTGCTTCTGAAGCTGCTGTATTTGCTGCACAAGCTGTTGATTGGCAGGTTGTTGACTCAATTGATTTGTAAGGTTTTGTAGTTTGTCCTGCTGTGTCTTTACTTGCACAGCTGGCAGACCTACTGCACGTGGTATGCTACCAATTTGTTGTTGCAAACGATATGGATCGCCACCTGCTGCAGCTTTTAGGGACTGACCAAGAGCTCTTGGTGCATTTGTTATTGCAGAATATGCACCCACACCCTTCTGCAATGCTTTAATTGGTGCTGAAACTACTTTGCCAAGTATATTTGAGGCACTAGCTCTTGCAGGTGTATTTGCTGCAGCAATGCCTTTATTAGCATATGTTTGTTGTGCTGCAGCCAGCGGATCATTCTGTACTGCCCTCTGTACTGGTTGCACTTTTTTTCTTGCAACTGGAGCTGCAGGTGCCTGTACTACCGCACCAGGTTGTGGTTGCGCTGTCACTTTGGGTTGTGGCTGTAAGGTTGGTTTGCCTTGTGCAGCTGCAGCTTGTGCTGCAACCTGATTGCGGTAATTTTGATTTGCAACTTGCTTGGGTGCATTAAATGTAACAGGGCTTTGTAGATTTGCTGTGCCAGTAGTTGTGGGATTGCTCTTCATGGCTTGAGCTCTCCTACTCTTTCTCGATTTCTCTGAAATTATATAATTATATAGGTCGTCAAATTTCATTGTAACATATATTCCTTGTAAAGATCTTTAAGTTGAGCATCATTAATGCCATTATCCTTGAGAATAGCTTCAATTGAAACAATGTCGTTGAGTTGCATTATCATTGCTGCAACTGTCTCGTTTCCTATTTTATTTGCGAGAAATGTCTTCAATGCTTCGAGTCGTGGATTTGTTGCATCCATCATAGAGGCAGGCATATTGACCATGGGATTCATTTCTGCTGCCGGCTTGATAACATACACTGAAACTGCACCTTCACACTCTTCTAATACATAGCCTTCGTAGCCTGCATATGCTTTAAAAGCTTGATGCTCTTTGTTTAGAGGATCATACTTTATGCGTACTCTTCTCAGATTTTGTTCACTTATGGTTTTTTCAATAATATTAAAAAACTTCATCTTCTATATTATTTATTATTGAAAATTTAAAACCTTAGGTTATATTATGTAAATATGTCTAAGAAAGTATTAATTCCATACGCAAATCATAACCATCCTCGCTCTGAACAAGAGAAGAATGAGATTATTGATCATGCCGCAAAAGCTTATGAAGCTTATCTTGATGCGCTTTGTATTGATTGGCGCAATGATCCAAATAGCTCCAACACACCTCACCGAGTTGCAAAGGCCTTTGTTGAAGATCTAGCTTCTGGTTGCTACAGCACACCACCCAAAGTAACTGCATTTGCTAATGTGGATCAATATGATGGCATTGTGTGTCAAAATAATATTAAAGTAACTTCACTTTGTTCACATCATCATGCAGCGTTCACTGGTGTAGCACATGTAGCATACATACCTTCTCGTGATGGTAAGGTCATTGGCTTGAGCAAGCTCAATCGCATTGTAGATTGGTTTTCACGCAGACCACAAGTGCAGGAGAATCTCACCATGCAAATTCACCAGCATATTGATCAAGCTTGTGAATTAAACAATGGTGTGGCAGTTATGATTGAGGCAAAGCATACTTGTTGTTCCAATCGTGGCATCAAGCATGACTCTACTATGCGCACTGCGCGCATGTCTGGTGCGTTCTTGGATAACAATGACAACTCTCGTTCTGAGTTTTACAAGTTTATTGAATTTGCACAAAATAGGGATTAAGTGTGGACCCATATTATACACATAGACCCCACCTTACCAAGATATTAGAGCAGCTAGATTTTACTAAAACAGTTAGATGTGTAGAGTTTGGTTCAGGTGATGGCTCGGGAGAAGTTTTTAAACAGTTTACGGAGCGCTACCCAAATCTTAAAGTTGTTTGTCTTGAATCTGACAGGGAGTGGTTTAACAGAACATCAGTAAAGTATCAATCAAATAATTATAGGTATAAATTTGTGGAAAATTGGACCAATACAATTAAAAGTATTAGTCCAGAAGAAGTATTTGACCTTGCTTTTATTGACAATGGACCGACTTGGGATACACGCATTCAAATTCTGGAACAAATTAAAAATCAATGCAAGCATATCATTATTCATGATTATGATTATTATAATAAAGGCCACATGGGTTTAGCAGATGGTCTCAATCTTGAGTATTATGAAGCATACCGCAACACTGAGCATGATATCTATTCTGTAGGTGCAAATAGTTTTTTTGGTAAGTATGCAAAAAATTTTATACTTGAGGCACATAGCACAGAGCTACCACCAACACTTGTATTAACAAATAAGACTTTAATTTAGCTAAGGTGCTGGTGGTGTAACAGTTGGTGTTAGTGTTACTGTTTATTATATGTACCTTGTTGCAAATGTTGCATAATATGTTCTAATCGCTCCTATATTACAGTATAGCGGGCCACTAGCGTACGACCAAACACCGCCGGTACTTCTTTTAAGAACATGAAACGAGTTATCAAAATTAGGACTGCCTTCAAAAGTACTTACAAAAAGCCCTATTGAATTGTCTGAAAAGACATTAAGCTTTAATGATTGTATGCAACTGGCTGCAGCTGGATTTAAAGAAATTCCTCCCAGACCTGCACTCTGGATAGTTGCAATAACTGTATTTGATATGACTGTGTTTGTAGTAAAATTATATTCTATGAATCCTATTCCACCTCGTATAAAGGAGCTCGTCTTCTTTGTATATGCAATATATGCTATATTTTTATCTGTTTTACTGAAATCTAGTCTAATAAGAGGTGATCTACCGTCAGTATTGACACCACCACCAATGCCAGGATCAGTTTTATAATCAGTAGTTATGCTAGCATCTGTATATATAGCATTACTATTAAAATATAGTGCACCGTTTGAATAGCATGCAATATGATAGTTTCCAGAGTAGTCGCAATTGTAATCATAATTATAAACAATACTTGGACCACTAAAGATAGCAGTATTGCCTGGGTATGCATATATTGTGCTGCTATTTCCTGCTGGATAAGCCCAGCTATAGTTCAGCAAATTATTTTTACTCTGTACAGCGACTACCGGAGATCCGTTTACAAAAAAACTATATACAGATGAATTTAACAGCGTTGGTGTCGCCCATGTAACACCCCTATCATTTGAAGATGAAACATATAGTGATACACCATTAGTAGAGCTGTAATTATTAAAATATATATAATAATACGTATTCATACCGTCTATAAAGAGGTTATCGTTACAAGGGGAAAATGTTGCAGGTGGTGCAAGATTGGCAGGTGTCGAAATGGTATCCCACGATGCACCGTTCCATCTTTTGAGAGTTCTTACGAGATTCGTCCCATCTGTAATCATTGCAACTAAGTTATTATTCGCGTCGTTCTCATAAGCCATAACCATTTGTGTTCTACTGTTTCCCGTATACGGGAGTGTTGTAACTCTGCTAAGTGTTGCGAGATCATTTGTATATTCTCTTATTTCAAAAGGACTGTTTGCAAGAGAAGTTCCTTGAGCTAAGAAAGACATTTTCTGCAGATTGCTACCAACAGCACCAAGAGAGAATTCATAGTAATAATTAATGGCTACTGCAGGGCTGAAATAATTTGCCGATGTACCTACAGCTATGAATTTGTTTATTCCTGGGCAATAACATATATCATTTATAGTTCCCAGACCACCAGCAGTTTCATCTGGTATATCGAGAGAATACCATGTTTGAAGATCAAAGCTATATCTACATCCCCTTTTATTTGTATTAAAGTTAATAGGACCTACTAAAACATATACACCGTTACCATATATAATTTTCCAAAACGCATTATTAACAGCAACCGCTCCTGCATTAACATCAACACTTACCCAATTATTGTTTTGTAGTAATCCAATATCACTTGTTGCACTACCTGTGCGATTGATGGCCATTGTGAAACCTATCCAGCTACCATTCACATAATTAGCTGCTTTATATTTTTGATTGTCGGTAAATGCAAGAGGACCAGTTACTGGCGTGCCACCACCATCTGCAAGAGTTGTCTTTAGATACCCGTTAACTAAAAATTGCGGGCTTGCTATATTATTATTAAATGCAGCACCGTATGTGTTTTGATATACACCCTGCGAAAATTCATATGGCTTTGTCCAGCTTGTACCGTAGTTACTTGTTTCCTGGATGGCGTTATAAGTTTCTCCTATCAGCGCTATTTTGCTCGAACCGCTGCATATAACATCAATGTGTGACTGACTACCAAATCCGTTATCTGGCAGTACACTCGATGTCCAAGATATGCCATCGTTTGAAGTATATAAATATCTTGTAGCACCACCGGTACCACCATATGTAAGACCGAAAAATTTATTTAATAGAGTTGAGAATTTAACATTACAGCCAGTTGCGCTACCAGGGTTTGGACACATTTGATTGCCCTGCGTCCATGTTGTGCCGCCATTTGTAGAATAAAAAGATTTTTGCCCAGATTCAAGAACAGGATTTATAACTATTGTAGTATCGTTAGCCGCTACACTGCCCCAGACTTTTGTAGCGGGTAGAGTTACTTTTTGAAAGCTTACAGTAGCAGGTGTAACAGGCTTGGTCGGTGTGGGTGTTATTGTTGGTGTAGGTGTCAGTGAAATTGTAGGTGTTACTGTAGGTGTTAGTGAAATTGTAGGAGTTACAGTTGGCGTGGGTGTTAAAGAAATTGTAGGTGTTAGTGAAATTGTGGGGGTTACAGTTGGCGTGGGTGTTAATGAAATTGTAGGTGTTAGTGAAATTGTGGGGGTTACAGTTGGCGTGCAGGTGCGTGTTGGCGTAAGTGAAATTGTAGGTGTTACTGTTGGTGTTGCAGTGGGGGTTCCTGTGGGTGGTGGTGGCGTTACAGTTGGTGTTGGTGTCACAGTTGGTGTGCAGGTGCGCGTTGGTGTTAATGAAATTGTAGGTGTTACTGTTGGTGTAACAGTTGGTGTACAGGTGCGCGTTGGTGTAACAGTTGGTGACACCCCCGGTGTAGGTGTTGGTGTTACAGTTGGAGTACGCGTTGGTGTAACAGTCGGTGTACAGGTGCGTGTTGGCGTAAGTGAAATTGTAGGTGTCAGTGAAATTGTGGGTGTTGGTGTCAAAACTGGAAGCGGTGTATTGGTTGGGTTTGGTGTTACATTTGGTGGTGGGGTTACAGGAATTACTTGGTAATCTGTATATACATTTGTAACATTTACTACTGAAGCAAGATTTGTTTTTTTATACTGTACACCGTTAATAGTTACATAATTACAGTCTGACGGCACTGCAGCGTCAGGTAGAATTATCATACCTGCCTGCTATTAATATCGATAAGTGCATCCAAGCTTTTCAAAAACTCTCTTCCCAACAAAACAGGTGTTTCATTTTTGCTTCTATCTGCAATAGAGAATTTTACTTTATTATATTTTTTGCCTTTGAAAGTGATATCAAACTCTACAATAGGTCTATCTTCATTAACACCCGATCCTATGTGTATTACAATTGTATCAGCAATATCCTTGTGTAGCGGTAAATTTTTTGTTGTTGAAACAAATCTTACCTTATTACCATCCATTTGTATCTCTCGACCGTCAAGAACGTTAAAAGCACTGTTACCTGAATCGGCCATGCTTTCAACTGTACCAACACCTTCAATGGTAATGGGTTCTATTAAATTAACTACGCTTTTTTCGGAATAATAGCAACGAAAGGGCTTCACCCCTTTATTTATTGTTTTTATTGTATGAAAGCTTAGTAGGCTTCTCTATATATTCACCCAAGTGTTTTGAGAATAATTTTACTTGATCAACAATAATATCTTTCTCTTCACCCTTCAATTTCTTTGTGCGTTCATATAAATCTAGTATAAAATCAGAGCTTATCTTAATATAGCTCACACCATCTTTGAGCTGATTTTTGTGATGAAATTTCACCTAAGTACTTAAGAGAAAAGTTGATAAGTCTACTATTTATTAAAAAATTTTGCCCCATGTTTGCATAAATATTAATATGTACAGGAATGATATAGAAAATCTAAATAATGCTTTCTTTAAAATACTCAATGAAGGTACTGCAGATTTGGGTCCACAGGCAGATTCTCAGCAAGGCCTTTCACCTGTTATACCAACTATAATCAAAACAAAAGAAGACGAAGAATGTGAGAATTGTAGTTGTGGTGATTCTGCTGCACCTGCTACAAGAGATCCCGATGAAATAGAGATGTCAAGAAGTGAACTATATAACACAATTCATCATGCCGTTAGCTTATATTCAAAGCTCAAGACAATCAATAATCTTGAGGCTTGGGCAAGAGCAAAAATAACAAAAGCAGCCGATTATTTGAATTCTGTCAAACATTATCTTGATCATGAAGAAGTACAGAGCGAACAAAATGAAGAGATAGATCTCTTTAGCGCGTTTGATAAAGGATCAACAGATATCATTGGTAAGCTTTCTGGTATTCTCTCTAGAGAGAGCAAAGAAAATCTCGAAAAGATTCTTTTTGAAGTTGTGCAGTTAATCGAAAAGAAGTCTTAGTAATTCATTCTGCCTACAGTTAATTCACCATCAGCCTGATAAGGTGGGTTAGTAAGCTTGTCGTTATATGCTTTATCTCTATCCTTGATTAACTCTTTATTCATAAAGCTACTCATTTCATTCTCTTCGCTGCTTTGAATGGTAAGATGTTTATCAAAAATTTTCTTTATCTTATCGTAGTTTTTAATGTAAAGTTTTTTAATTAAATTTATTTTTTGATTATCATTCAGTGTGCTATAAAGATTGCGTAATTCAGATGCACTTTTAATATTTTTGCCAAAAATTTCACTACCAAATTCTATTGTTGGGAATGTATAAATGTAGCCATGCTTTGCAAATGGTTCCATATTTTCTTTTGAAAAATCTTGAAAATAAGAAGGTGTACCGTCTTTCTTGACGCGTGTAAAGAGTGATTTCCTTGTGGGGTCTTGTTTTTCCTTATCACTCATAGCAAATATAACCTTATCTTTCTCTGGGTTATATTTTTTCAGAATCTCTTCTGACCTAAACGGTGATTTTACTTCTATGATTTTATTAGGGTCTATTCCTGTAGATGAAATAATAAGTTTCTTCTCTTGAGCTGTAAACGGTCTTTCTTCAGTATAGCCTGTTATTGCAATATATGAATCTGCATCGGGAAATGTTTTCTGTATATTTTCAAAAATGCTTTTATGACCTAAATGAAAAGGATGAAAGCCACCTGGAAAAATTACTATTGTTTTTCCTGCCGACTCAACAATGAAATGTTTCTTAAAGATATTTTCTACTAACAGATCAAATTTCATTTATTTATATCTATATCCGGGTCATATTTTCTTACGAGGGTAATAATTTGCGAGAGGACGTCCTTTGCATTTTCAGGATTTACATCCGGCATCTCAAGAATTGTATCTGTATCTGTGGTATCGGGTTTAATTACAAGAGCTTTCTTGAGCAATCTTACCAGCATTGCTTCTCCTTCTGATGTAAGTGGTGCGGCTTGAGGTGCTTCTGGAGCAGGTGCAGCTGCTGGAGGCATTGCTGCGTCTTGTTCTGGTGGTAGTGCAGAAGCAGGTTCTTGCTCAAGTAAAGGTTGATATTTTTTTAGTGTTTCTGTGAATTTCATAAATTAGGTTTGTATTTGATTTGCAACATTTTTTATTTTAGTAGAAAGCTTTTTGAGAAGAACACCGTAAGATCTTTCAATATCTTTCTGCGGGTTATCAAAAGGATTCAAGCCGCCTCTTGCTTGACCACCTGCAAGAGTTTTTACTAATGCAAGATCATTTGCTGAAATTGTATTTTTACCGAGTATACTTGAAATATTCTCTGCATTTTCTTCACCACCCTCTTCTGTGCTGTCTCCTTGCGGTGCAAAGATATCAACAACAAGATTACCATCTTCATCCATATCTACAATGTTATAACCTGCAGAATGCTTGCGCATCATGCAATGACACTTCTTTTTAGATGTAGGGTGTTCATAGCTATGTACAATATCAAATTCGTCCGAAATATCAGGCTGATTGCCACGTTTTTCGTGTGTCTCTTTGACGAGGTTTAAATTGTCATATATGGAAGATAGTTTAACAAGATACTTGCTCACATATATATTTATTATTTGAGAAGCAGTTGTTTTGATTTAATTGCATTAAAGTAGATGTTAGATAAGAAGGTTAACCCGTATTTTTGTGAAAAAATGCGTATTTTTTGAAATGTAAACCTCTCGTAATTAGTCTTTTCAATAAAAGCTTTAATATTGAAGAGAATCTCTATGCCTTTTGCTTCATTTCTTTTCATTAAATGTGTAAAATATTCAAACGAATAGCTTGTGATAAAGATCTTAATTGGAAGCAGTTTTGTTATTTTGCGGAGTAAAAGTTCAATAAAGAGAATAAGCTCTTCTTCAGGGACATACTTGTTGAGATCTGTTTTTGGAAGACTATTTGTATTATAAAAAACTACCACTTTCTCATTACTTTTTGCATGCAACACTTCTTCACATAATGCATATATTATGTTGTGATACAATAATTTCTTGATATCTTTATTTCTTAGCTTTATATCTGTTAATTTATACTCGCCTAGATGTGTAAAAAAGTTGTGCAGGAACTTGCCGTTATATATTCTCGTAAAGTTTATAACATTTAAATTGTGATTTGGTAGTGATAGACTATCTATCATATCTTACAGTATAGGTGATCCTATATATTATTCAACAAATCGACTTTTAAATTCAGCAGGCGGTGTACCAATTCTCACATTTATTATTCCATTATAATAATCATCTCGAAGTAGCACATCTCGAGATATCTGTTCTTTTATTTCAAAATAAGCCAACTCCCACTTTGAATTGCATGTACGTAAAATCTTAAAAGTAAATTTCTCTTTACCAAGCTTTAGAATATCTGCGTTAAGATCGTTTGAGGAGCTTGTATAACCCTTCCAGTCCGATTCTTTCATTTCAATTCTATTTCTCGTTTTACCCTTAAGAGGCTTTCTTTTTAACCTGGATTTGCATTGTTTTTTACCGATGTATTTTTTATTTGTAATTACATTTGTTATTTCATATATAAAACCGAATGTTGTTTCGTCTAAAACGACACCTTCGTGCAGAAGCCAGTGACCTGTATCCATTACGCTATTTAACTACCGGCTCGCAAAAGTCACATGCCAATAAAAGGTCTGCGTATAACAACCATCTTTGATTTATTTTTGCCTTTAGTTTTTTTGGCGCCCAAAGCAACCGGTTTGCGAAAATCGCCTTCTGCATACTTATCTTTACCGGGTGTACCTGAGGGATTGTCCTTCCAGTCTGATGTCTGGAATGTGCCCAGCGAACCGCCAGAACCAGCTGTATTTGAGGCAGCAGGTGCACCGCCTATATCCTCCATAAGCTTGGCAAACAATACGTCAAACATTTTCACTTTAATTATTTATAACATATACTATAATAAAGATATGGAATTTAATATTCAGAAAATATTAATCGAAATTGAGAAAGACGTTGCTGTAGATGAATTAAATCTACGGGAAGTGCAGTTCAAGCTACCTGCAATTAAGCATAAGTATGCTGGTCTTTTGATTAGATCGAAGATTGAGCTCAATAATAAGAAGAAGGAGCTTGATGAGCAGCGCAAGAGCGCTGTAGAGCAGATAAAAGAGAAAAGCCCTGTTAAATTAGCACCCAATACACTATTTGATACTGCAAATGAACTACCTAATCTCAAAAAAATACGTAGCGAGATAGAAGAAATTGACTTGCTCATAACATTGTTAGAGAAAACTGAAAAGACCCTTTCTTCAATGACCTATGATATAAAGAATATTATTGAAATACAAAAGCTTGAGACAACATGATAAAAATTGATTTTGATGGTAAAAAGAATAAGGCTATTCTCTCTGGTGATCATTTTGATGAAATAAGAGAAAATTTTTCTGTAAAAAATAAAGCCGCAGTTTTTTTAAAAAGATATGCCCGTTACATTCCGTCACGCACCTACAGTATTACTCCCACAGGAAGATTTGATCCCTGTCTAACCCCGGAATTACAAAAGTTTTTTCTTGAAAAGCAGTATTCATGTTCTGTTGAAATTTCAGAGGATATTAAAAATATCATAACACCCGCTCTTTTTACATGGAAAAAAAATGCAAACTTCTCTGATACACCCTATAAACTAAAGCTCGATTTGCGCGATTATCAAGAAGAAATAGTTAAACAATGTCTTTCTTCTGGCAGAGGAACAGTAGTCCTTGCAACTGCAGGTGGGAAGACACTTGTAATGGCTTCATTAATATCATCTGTCTACCGCTTTAATAATAGCAAATTTAAATGTTTACTCATAGTACCAGATCGAGGCCTTGTAGAGCAAACATATAATGATTTTGTTCAATACGGTGTACCGTTCTCATTTTCAAAATGGACAGGCGATAATAAGCTTGACTTGACTTCTAATATTATAATTGCAAATCTCGGCATTCTACAGAGTAAGAATTCAAATCTATCTTGGTTAGAGAATATTGATATGGTAGTAGTCGATGAAGTGCATAAGATTCGAAAAGGGAATGAAGTTAATAAACTTTTAGCATTAGCCAAAACAGCACATAAATTTGGATTTACAGGGACTTTACCTGAGGAGAAAGAGGATCAGTGGAACATTATTGGTAAGATTGGACCAATATTGTATGAAAAGAATAGTTATGAACTACGAACTGAGAATTATGTAAGCAACGCGAATATACAGATGCTAAATGTTTTCTATAAAACTGTACCTAAGCGTGAAAGCAGCAATTTTAATCCCACAGATTTTTACAAGAAAGAGCTCGACTTTATTATTGAAAATAAATTCCGAAACGTATTATTATCAAAAATTGTTAATAAAGTTGAAAAAAACGTACTCATTTTAATTGATTTTATAAAGCATGGTGAAATACTTGAATCGGTTCTCAAGTTAAACTGCAACAATAAGAGGGTATTTTTTATTCGTGGCGAAGTAGAAGTCGAAGAAAGAGAGAAGATTAAAAATATTATTGAAACTGATGATAATGTTGTTGTTATAGCTATTTCAAAAATATTTTCTACAGGTATTAATGTTAAGAATTTACACTACATTGTTTTTGCAGGCGGTGGCAAGGCGAAGATCAAGACTGTACAATCCATTGGTAGAGGTTTACGCTTGCATATCAACAAGGATAAGCTTATAATATTCGACATATCAGATCAACTCTATTATGGTATACAACATACCAATAAAAGAAAACAAATTTATGAAAAAGAAAAAATCCAATACTACACCACCGACCTCCACGAAAAAGCCTAAAAAAGATAAACCTTTTTATGTTAGCCCGAAGGAATTCGAAGCTGAGATTACTATCTATTACAATACCGGTAACATGTCAATTAATCTTGGTGAATCCATTACTAAGATTGCAAATGGATTGAGCTACGCACCTAATTTTATTAATTATACATACAAAGACGATATGGTTGGCGATGCAATTGTGAAGATGTTTTCTGCATTAAAGAATAAGAAATTTAAACTAAATAGCGGGTTTAGTCCTTTTTCATATTTTACTACTATTGCTTTTCATGCATTTATTAATAGAATTAAAAAAGAAAAGAAACACCACGCTGCAATTAATGATTACAGAGAAAAAGTTTATACAGATTTAATTCATTCATGCCCCGGTGGTGAGCAAATTTACGTAAAGCCTTCAGACAGTAATAATGAAGATGGTGAAAATGATGTCTTTAGTAATTTGAATGGTTAAACTTAATAACAAGAAAGTATGCTGTTTTTCTGATGTACATATTGGAGTACATCAGAATAATGTTTTTTGGTATAATGTTGCGCAGAAGTTTTTTACTTGGTTAAGCGAAGAACTCAAAAAAAGACAAATTGAAGACATCATTATTTGTGGTGATCTTTTCCACTACCGAGACGAAATATCCGTAAATACTATTCACCTTGCATCACAGCTTCTCGAGAAACTAAAAGACTTCAATATTATAATGTTGGTAGGTAATCACGATGCTTATTACAAGGATAGATCGGATATCAATTCATTAGCACCTTTTGCAGGCTGGCCAAACATAAGAGTTATTTCACAAGTTGCATCTTCATTTAATTTTAATAGAGAGCTCTCCTTTGTACCGTGGGGTACAGATCCAAAGCATCTACCTGACAGTGAAGTAATGTTTGGTCATTTTGAAATTGAAACGTTTAAGATGAATAGTCATAAAATTTGTGATCACGGTATCAAGGCATCACAATTACTTGAAAAAGCTAAACTAGTTATCTCTGGGCATTTTCATCTTAAAGATGAGCGAAAATATTCGGAAGGCACAATTTTATATCTTGGAAGCCCTTATCAAATGGATTTTGGTGATGTAGAGAGCCAAAAAGGTATTCATATATTAGACCTGGCTACCTTAAAATACGAATTTGTTGAAAGTGGTGACTACCCTAAGCATAAAAAAATTAATTTGTCTGATCTTATCAAAGAAAACGGATTTACTGATAAAGTTAAAAATGAATTCAAGAATAATATAGTTAAATTTATTGTTGATAAAAACATTACTGCAGATGAAATAGACTTCTTACTAAAAAAGCTTTCAGCGCTTAATCCCTTATCGATTAACGTTGATTATGCTGCAAATTTTAACAAGTTTAATGTACAGAATGATCCTAACTGTGACTTGTCGGGCGTAGATATTCCAAAAGCTATTGAAGAATTTGTGAATATGCTTGATCTTAATAATAAAAGAGAGATAATAGATTATACCACAGAACTATTTAAAAAGGTGCGATGAAAAAAATTATCTTTAACAAAATTTCAATAAAAAACTTTCTTTCTGTAGGAAGCGAGCCTGTCGTAATTGATTTTAAGACAGGGTTACATATTATTACAGGTCTTAATAAAGATAAGGAAGACCGTCGTAATGGTGTTGGTAAATCTACTGTTGCTGATGCTATATACTTTGCTATTTTTGGTTCTACGTTGAGAGAGCTTAAGAAAGAGCATATTGTTAATAATACTAATAGAGAGAACTGTGAAGTTATCCTAGATTTTGATATTGAAGGATTTGATAGAAAAGATGAATATCAAATTATAAGAATGCTTGAACCGTCACGTTGCTATGTGTACAAGAACGGTGAAGACAAGACACGAGACAGCATTATTAATACTACTGAATATATTTTTGAAAAGATTAATTGTTCACCTGATATTTTTCAGAATTGTGTTATTATGACTGTTAATAATACTATACCTTTCATGGCAAAGAAGAAGATTGAAAAGCGAAAATTTATTGAAGGGATTTTTAATTTAGAAGTTTTTAGTACTATGTTGCAACGTCTTCGTGATGAATACAATGAATCAAAGAGAAACTTTGATATTGAATCAACAAAATGTACAGAGATTGAAAATAGCTTATCTCTACAGGTTACAGCAAAAGAAGTTTACAATAAAGAGCGTGACGCCAAAAGAGAGAAATATACCGGTCGTAAAGAAAGCAACATAAAGGAACTACAGCTACTTGACAAAAAAATAAATGAATTTACTGCTTTAGATATTAAGAAGATTGAGAAAGACATTAGCACACTTACAACAAAAGCTGAAAAAATTGATCAAGAAATTAAAGTGTTGCGTGACAAGACTTCCTCATATCGCACACAGATTGAATTAAAAGAAAAAGACTACAAGCGAATTGGAACAGATAAAGATGCTTGCCCTACATGTTTACGTGCACTAGAAGATAAAGATAAAAATCATATTAAAGAGGAGAAACAAAAAATTAAAAAAGAGATTAGTGATTTTGAAAATAAGATCAACACTAATGTTGCAAAAGAAGAAGAGTCTTCTGCACTAGAGCTTAAGCTGTATGGAGCAGTAGAGAGCTTGAAGGGCAAGATTAATGCTTTTAATCTAGAGCAAAAAGAATTAGAGAGTATTAAAACTCGAATAAATCAATTAAATGTATGGCAAAAAGAGCTAGATATTGATCTCGCAGAACTTAGCAAGACAAACAATCAACACGATACAAATATTGAAGATATTACAAAGCGACTTGAGGAAATAAAGAGTGTGCTTGAAAAGACAAAGATACATTTCAATATGCTTGATGCTGTAAAATTTGTGTTATCTGAAGAAGGCGTAAAATCATATATTGTAAAAAAGATTCTTCAGCTCTTTAATAGCAAACTTGCTTATTATCTAAAGAAAATGGATTCGAATTGCATTTGTATTTTTAATGAATATTTTGAAGAAGAGATTATTGATGAAAAGGGCAAACCATGTTCTTATTTTAATTTTAGTGGTGCAGAACGGAAGAATATAGATCTAGCATGTTTGTTTGCTTTTATGGATATAAGACGTTTACAAGGTAATGTCGCATTTAATTTTAGTGTGTATGATGAGCTGTTTGATTCATCTCTCGATGAAAAGGGTGTAGAGCTTGTACTGGGTATTTTACGAGAAAGAATTGAAAAATATAATGAATGTATTATGGTGATTAGTCACCGCAAAGAGAGTGTAAAATTTGCTTCAGGTGATATTATTTTTCTAGAAAAGAAAAACGGTATTACTAAACGTATTGAATACAGCGATTATTAGTCTGAAGAAGTATAATTTCTATCGCCAACTGCTTGCGGTATAACTCTTCTACCAAATTCTCTTCGCGCAATATCCTCAATATCTGGCTCAAGTCCTGTTTCGAGAGCCTCTGGCTCTTTTGTTATGTCTTCAGGGTTAGCTAGCTTATAATAATCAACAGCTAGATCTACAAAGTTTTGAAAATAATCAAAATTATCTTTTGGATCAACCTTAAAAAACTCTTCTTTTTCTTTCTTATCCAACATATCTTCTGCTGTACTACGTGCTGCAGCTTCAATTTGTTTTCTTAGTTCTTCCGGATTGCTTGTTTCAAATGTATCAGACAATTCATCGTATACTCTTGGACTTATTTTATCATATTTGCCAAAATTTGGTGTTCCTGTTCTTGTAAAAATCTTTTCTGCTTCAATGGTTGCAGGCACATCACTCTTTGATATTTCTTTATTTTTTGCTCCTGCTTCTACAGCCTTTTTAACTGCAGCTGGTGATGTGGCATTACCGCCTTCACCATCTGTTCGTATAACATTAAGCAAGTTATCTGCAATACGAGCTGTATAACCAGCCTGAGTTTTGCCAAGCTTAAGCTCATTCTTAACAAGATCTATCAATTCAGCGCGAAACTTATCTTTGCTCCCCGGGTAATAAAGCTGATATTCAACACCATCAACTGTATGTGATGCAGGCTTAAAAAGTTTTGTTTTAATTGTATCAATTAGTCCCTTGACTTGATCATCAGATAAACCCTTAAAACCATAACCGCCACCTGCGCTTGCCCGTGGATCAGACGAGAAACCTAGATCACCTGGCCCAAAAACAGGTATTTCACTAATTAATTGTGTTTTTGCGTAAGCTTCAAAAATTAGCTTAGAGTCTTTATTATTCATGCTTGAATTATTTATTGTTTGTATTAATATATTTTCATGGTTTCTCCCTTTGCTTCGCCCTTTGCATCACCTTTTGCACAACCCTTCCAAGCAGTACCAACAGGGCCCCAGGCTGCGCCACAGCAAATGCCTTCTGTACCGCCTGAGGCAAATTTACCACGCGCAATAAATTACCTTGCAGATTATAGTGGTTGTGGTTTCTGGCGATTAATTTGGCCAGGGCACTTGCTTTGTGCACACCAAAAAGCTATTGTACATGCTTCTACAGTTATGTGCTTTGATCCACGCTGGTACGGTAACACACAAGCAATTCGCATTCAAAGACAAGCCACTGGACATCAAAGACAATTTTACGAGTTTCTTAAAAAACTTAGCGGTGAGATGGGATTTAGACTCATATACGAAATTGATGATATTATGTTTCACGAAGATATTCCGGAATATAATAAGTTTAAACCTGCATTTAAGAATGATGAGATAAGAAACAATGCAATTGAAATGATGCGCATGTCAGATGAAATTACTGTTACATGTGATTTCATGAAAGAATATTATATGAATAAAACAGGCAACAAAAATGTTACTGTTATTCCGAATTACCCACCAAAATGGTGGATTGGGCACTTTTATAATGAAAAGAAAATAAGCCAAAATTATGATACACATCGCAAGCGTCCTCGTATTTTATACGCAGGCTCCGGTGCACACTTTGATGTTGAAAATAGAGTAAATCAAAATGATGACTTCCGTCACGTATTACAATCGATTGTTGATACACGACACAAATACCAGTGGGTATTTTTAGGAGCGTTTCCTCTCGCCTTACAACAATTTGTTAAAGACGGTACATTTGAATACCATCCATGGGAATTACTCTATAGGTATCCAGAAAAAATTTATAACTTGAATATTAACATGATGGTTGCTCCTTTGCAGGATAATAACTTTAACAAAGCAAAGAGCGATCTCAAGTATATTGAGGCGTGTAGCTACGGCATACCCATTGCTTGTCAAGACCTTTGCACATACGCGCAAGCGCCATTTAAATTCAAGACTGGTGAAGAAATGATTCAAAGAATTGAGGAAGTGTTAGAAAAGAAATCCAAATATATGACATACTGCCAGCATGCAAGAGCATATGCTGAGACAAGATGGCTAGAAAATGAAGACAACATTAATACCTATCATGAATTGTATACGTTACCTTACGGGCACAAAGATAGAAAATTGCTGAATAAAATTAATGGCTTGTAATAGTTAGCTTTTCATTTATTATTATATTGTGTATAGGAATGCTGTCTACTTACCTAAGAATGAATGTGTGCGTGTGTACACATGGGATGCAAATGGCAGGCGAACGTTTTATGACGCAACTTATAGGCCCTACCTTTACATAGAAAGTAATAATGGATCTGATCTAAAGTCAATCTTTAATACTAATCTAAAGAAAATTTCCTTTAAGACGCAATATGACCGCAATGAATATATCAAGCGTGGCGCCACGCGAATATTTGAAAACACACCACCCATACAGCAGCATTTAATTGATTCATATTGGGAGAAGAACGAAGATAAAGATTTTAGTGAGAATCCGCTCAAGCTTTATTTGCTTGATATTGAAACTTATAGCCCAGATGAGTTCCCAGTACCTGACCAAGCTAAACACACAATTAACATCATAACAGTCTACGACTCACTGCAACAGCATTATTATACATGGGGCCTTAAACCGTATGTCAAGAAGGAAAAAAATGTAACGTATGTAAAGTGTGATAGTGAGAGCGAATTACTTAAGAAATTTATCAAATTTATTGAAATGGATCATCCTGATATTCTTTCAGGTTGGAATTGTGAATTTTTTGATATACCTTATATTATTAATAGAATAAAAAACATATTAGGCGACGAAGAAGTATTAAAACTTTCTCCTGTATTGAAACTGTACCCACGGTCTATTAAGGGTAAGTTCGGACAAGATCAAGTAAGATGGCATATTGAAGGCATATCTGTTATTGATTATCTAGACATTTATAAAAGATTTTGCATGGTGCAGAGAGAGAGCTACAAGCTTGATAATATTGCTCAGATTGAATTAAATGAAAGCAAGGTCGATTACGGTGATACTAATCTTTCTTCGCTAGCCGATGATAACTGGGAAACGTTTGTTGATTATAATATACAAGACGTAAAGATTTTAGTTAAGCTTGAAGATAAACTAAGATATCTCGAATTGCTTCGAATGCTTGCATACACAGGGTTAACTACATTTGAAGCGGCAATGGGATCACTGTCTGTTATTACAGGCGCTACTGCAATACGTGCGAGATATAGGCAGCAGAGAATTCCTACATTCATCAGAAATGATACTAATAAAGCAAAAAATCCCGGAGCTTACGTGAGCGAACCACAACAAGGCTTTCAAGAGCATATTGTATCATTTGATGCAAACAGTCTATATCCCAACACGATGATATCCCTCAATCTTTCACCCGAGACAAAGATGGGTAAAATTGAAAATATTGACAAAGATACAGGTAACGTTCTCTTTAGAGATGTCAATGGAACATCTTTCACTCTCTCGAGAGAAAAATTCGCACAGCTTATTAAAAAAGAACAATTATCTATATCCAGATCAAAGGTTCTTTTTTCACAGAAAAAGAAAGGAATTATACCGGAGATTGTTGATAGGTATTATTCACAGCGAGTTGAGATTAAGCACGAACTCAAAAAGCTGAAGAAGGTACTCGCAACTCTTGATAAAAAAAGTCAGGAATATATTGATACACAAGCTGAAGTGAATAGATTAAACATCAAACAGCATACAATAAAGATTTTTATTAATACGATTTATGGTTACTTTGGTAACAAGCATGCACCCATTGGTGATGATGATTTGGCTTCTTCAATTACTCTTACTGGGCAATCTGTTATTAAGCAGTGTAACGAATTGGTACGAAATTTTATTAAAGAAAAAATTAATATTGCGGAATTGCCAGTAGATCCTGTCATATATAATGACACCGATAGCGTATATGTTACGCTTAAGAACCTTGTAACCAATCTCAATGTACCAGTGTTAGATAAGAACAAGCATGTCACAAAAGAATATCACAAACTCGTGGATGAACTTGAAGCCTATCTCAATAAGCATATTACTAAGTGGGGTACCGATTCATTGAATTCAACAGATTGTCGGTTTGTCTTTAAGCGCGAAGCAATTGCAGATGTTGGTATTTTCTTGCAGAAAAAAAGATACATTCTTCACTTACTCGACGAAGAGGGCATACCTTGCGACAAATTTAAATACACCGGTGTTGAAGTTGTTCGAACAACAATGCCAAGAGCAATTAAACCACACGTTAAGAAGATTATTACAACAATGCTAATGTCAAAAAATCAAACCGAAACAAATAAAGTTTTAAATGAGACGTATGATATATTTAAAAATCTTCCTCTAGAAGATATATCTTTTGTGTCGGGTATTAAGAACTACGAAAAATATGCTGCACAGTGTGACAATTTTAGAGTAGTAAAAGGAATGCCTAACCATGTTAAGGCTGCATACTATCACAATTTCTTGCTTAAAAAACTCAATATCGATAAAAAATACGAAAGTATTAATTCGGGTGATAAAATAAGATTTTTTTATGTCCGCAAACCCAATCCGTACGGCTTAACATCAATCGCTTTCAAGTACTATTACCCGAAAGAATTTACAAACGTCTTTGAACCTGACTATGAGCTTATGTTTAACAAAATTGTATTTAGCGCAATAGAAAGGTTATATGACGCTGTGCAATGGAAAGCTATTGAACCTGGACAACAGGTACAATGTGATTTATTTGAATTACTATCTTGATTTTTTTATTCTTTATTATAATATTTAAATATGAGCAAAACATTAAACGTTACTACATTCGTTGACCATATTGGTCGCGTTATTCTTGGTGAAGTTGTATCTGATACAAAAGATACACTCAAGATTAAGAACCCTGCAATCGTCCATATTGGACAAAACCCACAAACTGGTCAAATCCAGGTACAGACAATTCCTTATTTCTTTAGGGAATTTGTTGCTGCAAATGCACAAAAAGAAGGTACAACGTGGAACTTTGGCAAAGATAAGATTGTTACTGGCGATGTTGAGCTTGATTCCAGGCTTATTGAGCAGTACGAGAAGCTCTTCAGTGGCGTACCACAAGCGGTAGCCCCTGCACCTCAGCAGAGATCTGCTGGTGCCGATAAAGCTGAAGTTATTAAGTTGTTTGACGAATAATGTCTCTCAATAAAGATATCCGGAGCGTACTTGATACTATTGATAGTATCAATCCACATGCAACCTACCTTTCGGAAGGCACTCTTTCAAAGGTAGACGGTTGGATTAGTACAGGTTCATATGTATTAAACGCTATTATTTCAGGTAGCATCAATAAAGGTGTGCCTAGAAATAGAGTAACTTTGTTTGCAGGAGAGAGCATGACTGGTAAAACCTATGTTATTACTAAAATCCTCGCTAATGCTCAAAAGGAAGGGTTAGTTCCGGTTATTTTTGATACCGAAGGCGCCATTGATTCTGAATCAGCAGCTAAGCTCGGCCTTGACACAACAAAAGTAAAATATGTTCCCTGTTTTTCAATTGAAGAGACAAGAAACACAATTTATAATTTCCTTACAAAAGTTAAGGAAAATGGTCAAGAGGGAAAGTTTATTATTGCTATTGATTCTCTTGGTAATCTTGAGAATCAGCTCTCTTTAGATAGAATGACTAAAGAGAGCAGCTCAACTGATATGGGTACAAGAGCAAGAGCAATTAAGAGCTTGCTCAAGACGTGCACAAATATGTCACGCTTAACTAAGACAACATTCTTAATTACCAACCATACGTATGATGACCCAAGTGCAATGTATGAAAGTATGATCAAGCAGCAACCAGGCGGTAAAAGTGTTTGGTATTTGTCAGATGTAACAGTACAATTAGCACGTAAGCCTGAAAAAGATGACGGCGGTAAAGCAGTAGATAGCAAATTAGCTGTTGGTCAACGCAATTACCCAGGTGTCATTCTCCGTGCACTTACTGTTAAGAATAGATTTGTCCGCCAATACCTACAAGGTGAAATGTATTTGAGTTTTGAGTCTGGTCTTAACAAATACTATGGTCTACTGGACCTTGCAGTTGGTTTCGGTATTGTTGTACAGAATGGTGCAACATATGCTCTTGCTGATGGCACTAAGTTGGGATATTATAAGACATGGAGAACAGATGAAGAGCTTTGGAATACGAAATTGTTACCTGCTATTGAAGCTAAGATTAATATCGAGTGGCAGTACGGTAATTCAGATGAAGTACCGGACGAACTACCTTCTGAAGAAGCACCAGTTGCAAAGAAAACAAAAGGTGCTAAACTGGCTGAAGATGTCGACGAATAAGAAACCTGCTATAGTAGTTCCTGTTAGTGGTGGTATGGATAGTACCGTGCTGCTATATAAAGCTGCAGGTGAGTTTGAAAAACTACACTGCATAAGCTTTGACTACAATCAAAAGCATAGAAAAGAATTAAATTATGCAACACTGCAAGTAGGCTTAATAAGAGATAAAATTGGTAAAGAAAATATTACTCACGATATAATTGATCTATCTTTTTTTAAAGATATTGCTTCGACATCTGCTCTCACAAATACTAATATTGCTGTTGCAAAAGCTCGTAATGTAATGGGCGATCCACAAACAGTAAATTATGTACCGTTTAGAAATTTAATGCTACTTAGCATATGTCTTGCACATGCTGAAAGTCATAACACTACAACAGTATGGCATGGGGCTGCGCAAGCTGATAGTATTGCTGGTTATTGGGATGGCAGTACTGAGTTTATTACCGAGCTCAATAAAGTGGCTAGTTTGAATCGTAGATTACGAATTAATGTGGAGGCGCCTTTATTAACAAAGTCAAAGTTAGATATTGTTACATTGGGTGTACACTTGAACGTACCCTTTAAAGATACATGGACATGCTATGAGGGTGAACAAGAAGCATGCGGTGAATGTACTGCATGCAGTCTTCGCTTACAAGGTTTTATTAAAGCAGGCTTTATTGATCCTATCCCTTATAAGAAAGAAATAGACTGGAATTCTTTCAACTGTATTCCATTATAATAAAATGTGTGGTATATTTGGAGCTACAGATAAAGAAAGATTTAAATCTCTTTATAATTTAAATAAGCAGAGAGGTAATTTTTCTTTTGGTTGCTGCTTCTTAACACAAGATAGACGGTCTCAGTATTGTGAATCTGCACCTGGTGAAGTTAATCTTGATGATTTAATGAGCGATAATTACTACTATCTTCTAGGTCATACACAGGCCCCTACTTCATCAGCTCGTGGGTATGATAGAGCCACTTCACATCCTTTTGTGGATGGTGATTGGGTTGTTGCACATAACGGTGTATTATCTAATTTTGAAATCTTAAAGCAAAAATATGTACCAGAGCACGCAAACCCTGTCGATAGTAGCATCATACCAGTGCTCTTAAGCTATATGCAGGAAGATGATGAGGTACAGACAATTAAAAATGTATTAGAAGCTATTGAGGGAACTTATAGTTTGTGGCTCTTCAATCATGTTAGTAAAAATATCTATGTTGTACGGTGCGGTAGTACACTCTATGGTGATATTATTAAATGTGAGTTCTCATCATACCCAGATATTGGCTTGAGTGAACTTGATGATAATGCTCTTTATTTGGTTACACAAGAGGGGTTAACAAAGGTCTCAGGATTTGATGGCAACAGCCCGTTTTTTATTATATGAATATTTGTATTTTTAGCTGTACTACTAAGAGCGATGAGACACAGACAGATCTATATAAGAGTTGTTTAGAATTTGAGCATCTAGATGTGTATTTTAAGAAGGAAAACGCAGATGGGTTATCTAAATCGTATAATAATTTTTTATATAGTAAGGAGGCTAGCGAATATGATATTGTTGTTTTTTGCCATGATGATGTTTTTATCGATGATCTTAAGCTAAAAAACAAATTACAAGCTGCAACTGACCTTGGTTACGATATTATAGGTCTTGCTGGCTGTGTTAATCCGAAAATTATAAGACCTGCACTATGGCATCTTATGGCAGGCGGATTTAATAGCAATAATTTAAGAGGAATTGTAAATCACTATCAGGATGAAACACGCGCGCATCATTTTGCAACAAATTTTGGACCTACACCTTCGCGGGTTGCATTATTAGATGGTCTTTTTCTTGCTGTTAACGTTGGAAAGGCAAAAGAGGTTGGATGGGGCTTTAATGAAAACTACAATTTTCATCACTATGATATTGCCTCTTGTCTAGACGCAAATAATAAAAAATTAAAATTAGGCGTTTACCCTATAAATGTTATTCACTGCTCGCACGGGCTCCGATCTTTTGATGACAACTTTAAGAATAGTGAAGATGCCTTTATGCGAGAATATTCTCGTTGATTAATTTATACTTTCTTTTATTATTAAATTATGCAAGACCGTGCTTTAGATTTGGATTTCTTTGAGCATGTTGTTTTATATAAATCGCTTACTGACGAAAAATTTTTAGGCTCGATTGTAGATATTGTTAAGCCAGCTTTCTTTAAAGACAAGAATATTAAGAGTATTTTTAGTATTATTAAAGAATTTTATATTAAAAATACCACAGTACCTACCTTAACTGAAATTAAGGCTTACTTGAGCACTGATAAGCTTAAAGAAAGCTTCAAAGAATCAATTTCGAAATTTAAAGATATTGACAAAAACTTTAATGAAGAAGAACTTTACCGCAATACAGAAAGATTTTTAAGAGAAAAAGCTGTTTATACAACAATGCTTGAAGTTGCAGATAAATGCTCAAAAGGTGAGATCAATACTGCAGAAATTTTGGAAAAGTTTGATAGTTCTTGCAGTATTAATCTGTCAGTAGATCTTGGTATAGAGATACTTTCAAACTCACAGCTCATTGTTGATGATTTAAATAAAGTTGAAAGCTTTATTTCTACTGGGTACCCTTGGATTGATCAACGTATAGGTGGAGGCTTGCAAGAAAACGGCAGGTCTTTGTATGTTTTTGCAGGTGAAACAAATATTGGCAAGTCAATTTTTCTCGCTAACGTCGCTACTAATATTGCAAAACAAAATAAAACGGTTTTATTGATTTCACTAGAAATGCCTGAATTGATATATGCAAAACGACTTTCGTCTAATATTACAAAAATTCCAATCTTTAGATTAAAGGGTGAACAGGATCAGCTCAAGATTGGCTTGGATGAATTTAATAGAAAAAACCCTAATGCCCGGATTTATGTAAAAGAGTTTCCACCATCGACTATTTCACCCTTACAACTAAATGCATTTATTAAGAAGTTTATTGCAAAAGGAATAAAAGTAGATGCAATTGTATTAGATTATCTCAATCTCATACACTCTCCTACAGGGACCAATTCATATGAAAGGGTAAAATATGTTACTGAAAAGATTCGAGCTTTGTCTTATATTTTTAATTGTCCTATTATTTCAGCAACACAATTAAATCGCTCTGGTTATAGTGAATCAGACCCATCTATAGCCACAATTAGTGAAAGCATTGGTTTAGCTGCGACTGCAGATGTTGTCATGAGTATTTTTCAGACAGATGAAGAAAGAGAGCTGGGAGTTATTCACTTAGGTATGATGAAAAATCGCTTTGGACCAAATTTTGGAAACGTTTTATTGAGAATAGATTACCCCACATTAACAATTTCACAAGATGATACTATAAATGATACTGACGAAAGCAATTCGTTGACGTCAACCCTCAAAGTATTAGCAGATAACAATTGATTATCAATAGATTTTCCTAAATACTTATAGAATGCAGGGAAAATACTGTTTTGTGGTGCCATCAAATATTGAGGCAGCCGCTTGTGTATTGTCATTTTTATGGCTTACCAAGAAAGAGGATATTACCACAATTGTGTCTTCAGAAAATAATTTACAAAAAGATCTCGAAAAAATAAAATTAGATTCTTTTAAGTTTGTTTATATTGTTGGTTTTTATGATTTTAAAAACTTTAACCATGCATATGATCGCAAGAATGTTTACATTATTAATAAGAAAATTACCAACATGCCTAGTTTCAATGAAGCACACATCATTACAGACGGTGATACAACTCTTGATTTATTAATAAATTTACTTCAAAAACATACTGAAAACAAATTTAGCAATAACCAAGAAATCTTCTTAGATAATATTAAAAAATACTTAACTTTTACGTTTGATAACGATCTTATACCGTTAAAGTTGTTTTATTACTTTAAAACACAACCCGATATGAATAAGGTTGATGCGTTTATACGTAAATTTAATTCCGGTTTAATTTTATTCAGTGAAACAGAAAACTACAAAATAAACTTACTACTTAAAGAGTTAGCTATAACACTTAAATCGCTAAAACTATTCAAAGGTACTTTAAATCACAACAATAAAACCTTATCTGTAGTTTCTACTTTTAGTGCTAAATTTAAAAATGAAGTTGCACACAAGATTCTCAAGAAAGGTTTTAACATCTCTCTTGTATTGGATCTTGAAAAGAAAACAGCACATTTCCGAAAAAGTAAAGGGATTGACATTGACTTAGGAGATTATGTGCATAAATGTTTTTCAGGCTATGGAACAGAATATGCAGCATTTTGTAAGCTCAACGAACAAATTATTGACTTAACTAAGAACTTCTTCCCACTAAATGAACATTAAAGAACTCAATCCTTCCTTTAAAATGGTTGAGTCAGAAACAATGCATAACTTCCTATCTTTTTGCACCTTTATATACCTTATCAATGGAAAAAAGCTTAATCTTGCTAATATTTTTCTATTATGCCTAAAAAACGAAAACATCAAAAAGCTCTATAAAAGAATTTTAGAAGTGGATAATGATTTTTATGCATTTAAAATGTTCTTTGAATTTGATCCAACCCTGTACAAGAGTAAATATATAATGAAATTTTTAAGTAAGGATAAATGTGAGAAATAATGCTGAAGTAAAACTAGAGCTGAAGAAATCTTCTAATAAAGAATATTTTGACAAAAAGCTAAATGCATTTTCAAAATTAGTCAAGAGAAGCGGCATACTCGAAGACTTGAAGTGGAAGAAGTGCGCCTACAAACCATCAATGCTTAAGAAATTAAAGAAAAAGAATGCACACTTGAAGTGGAAGTTCTATTGATGTTAAGCGATTTCGAAAAATTCATTTATAATAAACATTTAAGCTGCACGAAGAGGGTACAAAATAAGCCCTACACTCTTCGTAAAGACTTCTCCAATGTTGATAATTCTACCGCTTTTTATCTTAAAAAGTTGGGTCTTTTTTTTAATAAATTTAAACAAATAGAGATAGATGATTTTTTTAACGCCCCGTTCAAGCTGTATAAAGATGAAAATTATTTTGACTTAAAATATTACATCTCACCGAAAGCAGTTAACACATATAACATATATAAAAAACAAAAAGAGACGCAGGATCCCGATACTACTGAAATTCTCAAACACACATTATCCTCACTAAAATTTATAAAAGATTATTGCTGTCAGCATAATATACAAATAAAAGATTACTTAAACTTTACTGAAGACAATAATACTTTACCTGCATTTATAGGACATCTTCAAGCACACAGTATTAATTTTTACTCACTAATGGGGTTCAGCAATTTTATGAAGAAATTAACACAAAATTTTGAAACCCATAAATTTGTTCTCGGAAGCGTTCTCGACAATATAAATGAAATTTATGGCAATTTTGTGCGGTCGAAAAAACTAAAAGTTTTAGTAAGAGAAGGTATAAAGAAAATCGCTTGATATATTTTAAGCTTCCTATATTATATTTAAATATGAATGACATCACCAAATCAATGTTTGAAAGCATTAAAACCGCATTAGTCCGTCAAGATAGTAACAATTCCTCTTATCGAGATATTCTTAGAATGGAAGCCGATAAGACATATGTTGTACGCTTGCTTCCTAATATTAAGGATCCTGCTAAAACGTTTTTCCACTTTTATCAACATGCTTTCAATAGCTTTGCATCAGGTAAGTTTATGTCAGTTGTTTCACCTTCTTCTTTTGGTGAAAGAGATCCCATCTCTGAGCTCAAGTATAAACTACTACGCACAGGCTCAGAAGAAGATAAGAAGAAAGCAAGCTCTTTGGTATGGTCTGAGCGCTGGCTTGTTAATGCATATATTGTTGATGACCCTACTAATCCTGATAATAACGGGAAAGTTAAGATTGTTCAGTTCGGTAAGCAATTACATAAAATTATTATGCGCGCTATTGATGGTGATGATGCTGATGATCTAGGTGCAAAAGTCTTTTCCTTAAAAGCAGATGGTGTTAATCTCAAGATTACCTGTGAAACACAGGGCGGGTATAAGACGTATACTTCTTCGAAGTTTTCGATGCCAAGAGCTATTGATGGTGTTACTGATAAGAACATCGATGAAATCCTCGGCGGTATCCATGATCTCGAGAAAATTAACCCTGTTAAGACATACGATGAACTTAAGAAGATTCTTGATGAGCATTTTCTCTGTGTAGAATCAACTGATAATGATACACAGGAAGCTGTAACCAAGCCAGTTGAAAGACAACCTGTGGTAGCAGCTGCAGCTACTTCAAAACCATCAACAGCTGTTGATGACGATGAAGTAAAGAGACTGCTTGACGGTTTAGATGAATAAAACACAACAAGAAGAATATCAAGAGAAAGTAGATTTGCTTAAGTTTTTTGGAGCTGTAAAAGGCTCTTTAAACGAAATCAATACTAAAGTTATTGATGGCAGTAATCTGCGACCTGCAAATTTTGATATTCAAAAACTTGCTTTAGAACACGACAAAGCAACAGGTGCACCTGTCGCGGCAGGTGCTAACCAGCAGATATCACATCAACAACTGCCTAATGCTGATTTTGTTCCTCTACAATACCCTGTATTAACGACTGATCAATCCCACCAACAAGAAGACCCAAATCAACTGGCACTACCTTTTGATAAAAAGTATGACCTAAATGATATTTTTTCAAAAATAGACGATGTTTATAGAAAAATAATAACTCTTGAAAATGAAGTATATAAATTAAGAGAGTTAGTTGAAAATAAAAAAAAAGAACTATAATATACCAAGATGGTTCTCAAGATTCATAACCTAAAAAACTTTAATAACGGGTTTTTAAACAACATATCTAAATTAACAGATAGTTGTATTTTAAGATTCGAAAAAAATGACGCATCATGTATTGCAAGCAATAACGACAACACTGTCGTCTATTATAGTTCTACTAATCAAGATGATTCGTTTATAAGTGACAATCTTATCACACTCAATATACCTGATGTAAAGAAGCTAATAAAAATATTTTCTTGTATTGAAGAAAACAGCATTCAACTTAATATTGAAAATAATAATATATCTTTTGCAAACAACTATTTCAAATTTAAATACCACCTTTTAGAGGATGGTATTGTTGTTGTACCGAAGATAAACATCTCGAAGATATTTGCTTTGCAATTTAATACCATATTTAAAATTAGAAAGAATGAATTGCAGAATATTCTCAAAGCTAGCACTATTGCATTAGATGTTACTAAGCTTTATCTTTACAGTGATGATAATGGCATATTCTGTGATTTTACTGATAATAATAGACATAATGTTGATAGTATTGCGCTAAAGATTACAGATGCGTTTGAAGGTGATAAAATTAAGCAACCTGTACCAATTAATTTTGAAATCGTGAGGTTGATATCTTCTTCAAAATCTAACGAACTAAACATAAGATACAATAATAGTCTCGGTGTATTTCTTTTTGATCTTGAAGAATCTGGATACACCTGTAAGTATATTGTATCAGCACTTGTAAATTAAAATTATGAAATTAGCTAAAAATAAAATTCGTACAGCTGGTTATTTTATTAAGAGATTAAGAGATAACGGCTTTATTGTTCTGAAGATGTTCTTTAGATATGGCAAACATGATCCACGCCGCTGGACATTGTTAGTTGACCCTAGCGGTGCATCTGTCTTTATTACTTGCTATGAGAATAAGGATTTTATGGATGAAATTATGTTTGAATTTAATGATGGTGGTGTTAAATTTCCTAAGAATTATAGCATCAAAACAGATTCCCTGGAGGTTATCATACAACATCTTATTACAAATGGTGTTTGCAATAACTATCCCAACAGTTTATACCTAAAGAAACCAATAAATATTATTAATGAAAAAGAGGAAGGATAATTCTAATCCGGGTGATGATGGTGAGAATATGAAGAAGAAGAAAGAAGACAATCTCAAGCAATCACAGGAATTAGATAAAATTCTTAAGACTGCTCTTAATAACTATTTGATGTCGCAAGCATCAGAGGTTAAGAGCAAGACTCGCGATATTGATGCACTGAGAGCAACCATAGAAGAGTTTTTAAACAGCTATATTCTCCTGGGGTACTCACCGGTAGGTGAACCGGTGCATGTTATTTCAGCTCACAATCAACAAGAAGCAGATTCACTTTCTGCTTTACTAAATAAATTTCTTTTGAATCAAAGCGATAGGCCCGAAAAAGATTTTCCCTTTTAAATTCTAAAACAATGATTGTTATTCTTGGTGGCGGATTTGTCGGTAAGCATCTATATAATTTTTTACAAGATAAATATTTTAACGTAAAGCTCGTAACTAAATCTGAAGTAGATTATTCTGATGAAAAGGTTTTAACTGATTTCTTTTTTAGTTGCAAGCCACGTTTTGTTATTAATTGTTCTGGTTATACCGGTTACCCTAACGTTGATGGTTGTGAAGCAAATAAAGAAGATTGTTTATTCTACAATGTACAAGCACCACTCAACGTATGCAATGTATGTTCAAAGCTTAATATTAAAGTTATACACATTTCTTCAGGCTGTATATACAGCGGCTATGAAAAATACTTTACAGAAGAAGATGTACCTAACTTCGGTATTTTTAATAGTGAGTCGAGCTTTTATTCAAAAACAAAGCATTTGTTCGAAGTTGCATGTGCCCCATTTAAAGACAATACTGCTATATTACGTGTACGGATGCCTTTTACAAATACAATAGATCGCAAGAATTATCTCTATAAATTATACAAATATAACAATCTTATTAGCCTTAAAAACAGTGTGACATATCTTGAGGATTTAAATCGGTTTATTTTTACACTGTGTCAAGGTAATAATTTTAAAGGCGGTATATACAATGTAGTCAGCTCAGAGCCCATACTTGCAACTGATGTTGTCTCTATTTTTAAAAGCAATGGAATCGAGAATACTGAATGGCGCTATGTGGATTTAAACGAACTTGATATCAAAGCTAATCGATCAAACTGTCTTCTTTCTAATGACAAGATAACCAACCTTGGGTTTACCTTTCCAAATGCGCATGATGTTATTGATAAGTGCGTTAAAGATATCAAGCAGCTAATTGTATGAATATTGTAAAGCACGTTAAGAAACTATTTAAACGTTATAATCCCGGTTCCATACTTGCATATAAAAAGGGTCTTTACACAGGTAAGATGATTGCATTAATTTGTATCAATAAGAGTGACAAGACCTTTTTTTTATTACCAGATATGCTGCCGTATAATATTACAAATAGTGATTTTAACTATTTACTTGCTACAGATGAACTTGAATATATAGAAGAACTGCCAGTTGATGTTTTTGACGTAATAAAAGCTCAGTATTTAAAAAACATCCACGCGGTGTAAATAATAGCATGAATAATCATAATAATAATCCTGGTAATTTTGTCAGACCAGCAAAGATAGTCTCGCCTATAAGTGGCCAATCTTCTACACCTAAAATTGTAGAGCGTGTTGTCGGTGATAAGCTTCACGTAGAAGCACATTGGTATGATCCTGCTAGCGGCGCCTTCATTCGCAAGGGCACTATCGAAATAAGAGATTTGCCCTCAAACAAATAATATTGTTTTTTTAAAAACTTCATACATAATAAGTGTGTGATATTATTGCCCGAAGAGTTTGTTGTAACTAAATTTTTACAATATGCAGGTTATGCCAAGTATAAGCGATTAGCAAATGTATATGAGGGTGGCTGTCCTATATGCAGGGAAGGCAAGAGTTGGGGCAGTAAGCGCAGATTATTCTATCTGCCAAAAAAGAAAGTAATTTGTTGTCATAATTGTGGTTGGTATAGTGCGCCTTTAACGTGGATAAAAAAAGTAAGCGGGTTGGATGATATTGAGATTATAAAAGAAGTTAAAGGATTTAGCCATATTATTGTACAGGATTTAACTAAAGAGAGTGAAGAACCAAAGAAAGAAGTTATTAAGAGCACTCTACCAGATAATTGCATCAATTTAAATGACCCGTCACAAATAAACTTTTATAAAAATGAAAAGGTTGTCAAGCTTGCATTGGATTATCTCAAAGAAAGAAGACTTGATACGTGTATAAATCCACCACCAGCATTTTACGTTTCTTTAACTGATAAGGTGCATAAGAACCGATTGGTTATCCCTTTCTTCTACAACAAAGAAATTGTTTTTTATCAAACCCGTACCCTGCTACAATCAGACAATAAAACTAAACCTAAATATCTTTCAAAAATTTCCGGTGAAAAGTCTCTCTTTAATATTGACAACATAAAAGATGATTTGGATTATATTTTTATTTTTGAAGGACCCATCGATTCTTGTTTTCTTAAGAATGGTGTCGGTGTTACAGGTATTCAAGAGCGAAGCAAACAAACGTTCAATGAGCTGCAAAAGAAACAGCTTGACCAATACAAGTTTCATAAGCAAATTTTTATATTAGATTCGCAATGGCAAGATGAAGCTAGTTTAAGAAAAACAAAAATTCTGTTACAACAAAATGAAAAAGTATTCTTATGGCCAGAAAAACTGGGCAAAAAATTTAAAGATTTTAACGATATCTGTGTTAACACGAAACGAGATTTTATTAAACCTGAGATTATTCTAAATCACACTTTTGAGGGTGTTAAGGGTTTGGTACAATTAAGTAAAATTAAGCGTTATCGTTAGAACCAGCAATCAAGTAGCCCTTGAATGATTCTGCAAGCGAGCTCAAATCAACGGCAACACGTGCAATTTTCTTTGTTTCACTACGTGCGATTTTTTCAAATAAAGAATCACAACCAGAGCTATGTAATTTTGTTTGAATAGAGTCAGCATTAACACCGTTGAGGTAATTGATAAATTCATCAATTCTGCCAATCCATGATTCTAATTCTACTAATTGTTGTGTTTGTGATTGTTTTTTAGCTTGCGATACTTGATCACTGCCAGGTGTTGCACCTAATTCCTTAACATCTGTTGTCTGAAGCTGTTGATTTGCAGCTTCTTGATCAGTTGTTGGCTGCACTTCGTCTGCTTCAAATAAAGAAATAAATCTATCAGAAAAACTTTTCATAGTCATAATTATATTAAATATTTATATGATCTCGTTCAAAAAAATGTGTGAAGATGCACAAATGTATTCTGCTGATAGGTACGTTGCAGGTATAGCCTCCAGGGATCTCAAGTCAAATCCTGTTAGTTTAGCGGATCTATATGGTAGACAAGAGCAATACCCCAACAAGCAGAATGTTGCGCGTGTTACCCCTTCTGAATTAACAAACATCATAGATCAACTCGGTCAATTGTATTTGGTATGCGAGAACTTGTTTGCAAAATATAATCTTGCGTTGAACAACCCAACAATAAAGAATAAAGCGCTTTTAAAATTAGCTTTGCTTATTGTTCGGAAGATGTATGATGCGACTAAAAAATTAGCATTTATAACAAGAAAAGTAGTTGATAGTTAAGACATTTCCGTTATAATAAGTTTGTGAATAATATATTAAAAAGCGTTATAACGACTTTTGTAGTTAGCATTGCAGTCACAATATTGCTTCTCCCTGTACAACCTCATTATTTTATTGTCTTTGTATTGGCTACTATAATACAGTTTGTTATCTTCTATATTATAGGCAGCATTATGGAGTATATTGGTGAGATAAAATTGAAGGAAATTAATGCTTTTAAATTATCAGAACTTTCCAAACAAAGCATGCAGTTAGAATGCCCTTGCTTTAAGAAAGTAAAAGAAATTGTTCCGATAAATTTAAATGCAAAAAACACCTACAAGTGCAGTGAATGTGACAAAACAAATACTGTTTTAATTACAACTGAAACTGCACATACCACAGACCCTATTGTATAATGGAATTCAAGGAAGTACCATCCACATCAATCAATGTCCCGTTGCCTGTGATAAAAGATTTCGGTGAATTGAGACCCTTTGTAGAGAACTTTTTTAATAAAAAAGATATTAATAACGGTGTCATCTTGAGTTACCCGTCGACTACTGTAGGTGAGTTTATTGATATTCTTTTTCTTCTCTTAAAAGAAGTAACAATTAAAGATGCTACAACAGACAATGAACTGTTCAAGGCACAATCTATTCTTAAAGCTATCTACAAAGATAATAATAATTTAGAAAAACTATTGACTATGTTATTAGGTTCCATTATAAAAATATGTAATGAATACAAAAAGAACAATACAAGTACAGACAAAAGTAAAAACTGAAGAACTATCAATTGAGTGCACTGCACGGTGGCTTGCACTCATGGAAGCTATTTATATTGTGGGCAAAAAAGCTGATGACATGGGCGTTAATATTGATAAAAATGTTTCATGGATCAAGCCTATTAGTTTCCAGAAATATATGGATGAAAGATTGCCTTCTATGATTCATGAAATTGAAATGGATCTGGGTATCTTCAAGGGTGGTCTGGAGCGTGGCGGTAAGCTTGAAGCAAAAATTGTAGAAAAAGAAACAGAAGAAATTGAAGAAGTAGAGAGCGAAGAAGCTTATTCGTAATCGCCGTATACACCGGTATTATTTGTGCCATCAAAAACAGTTGTCTTGGATAACACATTAACATCAAACGGGTAGTTCTTATCAGCACCGGTGACACTGTTATCTTTGGCATCATCAAATACTTGTGTGTTACCTTTTTCAGCTGTAAGGCCTGGCTCAAAGCTTGTTTCATATCTCTTAGCTTTTAATAACCAAACATAGTGACCCAATAGTGGGTTAATCTTGTTAATGTCTTGATCTAAGCGTTCGGTAATTTCAAACATTTTCCCATCTCGTTCACCTGGTCTGTCTGAACCGTATTCAGTTAGTTTGAATACATCACCAGATTTTGGTTCAATACTGTAACCGTAAAATAAAGCAGATAATGAAGGTGTGTGATAAGCTTCATAAAAGGAGCTTATGTGGATATACATTGTTATATCATCCTCTGACTGAAAACCATACTTGCTAAGAAGAAGCGAATTTTCATTCAAATCAATATAAGCAATAAAGCTGATAGGTATGCCATATACGGATAAAGGCTGTTCTCCGTAAAAATTATCACCTGAAAGATTTGGATTATATGTATTAATGAAATATGTTACTTTGGTTCCATAAAGGTTAATCTGTTCTCTAAACACATTTGATACCATATCACGCTCACATTGATTATTCTCTTTGTCCATGAACCGAAAACATGCATTCTCAGTTGTGTTTGAGGGAAGAGGGTAATACCTTACATCTGGATTGCCTGTATATCTGTCGACACTCATATTACCTTTTCATTATATATCGATTTGTTTGTTTATCGAGATATACGCTAATTCCTGTGTTTCCGAGTTTTTTAACTTCTCCAGGCAAAATTATACCAATATTATATCTTTGTTTAATTTTGTTTAATTCAGAAGGCGACAATACCTTTGTTCCGGTCTTGCCTTTACGTAAGTTATCTAATTTAGAAAAAGATCCCATATCAGGTTGATGCATGTCTGGTACAAACCCTCTATGCTTCCTATTAATACCTGAACGTCCAATTGGATGTTGATGACGCTTCTTTGTGCCTATCTTCATGCCCACAATTTTATCTACGCTTCTTTTATTTGATTTAGCGAAGTAATCCTTGAACGTCATATAGTTATTTAATCAAAAAAAAGCCCCTCTTACGAGGGGCTCAAAAATTTATTTTTTAATCTATTTTTTTAGAGATTGAATGCTGATTTACCAGCAACGATCTTTGAGTTAACAACGTTTGCTTTGCCTTTTACTGAGGTAGGAGCACCACCGCTAACACCGCCACCTACTAGTGCATGGCCTTTTTCACCATCGTTACCAACTTTATCGGTGTACTTACCGTCACCACCCTTACCAGCTTTCTTACCAGCTGTTGATACTTCACTTGGAACGACATTGGAACCGGATGAAACCTTGTTCAAGCCTTTGGCAAGCTTCTCTGAATCAACCACTGCGTGGCCAATATCTTCTGCATCAACTGCTTCACCAGCAACTTCCTTATCGTCTTCTTTCTTATCTTCTTGTTGCTCTTGACCGACTTCTAAATTATCTTCTGAAGCACCTTCTTCACCGGCACCTTCTTCATCGCCACCCTCTTCAGAAGGGCACTTTTCATGAGCGAGTTGAAGAAGCTCTAATGCCTTAGCGATAAGATCTTTTGAGCTCATCTCGGCTTCGGATTTTTCACCTTCACCGCCGGTATTAATATCGAGCTCTTGTGCGTCGAGAGTCTCGAGATCTTGTGGTTGGCCTTGGCCACCCATTACATCTTCGTAAAGTTTGTCAAAAATAGATTTATTGTTCATAAAATTATTTATATTCTCTTTTACCTTTTTTTGCACATTATTTGAAAATTTTTCTGGCTCAAAGTGATTTTCTTTACCTTTATTGATCTTGGGATCAACAACATTCTTGTTAATTCCATTGGCGCTCTCTGGGCCTGAGTCTTTTTGGAAGAAAGGTTGCTCTGGCTGACCATCATCTTTGAGTGGTTCTTTAATGCTTACAGTAGGAATTGCTTGCAGTGGCTTGCCTGGCTTGGTGCCAAATTTTGCTTTGGGGTCAGACATTTTTGCAGACTCATAGAGAGCTGATAAATCTAATAGATCGCGAACTTTATTCATATAAGTATTTATGGCATGCGTGACAAAGAAAACAAATTTTATTTAGGTAACAAGAATTTACCCACGCCTGAAACAAAATTCGAATGGACATCAGAGATGTTGTCCGAGCTTAAAAAATGTAGTAAGAACATTCTACATTTTGCAGAAAACTACTTTTATATTGTTAATTTGGATAGAGGTAAAGAAAAAATCAAACTACATAATTATCAAAAAAGAATTTTAAGATCTCTGCGTGATAACCGATTTGTTTGTTTTCTATCATCCAGACAAAGTGGTAAAACCACATTAATGACAATATATGCATTATGGATATCGTGCTTCTTCGAAGATCAGCGTATTCTCATTGTAGCAAATAAAGAACAAACCGCCATCAACATATTTAAACGTGTACGGTTAGCATACGAACAGCTTCCAAACTATTTAAAACCTGGCGCCATTGAATATGGTAAAACTTCCATGGTACTAGGTAACGGCAGTAGCATTGGCATATCTACAACCTCATCTGATGCAGGTCGAGGCGATAGTTGCAACGTTCTTATTCTGGATGAGTTAGCATTTATTGATGATGGCATGGTTCAGGATTTCTGGAAATCAGTTTATCCAATTATTTCATCATCCAAGAAATCAAAAATATTTGTCGCAAGCACTCCCAACGGCACAGGAAATCTTTTTCATGAATTATATTCTGGTGCTATTGAAGACTCAAATGGATGGAAAGCAGAAAGAGTTGATTGGTGGGAAGTACCAGGCCGCGACGAAGAATGGAAAGACAAAACAATTCGCTCTTTGGGCAGCAGAGAATATTTTGATCAAGAATTTGGTAATGTATTTTTACAGTCTGGTGAAAGTTCTTTATCAGAGAAACTTTTTGAAGAATTAAAAGGCGGTTGCAAGGATCCTGAATTTGTTTTTGAAAATGGCAAATACAGAGTTTGGGAAGAACCAAACGAAAAAAATATTTATGCAGTAGGAGTGGACGTTGCAGAAGGTGTAAACAGCAATTACAGTGTTGTGCAGGTACTTGATATTACCAATTTAAAAGAAATTAAGCAAGTTGCAGTTTACGGAGACAACAACATCACCCCTTTCAATTTTATTTCTAAACTTCTAGAAATTTTAAAACAGTGGGGATCACCACCAGTTTTAATTGAAAGAAACAATTGCGGCGCGCAAGTAGTGGATCAATTAAAGCTAACACACAATTATGAGAACATAGTTTCATATTCACCAAAAATTAATGGACAAGAATATGCAAAACGCGCAGGTGTAGTTGCGCATACAAATACCAAATATAAAGGTGTCACAAATATGCGTTATTGGCTTAATGAGTTAAAAGTTGTTAAGCTTTTTGATCGTGATACAGTGTTAGAATTAAAAAACTTTGTACGATATCCAAACGGTACATGGGCAGCTCGTCAAGGCGATCATAATGATGATAGAGTAATGTCTCTCATATGGGCTTTAATGATTCTTGAAAATGAAGTATGTGAAAAGTACTTTGATATTTTAGAGTTTGATGCAAACCGTAAGCCTCTTCTCTTGAAGCTGTTTGACTATGGCATAAGAAGCTTCATGAAACCATCATCCTACTTAAATAATGAAAAGGGATATGATGGAAACAATAACAGCATGCCTATTATTATGTCAAATAATACCGGTGATATGTTTGAAATTGATGACCTCAAATCTCAAGGTTGGAGGATGCTAAATGGCAACTGATTACACACAATCACCTTTCAATAAGCAACGCAAAGATAAATTTCTTTTTGTAATGTCTCTACCTGAGGCATTAAAAGACATCAACAAAAAAATTACCCGATCTACCACCTCTATTCAGTTTGATTCAATTTCTTTTTCTGTTTACGGGGTGGTTGTGCCAAGTGTATCGATAAATGAGATAGCTACCAGATATGCCGGTCAAACTCTGCATGTATCTTCAGAATCTCGCCCACCTTATACAAATGTAACTGTTAATTTTACCATAGATAACTATTTCAATAACTACTGGGCAATATATAGCTGGCTAGATTTAATTAATAATCAAAAATACAATGACCTTGACAACAGGGATTTAGTCAACAGTACTACATCAGAAGTATATAAATCTACCTTTACATTGTATGGGTTAGATGAATATGATAATAAAATAATACAATTTGATTTTACCAAGGCATTTCCTACATCTCTAGGTGAAATAAACTATAGCTATAGAGACGCTGCGCAAATAGATACTTCTTTTGAATTTGCTTTTGATCAGCTTATAACAAAATTGATTGCTCCAACAGAAACACAACCAACAACTACAACTAATTTGTAAAAAGCAAAGAATTTTGTGACGGAAAGATATAAATAATTTTAATATGGCAAGAGTAATCCAAAGTCCCGGTGTACAGATAAACGAATTTGATCAGTCATTAAGAGCAGCAACCAACGACACAACAAATGTATTAGTTGCTGGTTTTGCATCACAAGGTCCAACCTACGAACCAATCGTGGTTTCAACACTTTCAGAATTTGAACAAATCTTCGGTCAACCATCAAATGGTGCCGAGAGATACTTTTATCACACTGCAAAGGCAGTATTAGCAAGTCCTGCTACAGTTTACGCTGGTAGAATTGCTTATGGCCCTGGCCTTGGTGACGGGTACGGTTCTAAATACTCAGCATTAGTATATCCAGTTCGCGGCAAGGTTGCAGGTACCGGTGATATACAAACAAATTTACAAATTATTAGCGGTAATGGCGATATGTATGTCTTGGGCAGACCAAACTTGGTTGAACTCTCAGACACAGATTATCAAAACGTTTTAAATGGCAGCGCATTCACATGGTCTGCAACTTCTGACAGCGCCAATGGTGTTATTACTTCAATTAGTAATTTTGGTCAAGCAGGATTAATCATTTTAAACAAGCAAAAATATACCACCAATTCAAACTTTGAAGGTTACTATGTTGGCTTGATTGATAATACCACAGTTAATCCACAAGTTGATTACCGCGGTATCAATCAAGCTTATACTGTTAGCTTAACTGGTGGTAAGAATGGTGGCTTGAATTCAGGATACACACAACTGCTACCATCAAGACTTAATTTTGCATTGAGTGCAACATTTGCAGGTATCGATGGTTCTGTATCACAAGATATGGAATTCACAACATTCAATATCGGCACTACCGCATATAGAGATTGCTTAAATCTTGGTGTATTCAGACTACGTCAAACAGTATTTTCACCAACTGTATTGACACTAAGCAAAGTTTTAGCTGAACCATATACAGGATCAATCAACTACTACCGTCAACAATTTCCACAAAATGGTGGATCACCTCAAAGTTTCTTCATTGGTGATGTTGAAGACAGTTCCACCTCAATTCAAGTTTTAGTTAACCCTAATATCTCTAAGAGAGATTCAAGCACAAACAATTCTACTGATGCAGGTGACCCAAAAGTTGCTATCCGTGTTCTTGGTGCAGGCCTTCGTTATGCCTCAGAGTTAGACAGCGCCTTTACTGGTATATCACCTGCACAAGTTGATTCTTTTGTATCATCTGGGAATGGAATCGGTGATGCTGGTGCATTATTCCCACTTGGTACATACACACTAGATAATCCTTACACAAAGAGTATCGGTAATGTTCCAGGCAAAGTTAATAAGCTCTTACAAAAACTCGACAATTATGATGTTTACCCTCTAACATTGACAGTTGAAGGTGGTCTCGGAACAATTTATGCAAGCGCATCAGCTAATAATGATATCTTTGATGATTATAAGTATGTAACTGGTTACAACGGATTATCATCATCCACTGGTATAACCGGTGATGCAAAAGTCTTGAGAGATGCATATGCAAGCGTATTTGAAGAATTCAGAGTATTTGCTCAAGATTCACGCAAAGACCATATGTTTATTGCTGATGCACCTCTACCGATCTTTGTACAAGGTAGAAACACCAAGACAATTGATAGAAACGATACAAACTTTACATCCAACATTTACTGGCCATTACGCAATGTGTTTGATCCAATCAATACAAGTTATGCTTGTGTGTATGCAAACTGCGCACGCGTTAATGATCCTGCTTCTAACTCACAAGTTTGGGTACCATTCTCAGGTTTCGCAGCAAACTTAATGGCAAGAACTGATACAAACTTCCAACCATGGTTTGCCCCAGCTGGATTCAATCGCGGCAATGTTGCAGGTGCAGTTGATATTGCACTATATCCTAAACAAAAGCAGCGTGATCAACTGTACAAGATTAGTGTTAATCCAGTTGCATTCTTCCCTGCTGAAGGATTTGTCGTGTACGGTCAAAAGACACTACAGAGACAACCAAGTGCATTTGATCGTATCAATGTACGTAGATTGTTTATCAATCTTGAGACACTTGTACGCAACACAGTTAAGAGCTTCATATTCGAGCCTAACACCCTCTTTACTCGTACACAAGTAATCAACACAATCACACCATTCTTTGAAAATGCAAAGAATACACAAGGCATATATGATTACTTGATCATTTGCGATGAAAAGAACAACACACCTTCAGTAATTGATGATAATACACTTGTTGTTGACATTTACATGAAGCCAACAAGAACAGCGGAGTATATCTTGGTTAACTTCTACGCAACGAAGACAAGTCAAGATTTCAACGAAATCATCGCATAACGAATAAATAATTTTATGGCAGACGTAAATCAACTCATATCAGACTTTTACAGAGTCGCGCAAGAAAGAGATTTCGCACGCGATTTTCAATTCAGAGTACTATCAATCAATGCAGGTGATTCCGGTGTAACATTCGATAATAGTGATCTTGTATACATCCGCACTGCAACATTACCTGAAAGAGCAATTACTAACAAACAAGTACCTTACATGGGTCTTAATTTCAACGTTCCAGGAAATGCTACATACCCAAACAGTGAAGCATATCAAGTAGAATTTTATGCTGATGCACAATCACAGCTTCGTCAAAAATTCGAAGATTGGTCAAGAAGCACATTTGATGATGCTAATAGCACAGGCAATTACTTTACACCAAAACAAAATTCAACAATTGATCTAGTACAATTAGATTCAAAACTTGTTAAAGTTGCACAATATCAACTAGTTGGTGTATCAGTTCGTAATGTTGGTCCTCTTACCTATAACATTGCTGATGGTACCGGTGAAATTCTAAGATTTACTGCTACATTAGCATATCATTATTGGAAGAGAGTATCGTAATTTCCCTAATAGTTCATTAAATATTTTTAGTGAACAACCCTATAACCGACGCCGCGTCTGGCTTAGTACAAAACGCACAAGGTTTAATTACTGGTCAGAATCCATTATTTGCCCCACAAGTTACAAATTTGTTCGGATTTAATATTCCCGCAGTACCTTTGATTGGTGTTCGTGATTATTTTCTCACACAAATGGAATCGTGGTCCACGTCCATTCCATTACGTACACAGTGGGTTGTTTTAATTGATCGTTATCCTGCTGCGTTAAATACAAAAATTATACAAGGGTTAGAAATTATTGGTGGTGATAAAAAAGGATACGATATTAATCCTGCATTAGATATTTTAAAAAGCTATCCTCTACAAAGAATTATAGGTTGTTTGTTTGCATCATCTGTTTCTATACCACCTGAAACACTCGATACAGATTTTGCTACTATTAAAAATAATAGAGGGTTTCTTGGAGGACCTGTAACTTCCGAGCGTCAAAAATACGGCTCATTTTTACGTATTGGATTTAGAGAAACAAATACATCGTTTGTGGATGTTGTTATAAGGCCTTGGATAATTCTAGCATCGCATATGGGATTTTCTGCTCGCCCAGGTGATTTAGGTGGTAAACGAGATTATTACAATGTTAAAACTGATATCACTATCATGCAATATGCACAAACATACCAAAATATTTCCATGGTGCCAAGAAAGGTTTGGCAATTTTATAATTGTGCGCCAATAACATTAGATGCAGAAGAAGCAGTTTATGATCCTAGTGGTGAAGTACTTGATATCTTTCAAACTAGCTGGATATTTTCACACTATACTGTAACACCAAACTTGTATTTCCCTCTTGTCAACATAATTAAGCGTATAGAACAGGGTCAACTACCTATTATCTCTCCCGTACAAAGCGGGTTTCAAGGCGGTTTTGGTAGTATTAACCCTTACGGCTTGATATGATAGATAAATTTAAATTACAATTATATATTCCTAGTTTAGATAGTAGAGCTTATTTTAATGAGCTTAAAAACTACCATCTTCTTAATATTTTAAAATTTACAACCAATAAAGACAGTAAAGGCCTCGCCGAATACTTTGAATATATTATAGAAGATCTAATACAAGATAAAAAATTATTTTTTAAATTAGATAGTTTTGATAAATTTATTATTCTATTACAGTTCAAAGCAATTAATATTAACCCCGAATTAAAATTTAAAATAAATGTTCAAAACGAAAATAAAATACTAGCATATAACATTTTTCAAGAAATAAAGAGTTTAACAGAAGCTAAGCTAATTAAAGAAAAGGAACTCAAGATTGATGATAATTTTTATGTATATCTAAGTATACCTTCAAAACTTTATATTGAAAACTTTGATGACATATTTTTTCATTGTATAAAGTTAGTTAAAATAGATGATCAAAATTTTAACTTTGAATCGTTTACTGACGAAGAAAAAAACAAAATATTTGAAAGTATATCTGGAAACTTTTTAAACCAAATAATAGACTTTTTAAATGAGAGTAAGAAGAGTTGTGAAGATGTAAACTTTCTTAAAGTTAATAATTTTATAAAAGAACTTAATAGCTTAAAATTAAATTTCTTTAATAATTCAATGCTAGGGTTTTTGGAGCTGGTATATTCAGAAGATTTGAAGAATTTATTCGAATTAATATATGTGCTAGTTAATAAAGTTAAACTCGGTATAACAGAATTTTATGACTTGGTACCGTCCGAATCACTGTTATTGTATTCTCTTTATGCAAAGGATGTTAAGAATCAAAACGAAGAAATGGAAAAATCGACCAAAAAATCTAGCATGCCGTTGCAAACACAGCCCTAACCTTTAAATAATTGTAATGAGTTCAGATCTATTGCTGCAAAAGCTTAAAGAAATTAATGGAAAAAGCATAGATGTGTATATACCTTCCTTAGATAAGGAAGTGCCATTTAAACCTCTTAACATCAGACAGCAAAAAGAAATTATTAAAGCTTCTTTTGATAAGAATATACCTGGTATTTCTTTTAATAATGTTCTTAACATTATAATTAAAGAAAATTGCCAAGAGCAAAATATAGAATTGCTTGTTACAGACAGACCTTCAATAGCTATTGCACTACGTAAAAATATTTTTGGCACAAAGATTAAGAACGCTGTTAAATCAGACACTCTCAACGAAGAGAACATTGAATTCGATCTTGAACAGGTAATTCAAACAAAGTCTAAACTCGATATTGAATTAACAAAAGCAGTAAAATCTGAAGGACTAGAAGTTCAATTAAGGATACCTACCCTTACTGCAGACAGTAGAGTCAATAAAGAAAGCCAAAAAGTACTGTCCCATTTAGTTGAACAAAATAATTCTATAAAAGATCTTATTAGTGAGTTGTTTGTATATGAGCTTGTTAAGTTTATTGATTTTGTTGAAGTGCTTGATGTAGGAAAAGCTATTTTTTCAGAAATTAGTGTAGTAGATCAAATTAAGCTTGTGGAAAGCCTAACTGCAGAGGTTAATAAGAATATAATGGAGTATATTGAAGAAGTAAGAGCATTTGAAAAGAAATACCTCTCCTTTGCAAAAAATAACAAAGAATACAATATCAATTTAGACGCATCATTCTTTAGTAACGAATAAGTATTAATATACTTATGGCGGATAATATTGACGTTGCTCAAGTCGTAGGAGATCTAGTTAATGCACTAGATAAAATGAATGTTAAGCTTGATAAAATGCAAGCCGATTCAATCTATATTGACGAATTTAAAAGAAGCAAAAATGCAAAATTTAAGACGTTTGCTGACTTAATTAAAAAAGAATTTAAAGATTATCTCAAGAACATGGTTAATGGTATAGGCAACCAAACTACTTCTAGTACAGGCAAGAAAGAGGGTCAAGCCTCTGATTTAGTAGAAGCAGGTGCTGAGAAGATAGGTGGTCCTGTTTCGAAGGTAAGAATAGAAGAAATTAATCCTGCTGTATTTAAAATGCTTCGCGATCTTCTAAAAGATACATTCAAGCAAAAAGAAGAAAAAGAAGAAGTAAAAAAGAAGAGCGGTTTTGGTTGGGTTTTTGGCTTGTTAGCTTTACTAAGTGGTGTAATTTTAGGAGTAATTGAATGGATTCGTGAGCGATTTCAAGCCATAAAAACAATGCTCAAAGGAATCAGAATCTTTGATTGGATAGTAGATGGGTTTAGATTCTTAAAGTCTAGAATATTTGCAGCCGCAGAATTTATATACAAGCAGCTTAGAGAGTCTAGACTATTTAAAAGAATTGAACAAATTTGGGAAGGCATCATTGCATCTATCCGTGAGTCTGCTTTTGTAAAAAAACTTAGAACATTTTTTAGCGAAGAATCGTTTCTTGGCAGGCTCTTTAAAGGTATAGGTGAATTTTTTAAAGGTGAGGGCAGAGCGGGTGGTGTTGTACGGTCAATTGGCAGAGCTTTTGAAATTATGAAAGATTCTTTACGTGGTGTTGGTAGAGTAATGAAAGGAATTGTTGATGCAATTAAAGGAGCAGGAAGCTTTGCAATGAACTTATTGAAAAATTCACCGCTATTTAAGATAGGTAAAGTTATAGGTAGAGTTCTTGGTCCACTCTTTTTGGCGTTTGATGTAATCATGAATACAATTGATAGTATTAAAGAGCAAGGATTTACTTTTAAAGCAGTGCTGGATGGTGTTTTAGGCGGGTTAGCGAGCTTTTTTACATTAGGTATTTTAAATTTTCAAAATATAAAGAAAATAACTGATCAAATTACCGAAGCTTTTAAAGAAGGTAATTTTATTGAAGGTATAATGCGAATCCTTCTCGGAATACCTGATTTAATATTTCAAGGCATAGGAAAAATAGCCACATGGATATCCGGTTTTTTTGGTGATGATGTAAAGAAAAAGGTTGAAAATTTCTTTAATGTTTCTTTTACTGATCAAGTATTGATGGTAATTAAAGATGTAATGAATACTCTTCTATGGCCTATTAATAAAACGTTAGAAATTCTTAAAAATGTGTTTAATATTGATGTGGTTAAATGGCTAAGAGAGCATGTACCTGCACCGTTGCTCGGTATCTTTGATAAAATAGTAAAAGGTGGTACTGATATTAAGGAAAGACCAGCACAACCTGTCGATCAAGCAAAACTAGAACAAGCTAAAATAGCAAAAGAAGAGCAAAAAGCAGGTGGCTGGTTTGATTGGTTCAATAAAAAAGATGAAGCACAATCTACAGATATTGAAAAGGTTGAAGACAGTGATTACACTGAAGACGACGAATATACAAAAACATCTGATCTACCCATAGTAACAACTAATAAAGCACCCGAAATAAAAGCAAAAAAAATCGAACAAGAGAATATTTTTGATAGCGATAAAATCATTGAAGTGTTACAAAAACAGCTTGAAATAATGACACAAACGAAAAATTACTTAGAGAATCTTAAATCATCAAACAATGTTGCAACAAGTGTTAATAATCAAAGTGTTGTTAATATGAGTGGCAATACAGGTGTATCATCTTGGCGCCAAGGTGTTATCGCGAGATAATTGCTTGATTAAATAATATTATGGCCGCTTCTTATCTATGGCAGTTTTCGCAAGATCTTACAAAGACAAAGATATACAAAAGCACACCACCTACTCTAATACCAGCCAATACAAAAGCTATTAACTCAGAAAGTCCGAATTATCTCAAATCTTCTTTTGCTACACCATATAACGTTGACGTGGTTAACTCTTTTTATTGGACTATTCAAAACCCTAAAACCCAATCAGGCCAATTGTATAGAAATGAAGTACCAAGAATAGAATTAGTAGAAAAGAGAATTAAGATCAATGCGATTGTAAATCAAGCCTTTTACGCTGTTGCAACTGGCGTTTCCAAGACCGGTGATGTATCAAATGAAGTGGGTCAATTCTTTACAGATCAAGCTTCGAAAATTAGCGGCACAGGTGGAAGCTTGCTGGGTGGACTTGGATCAAGCATCACAAATGCAGTTGATTATTTAAAAAGTGGTGTTGATAAATTAACATCAAAGGTTGGCTTGACAAAAGACTTTAATGGTGTGTTGGCACCATATGAAGGGTTGTATCTCACTGAAGATACAGGATGGAAGTATAACATACCATATTTTGAAAACTTAAATAATGAAGTTGGTAATGTGTTTGGTGATTTAGATAATAGCGCTTTCGCCGAACTTGCACAAGGAATCGGCGCATTTGTAAAAGCAGGCACTGACTTTATTAATATTAAAGAGCCTGGCACATATATAGAGAGAACGAAAATGTTTCAGTTTGCTGATGGTGGCGATGATATCACTTTTGAGTTTCCTTTAATCAATACTGGTAACGCTACTTTTATTGACGTAGTCAGAAACTGGCAATTGATATTTTTGCTTATATATCAAAACAGACCACAAAGAATTTCAAGAGATATTATTGAACCTTGTGTAATGTACGAAGCATTAATACCAGGTATTAAATACACACCATTTTCATATATAAAGAAATTAAGCGTAGAATTTATGGGTGCGAGAAGAACAATGTCATTGCCCATCCCTCAAATAGGCTCCACAGGCCAGTCACTAACAAATACGGAAAGTTTTGAGACCATTGTTCCTGATGCATATAAAGTTTCAATCACGCTTACAAGCTTAGTTGCTGAGACAAGAAACTTCCTTTATTCAATGTTGTATGAGAAAAAAAATCTTGTTTCGGCATCGTCCCGCTCTGGCTCTGTTGCAGGTATTTTAAATTTTTCAGATCCTACAAGAAATGCTTTACTTGCAAATGGTGGGACAAATCTTCTAACAGGAGCCACAAACAGCTTAAATGAAGTATTACCAAACTTAGGAGTTAATAATATACCTATATGAACCCAGATCAAGAAGGTCAGTTTCAAAATTCTATAAATGGTTTGCCTAGACTTTTACCCACCAGGTATGAAAACATATTCAAAATGTACAAGACCAACTACAATCAATATTATTATAATATTCTAAATACAGTACAGTTTCCGGAAAATTTAAACCCTTCTGTTTACTACGAAATTACTGTATCTTCAAAAATGCCTTGGACAATGATAAGTTTTAATGAGTATGAAACTATGGATCTATGGTGGTTAATATGTCTTGTAAATAAAATAGACAACCCGCTTGACTTTGCAGCTGTTGGCCAAATATTAAAAATTGTAAGAAAAGAGTTTTTAAAGTTTATTTTAGACGAAATCAGAATAAAGATATAAAATGGGCACATTCAATACAGCGCTACCATCTCCAAACACGGATAATATATACAGGTTTGGAGACAATACTGAATACTATTACGATCTAATGCTATATAATGCAAACGAAGAGTTTGTAAGATTAAAGACACAGAGCGTCAAGGAATTAATAATAAACGATAACCTTCTAGATTTCTATCATAAGGGTACACTCACTTTTAGAAATGACATAGATGCTATAGAAAAAATTACTACTGAACCAGACGGTACATCACAGAATAGCTTTGGTACTAATTTTGCACCATCTAAAGGTGGTCAAAATACCCTCCTTCCTTTTGCATTTAGGGGCGATTGCCGTGACTATCTTATTGTAGATATATGCCCCAGACTAAATGATCAAGTGAATTACAATTACGGAGAACAGCTCAATAAAATATGGAGACTTAAATTTGTTTTTGCTATATATGATATCGAAGATATTACTGGTCAAACAGTAGAAGAAAAATATAAAAAATTACATTTCTGGGACTATAGCTACCAAATAATGACAGAAAAAAATATTGATTTTTCTACTACCATGTTCACTAATGCTGTAGATAAGATTAATCTCGATGATAGTGAACGAACAATGAAAACAGGAGCAGCATTAAAAGAAATAATTAATGCAACTTTCCCATCCCGGGAAGGTTTTACAATTAAATTTGGTGAATTTGACGAAGGCAGTACAGATATTTTCTATTCTTCACCTATTGCGTCAAAAGCTCTAATAGATTATCAATATGTAGATTCATTTCATGTAAGCAGCCCTAGCAATAACTATGATTTTAGTCTTTTACGTAAAGAGAGATTCACAAACGAGTGGACATATAAATCATTAAAAACTTATTTTGATAATGCATACGAAAGAAGAGTTACGAACAATCTTGATGGTGGTGGTCCTTTACATCTGGAAAAATTTCTCGTCGGCAGTTACAGTGATAGCAACAGTACAAATTACACGAATGTTTCAAGAACTCCGGTAAGTTCAAAAAATAATGCTTATTTACCTGATTATTCACAAATACAAAAGTATAGATTTTTTCCTACCGCAGGCAACGATGTACAAAATTTTATTACTACAAATCAAGTTCATGCGTATGATTTTACTGGTAAAGAATTTGTTATAGATGTACAAGAAAATGACTTCACAAGAATACTAGACATATTTGAAACAAACTATGTTCAAGCATTCAAAGGTAATGCTACAGGCCCTTGGTCGACATTAACAAAAAATGAATACCGTAGAAACAATAGAAACTATAATGCTGATTATAGCGTTGCAAATTCTCGTGATCAAAGACTCTCTGCTGGGCGAAATGAAGTGTTAAAAAAGGCTCTCTTTTTAAACAATACTATTAATTTTATAGCTCCAGGATTAACTATGAGACAAGCAGGTAGATTTATTTCAATTGATAGAGATAGCTCCCAGCCGAGTAATAAATTTGATGATAAATTTCTTGGCACTTATTTTGTTGTAGAAGTAAACCATGTGTTTCGTGGTAATATGTATGAAACAGAAATGACTTGCGTTAAACCCTACATCTTTTCTAATCCTAAAAATGTGGAGGATGTCATATGAGTATTAAAACTATGGTACCACAACTTTGCGATATTAATCTTGCATCGTCAAAGTTTATACTTGAAAAATATACTAACTATCTCGAATACTTAGGCGATTTTGTAGATCAAATAGAAACAGCCTTAAAGTATAGAGATACTTTTTTTGATAACGACTCAATAAAAAATAGAATTAATTTCTTTGATAGCTTACAAGATAAATTTGAAACTTTTAGTGATGATTTTGTTGCTTATTGGTACGAAATATACAGAAGTAATCCCGATTTTATAAAATCTGAAGTTAATAGCAGTACACTCAAGCTTGATAGTGATAGTATTGGAAAATTTACCAATTCTACTTATATCATTGATGATAGTATAAGCCCTATTTCTGATTGGTCGATGAATAGCTCCCCACCACCTTCATATATACCTTATAATACACTACAAAAGATTTCACCTTGGACAAAGCAAATGATTGAAAGGGCAAGCTTCAGAACTACTAATATGTATCGTAGTAATATTGTAATGGTACAGCCGCAGGACGCAAGCCCCGTAAGAGCACACGGGACAAACCTCGTTACAGATGAATTATACTTTACAAGAACAGTATCAGAAATTAAAAGAATAGCTGTAGAAAAAATTACCAAAAAATTTGAAAAAGAGATAAAAGTATTACTACGTTATTGTAATATTAACGATAACGAAGCCTTAAATTATCAAGATTTAAATCAAAACAAAAGCTATGTTGGGCAATATACTTTTGAAATAGATGTTGAACGCGTACGGTATCAAGTAGATGTTTTATCAAATAGAATCAAGTACCTTAAAAGTAGAATATCTAACGAAGAAGTCTTATCATCAGAAAAAATTGCTACTGTTAATATTGAACAAAAATCAACATCTCAATTGGATAGGATTTACAAAAACAATCTACTTACACGTTTAGATCAATTGGTACCACGCAATATATACAAAACAGTTTCAGTCATTGAGCAAACAAAAACAATACCAGCTTCTGAAACGTTTGGTGAATTAAATGTAGCTGCTGAAAATACTGGTAATACACAAACTGCACCCAAGCAAAATATACCTTCAACGTTTCAACATTACCCCGATAACGTATCTCTCCCAACATACCAAGCCCCAAAGTGGGTAAACGATTTTGCGCAGTGTTTGGGTGTCGGCTCTACACTCAAAGCTTTTGAAGGGTTTGCAGATCCTCTTACAAACTTTGCTAATGCTTCTTCTACCGATTTTGATCTTTTCGGTGCATTAAACAAAATTAATCCTTTCGGAATAGATCTAGCAGGGTTTAATATTGAACCTGATGCATTCTTACAGCAATTACAGCAAATGCTCAATTCGTTTGATGTATCCACTATACCTGCATTATTCGGTTCAAGCTTCCCAATACCATCATTCACTCTTGGCGAGCTCTTTGATATGGGTGGCAAAGTTGGTGATCTGAAAGAAGTAGCACTTAAGCAAGCACAAGACATTGCTCTAAACACTATAAAGGATCAAACACTTAACTTGCTCAATAGCTTAGTTTGCGGCACCGCTCAGAATGTGTTGGCCGGTAGTGGTGGTGGTTTCGGTCCGTTCAATAGCTTGACTAGCGGGCTCATTGGTTGATACATCGATAACGTTAGCTTCTTTTACGAGCTTCTTGAACATATCCTCTCTTGTACCGACAAGCATGTCCTTAGCTTCACCGATAAGATCTTTCTTGATTTCATGGTCCATTTTTTTTAAGTCTTTAAGAGTATTGCTCTTTTTATCCTGCACAATTATTTTGTTTAAAGTCTCTATAGCAGTTGATGTTGCATTTAATAATTCTGCATATGCAGATAAATCTTTTGCATCAGGCGCCGCGTTTAAATAAACATTTAAATTCTTTACTAAATCTAAACCTTCATTAATTACAGTACTAGCACTTTCAATCACATACTCTTCTAAATTTTCTTTTGTAGCAGCTTTACGAAATTCTTTCTTAACTTCAGTATTTTTTTCTTTTAAAGCATCTATTATATTGTCAATGTCATCACTATTATCAGGCATATATAGTTATTTATCTTGATTTCTAGAATTCTATATTATTATTAATATATGAGATCAGTACTAGAATTTATTAAGACGCATGAAGACGCGGTTTTACCCACGAAAAACCATGTTAATGATACAGGATATGATGTTTATAGTATTAAGAGTGTATGTATACCGGCACGAGGCTCTAATATTGTGCCTGTAGGTCTTCAGTTTGCATATATTCCAGAAGATTATTGGGTAAGAGTAGAGTCGCGCAGCGGTTTAGGGTTCAAGCACGGTATAATGGCGCATCCAGGTATTATTGATAATGGTTACCGTGGTGATGCAGGTATTAAGCTCTACAATTTAACTGAAAAGGACTATACAGTTTCGCGTGGTGATAGAATTGCACAGTTTGTCTTGTACCCATTAATTTCAAATGTAACAGTTGGGTTTACTGAAGTAGTAGCTGAATCAGATAGAGGTGACAAGGGGTTTGGAAGCTCTGGTAAATGAATTTTAATAATCTCTGGGTTGAAAAATACCGACCTAAATCTTTGTCTGATATTGTACTTGTTGAAGAGACGAGATCAATAGTTAATTCATTTAAAGACAAAAAAGAGATACCGAATCTCCTGTTAATCGGCATACAAGGTATTGGAAAAACTTCTCTGGCAAAAATCATTGTCAATGACATCTTAGGGTGTCAATATCTTTATATTAATGCAAGCGATGAGAATGGTATTGATACTATACGAAACAAGGTTGTAAGCTTTTCTAAGACCAAAAGCTTTGATGGTGGTATCAAGGTCATTATACTAGATGAGGTAGATGGTATTAGCCTAGAAGCGCAAAAAGCATTAAGAAATACAATGGAGGAATATTCTGCTAATACGCGTTTTATTTTGACAGGAAATTACAAGCATAAAATCATACAAGCGCTGCAAAGTCGTTGTCAGGAGTTAAATCTTATTCCCCCTTTAGAAGGCATGGCTAAGCGAGTATTAACAATTTTAAGAAGTGAAAGTATAAAGCTAGATGATGCTCAAAAGAAAGACCTTGTTACTTTAATAAAAAAGCTGTACCCAGACTTTAGAAAAATAATTAACGAGATTCAAAAATTTAGCAGCTCTGGCTCTCTAACCATACCACAGCTATCCATTAACAACGATATTATTGTGAAGATAGCTGGATTTATAAAAGAAAAGAAGAGTAATATTGGTAGAAAATATTATATTGAAAATGAAGAAAAATTTCAAGGTGACTACACAACACTATTGCGTGAGCTTTTCAATTTTACAAATGATGCGTTAGATTTTAATAATGAAAAAGCAAAAAAAGCTTTGCTTGTTATTTCGGAGCATTTATATAGGAGCAGTTTTGTAGTTGATCAGGAGATTAACTTTTACAGTTGTATTATTGCGCTTGAAGGGCTAATAAGTTAGCGCTTTGGCAAGTAACGGTGTACGTAGCTAGCTACCGAAGGTGACTTGTCGCCTTCCGCAGGCACTGCAGGAATCTTAACATTTTTATTAAGAAGCTTTCTATCGCCCTTTATAAGTTTACCTTTACCGTCATCGGAAGTTACTGTATGTGCAATTTGTTGCTCATCTTCAGGTTTTTCTTGTTCAGGTTTAATTTGTGTCTTATCTTTTCTCTTTAATGAATCAGGAATAGGTGGTAAGTCCGTGCCATTATTATAAGGTTGTAAGAATTTTCCTGGAACTGTCAAGTACTCAACATATCTTCCAGGGGCAATTTCTTGTGTAATATCTACATCAAATTCACTGCCTGTAATCTCTGCATTGCCACCACCTTGTGTTGTGGGTCTGATAGGCTTCACAGCACCTACTCTCAACAGAAGATCTGATTCTGCCCACGATTTTAACTTATTTTGGTATGCTTCTGTCTGATCTTTAAAAAAGTCCGATTTAAAAACTTCTGGTTTAATATGCACCATGTAACCATATAAAAACCCGCCACGTGTAAATTGCTGCAGGTATGACTCTAGCAAACCATTAAACTTTCTTTTCATTATATATATTTATATCTTTAAAACTAATTTTGTAGATATAATTTGGTACTAAATACTTATATATGAGTATTAAGATAGAGAGCATTAAAGACGTAACTAATGTAAATGATCTTAAGTATCAAGACTTAAAGCTAGATTTTGAATACACATATACACAAAATTCCGAATTTTTAAAGAAAAATGAAATTATTGATTTGAAGGTAGATTACGATCTAAATGCTATTAAAAATAGTCTTAGAAACATGTTTTTGACTAATCGTGGGGAAAAGCTATTAAACCCATATTTTGGCATTGGTTTAGCAAATTTTGTGTTCGATCAAGTCACGCAATCAACTGCCAAAGCGATTGGTGACGCTATTTTAAGCAATATAACCACATTTGAACCTAGAGTTCAAGTAAACAAAGTAAATGTTATTGCAAACGAAGATGACAATAGCTATACAATTAATATAATTTTAAGTGTGCCTCAATTAAAAGCTGAATTAGTAAATCTAACAGGCCTATTAAATAATAAAGGATTTAATTTTGCCTAATCATGAGCTCAACAATAAACCAAGACGCCAACCTAACAATTAACCAGCAAGGGTATGCTGCATTTGATGCAACATCTTTAAAGCAGTTAATCATAGACAGACTTAATAACGGAACACTTTTTACAGATCAAAATTATGAAGGTAGCAATATTTCTGCAGTTATTGATATTGTGTCTTATGCATATCATGTTTTGCTTTTTTATCTCAACAGAACAGCATCAGAGAGTCTATTTAGTCAAGCAACGCTATATGAAAATATAAACAAAATTGTAAAAGAGCTAAACTACAAACCGATCGGCTACCAATCTGCTCTCTTGAGCTTTCAAGCTACAGCTTCTAAAAATCTTGTAAAAGATACCTACACAATTAAGCGGTACTCATATTTTACAGTAAACGGTATTAATTATAGCTTTAACAATGATGCTACTTTTGTAAAGAATACTAACACTGACGAAGTATTAACACTTTTTAGTGAAAACAATCTACTATATCAAGGAACGTATGTAGAATACCCACTATACACTGCAATTGGTGACGATTTTGAATCACTAAACATAACCTATGTCGCGAATAATGAAAATCAAAAAATAGATCATTTTAATATTGACGTTTATGTAAAAGAAAAAACTACCGGCAAATATTACAAATATGCTGAATCATCATCATTATTTTTAAATGATTCCAACGCTCGTGTATTTGAAAAACGTTTTGATGAAAATGAAAGGTATGAAATTAAATTTGGTAACGGTATCACAGGTAGAAAATTAGAAGCAGGGGATGAGATAGCAATTTATTTCTTACAAACAGATGGCAAAGAAGGCGAAATAGATATTGGCATTTTAAATGGTAATAAACTATTTTTATATAATTCTGCTAGATACAATACCATCTTAACTGATACAATATCTGAAAACTTACTCCTCTTACAAGACACTCAAACAAAATATATTTCATTCTCAAATACTGACCCATCTACAAAATATCAAGATAAAGAATCAACTGATCAAATTAAATCGAATGCTCCAAAAATTTATAACTCTCAATATAGACTCGTCACAGCTAGCGATTATGAAACGTTTGTGAATAGAAATTTTGCCAACATTATAAGCTCTACAAGAGCAGTTAATAATTGGGATTATTTAAATGGTCATTTTAGATATTTCTACGATATACAGTTAAACAAACCTAATGATGATTCTCGTGTATTGTTTAACCAAACACGCTTTGCTGATACTTGTGATTTTAATAATGTTTATATATACGGCATACCAAGACTAGAAAAAATCACATCTCTTACCCAAAGAACAAACTATTTAAATGCCGCGCAAAAAGAACTCCTACTCAATCAATTGCAGAACTACAAGACGTTAACAGCTGAAATAATTATTACAGACCCGGTTTATGTAGCGGTTGATTTTGGAATAAAAAGAGCCGGTGAAGTGACTTCACCAGATTTAACTAATCAGTGCAAACTCGTTATTACCAAGAATGTATTATCACAAATTGATAACCAAACAATTAAAAATAACGCGTATAATATTATAAAAACATTCTTTGATTCAACAAATAACAGTTTAGGTATTCTATTTGATATCAACGCACTAACATCACAAATTTTTAATATAGCTGGTGTAGAAGATTTTTACGTTGAAAGAACAGATGATCAAGGCACATTCAGTGTACCAGGGTTAAATTTTGTTGTATGGAACCCTGTATACCCTGATGGTGATACACAAATAGTTTCACAAAACTATCAACTACCTTACTTTAAATACCCCTTCCTAAACAACCCATTAGACTTTTTAAACAAAATAGAGGTACTAACAACAACAAATGTTAATACAAAAATTGAGTATTAAAAATGGCTTTAATCAATACAAATGAACTTTACATTAAAGTTTTCGATCACACTGGCGCCCCTATACTAAGCACATACGCACTACCACAGACACCATTAACATTTGTTCCAGATTACTCAATAGTGCAGCTTTTATCCTCTGTATCATTTGTTTCATCACTCACATCTTATACAAATACTTTTTATATTCCCGATACAAATGATTACTCAAATATTAAAATAAGATGGGATTTTGGTGACGGCACATATCAAATAAGCCCCACAGGCGTACATGCATACAAATACCCCGGTCTTTACAAAGTTAAGCTGTATCTTATTAATGAAAACGGCGAAAGTTTTAAAAACAACTTCGTCGCAAATGTTAATATATACAATTTTTTAAAAGATGAATGGAATTTTTCTCCGTATAAAGATTTTATAGTAGACATACCAGCCGGAAGACTTTCAGATAAAATTACCATTAATAGGCAAAATAGTTGGCAAACTTATAACGTCTTATCCGGTACAGGTTATACATTCAATCTGTACTCAAGTGGTTCAGGCACTTACTACTATGATGTAAAAAATTATTACATGGATAAATGGGCACACTTAAAAAAGTTTTTTAAATTTATAGAAAAACAAACAATTAATGATGTCTTGCAAGACGTTATAGTAGATAAAGTAAAAACATCTAATACAGAAATTTATGCAAAAAAAGTTTCTGATAATATAGTAATTTGCAATAAAGATGATAGCGGTGCATTTTTTGTAGGCACTACCGGAAGCGCAGATTTTTATTATACCGACGATAGCAATAAAAATAACACTTCAACAAATGACCCCATCTTTATTTTTGCAAATTTAGATACAAGTAAATTCTATGATAGTTTAGGATTTGCAGATCAAGTATATGATAAATTAACACCTTTAGAATTGAGCTATTTAAATACAATTCCCGCTGTGTTACCGATTATCAAAACGCGATACAATCCCGCAGCAACTTTTACAATAACCTCTAATGGGCTAGACGGTGAAGGAGACACTACAATTAATAGCTTTGCTTTAAACAAGACAAGTTTTGCAAATACTAAAATACCTTTTGTTTTAAAGCTAAAAGATCAAGATAATTATACAACAAAAAGCTACCCATATTTATCTTCAACTGATTCCATGCCACTCACTTCATACTTTTTTAAAATAAATTTATTAGATGAGAATAACACAATAGTGCCTTCTGTATCATTCTTTAAAACAGATTTCGAAAAAGACATCTTTCAATCTGGTGGATTTTATAGAGGCTATTTTGTATGCGACCGAGAGGTTCAAAATGCAAAACTTTCTGCATCTGTTTATATTGATGACATACCAAACTTTGAGCAAGACACAGCATTTGTATTTTACTCGCAACCTTATACACATTATATACCGAGAATTTTCTCTAATATACTTTATAATAGCATCCCCGGTCAACAGTTCGCTACAACAACTACAACATACGACTTTCTCGATACAATAGACAATAGAAGTATATTCACAATCACTCAAATCCCTTCTTCCAATAACTCTGATAATGATTATTGCTTCTGGGCTGCAGATTCAGACTCAGATAGGCTATTAAAAATGAGCTATACAGGTGATATACTTGCAACAATAAATCTTTCTGCTGCAACACTAAGTGACGGTACTGTTGCTGATTTGCGCAATATATATGGTAGTGCATCACCTTCTAGTATTGCATTGGATAACAACAACAATGCTTTTGTAACATTATTCGATAGTGGTTCTGTTATTCGAATTAATAATATAACAAATTTAATTGATAGAATTGGAATTCCACCGGTAAGCGCTATTACAACAAACACATTTTTAACATCATCAGATTATATAGCTAATCAAGGTTGGGTTGGAGAATTTACATTATTGCCCTCAAGTGTTGATGTTGACAAAAACGGAGAAGTGTATGTTGTCTATACACATCCACAGTTTACTGCACTCACACGTTTTGATAACAATTTAAACTATAAAAAAAGAATTTCCGGTTTTTTTGGTCTTAATAATTATGCGCAAAAAATAGTTATTGATAGAAATAATAACATATGGATGGCTACAACTCGTAAAGATACCAGTTCCACGGGCAGCGCAAACTTGTCAGGTAAAAATGACTTTATTTGGATACTAAAAGACACAGCTGCAACTCCGTTAGGTATACCTGCTCTAACTACATTTGCAGGGTTCAAGCAAATAAGTGATATCACAGTGGACGGTAATCAAAATTGCTGGGTATCACATGATATTTCTACAGTAACAAAACTTGAATATAACCCTATTACACAAGAATCTACACGTTACGATTTCAATATGGGTGAAGTTTATGGTAATGCAACAGATTATTTACAGAGCATAGAAGGTATCTCATGTAATTCTTTAAATGAAATTGTAATTGTTAATAATTTTGATTTAAAAATATATTTTCTAGATGCATCTTCAACAACCCAACCTGTATTAAGCAGCTTAAAGCAAATACAACTACAATCAGCACCAAATAATTTCATGGAGTATCCAATATCTGCTTATTATGATAGCAAGTATCAAGCAGGTGGCGATTTCTTAGGCTATAACTGGATAAACAAATATTATTATTTCTCATCCAATACAAAGATATTAACAGGCACATCTTCAACCTTCAATATTTACCCTGCATCAGGATATAATTTGATGTTCAAAGAGAATGAAAACTTTGATGGTGAGCAAATGTACAGAAATATGGCATTAATGGAAACACTTCAAGATAAAAATGTATTCTTTGATGACTTTTTAGGTAAAATTGTAGGTAATCAGCAATCAAATGCAAATAGCGCATTATTAAAAAAGATCTACGAAAAAATAGCTAATTTTTCCGATAATATTGCAAACGTTGACACATGTAATGTTGATTCTTTGATATCCAAATGCAATATGTTTGATGTTACATATGAAAATTATAATTACCCGTACCCTGCATCACTTAAGCGTGTTCTTGACCTTGCAAGTATTAAGCGAAACAAATTATTCGGTAATAAAAATCAAAATAATTACAGCTTTTCGAGCAATTTGCTTGAAACTAATCTTGGCAATATCATAAATCTCGAAACTGACACTTTTTCAGCTACAGAAATACTTGTTGCGAAAGAAAAGTTTTCCAGTACTTACAAACCTGTAAACACAACAATTATTAATGAGTATTCAGCAACTGATATAATTCCTTTTTCAGAATTTTCCTATGATTGGGGTTGGGGATTGGTAGCACCACAAACACTTTCAGGCTTGAATATTGGTGGTTATTATGACTTTTATCGTCTTAATATTACAGATCAACAGATTTATGATAATATAATTGATTTTAATAACCAAAATTCAAATATTACACCCAATCTCAGCACATACAATGATTTTTACGGTGAAAATGGAATTGTAGATCAAAATATTACATACGCCTTTGTTAACGGCTTGAGATTAATCTCCAGTGCAATGAACGTATATTACAATTAAATAATACATAATATGTCCGATATTCTAGAGAATAATGTAATAGCAGTATCGGTTCCCGACTCTATAGTCTCGGGTGTTACACAAAATGCTGTTGACTTCAATAAACCACTATCTTTTACCGAATGGTTGGTGCGTACCAATCCAACTGAAACTGATAATGCTTATTTGATTGGCCAATACAAGTTATACCTATTAGCTTGGTATAAGAGTAAAAATTTAGATACTAAAAATACAGAAGATTTTGTTCGCTCTTCTTTTATTTCTCTATTAAGAGAGATTTTATTAAACTACTCAACATTAGAGGAACGTAGATTTGTAAGCAATGCTGATTTTACTAATGATTTAGATCTTTACGCAATTTTACCTTTTTTTGTTAAAAAAATAAAAGAAATCTGCAATTATTACGCGCTATTAAGACAGAATGTCAATTTTAAAAAATACGAAAACAGCTTGAAGGGCTCACAAGGTGGTGTTCTTTCTCTCTTAAAAAATGAAATTTATAAAAGCTTGCAAGCAATTCAGATATCATCAGCTGAATCAAACTTACTAAATCTATCTGCAGTTAAAAATAACTTAACTCTTGAAATAAAAGAATTGTTTGACGATTCACAATACTTTGATTTGAACCCTGCGCTCCCTGCTACAACATACAATCCCACGTTTACATCACAATTCTACTCATCAAACCTTAACGATTTAAATTCTACCTTATATACTGATTTTGATCAAAGTATAGTAGACGCAATAAAATCTTACCCATTCTTCTTAAATGATTTTAAAACTTCTTATTCAATTAATGTACAAGTACAAGCAACTGATCTAGAATATCTCAGAGACAAAGACTTTATAAACCAAATTAATAATCAAGATAAAACTAATTTAAATCTTAATCTCGAAAAAGAGTTAATAGAAAAATTTATAGGTACCGATTACTACTATATTAGTACTGGAACAACTACAACAGATTTTGTATCTGGTGTTCTTTTTAAAGCTCAAGATAAAGCATCCAACTTTCTCAATAAACGTTTTCCTTCTGTTGCATCAGTACAAAACGAAAGTGATTTAAAAACTATACGAGAGATTGGTGGTTTCTTTTTACCTGATAGATTAGGTGTTTTAAACTTTAATAATTTTAAGTATAAAGTAGAAATTGATAAAACACAACTACAACCTAATAAAGTTTATGTTTTTCCGGACCCCTACAAATATGGTAATATTTCAAACCTTTCTTTAACTGATTTTGAAAGCCCTTTAATTTACGAAGAAGATGTGTCATGGATGCATTACAACAGAACAGCTCAATATCTTTATGGTAACATTGTAAATAACCCACTCTATAAAAACTTTCACGCCTATCATAGTAGAAGTCAAACAGTTGGTTATGAGCCCATTGGTGTATCACGTGATATTGATAGCACTGAATTTTTTGAAGGCACAGGTAAAGATATTTGGGCAAATTCAGATGTATTTCCTGTTGTAGAAAATGTGCTGCCTATAGATGCACGTCAACTCAATTTACTTGCTATAAACAAAACTCTCGTCAAATATAAAAATGATATTTACGGCAATAATTACGGGTTGTTTAAAGAAATTAACCCTGTAGGTGTTGGCCCCGATGGTAGCAATCAAGGTGATTTTATTTCTCAAGATGAATTAAACTTTTTTAATTTTACTGGTGGTCGTGGTGGACTAAACGGTACTGGTCGCAAAGGACTCTCTTATAATCAATTTAACGAACTAAGATCAACACAGAAAAAACCGTGTATGATACTTGATGGGTATGTATTTTACGATATAACGGACGGTTATAATTTTAATTACTCAGTACCTAATCCTGACAAAAGAGTGTCTGGTGTCTTTACAAGAACTGTAACTCAAATACCACCAGGCAGCGGTTACTACACATCTGGACCCAGTATTCTCTCTGCAGCACCCGATCCATATATTAATTATAAAATTTCGTTTCCTTATTCTGCACCACCTAGCTTTAAGCCACTACCAACACCTTTGCTTCTTGTAGCGTACGGCAAAGGTCATTTTGTGCCTGATGATTTTTGCGATGTTAATACTGTAAGTTATTGTTTAGTGTTAGATTGTGTTACCTTTCTCGATTCACTGAGCAATGCAAGATTAGACGTATCATCTGATTTACCTTCATGGTCAACCGCTATACCTGTATATTACAGTGAATTACTCGAAGGCAGCTTAACAACTTCACTAACTAAGCCAAACAATATAGATAGAGCTACCTTCTCTTACACATACCCCGCTTCCGCGCAAGTAATACAGGAGTTAAATGGTTACAGGTTTAATCTTCAAGGACAAACACCTTGCGCAGTGAATAATACTGCAATTACACCAGGATTGGATTACAATATTGATAATTCAAGCTTTGTAAACTTGCCTGTTCTGCCTGCTTTTGAAACCAAGGTTCAAGACTTATCTACTTCTCTTATTGGCAACAAAACCATTTATGCAGGCCGTAACGAAGTAGTTGGTACTATGTATTACAAAAACGCTAATACCTCACGGGTAGATCTCATTCAAGATGCACTATCTTCTGTTTTTGCAAAATATCCAATAGATGTTCAAAATAATATATCACAAGGTGTAATCAACTTTGATCTCATTTTCAATGTTATTTTCATTGAAACAGTTAATTATTTTATAATTGATAAATTAGACTATGATTACGAACAAAATAATGTTGAACCGTACAATAGCGATAAAAATTTCTTACCTACATACATAGTAGATAAAAATATTGAAAAAATAAGCAATATTTTCTATAATGAAAAATTAAACGAAGTTGTCTTTACCCGCATGGTATTGCTACCAACAATGAGTGCCAGCAATTTAAAGATTATCTACCCTGAAATTTATAAAATTGATATAACAACCCCGGTAATTAAAAAACTTTATCCAAATTTTGAATTAACTTATAATAACTTATCGAGCTTTATTCATATTGACGCAGATACAAATGTTGAGCGAATTGATAAGCCTATTATTTCATATAATGAAGATTCAAAAACATATCTAATAAATTATCTTGCTAAAGATAGCAATAACGTATTTTTTAATGTTTTTGAAGAATTTCAAATAAAGAATAGTGATATTATTTTCTTACAAAACGTATTCTATAAGCCTGAATACTTTATTAAAGATTATAATTTTACAGTTATCAATTCAATAACTGCACTCCAAGGCAATTTACTAGCCGGTACACTTTCATCTTTTCAAAATATCAATACACACACATATTGGTTCTGTATTTCCTCTGAGCCTATAGTTATTGTTCCTGAATACATTGTTTGTTCTTATGGTATAGCGTTTGAACCAATAACTACTCCTGTGCCTACACCTTCTGTGACACCAACAGTCACACCAACACCAACACCTACACCACCACCAACACCTACACTTCCTCCGTGGACCAATACATGTTCCACTTACAGCATCCAAGTTAGCGGGGCAGGTCTACTTGCAGCAAATGGCATGTATATTTTCTCTGCTGGTGACACTCTATTTTTCAGTGATTCATCACAATTTACTGTATTTTATCAATCAACAAGTGACTCGCGTTTCTTCGTAATCTTTGACAATGCATATCCTACAGCCAACAACGTAATTAAAGCTGTAGTACTTTCTGCAGATAATACTTACAGCAATCAAGCTTTCTTCTATGCAAGCACAGGGTTGATTCTTGATTATGCCTGTGTACCTTACGGTCAATATGGTGTTAGATCTGCCTTGGATCCAGTTTATCTTGAAACATTGAATCTCTCCGGTATTGCACCATATCCAACAGTTTCATTCTTTAGTATGACGTAATAAATAACTAGATGGCAACGCTACCATACATATATGCCGATTCATTATCAGGTTCTATCAAATATCTCGGAGAATGTTATGTTACAACAGGTAATAGCGGCATTATTAATGCTAAAAAAGAAGAATTTGTTGATTCACAAGATTGTAATATCTGCTTAGGCCAATCGCCTTTCCCTTTACTTACACCAACACCTACAATTTCCCTTACACCAGATCCTACAAGAACTGTCACACCAACACCTACTGTAACTCCAACCGTGACCCCTACAGTAACACCCACTGTTACTCCTACGGTAACACCAACTGTTACACGCACACCAACACCTACAGTAACACCCACTGTTACTCCTACGGTAACACCAACTGTTACACGCACACCAACACCCACGGTAACACCGACAATTACCATCACACCTACAATTTCTCTTACACCTACTGTTACACGAACACCAACACCTACAGTAACACCTACTAAACCATAATATATGAACCTTTCAGCATCCAGATCCTTTTCTCTATTACCTACAGATCAATTATCGCCCGAAAATGACATTCTTGTTTCATTTGATTACGTAACAAATGTTTATGATAACTATCAAAATGTTTATGATAATGAAACACCGTCTGAGGGGTTTTGTTTGTTTTTTTACGAGGGCAATGCACCTCTTGGTGGTGGTGCGCCTGGTTCTGGCTTAGGGTATCTCCCCGACTCTTTTGCTGTAACAAATAATAATAATATTCTTTTTAGCGAATTTAACAATACTTTTATATCTTATAATCTCACAGCATATGGTACAGTCAATAACATGCCCGCATATAGAGGTGACTCATCTAGATTGAGCGGTGCTAAAATCGATTTTTATACTTCAGGTTACAATGGTCTCTTTCCTAGTACTTCCGGTTGGCGCATCTGGGATGGTACAAACAAATATTTTTACTATAGTGACAGTAATGTATTGTATCCAATGTGGGCTGTTAACTGGAATAATGGGCCTGATATTCAATCGGGCTGGGGATACCCTTTAATTACCAGAAAAGATATTGGATACAGTTATGCAGGTAAAGCTGGAAGCTTATTGGGAATTGGTTTTGATTTTACTGGTAATTTCAGAACCGCATACAACTCACCTGTGACAGGAAGCCCTGTTATTAATAATGTTACTATTAGAAACGGTGATTATACCTACCTCACAAATTCAACCAATCTTACTTCCACAAATTTTTTATACCCAACTATTCTTTGGAATAGTTTGACAAATAGCGGTCTACCCAATATTGGTAACCGCGTAAAAGTTAGATTAACGGATCTCGGCAGAACTATTAATGTAAAAATGCGCCCCTACGGCATTGAGGAATACGTGGATGTATTAACTTATAGTTCTTTAAATTTAGGCCCAGGAAATACAACAGATAGTATTAAAGTAGGTTTAAATTTTTCTTCACTTAATAATACAGATTTCGGTATTCGTAATTTCAATATTGCAGGGGTAGCTGCAACACCTACTGCAACACCAACACCAACATCAACAGTTACACCAACTGTTACACCTACACAAACAGTTACACCAACTGTAACACCTACACGAACTGTGACACCAACACCTACACGAACAGCTACACCAACAGTTACACCAACAATTACTATCACGCGCACCCCAGGTATTACACCGACTGCAACTCCAACAGTTACACCTACAGCTACTGTCACACCAACAGCAGGCGCTACATCCACGCCTACACCTACTGTGACACCAACTGCAACACCGCCACCTTCACAGACACCTACTACAACACCAACACCTACAGTTACAGTAACTGCAACACCAACACCTACTGTGACACCTACACCAACTGCGCCACCATCACCGTTCCCTGACGGCACTGTTCTGGCCAACGGTGTTATTGTTGGATTTGGAAGAACCCCATAAATATCTTAATATATGGCAACAAATATATACAATCCAATTAATTTAGTTTACAGTACTAATACCTGGACAGGTGTTGATAATTCTTTAAGTGGTGGTGATACTTACAGAACACTCATTCACGATATTGTATATTCAGGGAGCAATCTTTTCTTTGGTGGTGCGTTTATATATGACTACACAAATGCAAACAACCTGCCCAGCTATCAACTGCCCACTGATAAGAAAATACAAGTTATTAACATAGGATATTTTGATACTACAAGCAACCGCATACGCTCCATAGGCGGTATAGGGACACGCGTACAGGTTTCAAGCGCACAAACAGTAAACCAAAATACAGCCATATATAGCATGGCAATGAGCGGTAGCAATCTTGTTGCAGCAGGTAACTTTAATTTAATTAATACACAAATTACAAGTTTTGAATGCACATCTGCAATAAATAGGACTCAATTTTACACACTTTCAGATACCATACCGTTTAATGCAAATGTAACTGTGGGGCAAGTTATCCATTTGTCTGCTTATAATTTACTATTCACATCTCTTTTTACAAACTCGTTACCTGGAATATGCTTCACTCCAAGGTTTTCCGGAGATTATGCAGATAGCATTGCATACTACAGCTCTTCGAATCAAAAATGGAACGCGTTCCCTAACAGTACAAACGTTTCTTTTGGTCAATCAGCATATGCAGTAGAATTTTACAACAACAGAATATACACTGCAGGTGCATATCTAAGCGGCACTATTTTCTATAATGATGGTACTACTTGGCAACAAGTAACGCCCAACATGGCAGCTAATAGAAATTCGGATGCAACATGTTTGAAGCTATACAACGATCAACGTGGCAATCTTATATACTGCGGAACATTTTCTGGATTTAATGGTGATTTGAAAAAAACTGGCATAATGGGGTATGACGGTAGCACATTCTTTGCTCTTGGTTCAGGCTTATCCGGTACTGCACCATATGCAGGTAATGTTGTTTTGTCGGGCGATAACTACATTGCTGCTGGTCTTTTTGATGATCGTATTGCATATTGCAACCGATCAACTAATTCCAATTTTAAAAGTTTTTATAATGGTACAAATAATTTTGCATCTGATGCATATGTTCTTTCAATTGCTCTTTCTGGCAGTACACTCATATTTGGTGGTTATTTTTACAACCTCAATTCTGTTGCAACTACTGTTGGTGCCGTTGATACTGCCGGTAACATCACAAATCTTGGTGGGTTGATTGATGATAACGTGTACAATTTCGGCCCCGTGCCAAGAATAATGTTAGCAAATGTGCCAGTTAACTACACCCTTGCTTCTTCAATATCAGGCGACTTCACTACTATAGATCTTCAAACATCACGCGATATTCTGGGTACAATTTCAGGTCTCTCCGCGTATGGTAGCTCACCTTATCAAGGTGTTAGCGGTATTGATGTAACTCTATAATAGCATTTTACACTTATTGTAGTAAAATAAAGTGTGGAAAATATTTTTATACAGATTGCTGCCTATCGCGACCCACAACTAGTACCAACTTTACGTGACTGCATTAAGAATGCAAAGTTTCCTGACAGGCTAAGATTTTGCATATGCTGGCAACATGATGAGAAAGATAGCTTGGAAGAATTTGCTACTGATAAACGGTTTACTATTCTAGATGTACCATATCAAAAAAGCCAAGGTGTTTGTTGGGCAAGAAGTACCATTCAGAATTATTATCGTGATGAAAAATATACACTCCAATTGGATAGCCATCATCGGTTTACCGAAAACTGGGATGATACGTTAATAAAAATGGTCAAACAATTGCAAAAGAAAGGACACAGAAAGCCTCTCCTTACCGGGTATATTCCTAGTTTTGATCCAGATAACGATCCCGGTGCACGTATTCATGTGCCTTGGAAAATGAATTTTGATAGATTTATTCCTGAAGGAGCCGTTTTTTTCTTACCTGCATCAATTGACAATTTTAAAGAATTAAAAGAACCTATTCCTGCTAGATTTTATTCAGCACATTTCTGCTTTACATTAGGTCAATTCTGTAAAGAAGTACCACATGATCCTAATTATTACTTTCACGGTGAGGAGATTAGCATTGCAGTGAGAGCGTTCACACATGGATACGATTTATTTCATCCACACAAAGTAATTATTTGGCATGAATATACTAGAAAAGGCAGAACCAAACAATGGGACGATGATAAAGATTGGGGCAAACGAAATGAACAATGTCATCTACGCAATCGTAAACTATTTGAAATGGATGGTGAGAAAAAAGATATTGATTTCGGACCATACGGCTTTGGTGATAAAAGAACTCTTAAAGACTACGAAAAATATGCTGGTCTTAATTTTAAGAAAAGAGCTGTGCAGCAGTATACAGTAGACCATCACTTAGCACCAAACCCATATACATTCAAAAATGAAAAAGAATGGGAAGCGTCTTTCCTTCAAATCTTTAAACATTGTATTGATATACGATACGATCAAGTGCCTGAAAAAGATTATGATTTCTGGTGTGTAGCTTTTAAGGATAAGGAAGGCAAAGATGTATTCCGAAAAGATGCGGACAAAGACGAGATTCAGCGCATGTTTAATGATCCAGACAAGTACTGTAAAGTTTGGCGAGAATTTAATTGTGAAACAATGCCTGTGAGTTGGTTGGTGTGGCCACATAGCATAGGCAAAGGTTGGGCTGATCCTATTACAGGTAGGATAGGTGACAGGGCTAGCTAACATATGATAGCGGTACAAATCGGTGCCAATAGAGGCAATGATGAATTTACATCATTAATAAAAAACGTACATGTTGATACTCTTGTTTTAGTTGAACCATTAAGTGTTCACAATTCAAGCCTGAACGATTGTTACTCGAATATTCAAAATAAATTTATAGAAAATATTATCATTACAGATAAAGAAAATAGCGAGGAGGTTATTTATTTTCATAAGCTTGACGGGCTAGAATACGGTAATAATTATGAATTAGCAAGCCTCAACAAACAACATTCTTTAAATATAAGAAATTCTTACGAGGAAAAAGAGGTAATCGCATTAAAGCTGCCCAATTTGACAATCAATAATCTATTGGACAAATATAAATTACAAAATATTGATTTGCTATTTATAGACACTGAAGGATATGATAGCAAAATAATTATGAGTATAGATTTCACTAAATTTAATATTAAAGAAATTTACTATGAAAATCTTCATATTAACGCTTATGAATTAAGAACATTCTTAAAAGAGAAAAATTATTCTGTAAATGAAGGTGTTTTAACATATGGATGGAATGACAGGGCAATCAAATGCTAACCTTAATAGATAACGGTGATTTTTATGACTGGTCCTGCTGGGGAGGCACGCATAGATATTATAAGAACGAAAAAAAATATTACTGTGATCGCGATTCAGGCATTTTTTCAAATCTTACCAATATGATGTTTTGTATTGCTTTTTTAGAATTGGATAATAAACCGGTAATTGAACTCGAAACAATATTTGGTGAGTATATTTCTTCTGAGAATATATACAGTAAAATCTTTAAAAAAAATTCTGATTTGTTGTTAGATTTAAATTTAATTCAAAATAAGGAAGCTTTTCTACAAGCACATCCTTCTTACTGGGGAATAGGACAAAATCTAAAAGAAGTAAATTTTAAATTTTATAATAATATTATAAGAAAATTTTTTATGCCTAGTGATGAAACGCTTGAAATAAAAAATAATTTATTAACAAACAATAGTATAAATTTAGAAAAGAGTGTTTTTTTATGGTGCCGACTAACCGATAAGCGTAGAGAAACTGTAGTACCGCCAGTATCTAAGTATATAGAGATTATTGAAAAAAATTTCAAAGATTACGAAATTATAGTGCAGACAGATGATATTAGTGTTTTAAATGAAATTAAAACATATAATTATAATTTTAAATTTTTAAAAGAAATACCCATTGACAACTCTAACACTTTTGATGGCTGTTTCCACAGTAAAATGTGTAACGTTGATGAGGTAGATTTTTACAATAAATACAAAATGTCTAAGGTAGATTACATAAGGCATATGTATGCGGCAGCATTAATCGCTTCAGAAAGCAAATATTTCATATGTTACCCAGGTAATCCTGTAACTTATGTTCCAATGTTAAAAGGTGATACAGATAATACTTTTTTATTTAAAAATCAGGAGCTTTTCTAATGGATATACTTGTACAGCATAATTTTAATACCGGTCTTGGTGATGGGTTATTTGCTATGACAGAATATCTCACAAACATTAAGGCTTTAAAAGAATATGGGTTTAGCGCTAAATTGCATTTTAATCTAAGTAGAAATTTATATTTTAAAGAAAAAACACCTCTAGATTACTTGAATAATAACGAATTTAAAGTTTTTGATACTATAAGTACCGAGCATTGTGGTATTAATGAAGATACAATTAAAGACTATACATGTGTCTTTACACACGCAAATGCTAATCATAGTCAACACTACTGGGATTTATTTGTACATAATTCAGTTTTAGACAAATACCACTCATTCAATTATAAAATTAAACAATTTAATATTAAAGAAATGCTGGCTGGTGTGTTGCCTGATTTTTACCCAAAACTTTCTGAACATATTCTCAGTAAATTTAATGAATTCAAAATAAAAAATAATTTAGATGACTATGATGCGATATATTTTAGAACACAAGATTTACAAGAAGAATTAGACTTCTTAGAAAACAATAAAAGTAAATTAAAAGAAATACTTTTCGAAAATACCGACAAAAAAATATTTTATTGTTCTAACAGTAAAGAATTTAAAAAATATATTAAAACATTATCAAGACCTAACCTTTACAACTGGGAAATGCCTTTAGAAGAAGAATGGGGCGGTAACCACTTATTACACCAAACAATTGACTCTGAAAATCTACATCAACGAACCATATACACATTATTAGACATGTGGACTTTATGCTCAGCTAAAAAAATAAATTTTTTTACTACGTGGGGCAGGTATTCAAATTTCTTTATTTACGCCCCTATTAACCACAGTTCAGTAGTATGGTATTAGAAATATCCTCTATCTGTGTAGCTAATGATTGGTATGTTGGTGAAATATACCAATATATCATTCAACAGTTTATTGAAAAATATCCTAATATAAAATTTAATGTTACAGACAACAAATCTTTTGCCTCAAAATATGATATTAACAATGATACCCACAAAAATTCAATAGCTAATATATATAATTTGCTGATATATAATCCTAAAAATAATAAACTATTTGTTAATAGCCTTAATGACTATGCACCGTATTGTTTGATGAACGGCACAGGTGTTGAAAAATTTGATTTGGTAGGGTTTGGCTGTGTTTCAAATCATAATCAGTACACTATTGATAGTTTCAAACCCTACAATATCATACCTTCTTTTTATATTTTAGAAAATATGAGCGATTTCGAACGCATACAAAAGTATAAGAATAAGCCTAGAAAGTTCAACAGTGCGTATTTCTTAGGTTTACTATATAACAGAAGAAAAGAATACTTTGATACATTTAAAGATAGTGATTTAGTAAAAATTTATAATAAAGATGAATTCTGGAAAAATAGGGATGATTATTTTTGTGAACTGTCCGATTACAAGATGTCTTTTAGTATGGATGGTGCTGCATTAATTTGTCACCGTGATATTGAATCAATAGGTTTGGGTAATATTTTAGTTAGAGAGTATCTGGACGTGAGAATGCATGATCCTTTATTACCCAATATACATTATATTGAAGCCGTTACAAAAAAAGAAAAAGAAACTATGCGAATACAAGACTGTAAAGAGTTAATAATAAATAGAATAAACGATTTTATTAGTAATGAAAAATTAGTCACAGATTATTTAAATGAATGCAGCAGTTGGTTTCAACGCAATTGCATTCCTGAAAACCAATTTAAAATCGTTGAAGATATAACCAACAGTCTAGAACTCCTTCGTTGATATATAGAAAAAGCAAATAATATATTATTATGTCGTACGATCATATAAAGAAATGGGACGACATTTTTTGTGCACAACATGTTATAAATCTAGTTAACCACATTTCGAGTTTGCTCTTAAAAAATAATATCAACCAAATAAACTATCTGGATATTGGTGCAAACGTGGGTAAAGTCTACGATTTATTATCAGAAAGAATACCAATTAACAAAGCATATCTTGTTGAAGCCAGTCCCCTACTTTTTAACTATATCAAACAAAAATATACAAATAATTCAAAAGTACAATTGTTTAATTTTGCCGCTTATAACGAAGAAACAAAAATTCAATTTGATCAATCTTCAATGCTTCATCAATTTGAAACAGATGGATCAAATTTAAATTTAGGTCTTTCTAAAATTCAACACACACCCCAATCTGTTAGTATTGATGCAAAGCGTGTCTCAACATTTTTAAATGAGCGTCAGCTTTTTAGTGAATTATCTTTTATAAAAATAGACACTGAAACAGTAGATTTCATGATACTTGAAGATTTGCTAAAAGTCATATCGTTATTTGACGTTAAACCACTTATTGAATTTGAAAAAAATCATTTCATACAAGGCTTGAGCGATGAACAAGCTCAGCATATACTTGATAAATTTGTAAACTATGGTTATAAACCATTGAATTTAGGTCAATGTTACGGCGACGGGCTGTTAATACCGGAAGGGTTTGTAGAGTAATATGAATAATTTAACGTTAGTTACAGGTATTTGGGATTTAAGGCGCGACCAAGCGGGTGAAGGTTTTAAGCGACCTTTTACCCATTATATTGTAAAGTTTACCGAACTCCTAAGAGCCGCTAAAGAATACAATATGGTTGTTTATATTGAAGAAAAGTATAAAGATTTGGTATTGAGTATAAGAGATCCACAAAATACACAAATTCGTATAAAAGAAGTTGATGAGTTCAAAACAAGCTTTCCTTTTTACGATAAAATTACAGAAATAAGAAATAAAGACAGTTGGCTGAATCAAGCTGGTTGGTTACGCGAAAGCACGCAAGCAACTATGGAACTTTATAACCCCATGGTTATGTCAAAGTTGTTCATGCTTCACGACGAAAAAATTAGAAATTCTTTTAATACAGATTATTTTTATTGGATTGATGGTGGGTTAACTAGCACTGTGCATCACGGTTATTTTTCAAAAGAAAAAATATTAGACAAAATACCAAAAATTACAGATAAATTTCTTTTTATAGCATTCCCTTATGCAGAAGGAGATGAGATACATGGGTTTACTAGAACAAAAATGAATGAGTTGGCACAAACAAAGAATGTAGAGTATGTTTGCCGTGGAGGTTTTTTTGGTGGTCATAAGAATAATATATCGGACATTAACGGTATATATTACTCTCTTTTAAGCAGTACCCTTAATGACGGATACATGGGCACAGAAGAAAGCATCTTTACCCTCATGACATATACTCACCCGCACTTGTTTGCAAAACATATGATAGATGGCAATGGCCTTGTTGGTAAATTTTTTGAAGATATTAAAAACACACCATTTACTGAAAATAAAATTACACTAAATAATTATTCTGGTGTCAACTTATATGTTCTATCATTTAACTCACCAGAGCAGTTTGAGAGATTAATTGAAAGCTATTTAAAGCAACCTGGGTTTGTGCGTGAAACAAAAAATATTTTAATAGATAATAGTACAGACCCTGCAGTTAATGACAAATATGTGGAGCTTTGCGCAAAATTTAATTTTGAACACATTAAAAAAGATAATATAGGTATTTGTGGTGGAAGACAATTTGTTGCAGAGCATTTCAATACTACTGACGCAAAATATTATATGTTTCTTGAAGATGATATGAATTTATGTGATGAAAATTTTAAATTTTGTAAAAACGGATTTTCAAGAAATATCGAAAATCTTTACTATAAGATTCAAAAAATTATGGATAAAGAAGATTATGATTTTCTTAAGCTCTCATTTACAGAGTTTTTTGGTGATAATATGACCCAGTGGTCGTGGTATAATGTACCGCAGTCTATAAGAGAGCTGTACTGGCCAGGTAAAGTTAAACTACCTGTAATAGGATTAGACCCTAACGCACCGAAGACAGTTTTTAAGAATATAGGCAGTGTAGATGGTTTAAGTTATATTGATGGTGAGATATACTATTGTAACTGGCCTCAAATTGTATCGCGAGCTGGCAATAAAAGAATGTTTCTTAGCACTAAATGGGATCATCCCTTTGAGCAGACATGGATGTCTTATATGTATCAGCTAACTAAGAGAGACATGTTAAAAAGCGCAGTTTTGTTAGCGTCACCTATAAATCATGAGAGATTTGCCTTTTATAAAAGCGAAGAGAGAAGAGAGAACTAATTAAATAATAGTGTGAATACAGTTGTAGTAAACCTATCTTCTAAGCAAGATCCTGGCGATATTGTAATGTACAACCATTACTGGTTTTCAGATCCTCTATCCGGCACAAATATTGCATACCCAGTTACTGCAAATGGTGATTTCTTTACATACAGTACTACTCCTACAGTAACAGCAGATGATGGTAACTTTTTTCCATGGGGATATATTTTCCAAGACACATCTGAAACTATATATGCGGGCAAATACAAAGGCCTTACAACTTTGAATATCAATGCGTCGGGCCTATCAACTGATTATTTTCCCATCTTGCGTATATATTATGATTTTGGTGATGGTGAAGTATACAATAACTCCAGAAATGTATTAATCGATTATTCCAAGCTTGCTATTGACTCTTTTATCAATGGCTATGGTTACGGCGATCCCAAATTTGTGCCTGTAAACCATACCTACCAACCAAGTGATACTACTTTCACTGTTACCTATACAGCGCATGTACAAGTGTTTAATGGTAGTTTGGTTACCAACAACTTCTTCATTATAATAGACTTAGTACAAGATTCTATATTTGATTTTGATGATATAAATCTGTTAGATACAAAGTTCATATCATTATCTGATAAAACCATCATAAACGTGTTAGAAGCCTCTAAACCTGAATATATTCTAAATAATCTTTTAAAATATAGTAATACCTAGAAAGTATTGAAATTCATAAATATTTTAGATGGAAATCAGACCTTTAAATAAAACTACATTCCCGTCATTGAGATTGCAGTATAGTCTTGATTCAACGGTAAATGTAAACAGTGATAATTTCGAAAACGAGCAAAATCTTGATGTTCTTCTTAATAATTTCTTAAGCGATGCACGTGATGCATCTTCTAATAAATACAGCAATTTTTATTTAACAAATAGGGTCAATTTAAGTCAAAATATTGAGTTCAAAGAACTAGCAAACCCTGAAGTAGAAGTATTCACAACATGGTTAGCATCTGATGCTGACAGACAATTAAACACAAAAACAGATTTTTGGACCATTGGAACTGATATTGAAGGGGCAACGACACTGCAGGATGTCGCAGCCTCAGGTATTTTTGTTTCAATTGACAATACATATATTTTTGATGTAGAGTTATTAAATGAAAAAGTTTGTAGGGTAGGCCACACCTATAATAACTATACAAGATATCTGACCATAAATTATCTCAACGCAACAGGTAATAGCTTTTTTTGTCTCAATAACGGGCAAGATCCTTATGATTTAAATTCTACACAAACGTTTTGCTATTTGTATGATAGGAAAAATGATTTTATTGTTCTTTATAAACTTATAAATGATATTGCTTATATTGTCTATACATTTGAAACTACAAAAGATATTTCCCTTGCAATACCCCTTACATCAGATGATTTTGGGTTTACGAACGATCAAATTTATAGATGCAGGGCACGTTTTGAATCTGCAAACAAACCAATTGTCAATAGCATATGGGCACAATATGAAAAAGGATTCAAGGATAATAATTTAACAATCGACGATAGACCTGCACCATACAATATCTACTGCCCATCATACGCAAGCATTGATACAAACTTTCTTGTTAACACAGAATACTACAACCTTTCTAATAATACATTACCGATTAACATATTAACTCTTAAAAATACAACCACACCCGAAAATTATGAATCGAAAAATAACCCTTTTGCGGTAAGAGAACCTGAAATACAGCAACGTCAATACAGAAAACTCTTTACCGGTACAAATCAAATCGGTGGTTATGATAACATCAGACTTAGTTACGAAACATTTACAAGTCAGCGCAAATTTGAACCTGATAAACTAACATATTTTCATGCACCACAAGATTTGTTTCCATACTTGCAGCTTAATATTAAAGATACAGGTTTGATTGAAAGCGGGTCTATAGCAGGTGACCATCCTCTAAAATCAGATAAAATTTTTAAAAAGAAAGCCGGGTACAAGTATACCTCTCCGTTTGGTAATGCGAGTAATGAACAAAATGGTTCTTTTCTTTGCTCTTGGCTATCGGGAGCTGACAGCATAACAACTAGACCCATATGGTTAGACCGGTATTATTTTCCTGACCAAACAACTTATCTTGCTGCTATGACAGCTGCGGTTAACCCCTTTATTAATTATATTTCAGAAGTGCAGGGTGTAAGAAATGAGCTTCCGTTTTTAAAGCAAGTTGTGGTTGATATACCTAGCCGGTTAGCATTTGAGCCTGGCGTGCAATATGCATATCATCATATTGGTAAAAATACAACAAATCAACTAATAGAAACTCTTGATAATGTATTGTTTGAAAAAAATTTACCTGTCTACACAAATACAACATATGATGTTCTTACTGGTGAGCTAATAGATCAAGAACAACAAGAGTATGTTTTTGATGGTTTTCGTTACGGAAAAACAGATCGCATATCAAGTCCTGGAAACTTCAACCAATTCACATTAAACTTTTACATGTATGTGAATGATTGGCAGTCTAATTTCGGTAATCAAATTATTGGCAATTATGTTAATGATGGATTTGGTGTATACAATACAAACTACGTTACACCGTTTATTACTTTACTTTCACCATCCGCAATTAATATTTTTAATACAGATGGTATACTAGCAGATAGAAAGTCTTTTGATTCTAAAGTCACCAATATTTTTAAGTATGATCAATGTGAAGATTATTTTGCTGTAAAAGCAGATAATATTGTTATTAGAGTTGATACAGATAATGTCTCGTTAAACAAGTATGCTTTTGGGAATATAGGCAGCTCACGATCTATATACACATTTAACGATAATTTAGCTTTTGTATTAACAGGCAGTCAATCCAATGCTTTTTATTGCATTAACACTGATACAGGTGGCTTGTCCGGTTACAACCAAACACCTTACCTTTACGATGCTGCAAATATAATTGATTTTACAAATACCGGGTTTTTAAATATTCTTACACACAAAAAACAAATTTATGTAATACAAGGATATTCACCACAAATACTAAACAACGACATTTACTTTAGTTGGGGCAACTTCTTGTGGCAATTCAATACAATCACTAAAGAGAGATATTCTGCATACAAATTTAACACACTAATTGACTTTAATGTTGATTTAGATGGTAATTTATGGGCTTTGCATGATAGTAATAAAATTTCGAAACTTGACACATCAGTAGATAAAAATGTTTTATTTACAAAAACATTAGATCTTTCAGGCACCTTTTCGAATATAGATTTACTTTCCTATTTCCAGGGCAATGCCTACAAAAAAGAAATGTTAGTCTATTCACGTTTAAGTGGGGCTGATCCTAAATTAAGAATGGATAAGATTGATTATGATGGCAATGTCGTTATGACAACATTGCTCCCTAGCTACCTCTCTGCTTCTGTTACTGATAATAACGGAATTACTTCAAAAACAGATACAACAGGTGGTGATTATGCAAGATACTATGTAAAAGAACAGTACCCCAAGAATAACTTGTCTGCAAAAATTAGATTAAGAAATGTTTATGATTTCGGTAAAACAAGAAAAATTGATTTGAAGTTTAATCTCTCTGCTGTGGACATTGGTTATCACCATGTGAGTGTCAGAGCTGATACATATAAAGGTATCATGTCGCTATATTTTGATGGTGAGCTCGTAGGGAATCAATATTTTGAAGAAAATAACTTTATCTTTAACAATCTTCTCAAAGAACCTTTTTATGCTGGCGCAACACCTTCATTTAATAATAAACTACTTGCGACTAGATTGAGACAAAAAGATACATTCCTTACAAATAATTTAAAACTAAAAAATATATACCTTTACAACAGACCACTTGATTACCATGAAATCGGATTACATGTAAAGCAAGGATTAGATTTCTATCCTGTTAGCTTTGATATCCCATCTGGTCGTCGTAATATATTAGATGAAATTGAGTACATCTTTAAAAATAAGATTCCAGGGTTTAAGACAGGCATCTTTGATCTTGAAATTAAAAATACTGGGATCACAGACCCAGCACTAAGAATTACATTGGAAAAGCAAATCAAACAAACTCTTGCTAGCTGTATACCTTCGTATACAAAATTAAGAGATATTATATGGAGTGACCCAAATGCAAGCTAAAGACATAGTTAAACTCTACAACTACAATTACGATAGATCGCTCGGGATACCGCATAGCTTGCCCTACAGTCTTGATTCTATTCTTTTGCCTAACAATGAAATTGCATACCACACAACCATTAATGAGGTTTACGCCAAGTTACAGGCAAATTTAATTTATTTGTATTCCCTCACTAAATTATCTGATAACAATATACCAGTAGATTATGCGAAAATAGCGTCAGGTACACCCACTGCTTTCTATCCTGCCTCAGGCGCTTTTAGATGGATATCTACTGATATAATTACATCAAATCAAAGCAAACCACTCTCATCCTACGGTTTGCCTCAACTAGATAAATTAAACGATGGTAAATTTTATGAAAACAATGTTCTGGGTGGTGGTTCCAATCTTGGTTTTTTTGTTTCAAATAATTACATTTATGCATTAACATCCAACTACACCCAAAACACTATTGGTGTTCTTATTTCTGCTAATAGAGTTACAGAAAGTTCACAGTTTACTTTTTCAAATCTTAATTCTATAGCTTTTGATGGTAATATTTTTATATATGTAGCGGATAGTGGTCTCGATTCAATATACAAATATGATATTTCTAATTTAATTTTTGAAGATAATTTAATCGGTAGAAAAATTCTCTATGTTGATAGCATGGGCGGTACCGGCACATACCAAGATAGAGATAAGTTTAACAACCCTTCACATATTAATATATACGGAAGTGATTTATATGTTGTAGATAAAAATAATTATTGTGTGAAAGTTTTTGATAGCAATCTGAACTGGAAGACAACATATAGAAGAAAAGCACTATTTCAGCAAAATAATGTCACAGCTTTCAGAGTTAATCCTTATAATAATTTATTTTATTTTGGATTTGAAGATAGGTTTACTATTTTAACTTCACAATTAACAGTGCCTCTACCACCTGCGACACCTAAAATTTTAGAAGGCAACATACCGTACGATGCGCAAAGGGCATCTATACCTACTAATGTTGATATTAACGATACTGTATTGTATAGCTTATCATCATTTTTGCTCTCTGGTGAAAATATTGTTGATTTTAGCTTTTCAAAAGTAGATAAAAATATTTTTTATATTATTACAAATAAAAACATATACAAGAGATTTATAAGCAAGCCAGATGCATATATCGGTCAGTTCCAGCTTTCACGAGATAATCTCTATATTGATAATTTCAAATTTAGTTATCTTGAAACATATGACGATAATACTGATAATCTCATTGTTTACGGCAATAGAAATAACGCAGGCATATTTTATTCTTTCTTAGAAGACTCCAATTACATAACAATTTTAACAAATAATGATCTAGATTTTTATACTATACAAGAAATTGATATAGATCCTGAAGAGTATTCACAAGATTGGGTATTTTCCAAAGCTAATCATAAGATCTTACTCAATATTCTCGCAATGAGAGATAGAATAGTAAAGAGATTTGCTGGTAAATATGATGAAGACGGCAATCTATTGTTTTTTGGTACTCTATATTTACTTGATAATGAAATACAAAAAGAACAGTTTGATTTATCGTTGAATTATTTTGTCGGGGTCAATGAAATGTTTAGTAATTCTGTAATAAACAGAAGTATTAAGAAATTCTACAGTCTTCAAACACAAATGCTAAGTGTTTTAAGAGATACAGCTGTAAACGTATACCCCCCACTAACATCTATAAGGGTGGTAACATAAATTTTTACGTTTAAAACGTAAAATTACTTATAAATACATATATGGCTGGAAATGCACGATTTCATAACAAGTATCATAGAGCTAATCATCATACAACACCTTCTGGCACAATACCTGATAGTGGTTCAGATCCTATAGCATCACCACAATATCCATTTCAAGGCGATTTTGTTATCAACGGTACACTTTCAGCTAGTGGTGGGTTAAAAATGCAAGGTCTATCTGGTATAAATTATTCTGCCACTATTAACGCTTTAACCTGGACATGGAAAAACGGAATATTGGTAAGCGTGGTATAATAAAATGGCAGATATAAGCATAGTCAAAATTAAGGTTCGTAGAGGCACAGACTCTGATAGAACGCGTGTAATTCTTGATGAAGGAGAGTTAGGATTTACAACGGACACACAGCGCCTTTATGTAGGTGATGGCAATACTCTTGGCGGTGTTAGTGTTGCAAATAAATTTCAAGGCAGAGGGTTGAGAGGATCATATGGTTCTGCTGTTGTTGGTGATACAGCTTATGATGTTTTACAGAATAATCTTTTCGCTTTAACAGCTGCTCCTGCTTCTCTTTCTGCAAATTGGACCAATTTAGGACCATTAGTTGATAATACTACACTTGAGTACAACACAACTTGTAAACTTGGCATTATTGATCACGCTATTACACGCCAGCAGTTTAATGCAGCGGATATTGTTTATACAGGGTTGTCTGCAACAGGTGATAGCCAGATTACTCTGGATCTCGATCAAAATACTTTAAAATTTAATGCTAATAAAGTTTATGTTGATACAACAGTTATTTCAGTTTCTTCTCTTAAGTCTACAGCGTTCGGGTTAAATGTAGGTAATCTAAGATTTGATGGTCTTTATGTTGTACAGGGTGCTTCTACACTTGCAACTGATCCCACATACATAACATTACCGGTCAAGTCATTGTTCATTCTCAATGAACCATACCCATCAAACTTCTATTATCTAATGGTCAAGGCACCTTAACATTAAATATTTTTATGGCAGTATTTGAAGTAACAGATAAGACAATTCTCAAGATCCTTGTAAGACGAGGATTAGAAGAAGAGCGTCAAAACGTTCGCCTTGATGAAGGAGAGCTGGGATACACCATTGATTCTAAACGTGTATTTGTTGGTGATGGGCTAGGTGGCGGAGGCAACGTTGTTGGTAATTTATATCAAGGTGCATTCCCTGATGTAGATACTGTAATAGGTACAGTTGCAGGCTTACAGCCAGGCGATACTTTTTACGATACAACTGAATCAACACTGTATGCACTCGGTGAAGATGCTGTAACAAAATTTGATATTCACCCACGCTATGAAGATTTTGTTCTTGAAAAAACAACATCACCTACAGGAAGAGTAAGAATATCTGAAAGTGTTTACGGTAAAAGTGTTGTGGGTGTTACCAATTATCGCAAAGCATTTTTCTTTGATTATGCTTTGTATGAACCTTTTTACGGTACAAACAGAGTAGTAGAGTTAAACACAAACTATTGGGCTATAACTTCAAAATCTAATTTTGATCCTGCAAATAATGATGGTGTTTTTTACTTTGGTAATATTGGTAGCATTGTACCAGGTACTAAAAAATCTGATCTAGATTATAGAATCAATATCAATACTGCTGGTCTCAATAAGGGCGCGCTCATTGTTTACGGAACCGGCACCGATGTGTTTACAATTGGTAGCGGTGGTGAAATTGGCAACGCTCTTGGTGTTACTAGTATAATTGGTGCTAGTGGTATTCAGTTTTTCCCTGGAGCAGACAATAAAAACGACCCCACAAAAAGTGCACTCTTTTTAAGTTCTTCTGGTACTGCATATTTTCAAAAGACAGGCGGTTCAGCATCGCAACCAGCTCTCTTAGTTGATGGGTTTAGCAGATTTACAAACAGTGTAATGATTGATACTAACTTATTGGTAGTAGGCAATCTAACAGCGCTGGGCGATTTCTCTGTTCTTGATACATTTGTTACAACATCATCTGCTTTGTCTGTTATTAATTCATCACCTAACACTGCCTTTACTGTAAAACAAGAAGCTAATAATGCTAATTACAATACTGCGCAGTTTATTAATAGCAATTTACCTGCAAATCGAGTATTGATCGACCGCTATTCAAATGCTGTTTTTGGTCAAGGCTATGGCACACAAAGTAGAGGTAGTCCCATTACAAATACCGCTGCAATGTCAACTGTACTTGTAGCAGGTGGCGTCTTTATTAGAGACATTTCAACTACTAATAATGGTGGTCTTGATGTTAGTGTGCGTGGCAATTCACAACTGCAATCTGGGTTCAATTTTATTGACGGCTCTAATAACGGTACTTTAATTTCAAAAAATAACGCTACAACAAATTATTACCCGACTGACATGGCATTGTTTGTGGATAGCGTAGCTCCTAACCAAGCTGGAGCCAAGATACTAAGTAACCCTGCCTATGGTGCAGCCTATCCAACTCTTGTTCTTGCGTCAAATCAAGCAGCTGGGAACGCTAGCCATTATTTGTTTAGTGGCAGGTATAATGGTTCTGGCGCTGCACCAAACAATGGCACCCAAACATCATTCATTGCTTCAGATGGCAGTTTTCAATTTAACGGAAACGGCACAGTGCTAGGCTATTTGAATGTAGGTGGCGACGTCACCGCGTTCTATAGCTCGGATGAGAGATTAAAGGATAACGTTCAAGTACTTGAATCACCTCTAGAAAAAATTGACAAGATTCGTGGTGTAAGTTTTGATTGGTCTAAAGAAGCTCAACATGAAGGTCATGATGTGGGTGTTATTGCACAAGAGATTGAAAAAGTTTTACCGGAGGTTGTAGTAACTCGTGAAAACGGCATGAAAGCTGTCAAGTATGAAAAGTTAGTACCCCTACTCATTGAAGGTATTAAAGAGTTACACAAATTAATTAAATGCCAGCAATAACCACGTCACCTTCAGCGCAACTAGCGATGTCTACTATTAGACAGTTCTTACAAAATGCAGGCAACGGGTCTGTTCCTTCTACTACAAACCTATCTTTATCTAATTTAGAATTCAGATACATGGGCAACAATACCACTGGAACAGGTGCTATTGTAACAACTGCAAAAGTTTGCATGTGGCGTCAACAAGAAACTTTTAACCTTGGCCCGATTCCACCAGGCCCAGGGCTTAATCCTGATCCAACGGCATATACACCCGGCAGTACAAATAAACCATGGGATTACTATGGTGGTACAGGTGTGCCGTGGAGACCTTCAAGGTTCTCAGAGTTTCAACAAGCATATTACAATCCACCTTCAGGTGTTGGTTATGGTGTTGCAACTGGAGCTACAAATTCTACAGGTATTATACGATTTGATTTTGCTGGTGGTTCGCGAGCTGCTCTAGGAACTGGTTCGTATTACTTGTATATATACAATGGAGGCGGACTCGGTGTTACTGTACCTGGTTGGTATTCAACAGCCGGTACAAGAATTGATTTTGGTACTGGCACAAGTGCTTTTGCACAAGCATATGTAGTTGACGATAAGTTCTGCGGCGGACAGATGGTACTTGCATCTTCCGAAATTACAACTACTGGCTCTGCATCATACCCATAATATTGATTTTTTTGTTTGCATTTGTAAATTATAATAATGATTACTGAATTAGATAAGCATTTAAATGCTTCACTGTTGCTAATTAAAGACGAATCATCATGCTCGCCCTTTATTCTCGCTACCCGCAATAAAACAATTGCCGAATTTTTAAATACCCCGTACAATGAAAAGAAATTAAATTCATTTGATGAGCATCAAAAAACAAATTATAGTCAGTTTTATAATGTTATAACAAATAAAATCGAAAATGTAGATCCAAATTCAATCACATTTCGTCATCATATTGGCATACCCATGTCATTTTCACCATCCTTTTTAGTTTCAGAGTTTTTAGATACAGATGACAGAAATACCGCTTTTACAGTATATTTTGAAAATATGAAACCGCTTTTTCAAAAAATTAAAGAATTTAAAGAGTTAGGTATTGATGATTTCGGGCAAGTACCATCTTTAAATAACACTGTTTTCAATTTAAACAAAAAACTCCACGATCTTAATATCATTATTCCAGAAAATAACATTTACGGGTTCATGTCGTTTATTGCTGCAAGCAATACATTAACACAAACGTTCATACGTAACTACGAAACACTTGACTACTTGCCTAGTGTAGAGTATGTATTTAAAGATCAAAATTTTTCTCTTGAGGTGACTACTTTTTCTGAATTCTGTGATAAAATTAATGACTCTGCTTTTATTGAAAAAATTAAAGACGTGTATATTTCATTTATTAACAAATATCGTAGCGAATACATTCTTAAAATTGAAAACGACTTGAACAATATACAACAAATTGTTGATAATACTGATCTGAATAACACAATTAATATTACTGATCTTAAGTCACAGCTTTTATTACAATTGCAACAGCTTAAAGAGCTCAATATAGAGGAAGATCTAAAAGATATTGACTCACCTTACATTGTTTACAAATATTGGCCTTTCAATACATTGCCACCTGAAGAACTTGGATTGAGTCTCCCTGCATTTGATAAAAAAGATATCACTCTTGTTAGAACACTACTCAAATTTACAGATATTGATCATATAACTAACATTCTTATCAACCCTTCTTTCTACCTCGATGAACTCAAAACAATAAGAGAAAAGCAAATCTTAACATATAGAGACAATTTTACAGAAGAAATTAAAAAAGATATTGACAACACAACAGATGAGGATGAAGCAACAGATTTAAGAGATATCATTGCGCTGCTCAAGGACGATAACAAGCTTTACAAGGAAGAACTCGAGAAAAAGAATAATATTTACGAACTTTTAGAATACTGGCCGACTATGCTTTATCCTGCACCAGATTTTGTTTACAATTATGACAAATAAGCATGTATACAGACATTCAATTAGTATCTACGCTTAATAAAAAATATCTACCTGGCGCGCGAGCCTTTTTACGAAGTCTAGTCAAGCATAATAAAATTAATTATCTTTATAATTTTTTTATTTTTGAAGAAATTAGCAGTTCAGACAAAGAGTCTCTCCAATGCATTTATCCTTCCGTAAATTTTATTGAAATAGATACAGAAGACTACTCTTACTATAATACTAATGATGTTTTTCGAAATTGGGGGTTCAATTGTTTTAATAGATTTGAGATTTTTACTTTAAAGTGTAAAAAATTGATTTTTTTTGATTTAGATATGATTGTATTAGATTCATTAGAAGATATATTTACTAGTGATGTACGCTTTGGTTCTGTCGAAATAGAACCTTTCGGTAGACTAGATCACCCAACAAAAAGAATGTTTGATGGTGGTTTAATGGTAATCTCAGAAGAGTTTTTAACTCATAAGACAAAAAATAAGTTAATTGAAATATCTAAACTGAAAAAATGGTCTAGTGATGAGCCAGTTTTAAATTTATTTTTTGAAAATGATGTTACTTTTTTACCTAAAAAATACAATATATTAAGCTACGAATATAACAAACACAAGAATAATTGTAGCGTTTTGCAATATGTCGGTACTAAAAAACCATGGGCAGGTAAAACTATCGAAAGCAATTTTGATAATTATGTAATTAAAAGAAATAAAATTACAGATCTTATGAAGATACAACACATTTTTAATCAATATGCAAATTAATTCATTCTATTTTGGTAAAAAATTAAATCTTATGGAACAACTCACTATAGTGAGCTTTCTTAATCAGGGGCATAGCTTTAAGCTATATACATATGATAATAATATTTGTGATATCAAACATAATAGTTTTAATATCATTGATGCAAATGAAATTTTAGATAAAAAGTACTTCTTTACATATGACGGCAAGGGTGATTGTCCCGCTAATAGCGTTGGTGGTTTTTCAGATATTTTTAGATTTTCTATTTTAGAAAAAAATCAAGGCTGGTATGTAGATATGGATGTGACTTGTTTGAAAGACTTCAATCATTTAGATCAATTACCATGTGTATTTCGGCCAAATAAAAATTATGGAGCTGTCGCAAACATTATTAAATGCGAGAACAAGCAGTTAATTAGTGAAATACTAGCCCAGTATAAAGAATGTATAACTCCAATGAATAACGAATGGGTTAAACCTCTTAATATTTTTTATGAACTAATTAAAAACCATAATCTAGAAAATTATATAATTGATAAAAAAATATTTGGTGATGATAATGCATCGGACCTACTCAACTTTATTAATAAAAATATTTACGAACTTAATAATGTACCTGAATACGCTATACACTGGTGCAATACTGCATGCACAACTGCATCTTGGAATAAGCGGCTAAAAATAGACTGGAATAATCCAAGACCTGCGTCCCTGTACTATTGTTTACTTAAAAAGAACGGCTTAATTAATTAGTTATGATATCGATAGCTTGTGTTTCTGATTCTGGTTATTTACGCTACGCAAAAGCTATGTTTAAATCTTTTAATTACAAACATCAAAAATTACAGAAACATATGCTATATGTAGGTAATAAACAAGAGTATGTAAACGAAGCAATTAATATGCATTACGATGGTACACAGCTTTCTGATGTGAAAGATATAATTAAAGATACGAATACCGAAGATAATGAGTACAAGCAGTACTTTACAAATAGTACTTTTTTATCAGAAAAAAACTGCTACTGTAATAATCAGAGATTCAAATTCATAAGCAATTTATTAGAAGCAAATACAAGAAATTTAATTTTTACAGATGCAGATATGCTATGCAACCGCAATGTAGATTTTTTAAAAGCCATTTCATACAAAAGAGATATTTGCTTACAACCATATTTTGAAGATAAAAAATATTACAGGACAAATTTTTGCTATATTAATAATACACCTGCGACGAGAGACTTTTTTAAGATGGTTTCTGTAGGTATAGAGAAAGATTTTGGTCTATTAAAATGGGGTCATACAAAATATTTTACTGAATTAATAAAGCAATCAAATTTAAAGGTATTAGACCTGCCAGAAAATTTTATTGATACTAATTATAGTGCTGATAGTTATATCTGGTCAGGAGAAAGTTTTAGAAAAGATAAAAATATGGTAAACCTATCAACTAAAAATTTTAATTATATTAACAAATATGAAAGTTATTATGAATCATGAATTAATAATGGAGGTGAGCTTATATGTAGGGTGTAGTGTTAATTGCAGTTATTGTCCACAGTTTAGCTTGTTTAAACTATCAAAAAAGCGTAAAATGGGTATTGATGATTATAAAATTCTTTTAGATAAAATTCCTTGCACAACACATATAGGGTTTATTGGTATGAGTGAACCACTACTCTACAAAGAGTTTGATAAAATTATACAGTATACGCTCCACAAAAAACATAAAATGATATGCTTTACAACCTTACCCGAGAAGATACAAGCCAATGCTGATATATTTCTCAATAAAAATCTTTGGTATAGAAGATCGGTGCATATTAAAGATGAGAACATGTTGGATAAGACTATTACACATCAGTATCTTAATAATTTAGAAAAATACTTTGATCAAATTGATATTAACGATATGAGCAAACAAAACTCCATCACAATATTATCAGATAATATAGATTCACAAATTGAAAATTTAATATCAAAATACAACTTACAAGAATACGTCTTTAGAACACAACCTTTTAAACGCATAAGAGCTCCTATCACCTATAAAACACCTGTAATACCGTCAAAATTATCAGGCAAAATTTATTGTTCTCAGGGTCACGATAAAATACAACACTTATTGCCCGACGGTGATGTTGTGCTGTGTTGTATGGATGTTGAAAAGATGCATGTTCTTGGCAACCTCTTTAAAAACTCCTACCAAGACCTATATAATTCAAAGGAATATAAGGAAATACAGCAAGGCTATGAAGATGATAGAGTTAAAACTATATGCAGATCATGTATTTTTGCAAAAAACGTAATATGAAGATTTGTTTTTCATACAGTGTTGATGAGAACTACTATTCATACGTTAAAAATAGTATTAATTCGCTTACCAAAAATGCTCCAAACGTATATGCAAATATTGATCTTGTTGATTTCTACCAAACATATATTAATTTTGTCGACAGCAATAAGATAAAATTCAATTACATTTTTCCTAAAGTACCGGCTAACAAAATTACTATTAAAAATAAAGGTTGTGAAGCATTAACAGAGAGAATAGTCAGTCTCACAGGTGCATATGCAAATCTACGCAAAGTTTACAACATTTATAGCCTACTATTAACTAATGAGTATGATTACGTGGTTAATATGGATGCAGATAATTTAATTCTCAAGAATGTAGAGGACTATATCTCCAGATTACCACAAGGTTTCGATATTCACATCAAATATAATGAAGGTAAACTAGAAGGTGATGAGCTAGTAAGAAGAAAGGATAATTTTAAACATTTTAACGCAGTAGGGGTTGAATTAATCGACAAGCATTTCCGGGAAGGATGCATGGTAGTTAGCAATACTGAGAACTCACGTAAATTTTTTAAGCTAGTGGCAGAGAATATCTTATCAAAAATTGTATGGTACGGTGATTCATACTGGATAACATATGCTTATTCTTTAATGAAAGACGAAATTAAAATAAATCGTCTCCCTGAGGATTTTGTAATTTATGATCTCAATGAAACCAACATTGATACTGCATATGTTTGTAGTGGTTATGGCATGAATAAACATAGTAATTTATATAAACAGTTAATAGTTGATGAATAAATTTTTAAATTTATACAATAGCTATATTAAGCTATCTAACACACATCAGTTTGAAAAAAATAATACTAAGTTTATAGGTATGTTCGGTAAAACATATGAAAACGGCAAAATAATCACAACAAAATTATACTTTAATATAGAAAAGTCTATTAACTGTGACTCCTTTCCGTATCAAAATAAAATTAACCTATATAAAAAATACGAACCCTTTGTAGATTATACACGCACTTTCAGCAACTGTATTGCAGTTAAAAAAGATTTAACAAAAAATAATTTTACCGAATACTTTCATCTTAAATTTAACAACCAGTTCAAGTTTGAAGAGCTTGATACTTTTCATGGTATTAATTTAAATGATTACAAAAAAGGTATATCTGTAGAATTCAATAAAACAAAAGAAGACATAAAACGATATTATTATATAAGTGACATTTTCGATATACAGACAATTTTCAATCAATTTAATATTAAAGAGAATGCATCTGCATTAAAATATATCGAGTTTACATACAATCCAACTAAGAGCATTTTTATATATAACGATACAGAAAAGCTTTTAACGGGCATAACACATAACTGCCCTGGTGATATTGTACTTGATGTGCATGCCATGACTGACAGCTACGGGCTTAAGCCATGTTTATTCGGAAAATACTATGGTACACCAAAATATACAGTATATTGGGATCTAAATTTTAACAATTTTAATTTGGGTAGCGACTTATTTAAATATATTACTGAGCAAAGTTGATATTATAAGTAGTTATTGTAGTATAAACTTATGGAGTGTCCTGTCAATAGTCATAATGAATGGGATGTTTTGGAGGAAGTTATTGTGGGTAATGGATTTCCAGAAAAAATACCTATTGATGATATGTCTTTCCGTTTATTTTTTCACGATAATATATACGGCAAACCTACAACTTACTTTTCCGAACGCTGGGGCATGTGTTCTAAGATAATAGATGAGCATAATGAAGATTTAGAAAATTTTGTTAGTCTACTGCAACAGAATAACGTAACAGTAAGGAGACCGAAGAAACCTACCAGTATAAAGAAGATAAAAACCTTGGGCTGGAATAGTATAAATTACCCCGCACTCAATGTAAGAGACCTAACCATGATAGTTGGTAGTACGATTATTGAAACACCTGTTTCTGCGCGCTGGAGACAGTTTGAAAATGATTATATGAAACATTTATTTTTAGAATACTTTAATAAAGGTGCAAGATGGTTGAATGCACCGCGTCCTATCGCTACAGACAACTCATACGATTTGAATGAAGTGTATAAAACAGAAGGTGCAGAAGCATTTTATTTTGATATTAAAGATAAGTTTAGTCACGAATTAGATTGTGGATATGAAATAATGTTTGACGCAGCAAACTGTCAACGTCTAGGTGATAAAATTCTTTTTAATGCACCTACTAAAAATGAGATGCTTGGAGTAAAGTGGTTACAAGACATGTTAGGGGAAGCATATACAATCTGGCCATGCAATGTAACAGATCATCATATAGACTCAGTATTTTTACCTTTACGCCCTGGATTGGCATTAATTACACTTGATATTGTTGATAAGTTGCCGTGTGAATTACAAAAATGGGATTTTATACGCATACCTGCAGAGCTTGATTCCGATAAAAACATAAACTACACACCGCTAGCATCTGAAAAAATTTATTGTAACGTACTTTCTTTAAATCCAAATAAAATTATTTGTTTGCCTGAGTATTACTCTTTACTATCATCAAAGCTCAAGCCTTACAACATTGAAGTTATACCTTCACAAATACGTTATAGTCGGTTATTTGGTGGTGGTCATCACTGTCTCTCGTTAGATATACGAAGACAAAGTAAGTTAGAAAGCTATTTTTAATGAAATTATTAGTTTTAATATTTTCTTGCAAGAAAAATATAGACCGTTGCCTGGCAATACAACAGTCATGGCTGCAAGATCTCAAGCAAAACCATATTGAGTATTTTTTTGTTTCTGCAGATGATCTAGAATTACAAGAACCGTCAATTAAACTAGAAAATTTTACTGAATGTTACGAACAATTACCGCTTAAAACATTTCTTACTCTCAAACAAATTTACAATTATAAGTTTACACATCTTGTTAAAACAGATGATGATGTTTTCTTGAATATTAAAAAGTTAATTGCAACACTTCCGAAAAATGTTGATTATTCAGGCAAATTTAACCTCAAAGGTGTTGATGCGTCCATGATACACTATTATAAATGTAGTGGAGAATTTAGAACACCAAAAAAGAAAGCAAGCCACGACTACGCAGAAGGGGGCATGTACATACTCAGTAAGAAAGCTGTTAAATATATTGTAAGTTGTGATCAGGAAACTTTCATTAATTCACCTAAAACTTATAAAGGTGAAGATGTTGCAGTTGGTGAACTACTTAATAATGAAAAATTTACTAAATTAGATCTTACAGATAGCTTATCTGACAAACTTAATATGGATATCACAAGAAATGGTGTCTCGTATCACCCGGTGCATAAATCGTTGATGCACAAATTATATAAAGCTAAGACAACGAACGACAGAATAGATATATTAGTTGCAAATACAGCAAAGAATGACTATAATAAACGGGATATATTTATTAGAAAATATGAGTAATAATGTTTTAGTGCTAGCACCTCACGGTGATGACGAAGTTTTAGGCTGTGGTGGCAGCATTGCCAAGCATATTGAATTGGGTGATCAAGTTACAGTTGCTTTTATTAAAGCTGCGTACGATGAGAGATCCACAGTACAGCTTCAAAACACGATAAGTGCGCAAAAAGTATTAGATTATGAGAGAATGATTATTATGAATTTAGATGAGAATACTATTCATAACAAACTTGAGTTTATAAAAGAGCTTGAAGTAATCGTGAATACGGTAAAACCTGATACAATTTATTCAACTTTTTATGGCGATTTGCATCAAGATCATCGCGCATTATTTGAAGCGCTCAATACAGCAGCGCGTGTATGGGCAGACCATCTTGTTAAAAAAATTCTACTTTGTGAGACAATATCTTCAACTGATCAAGGTATTATTCGTAATATTCATCCGTTTGTACCCAATTATTATGTAACATTAAGTGAACACCATATAGACAAAAAGATGAATGCATTATCATGCTATGAAAGGGAAATTAAAAAAGAATGTCACCCAAGATCAATAGAGCATGTTTTGAATGTAGCAAAATCTCGAGGTCGTGAGATAAGAAACTCTTATGCAGAAGCATTTATGCTTATGAGATTTATAGATTAACATGAATACTTGCAGACATAATAATAAAAATTATAATCTCAACGTAGCTAGTTATACAGAAGAAGAAAATTTTTTAAAAGAATTTATAGCTAAAGGTTACGTTTTCTTAGAGAATGTTGTTAACCTCAATTACAACTATAAAGAGAGATCTGAATATTCTAGAATAAAGCAAATGGATGTTATTGATAATTTCTTTCCTGATAACCCCGAATATTTTCAAATTTATAATAGTTTTAAAAAATCAAAAATATTTGATATACTTTCCAATAATTTAACAAGCTTAAGACTGTATAATTTTATGTGTTTTCGTCTATACAAAGGGAACGAATGCTCATCATTGCACCGTGATGATGATTTTGCTATAACGTATACCCTCAAAACACCATTTGTAATTTGCTGGATGCCTTTGACAGACGTCTCTCTTGCGGCTGGTCCTCTTGCAATTGCAGAAAGAACCAAGACTGTGTATACACAGCATGATATCAAAGAGGGTGAAAAATATATTCAAAAATATTTAAAAAGTAACAACGTTATGGAGAATATTGATGGTATACGCAATGCCATGCTAGAGGAAGAAGATTATAAAATTTCTGTACATAGAGATTTCGATACATTAATCTCACGTGATCTCAAAAAAGGTGATGTTGTTGTAATGAATCACGATATTGTTCATGGATCATTAGATAATAATAATTTGATTCGGTCTTCTATTGATTTGAGATTGTTTTATAACTGTGACACAAATAATAATCTGCTCAAAAGAGTATCTCTAGATACATGAATAAAAGCATAGTTATTTTGGGTGGCGGTACTGCTGGTTGGATGAGCGCGCTTTTCTTTAAGAAAGCATACCCCCAATCAAAAGTTACTGTAGTTGAGTCCGAAGAGATAGGTATTATAGGCGTGGGCGAAAGCACCACACCGTATTTTATAGAAATGTTAGATTTTCTTGATATAAATGTTTTAGATATTTTAAAAGCAAGTGATATCGCTTTTAAAACAGGTGTAAAATTTGATGGATGGGGTAAAAGTATTTTCTACCACCCTTTTAATCTGAACGATGAACACTATAATCATGATACTGCTCTTATTCAATACTATTTGAAAAATAAAGATACAAATGTGTTTAAAACATTAAACCCGTTAGTAACAATTACTGAACAAGGTAAGATTCAAAAAATTAAAAAAAACCTTCCACATAACGATTTTGCGGTTCATATTGATGCTTGCAAAACAAGCATTGCTTTAAAAAGTATTGCTCTCTCACGAGGCATTCAGCTTGTACAGGGTGTAGTTGGTAGTGTAGAGGTAAAAGATAATAACGTTGCTTCTTTAATCTTAAATAGTGGGCATAGAGTTTGTGGTGATTTCTTTGTAGATTGTTCAGGATTTAATAGGGTTCTTGCAAATAAGTTCAATATTAAATTTTTAAAATTTAACGATTTATTGACAAATACAGCTATACCTTGCCCTATTAAGAAGACTTTTTTTGAACCATATACAACCGCAAAAACCTTGAATTATGGCTGGACATGGAAGATACCTACACACTCTAGAACAGGTACCGGTTATGTTTTTTCAAGAGATTACACTGATATAGATAGTGCAAAAAAAGAATTTTATACATATTTGAAAACTGTTACAGATGAAGAAATTAACCTAAATAAAATTATCTTTTTTGAAACTGGGACTCTTGAAAAAATTCATTTTAATAATGTATTAGCTGTTGGGTTAGCGTCACATTTTCTTGAACCACTAGAAGGCACATCTCTCGCTATATCTGCGATTATATTATTTGAGTTTATCAAACAAAAAGAAGGCTTTAATAGTAAAATACTACAAAAAATTTTACAGATAAAAGACTTTATTGTATTACATTATTTAACTAAAAAAACACAGAGTAATTTTTGGTTGGACGCAAGCAAAAAAGCAAAAGAAAATAATTTAATTCAAAAACTCCTGTCTAGCAAAACATTAAATTTTGATTTATTTAAAGACAATGATTATTATTTTAGCTTTTTAAATCATCTCAACTTTTTACAGAATCTCGATGCGGTTGATACCAACACAAGTGTATCAACAGAACGCTATAAGACTGATTTTAGCTATATTAAGCTTTTAAAGTCTAAGGCATGGCATTACAGTCATGTTAAAAACGCTGTAGATTATAAAACATATTACGAGCAGTTTCTATGAAGATATTAGAAGAAATAGACCGCAAATATAGTTTTGATAAACTTAAAAAAGTTATTGACGAGTTTGGTCTCTGCCCTAACTGGCGAGCAATTTTGGATAACAATAAGTCTATTAATTTAGAGTATAAAGTATTACTTTTTTACAAAAAAATCTTTCTTAAATATAAAATTGATAAAACTAAAAATATTTTAGATGTAGGGTCAGGGCTCTGCCACAATTACATGATCAGCAATATAATTGGAGCAAAATGTACCTGTCTTGAAAAAATACCATGCTCCACAGGCACAGATGAAAGCAATCTGTACGCATTATTTCATAAAATTTTAAATATAGAGTCAACACTTTATTATAACATTAATTCACCCAACGTTTCTCTCCCAGGAAAATTTGATTATATACTATTACTCAACCAGACTTTCGATGAAAAACAAAACGCTAATGGTGATATAACTGTGTGGAGCATTGAGGATTGGGAAACGTTTATTAAAAACCTGAACATCAACTTAAACCCTGGTGGCAAGATACTTATCAATTGGACGTTGCAACAGTTAAATGATGTGCATGAAAATGACCCGCTTTATACTAGCAAAAATGGAAAGATTGTTAAGTATCAGCACAATAAAAACTTTAAATTTTTTAAAAAACACCCAGAATTTAATGTGAGGTTTATATAATACATGGATATTGAATTGTTTGGATGGTTTTCTACATTCTTTCTTTGGGGTGCTGCTCTACCCAAGCAAAGGCATGTATTGCATCTCTGTACAGCCATAGCAGCTTTGTCTCGTGCGGTCTATATTATAACCTTGTACCTGGGGCCTACAGGTAATCTCGCTAGGCCATTGATAATAAATTGGATAGCGCTATTTGTTATTCACCTATATCAGTACTTTGTATATAAAAATAAATAATAAATGGTAAGTTTGAGTGCAATTAACGATTTTTTTGATCTGTCTAAACCATGCCCCTCAGAAATAAAAAGATGTCGACAACTTAGAAACGATTACCGACTTGAACTTCGAAATATGAAGCAATGCACAAGCTGTGCAACACGAGTAGTAAAAAACGTTTATATTAATAAAATAAATCAATGCTCGAATTAACTAAAATAGAAAGGTTTTTTGATATGAATCAGCCTTGCCCGTCAGATATACCTGATTGTGAACAACATAGAAAAGACTATTTAAATAAATTAGAAGAATTGAAAAAACAAAACGGTTGCAGTCCTTGCAAGATGCGAGGGATCAGAAACCATTATCTTCAAATTATTACAGGAGCGTATGGAGCTAAGTAATTTTATAATAGGGTTTTTATCGACAAGTAGTTTACTGCTACTTTGGTTTTATTCTTCTTTAAAGATTACTTTAGCAGAAATCTTTTTTAATGAGAAAATTACAAATAATGATCAATTTGAAGACTTAATTATGATTCGTCTAAAAAATGAAAAACTATCACATTTATCAAGTTGTTATATTTGCATGAGTTTTTGGACATCATTTCTTGTAGGATGTCTTTTAACGTTTTTGGGTAGCCCCAACTATACCCCTGTCATTACATTCTTGACTTACCCCTGCTTGTGTTATATAATGAAGAAATATGTCTTTGATTGATAGCAAAGTGTGTATCCTGGGGGATGGGTTCGTTGGCCAATCTCTAAAGAAAGCACTACAAAAATGTCATGATGTGGTTCTTCTTGGACCTCAAGAAGTGCCTGTACAGAAGGCTTTTGATGTCTGTTTTATTTGTGTGCCTACAAATAACACAAACAGTGTTACTGATTTATCAAATATAGAAGACGCTTTTCACAAGATAAAGAGCAATCTATATATTATTAAGTCTACTGTGCCAGTTGGTACTTGTAAAGAATTGACTGATCGCTTTAAAGTAGATATAGTTTATTGTCCAGAATTTTTAAGTGAATCAACATACCACAATCCAACTAATTGTGCAGGCAATTTACTTGAATGGCCTTTTTTCGTTCTCGGTGGAAACAACGGGCCTGTTGATAATGCATATAATTTTTTATTAGAAATTTTTGGTCCCTGCAAGTCTTACTCTTTTGCTACTTTTGAAACTGCAGAGCTTTTTAAGTACACAATAAATTTATTCTGGACGTTTAAATTATCTTTTTTTAATAGCATATTTGATGTCTGTGCTGATTTTAATGTAGATTACAAAAAATTAAGAGAATTGGTACTTTTAGATAAACGTATACACCCGCTTCATACCGCTATTTTTAAAAATAAGAGAGGTTTTAGGGGAAAATGCTTGCCCAAAGATCTTGAATCCTTTGTATCACAAATAAAAAACAAACAAAGCAAAGATTTATTTGCTATGATTCAGCAATATAATAACCTTTTTATTAAAAAATAATATTGCATTTCTATCTTTCCAATTTAATATAACATTATGTTTAAGTACAAAGCGGTGATCAAGGATAACTATTTAACTAAAACAAGAAATAAGTATGTACATGCAGCCAACAGCCTTGATGCACATAAATTTGCGCTTTATACAGTTAACCTTGCAAAAGAAGACATCATCAAAATTCTAGATGAAGATGGTGGCACGGTTTATTCTGTTGCAAAAGGTTTCATACATAAGCATTAATATATGAGCGATGTTGAAATAAATCTTGCTGATCTCAAAGCTGTGGTTGATATCATTAATTTGATGGCATCCCGAGGAGCCATTAGAGGTCAAGAGCTGGCAGTAATTGGTGGTGTCTATAATAAATATTCATACGTCATTGAAAAAATCAAAGAAAAGCAAGACAGTCCTAGGCCTGGAGTTGAATCAGATTCAGCGAATTGATGATAAAAGCGTTGAAGTCAATTTCTCTATTACCCATGATGTTGAAGAGCTTTTTAAAAACGTATACAAGCTCCATAAACTTACTGATAAGCAGTTTTGCAAAAAGATCGGTTCTATAATTGTTGAATATGTTGAAGAAAAATTGAATGAAAAGTATAGAGATAGAAGTTAAAGATTCTTACAACGACAAACAAAATCTTATTGTCAAAATTGACGGTAAAGAGGTTGGTATCTTATACATTGACGAAGATCAGAAGTTTGATTTACTTAAGATTCTACGCAGAGGCAAAGATGAAGACACTGAATTAATTGAGCCTCAAGAGCTGGACGACCTTGATGAAGACGGTGAAGAGTATTAAATAATAAGTGTTTAAGTATATAGTAGGTTTTTCATCGTTTCTCATAGCATCTATTGCCGCATATTTTTCAATAAAAGGCATATCTTTACTGTTCGCAGGTAGTTTTTGGCCTGTTGTTTTGATGGCCGGTTCTCTTGAAATTGGCAAGCTTGTTGCAACCAGTAGCTTATATCGGTATTACCATGAATTGAATGGTTTTATTAAAACATACCTATTTACTGCTATAGCTGTTTTAATGATTATTACTAGCTTGGGCATATTTGGGTTTTTATCCGATGCATTTTATAGAAGTAAAATCAAGTCAGAAACCATGTCAGCTAAAGTTACTTTTGCTGAAGAAAAGAAAATTACATTGCAGCAGAAATTTGACTACAATAAAGAAAGAGTCAAAACATTATCAAATATTAGAACATCGCAAGAGGAGAGACTCTCTTCAACAACCAAACAAAATACAAGTACGCAAAAAAGCGGTCTTTTTGGCACAGACCAATCAATAGATGCAAATGCTCTTAAGAGTAAAACTAAAATTCTCGAAAACGTAAGTGAAGAAATAAAAACTGCAAACTTACAGATTGATGAGCTTAATAAAGAAAACGGTGGCATAATGAATGAGCTAGAATCACTCAATTCGCAACTATTAGCGCTTAAACAGAATGAAAGCAAGGAATCAGATATTGGCACTTTCAAGTTTATTGCAAAATCATTTAATCTTGAGTTGGATGTAGCTGTAAAATACTTCATCATATCACTAGTGTTTGTATTTGACCCATTAGCAGTAATCTTGTTGATAGTTTTTAACTCTCTAATAAAAAAAAAGTAATATTTGACGAAGAAATAATTGTACTGGTGCCTTCACCAACACCGACTGTCACTCCGACGCCCACAGTAACGCCAACTTTAACTGTAACTGCTACGCCTGCTCCCACTATGACTTCAACCCCTACGGCCACATATACTCCACCACCCACACAAACGCCAACCGCTACCAGTTTTTCTACACCCCTTCAAGTAGATGAAATGAAAACTACATCAAATAGCAGACTAGAAGGCACCATATATTGGAGTAAAATGAAATGGGATCTGCCTACATTGACGCCTACACCACAGGCACAAGAAAGTGAAAAAATAGAACAAAAAGAAATAAATAGTGAAAATTTTATTCGTATAACCGACAACACCCCATCAGTATTTGATAGTAAAAACAAGCTGTCATATTTTAAAAAGATTGATTAAATATTATTATGATTGGAAGCGATGCATTTACAAATGGCATTGCCATTTGCGAAGAGTTTTCTCGCCATACATATGGCGACAAAGAGAATCAATCTATGCTTGTCAATGTTTCACATGATTGGGTTGATAGCTTAATAAACAGAATGTCAAGAATTGGTTTCAAATTAATTACAAAGATAGAGATGGACATGACAACCACGGTCGTCTTTAGTTTGGTCAAGCTTAAAAAATCTGCTTGAATTATAGAATCTTATATTATCATTAGTAGGTGATAGAATTTAATAAAGCACTTCATGCCTATACAAATGTCCATACAGGCGCAAATTACTTCTCTGTAACAACTGTAATTAATTCTTTTAAAGAGCCTTTTGATGTTGATAAATTTTCCAAGCTTGTAGCTGCAAAAGAAGGTGTAACACAAGATGAGATCAAGAAGAGATGGAATACTGTAAAAACAACTGCGTGTGACTTTGGCACTGATTCACATTCAAAGATTGAAGAGCATATAAAATCTGGTGGTGAAAAATTTAAGGATGATGAAATGGTTATTAAGTTTCTGGAGATATCGGATCTGAATATTGATAAAGTTAAGAGTGAAACACTTGTACATAATAACGAATACAGAATTGCTGGTACAGCAGATTTTATTGTTGATCAGGGCAAAACGTTTGATGTGTATGATCTCAAGACCAATAAGAATTTCAGACAATCCTCAAAATATAACAAAACTTTACTGGCGCCTCTGACTCATTTTAGTGATTGTGAATACAATGCATACTCACTTCAAATTTCTACCTATGCTTATCTCTACAGTACCATGACAGGCAAGAACGTTAATAGCTTACGTTTATTTTGGTATGATAAACAGAAAAACGTGTTTTCTCGTTACGATACACCTTATCTGTATACTGACGTGAAAAACATGTTAGAAGCATTTAAAGCCAAAGGTTTTACATTAAAGAAATAAATATTAATATGCCAAGCAGTAAACCAACACCCAAACCTACACACAAGGTTATTGATTCAAGTAACAACAATAAAGAATTGGCTAAAAAAGCCATATATAACGGTGATATGAGTCATATCATTCATTACTGCAAGCTCCGTGGTATTAAACTAGAAGATTACCTAGGAACATCTGAAGTAGATGATAAGTAATTTAACTTAATTTATGGCAACAGAAGGCTCAGGTGGATTCGGAAGACAACTATATAAGTTTATTAGCAATAAACTGCCTTATACTTCTTATAATATTCTCGATAAATTTGATGAGTTGAACCCAAAGTTTAAATTGTTCCACGATCAAGGAACATCCAGGCAGGAAGCTTTGCAAAGACAGAGCATTTCTTCTTCTACAAGTTACGGTGATGATCAAGTTGCGAATGTGATGCGCGAATCGCAATTCTATCAATACATGTACGCAAACGTACAAACTGATAAACCTAAGCGCATGATGGATTACAGAATCATGGCAGCATTTTCAGAAGTTGCAGATGCATTGGATGAGATTTGTGATGAGTGTGTTAATAAGAATGATAAAGGTGAAATTGTTAAACTTACTTTTAATGTTTCAGAAGATTTTGAAGCAACAGTAAAGGAAAGTCTTTCACGTGAATTTGACCGCTACATCAATTACTTTAACCTTGAAGCTAATGGTTGGGAATATTTTAGAAGAATGCTTGTTGAAGCTGAGTTATATTTTGAGCATGTTATTCATAAAAGATTTCCACAAGAAGGTGTTCTGGGTGTTGTATCTGTTCCAAGTGAATTAATTGATCCTATCTTTTCTAATGTACAGAACATGCTTGTAAAGGGCTTCTTGCTTAGAAAGCCAATCATGGATCCACAAAATCCTCTTAAGATTAAAGACTACAAGATGATCCCGATGGACAAGAATCAGATAACATATATCAATTCTGGTATATGGAACGAAAATAAGACGCTCCGTCTTCCATTCATTGAGAATGCTCGTCGTGCTTATCGTCAGTTATCTTTGATTGAAGATTCAATCGTAATTTATAGATTAGTTAGAGCACCAGAACGTTTGATCTTTAATGTGGATGTGGGTAACATGTCGCCACCAAAAGCTGAGGCTTATCTGCGCAAGCTCATGAGCAATTATTGGTCCAAGAGAACATTTGATATTGACCAGAGTGCAACTGTGCAGAAGTTTAACCCACAATCAATGTTGGATAGCTTCTGGTTTGCCAAGCGTGCTGGCAGCGATGGTACCAATGTTACCTCGTTACCTGGTGGTCAGAATCTCGGTGAGTTGACTGACTTGATGTACTTTGTTAAGAAACTCTATAAAGCTCTTAAAGTACCAACTACAAGATTGAATCCAGAAGATCAATACCAAGGTGGTGAAAATATTCTTCGTGAAGAGTTAAAGTTTGCAAAATTTGTTGTACGGTTGCAACAGAGATTTGCTTTAGGTTTGAAGAACGGTTTTATTACACATCTAAAGCTTAAAGAGTTGTGGGACAAGCATAAACTCAAAGAACATCACCTCGATCTCACTTTTAACCCACCATCTAACTTTTATGAACTCAGAGAACAACAGAAACTCGAACTCAAAGCTAAGACATTTAATGATTTCTCTCAAAACGATAGTGTCTCAAAGACTTACGCACAAAAGCGTTATCTTGGATGGACTGAGAAAGAAATTATGGCTAACCGTGAATTCTTACGTAAAGATAAAGAATTCTCATGGGAACTTGCACAAATTGAAGCAGCAGGTCCAGCATGGCAAAAAGCTATTGCAGCAGGTGGCGAGCCAGCGGCTGCAGAAGGTGGTGCTGAAGCCGGTGGTGGTGCGCCTCCCGCGTTTGGACCAGGTACTGCAGCTGTCAGTGGCGGGGCAGAAGCAGGCGCGGCTCCTGAGGCTCCAGCAGCTGGTGCAGAAGCAGGTGCGGCCGCAGCAACTCCTGAAGCACCTGCAGCATAAATAATTAGATGGAATGCACAGCAGTCACGCCAGTAACAGCGTTCGTTAGTACCAATCTTAATAGTAAAATCACTAATTATAATAGATTAGGTGAACGAATTTCACGTGCGCTTGGCGCCCCATTAATCAATCTTGAAGTACATCAAGATCAACTGTATGAGAACATATCTATTTCTGCAGAAATGTTTACTAAATTTGCTGGTTATACAGAAGAGCTTCTTGTATTTGATTCTGATTTGTATGTTGATAATGTTGGGTTGAGATTAGATCAATTATATTCTATAACACCATTCTTTAACCGTGTAAATGTTAACGCTAGTGTGGTGTTTATTGCAAACACTGCTGTACCGAGCAGTGTATTTTCTGCTTCTTCATCTTTGAGTGCCACTTATGCAAGCGGGTTGTTTACAAATCAAATTCTCAATCAAACATTATATGGTGCTATTACTGCGTATAATCTTGCTTTAAGTTCTTACTTTACACCATCTCAACCAAGCACAACACAATACGTTAATAGTTTTGATTATGACATAATGGACTACCGCAAGGTAATAGATATTACAGATTTCGAAGAAGGATCAACAACCGGTGTCAATACATTGTTCACTATTGAACAAACTTTAGCTCAACAAACTTATTTTAGTTATGCAATGGGCAATTATGGTTTTGATCTTATCAGTTGGGTTGTTCTTAAGAACTGGTTAGATACCCGTGAAAAAGTTTTAGCACAAAGAAGATATATTCAATTTGACGATCGTACACAAATGATGACCATGTTCCCACCTCCTCGCACACCTGGAAGTGGTCATCGTTTCTATGGTGTAATTTCTTGCTACGTGGAAAGACCTCTGCGTGATATTATTAAGGAACCTTGGGTCTATCAATACGCTCTCGCATTGACCAAGATTAACATTGGTCAAGTCCGTGGCAAATATAATAACATGAATTTACTTGGTGGTGGTGTGTTGAATTACAACGACATGCTACAGCAAGGTTTAGCCGAAAAGAAAGAATTGGAAGAAAGGCTTTATACAGGTGCGCCTGGGCTTGGAGATGTTGCTCCACCACAATTCTTCTTGGGCTAACATGTTCGTTAAAAACGACAGATACAATCAAGGCATTTACAAGCCGATCAATCCACAAAAATACAGAGGCAAAGGATATGCCATATATCGCTCTGGATACGAATTAAAATTCTTCAAATGGTGTGATATGAATTCCAGAGTGCTTGAGTGGGGTAGCGAGAATTTTGTAATACCATATCTCAATCCTCTGGATAGTAAGTATCATCGATATTTTGTTGATAACTATGTAAAGATCAAATTAGATAACAATATAATAGAAAAGTATCTAATAGAGATAAAGCCTTTTAAACAAACGCTTAAACCTGTTAAAGGTAATAAGAAAAATACAACGTTTATCTATGAAGCTAAAACATATGTTCAGAACCGTGCTAAATGGGATGCTGCAAAAGCCTTCTGTGATCAAAAGGGTTTTAAGTTTTTAATCATTACAGAGAACGAGCTAAACATTAAATAATTTAGTGAAAGATCGGGCATTTAGCTTTGAAATCAAAGACTTAATGATTCAATTTGTCGCTGCATTCGACAATGTAATTATTAAGAGGTATAATTCTATACGTGAAGAGCAAGATCAGATTCAGGTAAGATATGTTTACAGTCCAAAGCAACGTGTTCTATTTGATATTGTAAATAGATCTCAAAATTTAACACTACCTGTTATTGCTGTATCTATTAATAGTGTGTCACGCGATAACGAAAGAGTCTTCAATAAGATAGCTGGCTTTTATACTAACAAGACACAAACTGAATCAAACCGAGGTGCAACATCTGCATACATGCGCACACCGGTGCCTGTTAACATATCTGTTAATATGTCTATTCTTGCAAAATATCAAAGTGATATGGATCAAATTATTTCTAATTTTGTACCTTATAATGACCCGTACATCATTATAAGTTGGAAGATACCTGAAGCAGCCGGTCTCTCTATTCCTCAAGAAATAAGAAGCGAAGTATTATGGGATGGTAATTTGAACATGACATACCCAACAGACATTAACGCATCTGACAAGTATCGTATTTCTGCAGATACTTCATTCACAATTAAAGGTTGGTTGTTCAAGGATCTATCTAAAAATGCTGTATCAAATATATTCTTTATTGATAATAATTTTAATTTAGATACTAGCTTTAGTTCACTCACATCATTCGATGCAGATACCAGATAAAGAAAATGATCCTCGAGGCTATAGATGGCAGTATATTAATTGCGCTTGATGATGCAATCTTACTAGATGTAGGAAGTACACCGCCCGCTCCAGACACAAATTATACAGAACTCCCACAAGGTGAACCTCTTACACTTTCACTTCAAAGTTACAACTTGTTAAGAACCAACGGTGTGTATTTGTGTGGAGCTGATTATTCATCAGTAACTGATTATTTGAGTACAGGGTTTTTCGATGGTTACGTAAATGTTGAAGATTTTAAAAACACAAAAAGTTTATCTGGGTATTTTCCTTCGTTCTCTGCATATAAAATTTCAACAAATGCATACAGAGTAGCAAATAATAATATTATTGATGTAAAGTTACCGCCAGTAGCAATTTCATACGATACAGATGCATCGTTTAATATTATTGTAAAAAATACAGGTGGGTATAGTAAGAGCAGGTTATATTACCCAGCTAGCATCGAACCTTCACCAACGCCCACACTAACTGTCACACCAACTGTCACACCAACTGTCACACCTACAGTAACGCCATCTGCAACACTCCCACCCCCTTTACCAAAGAAATTGCTTAGCACAGGAAACAATTTATATGGTCAATTGGGATTGGGCAACAGTGGTGCTAGTACAAGCAGAAACACTCTCACTCCATTGACTGGCAATTGGTTACAGGTCACATGTGGGTATTGGCACACCATGGCGCTGTCTGCTGGTGCTACAAAATGGTTTAGCGCAGGAAGCAATTTCAGTGGTCAATTAGGATTAGGATTGGAATTTGGTAACACCAGAAGCACATTCACTCCATTGACTGGCAATTGGAGTCAGATGGCATGTGGTCACAGCTACACCATGGCACTGTCTGCTGGTACTACTCGGTTGTTTGGCACAGGACTCAATTCCTTTGGTGGTTTTGGATTGGGTGATACAGTTCGGAGAAACACCTTCACTGCACTGACTGGCAACTGGTCCCAGATGGCATGTGGTGTGGGTCACACCATAGCATTAAGTGCAGATACAGACAGGTGGTTTATCACAGGAGACAATTTCAGCGGTCAATTAGGCTTAGGTGACAGTGGCAGCGCTACTGATAGACTCACTTTTATAGCATTGACTGGCAATTGGTCACAAGTCAGATGTGGTGGGTATCACACCATGGCACTGTCTGCTGGTACTACTCGGTTGTTTGGCACAGGAAACAATAGCAGCGGTCAATTGGGATTGAGCGACACAACTAATAGAAACACTTTCACTGCATTGACTGGCAATTGGTCACAAGTCATATGTGGAAGCGAACTTACCATAGCATTAAGTGCAGATACAGACAGGTGGTTTATCACCGGGCGGAATGACAATGGTCAATTGGGATTGGGTGATACAGTTCAGAGAAACACCTTCACTGCATTGACTGGCAATTGGTCACAGTTTGCATGTGGTAGGTTTCACACCATGGCACTGTCTGCTGGTACCGATGCATGGTTTGGCACAGGAAACAATAGCAGCGGTCAATTGGGATTGGGTGATACAGTTCAGAGAAACACCTTCACTGCATTGACTGGCAATTGGTTACAATTCATATGTGGAAGCGAACACACCATGGCATTGAGCGCTACATAATAATTGTATAGTTTCTTAAATGGTCTTTAATTTTAGACAAGTTATTCGTAAGGAATTTTAATAAATATATACAATGCCAACGTATAAGAAATTTACAGATTTTAGTCTTGTAACTGCACCTGCAGACGCAGATTTCATAGTGGGCTACAAGGCAGATGCATCTGCGGAGCAACGCACCACAGTGAATGATTTGCTCAGTACAAGTCTTGCCTCCAAAGGTGTATTTTTACAGGGTGACCTAAGTGTTGCAATTGGTGGTGATGGTAACACGGTCAATTCACAATGCATGGCCATTGGTGACGCAAATGTTGCTCAGGGGCTCAATTCTTTGGCTCAGGGTTATTCCAATGTTACAGCTTTACTGTACAGCACTGCTATGGGCTATAACAACAAAGCAACAGGTGATGTGGCATTTGCACAAGGTGATTCCAATCAGGCCACAGGTGAAGCCAGCTTTGCACAAGGCACTCTCAACATTGCAGAAGGTACAGACAGTCAAGCACAAGGCTTCCGCAACATTGCTTCAGGTCCTTATTCACATGCACAAGGCTACAACAATTGCACTGGAGGCTATGTGACCGGTAACATTTCATATGGTGCTGCACATGCACAAGGTGGTTACAATGTGGTGGCCATTCCACTTGCACATGCACAAGGTTTTGCAAACAAAATTGGTTATTATGAATATGCAGATTGGTATGCAACCAACCCACCTCGCCTGGGATTTGGTTACAGTGACCGAACTTTATCCGGTTTGAATGTGTATGGTTTGAACAATCCTGCATTGAGTTCTTCTGTGCGATTGTTTTTCATTGGTGACAATGGTATCAATACATATTCTGCCTGTGTTTCCTGCACACAGGCCAATTACTATGATCCATTTAGTCAAACAACTGGATTTACAATTTTCTTAAAAAATGATGCATCTGCTGTATTGCCTGCAGACGACTACTATAGTCCTTCAATCATATGTGTGCCTATCACAGCATATGATGGATCCACCAGTTTCAGTAACTTTGGTGTTGCAGCTTATGCACAAGGCCTTCAAAATGTTGTAGCTGGTAATTACGCATATGCGCAAGGAATTAGCAATACAGCTCAAGGATATGCCAGCCATGCAGCAGGTTATGCCAGTAGCACAGGACCAAATGCAGTATATGCTTTTGCACATGGTTACAATTGCATAGCTTATGGTCGTTATAGCCATGCCATAGGCATAAAAGCATATGCACAGCATGATAACAGTTATGTGTGGAATTCTGATCCAAATCCTACAGGAAATTATTTTACTTCATCTCTGAGTGCACAATACAGTGTGAATGCACCCGGTGGCATTGTGCTCAGTGGAGGCAACACATCAGTGCAAGGGTTGGTAGTTAAGAATGGAAATAATATAGTTGCAGAACTTACTGATGGGACCAAAAACTGGATCTATGGTGGTTTAAGCGCCAGCACATTGTTTGGTTATGGCAACAGTGCAGGCTTTTTCTATAGAGGCATAGGTCTTGCCACTGGCAATGTAGCTGTTAGTATCAATGGTGTTGCAAATTATGCTAATAGTGGGATCACAGATATTAATGGGGCATATAATTTTGTTTATAGTGATCTAGGCAGAGTTTCTGGTATTTCAAATGTGTTGGGTATGGAGAGTGGATCTGTGGAAGGAGCCCTCAACACAGTTGGTTCACCTTTTACCATATCAAGAATAGTTTCAGCTTCAAATACCATATTTGTTCATTCTACTTTCATAAACAACAATACCAATAGTTTTTATTTTAGACCTAATCAAGTCATACAGATAGATGGCATAGTGGGCAATACTTATAATAACTCAGCTGCCAGCAGAGTAAACACCCGCTTCACAGTTGTATCATCTGACACAACAGCCAGATCAATTACTGTTGTTGAATCTGTAACAGCAATGCAAGATTACCGAGACAATCAGCCATTTACCGATCAAAGATATGTTGTGGCAGTACAAGGCCGTAATACAAGCAATACTTTAAATGTAGCGGGTGCTCATGCTGAGGGTATGGGTAATACGGTTTTTAGTCGAGCAGGGCATGTTGAGGGAGAAGCTAATGTAGTTACCGGTTCAGATGGACATGCAGAAAATTTTGGTAATTTTGCTGCCACTGGTGCACATGCAGAAGGTAATGAGAACCGGGCCGGTTTTGGTGTTCTGTATTTTGATTCCTATAATGCCAGTACAAAGACTTTTCAGTTGTTTACAAACTTTCTCAGCGCACATAACACCATTGATCTTCCTCTCACACCAAACTCTACTCTGTATTTTATTAATGTAGCTGCTGGCGCTTCAAACAAAAGAAAATTTACTAGATTTTTGGTGCTTTCATCAGATCCAGCGCTCAACACAGTAACAGCTTTATCAGCTGTGTATCCTGATGACATACCTAGTTCAGGAGTTTCTACATTGACCCGTGCAAAACAATTGCTTCAATCACTCAATAGTTATACACATGCAGAAGGATCATTCAATAATGCAAAAGGTCCATCAAGCCATGCAGAAGGTGCATTTACTATAGCTCAAGGATCTTATTCACATGCTGCAGGTGTCAATGCAACTGCCAAGCAAGATTATACATATGCATGGAGTAGCAATGATGGTGCTGGTCCTCAAAGCAATCGTAAGAACACAGAAACAACTCGCACTGGCCAATACATGGTGTCAGCACATGGCGGCATATTCTTCCCTGGCAAAGTGGGCATTGGCACTGATAGCATAGAAAATGCATTAACTGTAGCTGGTACCATATCTGCTACTACCATAACAGCAGATAGCATTTCATACAATGGTGCAGGGTTCAATACATTACCCACATACAAAACTTACCAAGTCAATTTAGCTGCTAAAAATTCTGCATGGCCTGTCATTTCAGCTGCACAGCTAGCTGAAACTGGTTACTATGATAGTGGTGCTGCATATGCCATGCCTGGCGGTCTTGTCATCAAAGGTCATTCACCTGCTTACAACACCAGCATTCAAAACTTACCTGGTTATGGCACATACGGCATGTGGCTTCAAGGTGTAGATCAAATGGATCCAGGTACCACTTTTGTGAGTGATGGGCGTGCTGCAGTAACTCATGCCATGACATTCCGAGCAGGTATCAATAACTTTACCGGGGGATCAGATCATAATCACGTGCAATGGCAAGGCGCCCCTTCCAATCCTACCCAAGCATGGCAAATGACCAATGGTGGATCAACAAGTGTTTATGGTTATGGTGCCAATACATATTCACAAAGATTTCTTGTACATACACTGCCACAATATCAAATCAGTACCACCATTGCAGCTGTTAGCGGTTTCCTTGACACTCAATCAGCTACCCTTGGTGCAGATTCAGATACACTGTCAGGAGTTAAACTTATTCTTGATACTACTGCTGGAGTAGGCAATTATGGGTTAATTAATGTGGGAGAGGTGGTTGGGTTTGTAGTTAATCCGGGATTGGTAGGCTTGGTTGCTGCAGCTTACGAAACACAATGCACATTAATTTCATCCAATAACACTGGTACATTATCGACATTTCAATTTAATTTCTTTATTGGTAACGGTGACAACTGGAGCTCTGCAAACAGAGGTATTCAACCAGTTAATTTAAAATCTAGAGCTGAAGGAGGCAATCCAGGCGTAAATCAAGTTACAAGTCAAATTGGTACCCCCAGCACACAGTACATAGGTCTCACCGGCAGTTACAGAGGCATGAACAAGCATTGCTTAGCCCGCTTCACTACAGGTGATATTTTAACTGGCTTCAAGCCAGGCTCTCCTCTCACATTGTGGGTACCTAAGAGCATGCCATCATCTTCTCCAATTGGCTCTGGTTTCATCACATCTGATAAAATTTCAACCTTTGCACAAGGCACATTCCCCACTGGTGTGCGCACAGGTTATTTTGATGCTTATGTAGTGAATGTGAGTGGTGGAGACATGGAATTTGCTTTGTGTAACTTGATGGATTCATATGGATTTGAAAACAGGTCTTGGCCCATATCTGCTGCTGGAAATGCGGGGTGGTTGTTGTACGGTGGCACACAAGACACAGTGCATAGACCCACATTTGGTACTGCTGGTTTTTATTTTGAAAGAGAACCTTGGTACTTTTCTGGCCCGGATTATAACTACCTAAGCGGTGGCATGGTCAAGTGTGTTGGCTTAGGTAACTCAGAGGTGTATGGTGATTACTCTTATGGCTTGGGTTACCGTGGTGCTGTGTTAGGTAAGAAGTCCGGTACATTTGCAGGTGATTACAATGCAGTATTTGGTGATAATTCAGTAGCCATCGGTGGCAGTAATTTAATCTCTACAAGTGGCAATCAGGTAGTCATTGGCACGTATAACAACCCCAACACCAATTCATTGTTTGTAGTTGGCAGCGGCGCATCAGATAAAAATAGAAAGAATGTATTTGAAGTAAAAGGAAATGGAGACACTACACAGTCTGGATTTAATATTAGAAGTTTCTCTCTTATTGCTGCTGCTGGTAGCAATCAAGCAACTGCTACAGAAATAACAACAGAAATTGTTACTGTTACCGGAGGTACCGGTGGTGTTAGATTGCCTGTTACAAATGGAGGTCATTACATAACATTAAATAATAGAAACATAGCTTTCTCACTTTACCCTCCCGTAGGTGGTATAATCATAGATCAGAGTATTGGTGTTAATCAACCATATGTTAGCCAGTGGTTCGGTAGCTTGATTATGTATTCGATTAGCGCTAATACCTGGGCACTTTACTAAACAAAAGCTTGACTACATTGAACGTTCCTTTATAATGGGAACAATGAAATCAAAAGTACTTACTTGTATTGTGTCTGGTATTGAGAAGCGGGTGTCTGGCAGTACCATGAACAAACAATCATTAAAGTTTGGCAATGAAGAACAGTTTGAAAGTCATTTTGTTTGTCGAGAAGCCAAGCAACTACTCAAGAAACGCATTCAACCTGATCAAGTACAAGCACAATTGCTTCCCAAAGGCAAAAGACCATTCAGTATTGATCTAGTAGCATTGGCTCGTCTCAAGCTTCTCAAGAAACCCAAGTCAGAAAAAAGCAAAGCCAGTACTAATATTGTTTTTGAGCCAACAGGGCCCAGAGAATTTGATAGCTTTCGCGCTTATGTGGAAGAAATGACTGGTGGCAAGAATCGCTGTCAAGTGGTGCAAGGCGGCACATGCATTCGACCAGACATTTATTATGATAATGAATTCAGTAAGCAGGGCAATTGTTACACCTGCACATACAAAGAGTTTTGTTTGTGTGCCAATAAAAAAGTGTTGATGTAAAGCACTTTTACCGGTATAATACTTGTATGCTAAAAAAGAAAGACGCATACGCAACAACAAGTAAACTTTGCCGGGTTCTGTCTGCCAGAGAAAGGGGGGAGCGGTTTCCAGTTATTGAGTTAAATTTTCTAGCAGATAAAACTGTTAGCACTGGCCACAAGGTGTATGTCAATTTAGATTGTGCTAAACGTCTGTTAAGCAATTTACAGAATAACATTGATGTGATTGAATCTACTTATGATGCAGCTAATTATTATGAGAGACGCAATTATGAAACTGCCAACGGAACTCGAAGAGATTCAGAACACAATTGAGACGCACAACAAAGACGTCTTCATTGATACACACAGTTTATCTAATTTAGGCATATACCCTATATTGGGTGAAAATAGTTTCGTAGGGTTTGTTTACATCTACGAAAATAAAATTAAAGAGTTTGGCATACTCAACAACAATATAGTTGAATATGCACTAACAGAAGGTTTTAAAATAAACGATATTTACAAATCTTTTGATCGAAAATTGTTTTCATTTTACAGCAAAGAAGAGTTTTTACAAAAGCTTTTGCACAGTTAATATATGTTTAAAAAAGAATTAAATATTGATATGGAGTTGCCAGAGAAACTTAAAGATCAAGAGGCTTTGGTCAAGTGGTATGTCAAAGGAATTAACCGTAAAATTTTTACAGCTAAATTCATTGATCCGGTTTCTGCATCAGAAGCTGCCACAAGAATTTTAGAGACTGAAATGAGAGCCAACGATAAGATTACACTGGCGAAAAAGATTGATGTATATGGCACTCACAAAAACTCAAAAGTGCATACTTTTGACCCAGATATTATTGCCGCAAATGCAGGCTACTATTCTCTTAAAAAAAATAATTGATTATTATTTTGAATATATTATAATAGGGGTATGTTAAGCAATAAACGTAAACATACAAGGAAAGGAGGTAGCAAAGTGATCGACTATAATAACCGTAATCTTCGCGCGAAGACGTTCTACGCAAAGTTCACCCGGAACCGCAATGGTTCTTTTGAACTTGCTCGCGTTAACGTTCTTGACGTTAAGAATCAGTACGCACAGCGTATTCGTCGCGCCGACAAGCGTGACTTTACCCGTGCCCTACGCAACAACAACATCGTTGTAGCCTAAGTGCTGGTTCAAGTTGCCCGTGCTACCTTGGAACGTACACGATTTTCGCCGATCCCCGTATATGGCAACTATACGGGGATCTTTTTTGTATAAATAACAACATGGACAAGTTCGAAGATCTTCCAGACTCTGAAGAAACATATCCAGAAGATGAAGAATACATATACTCTGCAAACACCATAAAAGAGATATTAGAAAAGTTTCGAAACAAATATAATGAACGGTTGGATCCTAATTTTAATCCTGATCTATGGCTGGAAGATTTTACTATATACGATTATGTTATAGAAGTGCAAAAGCGTAACATGAACAAGTTTGATAAACTTACTGATCAAGGTTACAAGCTAGACTACATGACTGGTGAGTTTAAACTATCTGCTTGAAAGTTTTGAGATTTCCTTCATAATTCTTGCATGATTAGAAAAGACCCACCATTCCCCATTAAAGAACGTAAAGTTGTGCAAATTTATTCAGATCCTGAAAAAAATAAAAATCGATTTGGCCGAATGGTATATCTGCATAAAACTGGTGCTGTGGTCGACGTTATGACCAAGGAACAGTTCAATAATTTTAAGTCTTATGAACCCGGTAGAATGGGCATAAGTTCAATCAAAACAAGAAGTAAATCTAGCTCCGGCCAAGCGGGAACTATTTAGACTTCTTACGACCTTTTTTCTTTTTCTTTGGAACTACTTCTTCTTCAAAGGATTCAACATCATAATATTCATTCTTTGCAAATGAATCTTTTACAATATAGCCAATTTGTTCGAAGTAGACAACAAATGCTGAGCCAAGCTCAGTCACAAGGTCTTTGGTTGCATACAATATAGATGATAGCATAATTATATTTATGAAGAAAAGCTGTTATATCTCAAGAAAACACATATAATATTCATATGAGCAAGAGTACAAACAATGCCGGGAAAGGCGACAAAGCGCGTAATTGCTTTAGTAGGCAGTTCAAAGACAATTTTGATATTATTGCCGGTTGGGCATCCAAAGAGAACAAAGAGATACGAAACTACACATCAAAAAAAGGTAAAAAGATCTACAAATATCCATGAGTTGGGACCGCAAGCGAATGAACAAAGGTAAACCGTATACCTTTCATGTGTTTGTTTTCTTCTCTCCTAAGCAATTTGCTAGTAAGAAGAAATACGAAGATAAAGATTTTCTATTTAAAATTAAAGTTTGTACTAATTCAAACCGAGCTTATTCAGGTCCTTTCATTGATGAAGTTGTGGGTGAGTATGAACTAACCAATAAAGAGCTCAAGAAAATGCTTGAGATAGTGAATGAAACACCAGACTTGATCATGTGTGGTGAAGAGTATACCATTTATGATGATTACAACGGGCTGTGGAAGCACTACGGCCGAGAAGAAGAGACGCCTTTAGCTCATATTGTTGCGGAAGAGCTTATTTAACGCGCGGGTGGTGAAACGGCGAAACACATCTGGCTTAAGATCAGATACGGATTAATGATCACACTGTGGGTTCAAATCCCACCCCGCGTACCATTTAAAAGCTGCAAAGCTCTAGAATAATTAGCGCCCCTAGGACTTAATTTAACCGCTATTAACGCCTGTCTAATATTAGAAGTATTTTTAAGTGCTTTCAAAAGCCTATCATTTGATACTTTTTTCTTTCCACTGTTTTTATTTTTTCCTTTGTATGTTTTGGTTTGACTGTGACAGTTGGGGCATAAAAATCTTAGATTATCTAAAGTATTATTAAACGTATCACCATCAATGTGATCTAAATCTAGATTTATTGGTTTACCTCTCCATTCGGTCATATTGCAATGATTGCATTTATACTTTCTGCCTGATGTTAATAAAATTTTCTTTAAAGCATGATTAGATAAAAAAGGCTGATTTGCTTGCTTAGCCCTTTGTAGAGCTTTAGCCCTTTTGGCTTCTATAGATTTTTGCCTTTGCTCATTATTCCAACTCATACCAATATTTATGAGACATATATTATAAATTTTGTGTGTTGCACTATTTTAATTTTCATGCATAATAAGCATGAACAATAAGGAGATATATGGATAACATAGATGCATTGTGTGATCAAATAGAATTGTACAACAAGAACTATGAATGGATTATCAGAGAATCAGAACGTATTCTTGTGGAGATGAACAAACTTGATAAAATGGAAACATTTCAAGCAGACAAGTATGAAGCGCTTTCACGAAAACATCTGGAGCTACAACAACGTTATAGTAGAGATAAAGATAATTACAATCAAATGATTAAAGCGGTGCGATCCTATTTCAATGAAAATCATGGCATTGATATAATAGGGTTGCTGGAAGGTGATATTGATGAGGTTAAATAATAGCATGATTGATCATATTACCAAGCATAGCTTGCTCTGGAGTTTAGATATCAGTATCAGAGAACTCAAAGCATCATACGATAAATACACAACATTTGGAAGATGCACAATATTTCCATTGGAGTTTCTTTTTGCGGGGTGTTGTGTATTGGTGGGTACTGTAGCTATTCTTGCATCCATAGTTTTAGATAAGCTTCTTTTGATTCATATCTCCAGAGCTTTAAGATTTGTTACGAAAGGGTTGCATGGATTATTCTTTAAATACTAAACAACAAGAAATAATGTCCAAGCTCCGAACTATAGCTGGCAGTGACAGAGAACTAGATCTTTGGTTGTCAACTCCAAACAAAGAGTTTCGCGGCAAAGCTCCAATTGATATGCTTCGTCAAGAAGAATACCAATACTTTGCCAAGGTGGTAGCAAAATGAAACATCAACACTTTATTCCTTGTAGCTGTGAAACAGAAGGTCTTTATATTACAAAATATGAAGATGAACCAGAGACATATGTAGCCATCTTCAAGCATGGGTACAATCCTAAATGCAAATCATTGTGGAACAAAGTTCGTTACATCTGGCAAATTATTAAAACAGGTCAGCCTTTTGGAGATGATATTGTGCTAAGCAAATCAGATGCTTTGAGACTTTCCAGTTTGCTCAATTCTTTGTACAAATGAACACATGGCATATTCGGTTGAGCGATCAGATGGCATACATGAAAGCTTCTGGTGACTGTGTAGTAAATGCTGCAACTGAAGTGTATGAGAAAATGTGCAATAGCAACGAAAACTTTAAAGTGTCTCTGGTGGGTGAAGCATATGAAGATGGTTATACACCTGAAGATCCAGATCATACTTTTTTCTTTTTAAATGCTTTGGTAGTGGCCAATGCAGGTGATCATGCCATGGCCAAAGCCTTGAAACAATTGGAAAAGAAGATAATTAAACAAAATGGTCATTCTTAACAAAGACAAGTTGTTAATTCGATTAACACATCCTAAACTTTTGCTTCACCGCAAAAGCGATTTAGGGGACGTTGAATGTGGACCGTATCTTACAGATACAGAAACTGGAATTTACTTCAGTCATTATGATTATGGGTGTGTTTTTAAACTGCAGCTTCTTGGTTTTGGCATAGATATTTGGTGGTTATGAAAATTCCAACTACATTTAAATTAGCAGGTCAAACATGGAATGTGGTGTTTGATAAAGATCTCTTGGCCAATGAAGATGAGTATGGTAGTTGTCATGAAGTCACAAATACCATTAGATTGCAGGCAGAAGGTGTTGTGCCTAGATCCAGAGTAGAAGCCACATTCTTGCATGAACTTCTGCATGCAATATTTCATGAATTAGGACAAAGCTCTTTAACCAGTGATGAAAAGTTAGTTGACAGTGTTTCTGCGCTGCTACACCAAGCGCTAGCTGAATGTGAAGAGTAAATATTTTTTCTTAATTGTAATTCTTTTAACTGCAAACATAAGAGCAGAAGAAGAAGAGCAAGACCTGGTTAAAGACACTGCACTTGGTGCTGTAGCAGGGGCTGCAATTGGGTATGTGTGTGGTGGGTGGTTATGCTCCATTCCTAGTGCAGCAGGTCAAGCATTCCTTGTATATGACTCAGAGTCCAATACAACACCACGTGATGTGTACAAACACCCTACTATTGATTTGGATGAATTTAACAAGAGATATAGCAAATAATAGATACAAGTTTTATACGTATTCTAACAACCTCAACCTAAGCCAATTTTGCAGACCGCCCCAAGGAGCATAGGGGTCAGGAGTATTATTAAAGGTTAACACAGGCATCCCTGTGGGTACTTGAGTCTGGGATACCCATGCTACATCTGTCGGATAATAAGATAGATCGCCTTCCTCAGAGCGAAACAAAAAACCATTGCCAACATATTCATTATAGATATACCAAAAGTCATCATCCCATCTTATAATGTATGACCAACGATCATAATCTTCCGAACTATATCCATTAGTTTTTACATAAAAAGGTCTCTGGAAATTAGTACCAAATTCTTCCCCGTTAGGATCTTGCCACCAATTTCCAAACCCCCTGTAACCTAGAATATAACTTCCATTTATATCAATACCCTCTACACCAGAATTTCCAAGTCCAGAAACAACAATATTAGATTTGTTAAAAGATACAAGAGCAAACACAGGAGTGCCATCAAGTTCACCATCTTGAAGTGCCCAGCTTGTTACATTCCATGGCCAGTCTATATTTTGCTGATTTGAAACCAGATTAAAATCATTATTAAGAGCTTTAAAAATCCAATTGTTGTTCTCATAATAAATGGTAAAAGCATCATCTAGAGAATTCCAAAAAGGCTTCCCTTCATTAAAACCTGCATAGCCATAAAATGTATTGGCACTTGGATTGCTTAGACCAGAGATACTGAAGTTATAATCCGGGTAATTCTGAAAAACACCTTCAGCCATATAATATATTTATTAATAAACTGCATTGTATTCTAGGATTAGAAGGCCTAATAACATCCATTAGCAGCTTGCTTTAATAATAATATCTGTTATAAGTATAGGTATAAGAACAAATTAAAAAATATGAAAAATATTTCTAATGTTTTCCAGTCTCACCTGTCTAATATGGTATATGAAAGGTAACACTTTAACTTTCCATGATAAGAAAAGTCTCGCTGCAATAGGCGATACAATAGGACAAGCCGCATTTAGTGCGGCTTTTTTTATGGCCTATGGTGTTTTCTGGTTAATACTTTTACCTTTTGAATTGTTTTTGAAACTAGATGATTTTTTTAAAAAAATAAATTTATGAAAACAACAAACATAATAAAGAAGGCATTGAGCTTAATTGCCGCTGCTTTCATGACAACCGCAGCCAACAATGCCCAAGCAGTAGTGTTTCTATGGAACAACACTGGATCCAACTGGACATCCCCCACCAGCTGGACCAATGGCATTCAACCTTCTGCAACCAGCTCCAGCACCACCACAGATGAAATACAGTTTGGTAATTATGGAGCCAACAATAACACTGTCATCTTGACATCCACCAGAGCTGCAAAAAATATCACATTCTTAGCCAATGCAAATCCATATTTGATCAACAGTTTCAATGGTGCTCAAACACTGTCATCTAGTGCAGGCATTACCAACAATTCTACTGCTACCCAAACATTCAACATATTGGTAGAGAATGCTAACAACAGTAACACCTGGTTTCAAACTGCAGGAGGAGCATTAGTATTCAATAATGTAGCTTCACTCACCACTGCATCTTCTAGCACATCCAGACTATTAACTCTGGCAGGAGATGGTGCATTCACATTCAACAATGAATTGAGGCAAGGTGGTTCAGCTACAGCTGGCAGAGTCCTGTACACAGGCAATGGCACAGTCACATTCAATGGCACCAACACTCTGGGTGGAGGGTTTGAAATCAAAGGAGGAGGCACTGTGAATGTGAATGGAGGCACTGGAGTCGGTCAAGGGTTGGTAACAATGGGAGCGGCAACTGGCACAACCAATACACCCAAATTGGTAATCAACACCACCAATGGCTTGTCTGTGGCCAACAGCTTCAAGGGTTCCAGCAGCTTAGCTACCATGGCCACATTGGATTTGCTAGCAGGCAATGATGCAAATGCAGTCACGACTTTTGTTGTGAATCAATATCAAGGCAACAACATGAGCTTCACCAACCATGGTGCAGGCAAAACACTGCTACAATTCACCAATGCTGCCAACATACTCACACTATCCACAGACACCAGTGGTGGCAGGAGATTGATTAATAACAGCGCCAATTTAACTATACAGTTTGATGGCACCATGGACATTGGATCCACAACTGCAGATGTTAGTACTTTAGGTGGAGCAGGTGATCTTCTCTTCAAAGGATCTCTGTTCAACAACACAGCGTCAGTGCTCAGAGGATTGAACAAAACAGGCACTGGAACAGTCACTTTGCAAGCAGTCAATGCTTACAATGGAGACACTACCATTCAAGACGGTACACTGTTGGTGGACACTGCAGGTTCCATTGCTTCCAGTGCTGCTGTAGTATCAGGGGGTACTTTAAGAGTCAAAGGTACAGCTGGCAGTGCAGCACTTAATAGTGGAACCTTGCTAGTAGAAGGCACAGCTGGTGTAATAACACAAGGTGGGGGTACTTTTGATCTGAGAGGCACAGCTGGTGCCTTTACTATCTCCTCAGGAACTGCCACAGTGTATAGTGGTGGGTTTCTTGGCAACTCAACTCTCACTGGAGGCAGCTTGCTTAACAGTGGTACAGTAGGTGAAACAACCATTGCCACTGGCAGTACATTTGATGTGAAGACGGGCGGTACATCTTCCAAAGCTACTGTGAATGGTGGTACTTTGTTGGTATCAGGATCAGTGGCACAGACTGTTGTTAATTCTGGCACAGCCACAGTAAATTCTGGTGGTAATTCTGGCATTACAACTGTGAATGGCAGTGCATTGAATGTGTATGGAAGAACTGGTGTATCCACAGTTAATACAGGTGGCACACTCAATGTAAAGACAGGTGGCAGTCTGTTGGGCACTAGCACTGTAGGTGGTGGCACATTGCTAGTGGATGGAACTGCTGGTACAGTAACAGTCAACTCTGGAACTGCTACAGTTAATACTGGAGGCACAATTAACAGCACCACTGTGAATGGCGGTCTATTATCTGTGAATGGATCTGCAGGAGATGCATTGGTTAATACAGGAGGTACTTTGGGTGGTTCTGGTAGCGTGCAAGGCCTGACACTCAATGGTGGTATTGTGGCCCCAGGCAACAGCCCGGGTCTGCTCACTGCCTATGAGTTGAATGGAAGCAATGGAACATTCCAATTCCAGTTGGGTGCACCTACTACCAGAGGGGTAACATATGATGCTATCAATGTGACAAGCTTGTTAACATTGGGTGCCAATACAGCATGGACATTTGAAACCTTAGACAATTATGCATATGCTGATGGCAACACATATGACTTGTTTGATTGGGGTACAGCTGACATGAGCACATTTGATAGTGCAGTGCTGTTGGCTGCTCTGCCTGATCTTAACACTGCTAGTACAGATCTGAAATGGAATGTGAGCAACTTTACCATGGACGGTACAATTGGTGTTATTCCTGAACCTTCTACAGGTTCACTCATGGTGTTTGGTATTGCTAGCTTGATAACACTCAAAGCTATAAGGAGAAGAAAATGCCAACACCAAATACATTCCTAAGACATTTAAGACTATTAAGACGTACATATTTTGGCTTTACATTAGTTGAAATGGCAGTGGTCATAGTTATAATGGCATTTGTAATGAGTCTTTCATTCCCTTCATATGCAGCTGTTAAACGCAAGTCATCTCAAGCTGCTTGTGCATCCAACATGAAACAAGTGGGTACAAGCATTGTGTTGTTTGCCACAGAAAATGATGGATGGCTTCCACCAGGTCCTTCTGGTCAAACAATTAATTCGTTTATTAGCGATTCTAGGTTTGGTAGTGATACATCAAATGTTGTAGATACATCCAATCTTGAATATTATCTTACTAATTATATATCAACCAAATCTTTGGGTAAAAAAAAGAGAAAAGGCAATCCTGTGTTTTCATGCCCAGCTCATGATGAAAAGCGACCTTTGATTTGGAAGAGAGGATCTTGTTTTGGTGGAGCAGGAGGGCAATATGGTACGCAAAATTCAGAAAAATTAATTGCAGTAGATACAAATGATTATTTTTTAGTTGACTTTACAAAAGCTTTCACCAATCATTCTGGTGCATCTTTAGATCGAACAATGAAAAATCCGCATGGCGCAACCAGAAATCTGCTAAGAACAGATGGCAGTGTGACTACAGAACTGGATAACAAGGCTAGGTAATGGAGTATGTGTCTGTATCACAAGCTATTAAGGCTGCTGCAGATCTTAATACGCCTTCCACAGAGTATCTTAATAATTTCTTGCCTGCTTATAGAAAGTACCATAAGAGGCAAAATTTCAGAAGAGCAGTTTGCAAAATTGGTTCGGGTATTGCAGTCTTTATAGTTGCATGTCTCTGCTATTCATCTATAAATAATGATAGCAAGCTGGACATTGATACAGCTTCAGGAGGTGAAATGGCACAACACAATACACATGGCAAGCACGTGGTGTTTGAAGGTGATGTAAAAGAAGTTACTAATTTTATCAAAGAGCATGTCAAAGAAAAAACACAAACGTTAAATTTAAGAGATCATTTTCAAGCTGATGTATGGGGTGTGTATGTTGAGGGAGAACAGACATTTAGATATTATTACCAATGCTTAGGGCATGGCAGATATTCTGTCTTTATTATCAATGAATAATGCGCAACGCATAGAAAATTTTGTTCCTTATATAGTTGGGTTGTGCCTGGCAGGTAGTATTTTTTACACTGTGTACAGCCCACATGCATCCATGGTGAAGCAACACATGGACACATATGGCATGGATTTTGAATATGTAACTCCTGAAGGTTCTTGTTTTACGCAAAATATTGAACCCATTGGTCATGAGAGCCATAAATATGTTTTAAGCCTGAGCAAACCTGCTAAACCTACAAATGCAGAAGAGCCTTTGTATGTGATGGTTGGATACACCATGAAACAAGTGAGAGTTAGATACAGATCTAATGCATTAACATCTAATAATCTATAATATGCCATTTAATTTTTTAGACAAAGACAAGTGCAAAAGAAGCTACTATTATCAGGTGACTGATATTTGGCATAGATTGAGTAGTGATCACCCCATAAAGCAGATTTTGACATCTGTAATATTCATTGGCACCATAGGCTTAATAATTCATTTTATTTTTAAACTCTTTTCTAATGATTATTAGTTTCAACTGTCTAATACTATATGAAAACATTAATTTGCTTAGCCTTAATAGCAGTAGCAAGCCATAGTGCATGTGCTACCTCTGTATCTTTCTTAAAGAATAGTGTATATAAAATTGACAATACCAACAAAGTCACAGCTACTTTAAATGATAAAGTAGAATCCAACACACAAGTGGGCACAGGTGCACAGAGCATGTGTGAATTGTCATTAGATGATAAGTCCATAACACGCATTGGAGCCAATGCTGTCTTCACATTTGTAGAACAAGAGCGTTTGGTTAAATGCGACAAAGGAACATTTCTGGTTTCCAAAGATCCTGCAACAGAAACTATGACAGTTACCACAGGCAGTGTTACTGCTGCAGTTAATGGCAGCACTGTGATGTTTGATGTGACAGGTGATGCAACACATGTTGCTGTTGCTGAAACAACTACTGGAGTTGTGGTGACAGATAAGAATGGCAAATCTATAACATTGCAATCTGGTGAAGGCATCTCTGCAACACCTAATGGCATGGCATCTGCAGCTCCTAAATCTGTGGACGTTAAAGATCTAGCATCATCATCGCCTCTGTTTACTGAAGCGGGGTTGGCTCCTCTGGCCAATGATGCATTGATCAAGGGTGTTGCAAGCGCTCAAGAATCTGCAAAAGCTGCAGGCATGTCTTTTACAAGTGAAATTAATGATGTGGTAGCTGGTAGAATTGATAGTGCTACTGCTTTGGCCAGAGCCAGTGGCATGGATGCGCCAGGTGCTGATGTGCCTGACATTGATACTGCTGCAGGGGGTGAAGCTGTAGGTAGTAATGCACCTGCAGGCAGTGGAGCAGGAGCCATCTCTGGTTCACAGCAGTTTAATCCTTTATTGAATCCCAATCTTGTGCCCCCTGTAACTTCTTCTCCCTTGCCTTCATTAGCTACGCCAATAGGAAGTGATATTACCCCTTATCCTGGTAGATAAGAGCAGACTAATTTAGTTGACTACTTCGTATTTTCCTGCATAATATAAGAAATGAAGTTATCTTTGTGCTGTCAGAGTAATGTGCTTAATGACAAAGGCATTAAATTTCGCACCATGACTGTGACACAATTCAAGAAGAAGCCTCTCAATGAATCTTTAAATGTGTTGTGTCATAGAATTGTAGAGAACTTTCAAACACTCAAAGCTACAGTAGAATTATGCAAAAGCATGAACCTGGCTGGCATGCGCATTGGCAGCGACTTGATACCTGTTATCAATCACCCAGATCTTAATTTAGACTTTTACAAATTACCCATGCAAGATGAAATGATGCATGCTATTGGTGAAGCTAAACAAGCCATGAAATGTTCTGGCTTACGCTTTTCTGCTCATCCTTCTGAGTTTATTAGCTTAACATCCGATAACCCTAAAGTTGTTGCCAATAGCATTCGCGATCTGATTGCTCATGCATTAGTGTTTGAATTGCTTGCATTGCCTGAATCATATGAAGCACCATTGAACATTCATATTCGCAAAGATGGTGATCCTGAAACGATCTATGCCAATGTGGTGCGTAGTTTGAAGCAATGTCCTGTCAATGTGACCAAGCGATTGGTTTTTGAGAATAATGACAACAAGAAAGGTGTGTGGAGCATCAGCAATTTGGTAAAATATTTTCATGCTCGTGATGGCATACCCATCACTTTTGATAATTTGCATCACAAAATGTTGCCTGGAGATCTATCAGAGTCTGAAGCATTTCACTTGGCACATGGCACATGGCCTGTGATGCCCATATTTCATTATTCAGAAGGCATAGGTGACACACGCAAGCATGCAGATTACGCACAATATGCTCCTCCAGATTATGGCAAACCTGTGGTATGGGAAGTGGAGCTCAAAGCTAAGGATAGAGCTATTAACAAGATCATGGGCATGATTTCATGAACATTCTCATCATTGATGCTACCAATTTGTTGTACCGCATTTATCATGTGTTGCGTGTCACTGGAGGGCAGGACATGGTGCCTGCATACATGCGCAGCATCAACAAGTATGTGCGTGATTTTGCACCTGATGCAACATATGCAGTGTCAGATAAGCGCTTGATCAAAGGGCAGAAGAATTACAGACGTCAACAAGCTGATTACAAGCAAAACAGAGACTGTAGCATGTGGGAAACTGTGCATGCTGCTGAAGATGAATTGGAGCAGGTCATGCAAACACAAGGCATTCACATGATGTATCCAGGCATACTGGAAGCAGATGATGTAATTGCATTCTTGTGCAAACATTTGACTGGGCGCAAGACCATAGTATCCACAGACAATGACATGGTGCAATTGATTGATGAACATACACAATTGTATTCACCCATCAAGAAGGTGATCATTGATGTGCACAATTGCGAACAGCATTTGCCAGTGCATGTGAACAAGTATCTGCTATACAAGAGCATACTAGGTGATGCATCAGATTGCATCAAAGGGTTATCAGGTTATGGCAAAGTGAAAGCCAAGAGATTAACAGAAAATTATGATGCGGAGTTTGCAAAATTATCTGTTGAACTGCAACAGCAACAGCTCAATAACATGAGGCTCATGAACTTGAATCAAGGTCTTATAGAACATCCAGAAGAACGCAATTGTTACATGCAGCAATTGCAACAATTAACAACCCAGAGTGCTTGCAATTGAGTTTCTATAGAAACTCACCATTATGATTGTATTTAAAAGTATTCTCCATATTACCTCTAAACAAATCTACAAACGCGCCACAATTTCCTGTATGGTTTACAACATACTTGCATTCAGCTACTAATCTTAATACTGCATCAAATATTTGTGCTTTAGCAATAGGGTCGTCATTGGTTTCTTCATGTATTATAAGCCAAGTAACTTTACTGGTATCTGTAACAACTGCTTCATCAAAGTAAAAACATTTCTCACCAAACTCTTGTTTAAAAAAGTCTCGAACTTGCAGCTGATCTGTTTGAATTAAAACCCTACACTCCGGGTGAATATTGGTAAGTTTTTTGGTTTGCTCCAAGACATATTCTTTAGAAGGGAGACGACATTCAGTGTGTTTATCTGTGCCCCTATAAAATACAGATATGGTTCTTTCAAAATTAATATTATACTTAGAAATTAATTGCTGTTTAATTGTATTAATTTGATCGGAAGGTGAGAAAAAACAATTTAAAATTTTTGTATAATCTTCAAAATTATATAATTTTATTGTATCCAAGTTATATGTATTTGCACCATTAAATGAGTCGGGTAAGAATAAATTTTTATTAACAGGTAGCTCGTTAATATTATAATTTGTTTTATAAAATAGAGGGTAAATGTCAAGATTCTTGTCTCTTTTAAAATACCAAAAACCTTGCGCATAATTTATTTTATCTGGTATTATACCACTGTTAAGACACATAATAAGAGATAAAAATGTTTGGTAGGAATTAGAATAAAATCCGCTGTTCCATCTATTATAAATAATTTTTTGGCCGTTTTCTTCTTCTAGAGTGCAATTGCAAAGCTGCATTTAATTATTTATTCGGAAGTATATTTATTTGGAAGTATATTGCAATCATATCAAAATCCTATAATATATTCATATGGGCATGTTTGACACAGTTATTACAGAAGGATTAAAGCTCAAGGCTCCCAAGGAGATTGCTAACTTTCTCAGGATTAATAATGCAGAGTTTCCTGCTGAATTTCAAACTAAAGATCTAGATAATGTTTTGGGTACTTATAAGATAAATGCAAAAGGTGATATCTTTAGAGAAGAAAGAAAGCCTACAGGTAAAAAAATATCTTATGAATTGCCTTTTTTAAGCTGGAAAGATAATAGATCATGGTTAGAGAGAGTATACTGGAAGATCAAGTATAAAGAAAATAAAAAAGAGAAAATTAAGTTAATTGACGAAACAAAGCCAGTATTTGTAAGAGTAAAATTAACAAATACTTTCACAATGTTAGCTGTAGAACAGATTAGTGGTAGGAATTTAGTTTTAGATTACGAGGTTAAAGCAATAGATGGCAAGGTTAAATCAACAAAACTCTTGGAATGGTCTTTAGAGTCTGAAAAAGATGCACAAAAGCGTCATCTGGATGATAAAGAGTTTACATTACAAACAGATAGAGCCATGGCTAAGCATAGAGAATTAAGATCCAAATGGTATTATCCTGTATTAAAAGAAACTTATAATCCTTTTATATTCTTTTCTCGCATAACGGTTCAAGCTGCTTGCAACACTATAGTGCGCTGGAGCTACAGCTGGACGGGTATATAATAAGAATATGACATATACGCTCAAAGTGGAGCAAAACGAAATTACAGGTGAATATTTTATTATATTGCCAGAAAAACTTTTAAAAAGAATGAAGTGGAAGACTGGTGATAATATTAAATGGACCTGCAATAAGAATGGATCTGTCACTCTTAAAAAAGTATGAAAAGTAAGCAAGAAGTAGAATTACAGGTGAAAAGAATAATGGGCAAGTGGTATGATGAGCCTGTGTTCTCAAAAAACAAATACATAGAAGCTGCATATCTCTTTTTTTGGAAATGGTATTATAAACTTACTTCCGGTCTTTACTATAATTGCAAGTATGCTGCACAGCGTTTGTTTAAAGGGTATGATGATTTGGATACATGGAATGCTGCTTGGTATATTGCCAGAAAAGCTATACCTGTTCTTAAAGCAATGAGAGATAGATTTCACGGTACCAGTATTAAATGGCACAGAGAAGATAGATTTGGTAATATAGAACAATTAACTGTAGATGAAGTGTATGCTGGATCAACAGAACCAGGTTATGAAGGCCCCAATGCATTCACTGAAGATGAATGGAGAGCCATTCTTGATGATATCATATTTGCATTTCAATGGCAGATAGATCTGGATATATATCATGATACCAGAGACCAACAAGCGTTTACAGTCGGTGAAAAAAGGCAGAAGAGAGGTTTGCAGTTGTTTAGTATCTATTATAGAAATCTTTGGGATTGATTTTATTCTAAATACAGTTATAATGTATGTATGATTATTCAATTTGGTAAAGGTGATGAAAGCCCGTACGGTAAATGGGCCGATGATCCAAGAGTTTTTATTGTTAAGCCTCACTTTAAAATTGTTTTTGATAACGGGTTAGGATTCTATTTACTGAATTCGTTTAGATTCAATTTGTTTCCAAAATTTTACGGTACATTCCATAAGACGTTTTGGGAGTTTGGTTTTCGTTTTGCAGGGTTTAATTTTGAAGTGATGTGGAACAAAGCTTTCACAAAATGAATGTTATTGAATATCAGTTGCAACCAGTTAAACCAAAATACTATTCAAGGCGTAAGCGTCAGCGTATGCTTGATGAGACAACATGGCGAGAGAACGTTCTTAAGAATCAATGGATTTTTAGAGATTATCACAGCTATTATATCGTTATAACAGAATATAAGAAGAAAGAGTTCACAGTTACTTGTTCAGGTGCGCGGGTCGAAAATATTTTTAACACATTAGATGAAGCCAAACAAGGAGCTTTTGAGTTTTGTAATAAATTATTACAATGAGTATTGCATCTGTTCTAGTTTGTATAGGTGTATTATGTTATATTCTTTACTTGGTAGAACGCTTCCGTCTCAAGTAATCGTGTCCTCGACGAATTAAATCTTCTTTTTGTTTGCGCTGTCTGCGTTCTAGAGCAGTTACAAGAGCAGCAAGAGAAATGGGAAATAGAAATCTTATAAGAAATTGCATGTGATCTTCGAATGTGAGAAGATCAAAATATTTTGTATAAAGTTCATGTACTCCTTGCAATGTTACAAATATTGCAGGCCCAAATAACATCCAAAATGCTAGATTGTTTCTATTACTAAAATGGCTCTTAATTCTTCCTAGCATATAATTACTTAGGAGCCTGGAGCGGTTTGAATCAACTATAGTATATTTTTATACCATTCTATGGTTTGCTTGAGACCATCTTCAAAGTTAATCTTTGGTTCCCATTTCAGCTCGTTTCGTATCTTGGAGCTATCAATTGCATATATAAAGTCGTGGCCCTTGCGATCTTCAACAAATTCTATTAAACTGTCTTTGCGTTCAACAATCTCTAAAACCTTTTTTACTAAGTCTATATTTTTCATAATATCATAGGTTCCTATGTTATAAACTTCACCGCTCTTGCCTTGCTGCAATACAGTTAAAATAGCTCTGCAATGATCTTCTGCATGAATCCATTCACGCATGTTGTCACCTTTGCCATAAACAGGTATGGCATGATTGTTAATAGCATTCAATATTGTTTTGGGTAATAGCTTTTCTTTGTGTTGATATGGCCCATAGTTATTACTACAACGCGTGACACATACTTCCAGTTTAAACGTCTTGTGATAACTCAATGCAACAAGATCAGCAGAAGCTTTTGATGCTGAATAAACAGAGCTAGGATTAAGATTTGTTAATTCTGAGAAAAGCGGTTCATCCAAGTTATGCAGTTGACCATATACTTCATCAGTACTAACTTGAATGAATTTCTCTACATCATATTTTCTTGAACACTCCAAAAGGTTAAAAGTGCCCACAACATTAGATGATATGAAAGGAGCAGGACCTGTTATGCTGTTATCCACATGTGACTCTGCAGCAATGTTTACTACTAGTTGTGGTTTGATTGCAGCAAAAATAGCATCCATCTTTTGAAAGTTAGATATGTCTTTCTTTATAAACTTTATTCTTCTTCGATATTGTTTGTGCTCTTCTAAAAACTTTTTTATGTGTTGTTTCTGAGAAGCATAAGTCTCTGAATCCAGGTTAATAATCTTATAGTCTGTATTCTCTAATAAATGAATAAGAAAATGCGTGCCTATGAAGCCGTAGCCTCCTGTGACTAATATTTTGGCCATAATTTAATAATAGATTATTTTATTTGAAATCAAGTTAACCAACACGTCTATTGTATTATTTACTTGAGTATTTTTGAAAAACATGTATTATGTTATGTATGCCTCCGTCGTCTAGCGGTCAAGACACACGGCTTATACCCGTGCTCGGCACCAGATTAGTGCATAACGTTGGTTCGAATCCAACCGGAGGTACCATTTTTGGGCGTATAGCTCAGCGGTTAGAGCAGGGCACTCATAATGCCTTGGTCCTAGGTTCAAATCCTAGTACGCCCACCATTGCATCTGTAGCTCAGTTGGACAGAGCAACGGATTTCTAATCCGTGGGTCACAGGTTCGATCCCTGTCAGATGCAAGTTATTTAAATTTTTCTAGTACTAACTGCTTGAGATTGTATGCTGTGGAGTCGGCAATAACATCATATTCATTGGAATGCTTTTCAATAAATTCCAACAATTTTATAGCATCTTCTTTTGAAAAGCAAACACCTTCCAAATTAGCACCAATCTGATCATTTATTGATTTAGTTAAACGCTTGCTTTTGCGGTAAGATTCAAAGATCAGATCGTTATCTTGCATTATATTAATATTTAATAAGATTAACTCTTGAATTCTTGATATAAGAGCTTAACTTTATTATATGAACGAAAAATTGAGCTACAGACAGATACTAGTAGCTGTTTTAACATATCTGAAAGAAACCGACCCAGGCACTAATTTTCTTGATTTAGACAAAGAAGAGCAAGATCAAGTAATAGAAGATGCTTTGGAGTACATGGAATGAAGCAAGAAGATATTCTAGACAAAAAAGTTCTATTTCAAAACGTTCCTGTGAATCGCTTTGCTGTGCATGAAGGCAAGGTAAAAGAGTTTTCACCCACTGGCAAATGCGTTAAAATTGATCATGAATGGTTCTTGCTCAACAACATTAGATTTTTGGAGGTATTCACTGAAGATGAAAGACCATCTCTTCGCTTTGTTTGCAAAACTTGATAACCACACCTGGGAGATGTTCCTATTTTGGTCTGGATTTATGATTACAGGCATTATAATCAAATAATGACACATAAAAAATATGAATGGTTCATTGTGTTTCTGGGGGTTATCGCAAACATTGTGCTCATTCTAAACGCCATACACCATTGGTAATGAACCAAGACAAACTCATAGAAAAGCTCTTGAGAAAGATTCAAGAGACAGACAACACAAGAGCATCTGTTTGGCTTATAAACCATTACATGGAAGAGGCCATTAGCATATGCACTAGCGATTTAGCAGATTCTGCTATATACGCAGATGGCGTGGCGGCCATTGAAGAAGTATTAGAGCAGAAGGATTATAAAGATGCCCTGGTAATTGCAGAAGATACAGCACAAGAGATGTTGTATGACATGGGTTTTGATAGTTAACTTGCACTTGACATAATCTAAATTTTCAATTATTATTAAATAATTGATATGGCGTTTGATAAAGACTTTAAACTGCTTCAAGAAGAATACAGCAACATGTATTCAAATGCTGAAAACGCAGAAGGTTTAGCTTCTACTGTTGGCATTCTTCCATGGAAAGAAGTGCCTGAAGAAGAAAAGAACAAAGCATATGAGCTAATAAAGGCTCATAATGATGCTGTGGTTAACCCCAAAGATGGTCCAGAAAATTATTACTTCATTGATGTAACTGGCAAGCATCAAGTTTATTATACATTTTGGAGATTCAGAATATTGCCAGCTGCAATACGCAATTGGATCAAGAATCCCATTTACTTTGGCAATTTATCCACAGACATTGTTGCATCTGTTCAAAAGGCTTTGTCAAAGAATATTGTAAAGAATGTGCGGGTAGAATTGTATGGTGATGAAACTAGAGAACACTTGATAGGCAGAAGCAAGTCTACCCCTAAATTTACTTTTGGCAAATACAGAGGCAAATCGTTCCCTGATGTGTATCTAGAAGATCCAGGTTACTTTGCTTTCTTAGCCAAGAACGCTGATCCCAAGTATGCATCTACAGATAATGCTCAAGCCATTCAAGCTTTTGCGCAAATGTATTTTGATGATGTCACTAAAAAGAACCAGGAAACTTCTACTGCACAATTTGTGGGCAAACCAGGTGATCGCTTTGAAGGTGAATTAGAACTTTATAATTTAAAAGAGGTTCCTGGTACCAGAGAGCAAGATGGTTATAATGTGTACAAATTGAAAGATGCTCAAGGCAATAAATATATTACATATGCGTTTCCTGCTTCAGAAGTAGGTACTAAGATGAAAGTTAGAGCCAAGATTCAAGCACATAAAGAAATTTTAGGTGTCAAATTTAACAAGATTGGATATGTAAAACCTGTATGAAAAAGTTCAAAGAATTTTTTACAGAAGATTTTGATGATAATTCTGATGATTTAGATAGCAAATTAATAACAATGCATAAGCAGATGCAAAAAAGAAGACAAATGTCCGGCAAGTCTTTACAGTCTGTAGATGCTGCTCCCTTAATGGCACCAGGATACTTTAAAGATTTTAATTTAAGTACAATTGCTAAGGGGCTGAGAAGATATTATAGAAGTATTATAGTTGATTATTATTCTAAAATTTTTAAAACTTTTAAAGATAAAATTGAACCTATATCCCAACAAGGAAAATGGGAGATGGACCCAGTTAAACAAGCTGAAAGCTTTAGAAGCTTAAGGTCTGCAGGCGGTCCAAAGTTTACCTTGTGTGGTTTTAATTTTGATAAAAGATATGGCTTTACTGATGAAGATAGACAAATGAATAATATCCTGGTCAATAGAATGTATGAAAAGATACATGACACCTTGCCCAAACTACTGGGCAACAAAGCAAAAGCTATTGATATAAAGATTGACAACGACCCTTGGTATACAGGGCTTACATGTATAACAATAAATATATATTTGAACTATGAAAACGTTTAAAGAATTTTATTTAGAAGAAAAAGCTGGTGCAAGATGCACCAAGGTAACAGGTCAGCAATCATCTACACGGAAAGATAAGAAGTATATGCGCTGTGCACGTGTAAATGGTAAATTAAAAAGAGTGCATTACGGTGATCCTAATTTACGTATTAAGAAATCTAACCCCAAGAAAAGAAAGTCTTTCAGAGCTCGTCACAAGTGTTCTTCTGCCAAACCAGGAACAGCTAAGTATTTCAGCTGCAAAAATTGGTGAAAACGTTTAAAGAGTTTTTTATCGAATCAAAGCAAAAGCATTCTAAACAAGAGGCGGGTTACGTGGCGCATACTGTTAAAGGTCAAAGATGTGATCAATGTACTATGTGGAGAGCTCCTAATAAATGCTCTGCAGTAGCAGGAGATATCAAACCTGAAGCATGGTGCAAGTGGTGGAAGCAAAGCCACAGAAAAGATTTAAAAGAGAAGAGCATACATGATCCTGTAAGGCCTGGTATATTAAAGCGTCAGACCAAAGGCAAAATGACCTGCTCCAAAGCAAGAAGATTAAGGGCTAAGCAAAAGAATAAAGGTAACAATACAGCTAAAGCAGCTCAACGCTACTTAAATTATCACTGTTAAGCCCACTGTGCTGTAAACGGCGTTGTGTAGTTTGTAAATGTGTTTGTAGCTGTCTTGTAAAGCTCAAAGCTATTAACTTGTATATAAGCCTGGTAACCATCATCCACATTGATGAATGTGCCATTAACCACAAACACATCTGCTGTGAGTGCTGGTGAGAACAGTGTCATACCAGCAGTTAGATTAGCTCTTGCTTGTGTGCTTGTAGCAGCACGAATAGATTCTGTTGCAAGCTTCATTCTTGTACCAATACCAGAAGTTGTTTGAAGCGAAGTTACATAATTAGCTGTTAAAGCTTTTCTTGTTGTTGTATCATCCCATAGAATTTTATTCAAGACATATTGCTGATAGTTGTTACCTGTACCGTAACCGGCGCCACCGGTACCAAAAGGAAATACATCACCACTTAATGGTGCAGTACTAGAAAGAGCATTGCTTGCTGTACCATAAACAGCAGGATTTACTAATCTATTCACAGCAACACCAACAGCACCGCAAGTGTTTGAAAGTTCATTGCCTTGACCTCTTCTGAGCATGTAACCCAAATAGCCGCTCAAAGAGCATACACCAATATGAGGAGCAGAAAATAACATTAATGCACCATTGGTAGCATATTGTATGTGTGAAGCCCATGCAAAGAGTGCAATTCTCCCAGTATGCGGGTAACCACCAATGCCACCTGCAAAAAATGGTCCTTGAAAATCATTCAAAGTAGCAGGCATTTGACCAATATTGTTATTGTAATAAGCTGGTGCATTTGCATCATCTGAACAAATTGAATCGGCTAATAAAACATTGTTGGCGCTATACCCACATAATGTTTGAATAAACGTTTTGCAATATCTGCCAAAATCTTCCACAAGAATGGCTCCAGGGTAGGCAGAAGCTGCTGTTACTATTGAGGTGTATGTTGATTGTGATATTGGCATAAAAAATATTAGTTGAGTTGTAATCCTGATTTAAATTGTGTAGTAAAGTCTTCGAAGGTATCTGTGGTCTTGTTGTATCTTAAGAAGTTTGTTACATCTGCATAAGCTTTAAATCCATCATCCACGTTAATAAATGTACCAGTGCTCAAGAACACATCAACATTTCTGCCAGGGAACGCTGTTCTATAAGCAAGCTTGAATGTGCTGTTATTGTCAGGTTTAGCAATAATATTGAAAGCAGAGTTGCGAATTGCTTCTGTGGCCAATATCATTTGCTGCCCGAAGTCTGATGTTGCACAAATGGCTGTGCGTGCTGTTACATCATCATAAATTGCCTTGACAAGAGTATAGAATTGAAAATCCGATGCATTTGTTAACAATACATCAAGTGGATCAGGGCTAGGCCATTGAGGAGCAGGGCCGCTTACACCATTGTTTCTGATCCAATCAACAGCAGCTGCTGCAGCACCACAAGTTGCAGAAAGATTACCATAATTTTGACCGCGGCGTCTCATGTAACCTACTTGACCATCGCGAGTGATGCCAATGTGAGGGGCTATGTACAAGAATAGAGCACCTCCACTTGTGACGTGTGATGCATAAGCAAGGAGCCCTGTGGTACCAGTGTGTGGGTAACCATCTAAGCCGCCACCCATGAATGGTCCAAGGAAAGTTTGCAATGATTGAGGCATTTGACCGAGATTATTAATATTATTAAACACTGGTCCGTTCACATCATCAGAGCAAATAGATGATGAAAAGAGAACATTGCTTGGAGTGTAAGCAGCACTTACCGATTGAATATAAGTTTGTACGCGAAGACCAAAGTTTTCAGCTGTTGCAGCAGTTGGGTATGTCTTTCTTACCACATCACCATAATCAAGTTGTTGCGAAACTGGACCAGAATCAGATGTTAAACTGGAACCATGCATTAAGTTGTTATTCTCTAGTTCTGCACGAGCTGCTTGTACTCTTTCTTCTATGATTTGTTGTTCAAATAAGAATTTCTTTTGAAAATCGGCTGATTGTGGCCTGCTAGGCACAACTACGGGGTTGCGAGGGCGACCATCATATTGCTTTAACCCATCTACATATTGCCTAGGAATCATGTAATTATTTATATTTAACAATAAATAATATCAATGAATAATAAAGAAAATCGTCTTATATTTGAAGCTTTTGCAACAAAGCTAATTAAAGAGGATATGCCTTATCCTACATTTGCCAAGCTTGCCAAGCATGCTTCGCCTAAATCGTCCAAGGAAAAAGATGAAAATGAATACAAAGATCAAATGCCTGATAGCAAAGAAGAATATTCAGCTCATGATTATGCCAAAGAAATGGAAGCCAAGCCCGGTGAACAAGAAGAACAACCACAAACACATGCGGACATGTCTCATGATCAAAAAGAAGCTGCAATGCTTCTCAAGAAGTTTGGTTACACTTTCTTTGACATGGACATGCACGGTCGTGATTACGTTGCTTATTTTGTGAACGAAAAGCTCCCTCACAATCATGCAAAGCATGGCATCAAAGTGAAGCATGATGGCATCATAGTTGGTCCTGCAGATTCCCCTTTCATTGGCAAGAAAGTAAAAGAATTAATTCCTTCAGAAGATGCAGAAGAGCAAGCAGAAGCAGTAGCAGTTTCTGGCCAATACAAATACATCTATTTTCTAGATGCTGAAGAATGTTATTCCATTAACCCTTATCAAATTGTGCCGTTCAAGAAAGCAGTAAGAGAGACAAGCAATTGGACCAAAGCGCGTGTAATGGTTGGTGAAGATATTGTTCAAATTCTTGGCAAGAGTGTTAAAGATCAAAGAGCTTGGTACATTGTAGGTGCAGAAGCTCCCAACGATCATGTATTTGAAGTTTTGTTAGGTAGCTAATATGGATAGAGAATCAAAGCTTATTTTCGAAGCATATGCATTGAAAGGTTTAGCTGCAGGTAAAACACTTGCTGATATAGCCAAGAAGCATGGTGTTAGTATAGAAGTGATGCAAACAGCTCTGCAGAGAGGCATGAAAGTTGAACACGAGCACACAGGTAATGAAGCTGCTGCAAAAAAGATTGCAATGGATCATTTGTTTGAAGATCCAGAATATTATGCAAAACTTGCCAAGATAGAGGGTGAAGAGAGTGAGCAAAATGAAGAGCGCAGATTGGATCCTAAATGCTGGAAAGGCTATCATAAATCTGGTACCAAGCTCAAAGATGGTGTGCGTGTCAACAATTGTGTTAAATCACAAAATAATGAAGAAAAGCTTGTAGGTGGTCAGAAGAAACTGGATGCCAATCATGATGGTAAGATCTCTGGCGCAGATTTTAAAATTCTCAAGAAGCATAAAGGTGAAGAACAAGAAGAAATGCAATGCCCATATGCAGCAAAAGGCTGTAAATGTAGTGAATGTGAAGAATGTGCTGCCAATCAGGCTTAATTAGCTTGATTATTTTTTAAAATCATTTAATATCATTCGTTAATGAAATATATATTATGTTTGTTGACACTAGCCATGGCTGGGTGCTCCACAGCACATGTATATAATCCAAAACAACTATCAGAAGATTCTGTTAACTGGGAATATGATAGAGCAAGATCTTTTAATACCAACAACAATCAACTGGATTCACCAGACGGTTCTGTGCAAAAAGGTAACGGTATAAAGTTCTTCAAAGCAACATATTGATGCCTCTGTTTGACTGATTCACTTGTAATTAAAAAATAATTTTAGTCGACTATATATCAAGAAAAACATTGATATTTTCAGTAATATCATGTATACTATAATAATGAGTGAAGATTTAGTCATGCCAGCACCAACTGTTACCATCATAAATGGTTCATTAGGAGGAAGAACTGGCAACACTAACAATCTCCTGCAAAAAGTTAAGAAGATTATTCTTAAGAAAAACAGTGATACAAATATTAAAGTTGTTCATTTATCACCATCTTTTGATTGGCTAAAGGTTAAGAGGTGCATTAAAGCTAGTAATATTCTCATTTTCTGTACTGGAACATATTGGGACTCTTGGGGTTCACCCATGCAGCAATTGTTCGAGAAAATGACACAAATTGAAGGTAAAAAGCATTTGTTAGGCAAACCTGCAGGCGCTATTGTTACAATGCATTCAGTTGGCGGTAAAGAAGTATGCTCCAGAATTCTTGGCAATCTTGTAGGGCTGGGTTGCATAATACCTCCCTTCACAGGCTTTGCATATGCATACTCAGATCATATTGCGCATCGCTCCAGAGTATCAGGCAAGAAGCTGTTGGATGATGTGTGGCATATTGACGATCTGGAAGCTTTTGTGCACAACCTATTTGAAGCGCATAAAGGTACAAAGGATTACATGGTCTGGGATTACCTGGATACGCAAGCAATGGACCCCAGTTATGTTTGGCTTAAGTAATTTATGTGGGCAGAAAAATTTTCGAGTATATTGTAGTTGTAATAATTTATTTTTTAATTGCACTTGTTAAGTGTTACCATTATTATTGGTGGATAAGATACGAAAGCAAAGGAATATTAACAAGAAAGATTAAAAAATATGTGGGATCCAATTAGTTTGTTTTATATGATGTGGGCACTTAACACAGGTCTTCCTGATGCAAGACTTAATGTTACAGAGGTGATTCAAGCGCGTGAAAATAAAATTGTAATTGAACACATCGTAGAATCAGTTTCTTTGAGAGAAGGAATCTAATATAGCTTGAATAGAAAATAAAAGAGTATATAATAAAAACATGACAATAACAAACAATAATGTAGCTCTTGATATGGTTTTGACGTCTATTGTTAATAACAGATCTATTTTAAATAGCATAACTTCTGATATTAATGAGAGATTCAAAGTAAAGTTGAACGAACAAGATTTGGAAAATTATTTGAGTGTAATTGAAATGAGGAAAAAATAAATGAACTTTTTATATGAAATGTACACAACAAAGAATGGCAGTAATGTTTTTCTTGGTTATAAAAAAGTAGCAGCAGATTGCAAAGAAGATGCTTTACTGTGTGCCCAAGAAGCTGTTGATCCAGATGTGAGGTTGTACCCTGTTTATATCAATGAGGCTGATCCGTACGCTCGGTAAATGGTTTAATGCTGTAGTTAAAATTGTAGTTAATGATTGTTCAGTTGGGTTGGCACTAATAATTATTGGCTTCATTTTAGGCTGGTGTTCCCAAAGCATTTGGATTATACTCTGTAAGATAATACATTATGTTCGAGTTTCTTAAAAACTTCTTTGCAGGATCAAAATATAAGATATATGTTACAGGGCCAAATACTTTAGCAGAACTATTAACACAGTTTGATCAGCCACCCAAAGAGAAAACTAAAGAAGATATCATTCGTGACTATACCATAAAAGAAACCATGGCTTCATTGGAATTATCATATCTAAAAGAAGATCCTTCAATTTTCTTTACAGGCAATCAAAAATGGTTTGATGGTGAAGGTAATAAGTATTTTGACTTTGTGCCTTGTGCATTAAGACCGGAAGTTTTGTATTGCTCATATGGCAAAAATTAAGAAAATAAGTTGCAGACCCACCATGTGGCTGGTAAGAGTTTCAGTAAAAGATCCAAGCTGTTCATTCTCCATAAATCCTGAGATTAGTTACATGAGACTGGTTAAAGCATTCAATGCTAATGCTGCTGTTAAAGCTGCAGCAACATATTGTAACAAGAAAATGAAAGACTATCCAGGGACACGTTTTACATATTCAACATCAGAGATTGAAGCTTACTATTATCCCATACATCAATTCAAGGAGGAAGCACGTGAAGTTTGCTACAAGACAAAGATATAGTTATAATGTGAAAGGTATTGAGACGGATGTGGACTATGTGACAATGTCAGACATAGAATCAAAACATGGTTCAAGATTTGCTGAGCAATTTAAAAAGTTTGCGTTGAACCTCAAGAAATTGCATATAAAGGAAAAAGAAATAGAAGCATATTACTATGCTGATTACCAGCACATCGCGAGACGCACCGAACTATTTCTTAATCCAGTTAGCTAATTATCGGAAGTTTCCGAGCTCTCTATCGAGAGTGTATTCAGCAGGCTTTTGAACTAATGTATCCCAAGAGTTCTCTGCCTCTCCTGCCATAGCTGTGAAGGGAGAGGTTACTGCATAGGCTGTGAAGCCTAGCGTTGTGCCTACAAATGTAAATGGTCGCACCAAAGCAACATCAACTGCTTGCAAGCAAACAGGTGCATCTTCATTTGTAGAATCAACGTCTGCAAATGCTGCGGTAGCAAGAGCTACACTAACAGCAATACCGACTAGTGTTTTGTTCATGGGATTATTTATTGTGTGACAACTTAAATCAACTTTCAAGTTTCATTGAGAGTGTTGTATCTTGTTTATAGACAAAGGTTTGGTCGATTGCAATAACCTCTTTCATCATCTCAGAATAATAGCCAAGTTCGCCTGTATCCAAGCAAATAGTATCATAAGTGCATTGTGAATTTTTGGGCACTTTAACCTTCATGTATACAGCGGATTTAACATTGTTAGGATCAGAGATTGTAAAAACATCTGATGATTTTAAATCTCTGAAGGGTACACGGTTATCTCTCTTTTCTGGCTTGATGAATTCAAATTTCATATTACTATTTTAATATAATCTTTAAGAATGCTACTTTTTTATTGAACTATTATAAACGGTGAGTTATAATCGTTGCATGGCCGAGAGAATAACAAACAAATGGACCAAGGATCTCAAAGGAGCCTTTGGAGATACACAACAAATTAAAAAAGCTATCAAAGGCGAGCAAATGTGGGAGCGTTATGCTCGAGGCAAATATGCCAGTGTAATTAACCATAGCGCTGATAGGAGCAAACAAACTGCAGGTGTTGATTTTACTATCACTGGCAGGTCTTTGCCTAACCCTGTTACTGTAGATGTAAAGGCCAATATGAAATGGGGGTTCTTCTATGTGGAGAATAATCCTACAGGCTGGTTGAGAAACTCCAACAAAATAACAGATTGGATTGCACACATAGATATACACAGGGGTTATGTGTGTGAGTATAGCAGAGTAGATATGATTGCTTATCTTGATGAGAAAGGTTATAAGCAGGATCTTGTTAGATTATCTAACTACAAAACAGGTATTCAGAGTTTTATTAGAAAATATTGGCTCAAAAAAAGTTACACAAGCAAATCAAAATCTCGACCCAAATTTTCTGAACAATATGCGCATACAAATGCTGCAAAGTATTATACATATAGTACGCGTCAATATTATAGAAGAGACGAAAAACCTTGGGATACAGACAAATATCCTATGGAAGAGTATAATGATGTTACAGATACATTTTATTATCCTTATGGGGAAGTCAGAGGATTTAGCGATTCGGACTAATCGTATCTTCATAACTTGTTCTGAATCATTAAAGAAAAAAATCTAAAAAATATAGTTGAACAGATCCGGAAAGCACATATAATTGGACTTATGAAAAATAGCAACACTAACACGAACCAACAGAAGCAGAAAACCCCAACCCTTGCCTGTATTGTTACAGGTAAGAGCCGCTTGACCAACCAGGAATACCTGGAAAACAAGGCCACGGCTGCAGGCGCAACGGTCGAAGAGATCGTTAGCCATTACGTTACCCGTGAGGTTCTTAAGAACCTTCGCAAGGGTGACTTGCAGGGCTTGTCGCAGGAGGTTGCCACCCGCATTCTCCGCCTCAATGGCAAGCAGAAGGGTGCTTCGAAGGCTCGTAAATCTTCTGAGACGGCGGTTGCCGTTTAAATCAGAGTAACGCCCGAGGTGTTACACAGGGGGAGGGAGGTTCTTTGAGCCTCCCTCCTTTCTTTTGTATTGATATATTGAAGTTTATTATATAATAAAAATATTGTAAGAACAAACTTACAAAGCGGAACCGTGACGCGAAAGGAAGCATTGAGTGAAATCAATGCTTCCTTTTTTTATTTTTTCATCTTGAATCATACCGCGGAGAATATATACTAATGGTATGATGAATAAAAAAGAGAAAAAAATTAAAATATCCGATGAAGAAATTGAATTGCTTGAAACTGGCTCAACAAATATCGATTGGTTAAATTTTTATAAAGAAATATTTAAATAAAGCTTGCTTAATGAATTGGTTTATTATATATTAGGAGCATGAGATTTCGGAGGCCGACAGTTAGGTTAAGCCGGTTCACCTCAAAGTAACCGGTTCATCATCGTAGTTCTCGGGTCTACGTTAAAAAACCGAGATTTTTTTATGAAAACAGTATTAATTTACGATATTGAATATGCAGAACATGATAAGCGCAAAAAGCTTCCTACTGAACTCATTGCCGATCTTGACAGTTACAAATGTCAAGTTGGTTATGGTAATTTGAATTACCGTACCCATCAAGCAGTTCATGAAGCCACAGGTGTATACGCAAAGCACTGTAAAATTGAGTTGTTAGATGGATGTAAACAAGCTTAAACATCTTCAAGAATTACTTGAACAACTCAAAGAAGAGTTGGAATCAATCCACCGAAACGATAAGTTAAGAGGCGGAACAACAGGTCATCGATCTGGTTCTCGCTTAACAACTACTAGACAAATGTTATTGATTGTTAATCATTTAGCTCAAGAAGCTTTTTGGTCTTGATTTAGTCATAAATTCATTTACAATTGTAGTATGATGAATGAAAAACCAACGTGGTTCTACACGAACGCCCCCACAAAAAAAGCGGCGCTCAAATTAATGAAGTCAGAACATAAAGTCAAACTGGCTCGTCGACTGTGTAATGTTGATGAGTTTGTAAAGAGAATGAAAGGCTCCAAGGGTACTTGGCTGCATTCTCAACTCGATAAACAATGTCTTAATGTTTTGATTGGAGAGTTCTTAACTCAAGACCCGAGAGAATACTGGAACAAGTATGGACGGGTTGATGAAGACAAGCTTAATTTCGTTATGAAAAAAGCTACAAAAAAGAACTTGACAGCATTATAAATTCACATATAATATAAGGAGATGAAAATGGATCTTAAAATTAACTCAACGTCGTTCGTCGACATCAATCAAGTAAACATTCCGGATGCGTTCTACAGGAGAATGACCTCTGGTATTGAACAGCTCGATAACCTGTTTGGCAGTGGCCTGCTTCCTGGCAGTACTATTACTATTGCGGCTCGAGCAGGTCTAGGCAAAACTACTCTAATGCTACAATTGCTTCAAGGTCTTGTTAATACAGGTCATGAAGTAGGTTATTGTTCTAATGAAGAATCAATTGAGCAATTGGCCATGACTTGTAAGCGTCTCAACGTTAATAACATTCGTGCTTGTAATGAATCTAATGTTGATGTTATTAGCTCTTACATGGATAAGTTTGATGTGCTTGTTGTGGATTCCTTTCAAGGACTCAGCAAGGGCAATCTATCCGGTCGAGCTCTAGAGAAGTATTGTATTGAGAAGCTCATCAAGAAAGCTAAAAGCTCTGAATGTGTTCTCATTCTAATCTGTCACAATACTAAGGCAGGTCAGATCAAGGGCAGTTCATTGATCATTCATGCAGTTGATGTGAATATCGCTATTGAACCTGTTAAAGATGCAGAGATCAATGCACGTCGCATTGTGTTCAATAAAAATCGCTTTGGTCCTTCGAACGATCTGGAATGTTATATTGAGCAGAATGGTTATGACTTTCAGTCGGAGGTTGCTCTATTGGGCGAAGAAGGTGTCAAGCCGTCCAAGAAGAAAGCCAAGAACCAGCAACGTGAGCAGATCTTAACCATGGAAGATATCTCCATCAAGGGTGTTTGTAAGTTGTTAGGTATTGATGCAACGAGAGCTGGCTTTCTCCTTCGAGAGCTTCAACTTGAAGGTGTCATTGTGAAGGAAGGTCGCGGTGCAGATGCGCGATGGGTTAAAGAGGTGGCTTGAAGGTAGGATTCAATTGCAGCTCGTTTGACCTCTTGCATGCAGGGCATGTCACAATGCTTCGTATGGAAAAAGAACTCTGTGATTATCTCAAAGTAGCTTTGCAGGTTGACCCAACAATTGATAGGCCGGGTATTAAAAACAAACCTGTGCAGAGTGTTTACGAGAGATACATACAGCTTCAAGCATGCAAGTATGTTGATGAAATTCTCGTTTATAGTACAGAATTTGATTTGTTACAATTGTTGATGACACAAACAGTGCATGTACGTTTCTTGAGTGAAGAATACGAGAACAGAGACTTTACAGGTAAACAATACTGCATTGATAATGGAATAGAATTGCATTACCATAAGCGTCGTCATGTGTATTCTTCCAGTGAATTGCGCGAAAGAACGGCAAATTTAGAAAGCGCCAAGAAAGAATCTACTGTAGAGGTTCCACCTCAATATTCTCCCAAGCTAATAAAAATGCCTAGCAACGTAATCAGCTAATGAGCCGCTCTGATCACATCATAGAAAACCGAGCATCTGCTAGCTACATTGCTGAATATGGTGCACCCAAGCTTGAGCTAGAGAATGTGCATCAATTCAAGAATGATACTCAAAACAATCTCAACAATAAAATTAAAGCTCGGTTGGGTGATTTGCAGAAAGAATATAAAGAGCTGGAAGATTTATATCATTACAATGTATTTGTTGATCAATTTGAGCATAACTTTATTCCAGTAACAGGTCATGTATATTTTCTGTATGACTATAACAACCATAAGTTCCTGAGTCTCATAGAGCCAGAGAATTTCTTATTGTGCAAAGAAGGATTTGTAGGTAGATGTCGCTACAATGGTTTAGGCTTCTTTGAAAAAATAGTTGACTAGATTCTAGATTCAGATATAATATTGGTATGATGAAAAAACAAACGAACAAAGAATACAGCCTGTTGGTGTTTATGAAAGCTCAGCACAAATATACCGATTCCGAGGTTCATCTTGAAACATTGTGCAAAGAGAAGTATAATGGGCGAGGTGTTGGAGGGGGTACTAACTTGAGCAATGGCAAGCGAGATCAGCAATTTGTTTTCGAGAGTAAAACAGATGCAAAAGCTTTTCTTAGACATCCTTTTACTAAAGCAGTTATTCTTAAAGATTATGATCTTGTGGAGATTGATTAATATGAACCTCAAAACAGTACAACTTCCAGAGCAAATGCCATTTGTTGGCCAGCATGTAACGGAATTTCATTACACTGATCGTGATGCCTGGGAAGTGATTGAAGTGATTAGTCCTCGCAAGATCAAGATTCGTGAACTAGATTCAGAATGCACCCGCAAGCCCAAAGAATTCTACCCAGGTGGCTTCTGTGGGCATTTTGCAGACAATCATTCTCAAGAGTACAAGCTAACTAGCAACTCTGCTAACAGAGTGAAGACTCTTAGTTGGCGCTCCAAAGCTAAACGCTGGGCTGAAGTGGGTCAGAGAACCCAATATAGTTTGTTTGGATTGCACAAAAAAGGCGAACAAGCCACAAAGTTCTACGATTACAATTTTTAAGTTGACTCATTTCAAATTTCAGCCATAATATGTGTATGATGAAAACAATGACAGCAACACAATATCAGAAACAGTTTGAAATGGATTGGAAGGAGTGGCAGGGAGTGATGAAGAACCTTTCTCCTCTAACTCAGATGCAGGTTCGCTCTGGTGCATCCTATAAGTTGAGCAGAGAGATGGAAGGCACAGGGTGTGGCATTGGCTCTTCAGATATTAATCATGAGATGTTTGGCATCTGGAAGGGCAATGCAAAAGATACAGATGCATATGTTCAGGAGTGTGTGGAGCTTTATGAGGAGCGCATCAATGCATCTTAAGTTCAAAGATTTTACAGGCTCTGATTCTACTGACAAAGTGAATCTCCTCAAACAATCAATCTCCTTTGAGCGGTGTGCATATATTGTTTCCAATGCATTTCTCAATGGATTGATCAAGTCAGGATTAACCCCCACACAGGCCATGAATGTTTATACTTCCAAAGCCTTTCGTCACAAGCTTGATTGGGACCTGGAAGATGCTTTGGAGCGGGTAGCATTTAAGGCTGGTAAGAATGTTGGAGAAGGCTTCTATGCGCAACAAGAGCCTGAACATTGGATAAATGGTAAGTTGCGTAAAGAAATTAAGAAAGAATTAGATAAAAGAATGGAGCCAGAGTTTGCATGAGAACAGCACTGCATGATCAATTGCTGGATGCTATGGTCAAACATCCTTCAGATTATACCCCATGGGGCAAGGTGGAAAGATGGGCAGATGATAATAAACATTATCCGGATTGTTCTGCGGGATGCAAATATTTTAACGCATTAGAAGGTAAGCTTGGATATGATTGGGGTGTCTGTATCAATGAAAAAAGTCACAGGTTTGGCATGTTAACCTTTGAACATCAAGCAGGAGTAGATTGTTTTGATAAAGCTTGAACTGAATCTGTGTTCCTGCATAATAATAAAACTATGAACAAGCACGACTTTGCATATAACCTGAGACGCATCATTGAATTGGCTGAGCGTAGCACACAGACCATTGGTCATGAAGGTGATGACTGTCATATCATTAAAGTAATTGCAGAAGATATGTTGAACCATATCAATAAAGAGCTATAATAACAATATGAAAAGAACTAAGAAAAAACTAGAAACAAAAATGGGAACAATAGCCCTGGGTCCATTTAAAAAGGTAACCTACTATCAGGCTGATATGACAGGGCCAGAAAATTATCTAGAGATGATTGCTCAAGTTGGAAGAAACGTTATCACTCAAGCTGAATATGTGAATATTGGCATGAATCACATACTTACACATATGATTGGCAATAAGTTCGAGCTGGATGTGCCCAGAAGCTTCAAAGCGAAAAAATGAATAAGTTTAAATTCGAATGGCAATTCATGGATGGTAAATCTTCTGATAGGGTTGGCAGTGTGGAAATATGCAGACCAACATTGACAATGCAATTTGAAGCTACTACTATTGATGAGGTTTTGAGGCAAGTAGGCTATTTTCTCAAGGGATGTTCTTATGAATTTGAAGGACAGGTGGGCATTGTAGATGAATAAAGCACAAGCTCAACAAGCTCTCATGCGCATAGTACTGGAGCCTGGTATTGCTGATCAATATACAGAAGAAGAAATAGAAAGGTTAGAAGAGTTAGCAGCAAGAAAATAATTTATGAGTAAACCTAAAGGCATTCTCATAGATCCTCCTTCAGGTTGGCAGTTTGGATTTCCTGATTATTATATTGCAGAAGAGCATGGCACCATGGAAGACTTCCTACGTCTCAAAAAATATCCAGAGAAAGATATTGAATTTGCAATGCAATACATGCGGATTATAGGTGAAGAAGAATGAGTGTAAGTCTTATTGTATTGGTGGGGTTGATATACCTATATGTGGCTGTGGATCAATTCCTTAAAGGCAATCCAGGCATGAGCATTTGTTATTTGAGTTACGCTGTAGCTCAAGTTGGATGGTACTGGATTGCAGTAAAATAGTGTTGACCTATTTTTAATTTCAGCCATAATAGTAGTATGATGAATGAAACGATAGAACAAATTGATTGGAATGCATTGTATTCTGTAGGTAAAGATAGCAAAGAGTTTACCTTTGATATGTTTGATCCTTTGCTTCTAGCAGAAAATCCTGTTAGTCAGAATTGGACAGCTACTGTTACTTTCCGAGGACGTTATGGTGATAGAGCTAATGCAAAGAAGAATATCATCTTTCGTGGTGGTGTTCCTGCTCCTCATGAACTGGAAGCTAGTCATTCCTGGTACATGGTACAACCTGAACATAGCGTTAAAGGTCAAGATAAAGAGAATGATAAACTGTGGCGCAAGTATAATAAGTTAGAGCTCAAGCTTGATGAAGTGTTCCTCGCAGGATTTTTCAACGTGGCTTCTTTTGAGATTCAGAGCTTCCTCATTGAAGCAGGATGGTACTCTCGCAAGTTTAGCATGCGTGCAGGATGCAGCATGTGCCCATGCTCTCCAGGATATAATCTTAAAAGTGCAAATGGATTCATTAAGAATACCGCTATTAATGTGGTCTTTAAAAAGAAATGATCCTCAAAGTGATGGAACAATATGATGGGCGTTTGCCTGTCTTCAGTGTAGTGAAAGAAGTTACTGCATGTGATAATTGCGGGTTCCAGAAAGATGAGATAATCAAATCTTTTGATACATATGAAGAAGCAGATGCTTATTGCAGTAGCTTAATTGCAGAAGGCAAAGCCAAAGGATAACATGTCAGCATACATTTATAAGTTAATCAAACCAACAAAGAGCATCTGGATGAAGATTCAGGTTGATGGTGATACTACAGTTGTTAGCAACGTTTACCATATGAAATTCTGGTACAAGCCTTATGCCGGCATGGAAGATGATAAGAAGCTTCAGAAGAAGCTCAGCAGAGAAGAAGCTAAAACAAAAGAGCTCTTCAAAGATGTTGATGTGGAATATGCAATTACTACTTATGAGGGTGATATTAGCAAGCCCTTCATCCATGGCGATTTCTTTGGGTGCTGGCAAGTAGTGGCATGGAAGAAGCTCAAGAATATTGAAGGTGATATTACTAATTATCCTGCAGGTACCAATCGCATTCTGTTCAATGATGAAAGCTTCAGCAATGTGTGGTGCAAGGCTGTGCTGGCTGACAAAGAAGATATTTATGATCATTTAACTAGCCCTGGAATGAAGGTACTAGCATGAAAAATATGAACACAATGAAACACCTAGCACAACGAATCGTTAACTTCTATGTTAATAGAGCGCTCTTTGCAAAAGAAGATGCATTGAAAGAGTTCGTTCAAGTATGCAATCAATCAGAGGGAGTGAAAGGCTACAAGCTACTGGATGAACATGCCAAGTTTATTGCACGCTTCTATGATTGGTATGTGGGTGTAGCAGATAGGCCTCTCTCTGACATGATGAAGCTCATGGATGATTTCTTTGAGCAAGAATGCGGTGAAGCAGGATACACTTGGGAAGATCATATTGAATACGCCAAGCGCTAAAGACGCCAAGCATGAAGCGTTCATTACAAACTATCACGTGAAGTGTCAAGATGTTCTCAACAGAATGGGACCTGAAGCTCGCAAGATGATTCAATGCAACAAAGACTTGAATGACATGTATGATATCTTTCTTGATTTTATTCTGGATACTCGTATAATGGTAGAATGAAAAAGCACATCCCCGATCCATATTGGCATAAAGTTATTAGCTTTGCAAAGAGTGGTCTGCGCATATTGGCCGGCACTGCACTCATTTTCTTCTGGATGCCCATTGCTGGCATCTTGTTCATTGCAGCAGAGTTGCTGGGTATCTTGGAGGAGATGGTATGAGCATGCTAGCAATGCAAATGAGTGAACACATCAAATCAAACATTCTATCTTCTACAGCTTCACTCTGGCATGCCATGGGCATTGAAGTAACACAAGATAAAATCTGGAATGATCTGGCCCGCAGTGGCAATGGTGGCATTGAAGCCACATTCTATGTTACTGGATTGGATAATGTGGTGCGAAAAGAATTTAATGCGCATGTGGAAACGCTCAAATCAAGCAATCCATGCATTCAAGAATTCAAAGTCAAGTTCAAGAGACCAGAGAAAGAAGTTCGTTTCTTTATTAAGATTGCAAATGAAACACATTAAGAACTTTGTATTTGACTTTGTTGGTTTCTTTATCATAGTGCTTGGCTCCTTTTTTATGCTTGTAGCAGAGATTGTGACTGTAGCAAAGCAAACATTAGAGAACATATTCTATGATGTCATTTGGCCTGCAATGGTAGAAGCATTCACTGATGTGTGTCTCATATGCATGATTGTATCACAAGGTGTTTGTGAGGCATTATCCAATTGCTTCCTTGGTGTGTCCAAATTCTCGCTTTGGATTGCACAATATTTTCACAACAAATCTGAGTCTCTTATCACTGTTACTTGGCGCGATTAACTAAATAATTGCATGACATATGCGCGCTTAAGAGACATCATTGGTATGATGAATGGTGCACAATTGAATGCACCTGTTAAAGTGGTTGTGGCTGGCAAAGAGATTTTCATTGACAGAGTGGATGCAGAAGATAACAATGCAAATGCTCCTTATCTCAATTCAAACAAAGACGTTTAATTTTTGAACAAGGTCACAAGGACCATTTTTCAGTCAAATAAGAATTAACTGCAATCAATTCTGCATCAGTCAGAATTCTTTCATAAGCAAAAAATTCTCCAATGACACCATTGAAGTAGGCAATTTCAGAAACAAATCTGCGTCCAATGGCAACTTTGGCAGCATTGGTAGTAGATGAATTGCCTTTGGTTTGAAAATCAGGATCTGATCCTGCAGCAGCACCATTGAACAATATGTCCACTTCGCCTGCTGCATAGTTAATTTTGGCTGTTATGATGCCAGGAGCAGTGTTATTCTTGAATGTGGCAGTGCTGATATCAGCAGGTGCTCCTTTGTCGTTCAAATCAGAATCAAGTCTCCTGCCTCCAGCTGCAAAATACCATCCTTCATCATCAGCAGGGGCACCTGGTATCACAGATGGATTGCTCATGAATTTGATTCTGGAACCATTGCCTCCTCCTGGGCTAGGTCTGGTGGTGGTGAAAATAGCTTCAGGAAGTACAATGCCTGTGTTAGGATTGCCAAACTGTGCCACACAAACCAATGTGATGCCCGCCACATTGTTGGCAAAAGTGAGGGAGTTCGCATTACCGTTCAAATGATTGCCACTGTTGGAATCAAATTTTAGGTAATTCATGCCTTGGTAGGATGACAGAGCTGGACGAATGAGGCTGTTGGATTGTTCAAAGTGTCTGTTGTTTGTGCTCAAGTCCAGCCATGTGGCCACTGGTGTGTTGAGAGCACAAGGGTTGCCAGATGCATCCAACACACTGACTCTGCGACTTGAATCAAGCCATATGCCTGGATTTGCAGCAGGGGGCACAAGTGGGTTGCTTCCAGCGCTGCCTGGATCTGCTCCAATGCCCATGGCCGCATCTCTGGATGCACCATGGTGTTCCAATTGTTTGCGAGCTTCTTGTATGATGCGCATTTGTTGCTGTTGATCAAAAGCCATGCTATCATTAATCATTCGCTTCTGTTGTTGATTGGGAAGCGCCGGACGCCAAGTGTTGGTATCTGGAGGATAAACTACATTTCTCCCCGGATCAGTGAGCGCATTTAAATAGTCATCAAACCAGTCCATAACAGTATTTATCCTGGTAAATTCTTAACAACAGTTATATTAGTACCACCTGCTATGCTTTGACCTGCACCAGCAGTCCAGGTGGCATCGCTGGCTCGAGCATATATTGTACGGCCATTGAGAGTACTTAATGAACCTGCTTCATACACAGTCAATGGAGCAAAGGAACTGATGGTGAGCAAGCTTGTGCAGTTGTATAAAAACAATCCTCCAATAGATGCAATGCCATTGGGTATGAGTATATTGGTTAAAGACGGGTTTTGTGCAAATGCATAACTGCAAAGGATTGCAGTGCTAGTGTTTGCTATGTTCACAGCAGTTAATGAGTTTAAATTGAATGCAAATCGACCAACTATGGACACGCTGCCGGGTATGCTCACAGACTTTAACGCATTGCTTGCAAATGCACCATCACCAATGTATGTTACATTGCTGGGTATATTCACTGCAGACAAATTGTTGCCTTGAAATGCATTGGTACCTATGCTTGTCATATTGTTAGGTATAGTTACAGCAGACAATTGATTGTATAAGAATGCACCTATACCTATGCTTGTCATATTGTTAGGTATGTCTACAGCAGACAATTTGTTTTGTGCAAATGCATAGTCAGGTACAAAATTTATACCAGTCCCCAGTGTAAGGATGGATATATTGTTGCTTTGAAATGCACCTCCACCCATGCTGGTGACAGTGTCAGGTATGCTCACAGCAGACAATTTGTTGCCGTAGAATGCAAATAAATTAATATTTGTCACGCTGTTGGGTATGGTCACAGCAGACAAATTGTTTAGGCTAAATGCATAATTTCCTATGGTTGCAACGCTACTGCCCAATGTCAAGAAGGATATGGTGTTGCTTTGAAATGCATAATTGCCAATGGCTGTCACACTGTTGGGTATGTTCACAGCAGATAATTTCTGGTTATTGAATGTACTTGAGCCAATATATTGCACACTGTTGCCCAGTGTCAAGGAGGATATGTTGTTGCTTTGAAATGCAGTAGAATCAATATATGTAACTGAGTCTGGTATGTTAACTACAGTTAATTTGTTGTTACCAAATGCATACTCTCCTATGTATGTGACACCATTGGGTATGGTTGCAGCAGACAAATTGTTGTTGGCAAATGATTGATATGCAATGTTGGTCACACCATTGGGTATGACAATGTCATTCAATCGATTGTCCTTGAATGCCTGGTATGATGTGAAGGACAGACCAGTTGGCAGTGTTACAGCAGACAATGCATTGGCAGCAAAAGACAAAGATGCACCAGCTGCACCTTGCTTGGGCAAACTAACTGCACTCAACTTGTTGTTGGTGCAATACAAGTTTGATATATTCCTACTGCTAGCCACATCCAGGTATGTTAATGCATTGTAATTGCAATTCATTTCTTTTAATGCAGAAAGGCTTGACACATCCAGAGATGACAGACTGTTGTAATTCACATAAAGATATTGTATGTTGTTGCATCCTGAAAAATATATGGAAGAAAGAAGCAATCCTCCTGTTCCAGAGCTGTAATAGCCTTCATAATTATTAACAAAAACACTGATTAGCTTAGGAAGATTGGTGAAAGTAAAAGATGTGAATTGATTATTTTGCATATAAATAACTTCTAAATCCGTGCATCCAAAAAGATTCACAGATGATAGCCGATTGGATGCAATATTAACAGAGTTTATTTTGTTGTTGTTGGAAAGATTCAGTGTGGTAAGTTTACCGCCGGGCGCCTGTAAAGATGTTAAGTTCGGAACATTAGTCAGATTGATGGCGGTTAAATTATTGTTGATACAGTAGAGAGAATGAAGACTGCTGAGACCAGATGCTTGAACAGAAGATAGAACATATTGAAAACCGGCATCATGTTGATAGCTACAATCCAGTAACTCTAGTGCAGGCATCTGAGCAGACAGATTGTTCAAAGATGTAAACCAATTAGAATTGCAGTTCAACTGCTTCAGCTTGTGCAAGCCAATGACAGGCAAACTTGTAAGTTTATTGCTATTGCAATCTAGTATTTCAACATTTTGCAAATCAAACCCCGTGGTAGGGTCAATTGAATCCCACCCACCCAGCATAGTGGCTATTTGCAAATGCTTTACCACTGGTGACAGTATCAGGTCTTCCTGTTCTATGTTATTGTATGACACGTTTAGTTTTGTTGCCAAGGGAAACTGTGTGGCATCAAAATAATCAAACAAATTGCTGCTCACATCCAGAGTCACAATATTATTTTTACCTGTGATTGCTTGCATCCAGCTGTTCAGCTGACATTCAGCCATGGTCAAATCCAACTGAGAACAACGGGATGCATCCACACCCTGCATGGGTATTCCTGCAACGTATAACCGGTTAATTTTACCTGTTTTCATGTGTCAAATGCCTCCATTCACATCACAGGATGTCACTTGCACCAAGCGCGGTGCAGCATATGGATCATCTGGTGCAATGTAGTGTTCAAAATATAACTCATCACCAGGGACACCTGAGCCAATGACTTCAGATGTGCCATCCCAATATTGCACAAATGCATACCCCGTGGATGTGTATACATATGCATATACATATTGACCTGGATCAACATTGTAATACAAAGACACAGTCTCTGCCACAATAGGTGCGGCAGGACTGCCTGGATCTGCTCCAATGCCTTCTGCCACATCTGCATGCGACATGTGACCATGTGTGTGTTCCTCCAGCTCATGTCTGGCCTCTTGAATCATCTTCATTTGTTGCTGTTGATCAAAAGCCATGCTATCATTGATCATTCTTTTCTGTTGTTGATTGGGACGAGCAGGGCGCCAAGTATATGTGTCTGGGGGGTAGTTAACTGTTCTGCCGGGATCGGTGAGCGCATTTAAATAATCATCAAACCAGTCCATATCTAATTATTTATGAATAAATAAAATAAAAATAGGCTGGAGCTTGAGTGAATAATCACATATAATAACAACATGCCCAAGAAGAAAGTAACATTAAGAACGGTGAGAGAGCTGGGTAAAAGGATTGCAAAGAACAAGCCTTTTGTAGGTGAATGCATTGACCGAACTTCTGGTAAAATCATTAATTTGGACGGTCGGCTTGTGAGAAAATTAGGAAAGAAATCTAAATAATATTGATATGGTTAATGATAGTCACTTGATATTTGAAAATTATGTGGATGGCATCTCCAAAAGAAAAGGTGAGCTGGCCGGAAACATCATGGACATTGTGAGATACGGTATTCCTTCCAAAGAAGAGTTTATTAAGATCAGACAAGAACTGCATGACAAAACAAAAGAAATTTTAGACAGAGGTACTCCTGCAACAGAAGAAGAGAAACACCGAGGCAGGCAGTTGATAGGCATGATAAGATCCTACAGAGCTCAACATCCCAATGATCCTCCTGTGGCTAAAAACCTGCATCATGCAGAAGAGAGTGCAGAAAATACACAGCCTGCAGATGTATCCAATGAAATCAGAATCAAATTGGGACAAGCCTATAATATAGTCAAAGGTTTAATTGAGCTGCTGGACAAGACACCCTCAGAACAAACACCATACAATGAGATGGCCATAACCCATCTGGCCAATCTGGAGGAAGATTTAAAAGAATTATCCATGATGCTTCAAGACAGAATGCTGGGTAAATAATTGATATGAGAAAAGATGATCATTTGATATTTGAATCTTTTATTAATAAGAAAGGTGATGCTGGCGTTGGTCGGCCGGCTTCAGAAGAAGAAATTAACGTTAGTAAAGCTGATCTGAACAAGGATAAACAATTGAGTGATTATGAATTGGCCCGGGCTAAAGCCATGGACAAAGCCATGCACAAAGATGAACAAGCAGAGAGCAAGTCTACAGGCCGAGGTGCAGTGAATGACATAGTGGTTTCAGAGTTGCATAAGATACATACAGCATTGAATCAGATGTCTAGCATGATTGATTTAAATCCTAGTGCAGAGGTGGATCAATTGTTATCTAAGATAAGGGATGTGGCTGATATGCTAATTGCAGAAAGGCCTGCAGAGAATGAAGAGAGTGCGGATGAAAGAAAAGAGCGGGTACAAAGAGGATGGGATATAAACAAGAAGAGATGGGCTAAATGGAAGATGGAGAATCCAGAGGCTGCTGCTAAACATGCTGCAAAGAAAGCTACTGGTAAAGAAGAGAGTGCAGAGAATGAACCACATGGTTATCCTCAGGGAATGACAGCTATTCAGAACTTGTTGTTAAATGAATTGAAGAAGTATGGCTTTGAATTAACAAGAATTAGTCATACAGATAAAGAGAGAGACAAGTACCCAACGGTATTCATGCATAATAAGAGTGGACCGATGCATAGGGTAGTAGAGATTAGCGGTATGGGTGAGATCAATGGTGAGCCTTATAAGAAGTATCTGGCTGATTTAAAAGAGAAAATCAAACGTTTATCTGGTATAAGACCTGAAAATCCAGAAGATCCTTATTATGATACATGGCAGAGCATTGCTCAAGATCATGCTGGTGAAGAAGAAGAAGATTGCTAGACAGTATAAAAAGCAGTTGTTTTGCCAAAAAGCACACGTAAAATTACAAAAAGCATAGTGTATTCTGCAAAACTATGATGCTTTATCTGAAGAGATATAGTAGATCATAACAAGAAACATGCCGGAAATACAGAAATACCGATAAAAAGAAGTTGACTATTACGGAGACTCAGCCATAATAATAGGCATGATCACTTATACAGGCTACAAACAATACCCACAACCTACTGATAACGATAACGCACACCCTTTACTACCCAATGCACCTATAGGCCTACCCCTAGAAACCATCATGTCGCTATCAGAAGATACCAGACAGCTGTATGATCTGATATACGATTACTGTACCTATGCTAGTGACCCCCAATACCAGACACTCCACAAGTTCCGTAACCGGATAGCTCGCATAGAGAATACCGTTGAACGGGATATACTCATTGCTTACTTTAATAACGATCCTGCTATTAAATGGAATGGCATGACAGAGGCACCTTACGAATACTATGCTAAGCCTTACTAAACGTGAGACGACTATTATCCCCGTTTGGTTATTATCCTTGACTCGTATTATACGTACACATATAATATACACATGAGCCCGGCAGCAGACATTGAGTGGATTCAGCAAGAAGTACTCAATCAAGTGGATGTTGTTGTGGAGCAGTTTACTGTATACGATCCACACAAACTACTAGACCTTAGCAAGGTGATTGTTAGTTCCATTATAGATAAGATTGATGTGGCCCATGTACTTGGCATGTACTATCATATAGCAGCAACTAAGGATACTGTGTCTGCACCTGAAGACCGTCTACAGTGTGTGTATGATCATTTTAATGAATGGGTGGAATTAGAACTGGCCAAACGGTATGCTTAATGTGGCTATTGATGTGTTGTGTGCTGGCATCATACCCTTCTTCTTTGTTTGCTTTGGCATCATTTGGTTTGTATTTAAGATTATAGATATTTTTAAGAAGAAGTAAAGCTTCTGTAACTCCTTCATTTTGGAGGTTTGCTAAATGGTTGATCTCCCCTACCATACTGTAACTACTTGATACTACAATTGTATTTGTAGTTTGTTGATTCACAACAATCCAACCACCCTTCATACTCAACACCTTTACGCGTAAAGTAGCGGTCCAGAGCCCCCCTCTCCTCTCTTAATTTTCAAGATGGTTCCGCTTTCCCTAACTTATCCATATAGTATAAAGGAATTGCAGATTTGGTCAATATGTATTTTGTTGTTGTGTTGAAGCAAACTTCCCATATAATATAAGAATGAAAATTAATAAAAATGAATTGAAGGTGGGTTACATATTTGAAGGTGGTGAGGGTAGTGATGAAATTGTAGTGCATATTGATAAAGATGATGGGATGGTTTATTGTAGGCATTTAGAGGAAGATGGTAACAGATATAAAATTGAAAGGGATGGTAGTATTAAAGTTTGAGGTTGACAAAATATTAAATTACAGATATAATATAAAAATGAAAATTAATAATAGAGAATTGAATAAGAAAGTTAGGGAATTGTTTGTTAAGAAATTGAATATGGAAGGTTATGATGGTAGTGTTAAAGTTAAATGTAATTGTGAGAGGTATAATAATGAATTGTGTAATGGTTATAAGATTGTGTGGAAGAGTTATGGATGGTTTGGATATGAAAAGGTTTGGAGATATATTGTAGAAGAAATTAATAAAATTGATAGTGGTTGGGTATTGTTAGAAAGTGCAAGTTGGAGGGGAGATGGTAATGTGTGGGGAATGAGTAAAGAAT